CACCGATAACAAAAACAATTCCTGAATATAAAGTAACAATAGATAAAAATGTTAGTCTTGTTGAATTTTATGATAAATATACAGTTTTAGAACAAGATGGTTTGATTTTCACTATCATAGATAAAGATTGGGAAAATAAGGACTATAATGAGGTTTTAAATAATAATGAATAATGGACTTATTTTATTAAATACACAACAAGCATTTGAACATATTAAATTTGATTGGTATTTTGCTGGGAAACCTCTTTCTTGGGTAGCGGTTATCGCTACAGCTATACTTGTTATTATTGGAGTAATTTTGATTATTTATGGAATACATAATTATGATGATGATGCTCTAGCATTTGGAGTTGTTTTTACTATAGTAGCTATTGGTATTATGATATTTACACTTATCCATGAAGTTAATAAAACATATCCACAATATCAAGTAACAATTACTGAAAAAACTAATATGAAAGAATTTTATGAAAAATATGATGTTATAAAACAAGACGGTATGATATTTACTATTAGAGATAAAGACTATAAGGAGCGAGATTATGAATAATATCCCAGGAATTAATATAATTAATCAAACCAGTGAAATGGTTACTGTTTATGGAACTTCTTATCATTTTAAAGAGAGTATATTATATTTAGTAATTGTTTTAATTTTAGTTATAGGAGGTATTTTTCTACTTGAAAAAATACCTAAATTTGTTCTATTAATTTTACCAATAATAATATGTCTTGGTGGTTTTCTAACCGCCCAAGGTATTATGGCAGGTTTTCAAAAAGAAGAAAAAGAAATAATTACTTATACTGTTACTATGGATAAAACTACTCCATATATTGATTTATTGGACTATGAATTAATCGAAATAAAAGATAATAATACATATATCTTTAAAACAAAAATAAATCCATAAGATATAAAATCTTGTGGATTTTTTATTTGAAAATTTTAAAAAAATATTATATAATATATATGTAAGATAAAGAAAGGAATGATTTCCTATGTGCAGGTGTTTTAATTGATGGATTATGCTGCTAAAAAATATATTGATAATTATAGAGATTGGTTTGTAAATGAAGATAAGTGTGGCTGGAAAGATAACTTTATTATTGATGAAATAAAACGAGATAAACGACCAGATAAATGGGAAATTTATGCATCAAATTTAACAGGCGAACCTATTTATGATAATAATGGTAATTTAATTAAAAAATCTAATAAAAAAAATAAAAAGGAGAATAATAATATGAATATGGATTTTGGTTTTGGAAAGATGTTTAATGGTATGTTTGCTCCCGTTGCTCATGGTTATGTTAAAATGGGTATGAACGGTGAAGTGGCTATTCGAGTTGGTAATGATTATAAAACCTTTGATATTAAGAGGATGAAACTTGTCAATTGTGATAATTTTGCTTTTGATATGGATGGTATGTTTTGGGTTGTTCCTACCTTTAAGGTTGAGTGCGGCGACATTATCATGGTAAATGGCAAGCCTCGTTGTGTAATTGAAGTTAAGGATAAGTCTATTAGAACTTTTTCTTATGAAAATTCTACTATTGATGAAATCATTCCTGAGCATCACGTTTTTATGGGTAAGACTTATTGTTATGGCAAAATTTTCAGTCCTTTTATGAATATGGATAAATCTGATAATATGATGTCTAATATGATGCAGATGGCTATGATGAGCCAGATGTTTGGCGGCAATAATTCTAATAATAATGTATTTATGGGAATGAATCCTATGGCAATGATGTTTATGATGAATAATAATAATGGTGGCAATATGTTTAGTGATATGTTCGCCGGAGCTTTTAATTTTGGAGAAGATGAAACCAAGACTGATAAACTTGGTACTGCTGTTAAGGAGGATAAGTAAAGATGGGTGGAGGCAGTTGGACTAGTTCGGCATATGATACTTATACCAAAAGTACGCGAGGAATGAGTGCGGCAGAATATACAACTGCCCACCTTTCTACTCAGGAAGTTTTTAAAGTTAATGAACTTTCTCCTGTTCTTAATCCTTATAATGTTGTTAGAGCTTGTCATGATAGTGATGAGCATCCTAATACTCTTCCGGTTATTTTAGCCCTTGATGTAACTGGTTCAATGGGCTCTGCGGCTCGTACTGTTAACCAGAAGTTAAATGAAATTATGACTAAAATTTATGAAAATCCCAATATGCCTGATGTAGAATTCTGTGTAATGGGTATTGGTGATTTAAGTTATGATGATGCTCCTATTCAAATGTCACAATTTGAAAGCGATATTCGTATCGCGGAGCAGAATGACCAGATTTACTTTGAAGCAGGTGGCGGTGCAAATCGTTATGAAAGCTATACTGCTGCTTGGTATATGGGCTCTCGCCATTGTGATTTACATTGTTGGAATCGTGGTAAGAAAGGAATCATTATCACTCTTGGTGATGAATTGCCTAATCCATATCTTCCAAAGGGCATGCTTAATAAAGTAACTGGTGACCACTTACAGGCAGACGTCGAAACCCCTGAACTTTATAATGAAGTAATTGAGAAATTTAATGTATATCATATTGCTGTTAATGATCATCATAGTTCTTATATATATTATAAAGAAGATGGCATTGATAAAAAATGGAGCAAATTACTTGGAGATCATTATAGTGTAGAAACTATTAATAGTCTTCCTTTGAGAATTACTCAAATTATTGAGGAAAATATTGAGGGCAATACAGAAAATACCTCTGGTATTGTTTTTGATGAAAATAATGCTGTAAAATGGTAAAAATAAAAAATAGCGGATTTCCAAAATTTGGAAATCCGCTATTTTCTTAACCATAAACATATGGTCCCCAATCACCTGGCACCCAATATGGGTCAACTGTTGGGGTTGGAGTTTGAATCGGCATAGGGGCTGGCTGAGCCTAAAACAACAAAGGCGGCTATGTCGGTATTGGAGTTTCAATAATTACAGGAGTAAAAGTTGTCACAGGAGGATCAATAACTGGTTCTCTAATATATATATACCAATAAGCAGCAGCTCCTACTAAAATCACAAGGATAAGAATCGCAATAACTATATTTTTAAACATTACATTCACACCCTTTCTAATTAAATTTAAAAGTAAATATAACTTTTTTAATCTTATTTACCCAATCTTTTATTTGAAAATATTAAAAAAATATTATATAATATTTATAGAAAATAAAGAAAAAGGAATTAATATTTATGGAATGGAATGAAAAAATTAAAGAAGGAATGAAATTAATTGCCGCAGGATGTTTTGAAGAAGGTGGATTTGCCACTTGTCGAATGAGTAAATGTCCTTTTGGAGATTATTGTTGGATTATCAAAAGAGAAAAAGAAGAATATGATAATGACTTAATGGAGCCTTTGTATTGGGATGAAATTTAAAGGAGTTGATAGAATATGAAGAAAGTAAAAATTGTTGTTGGTGCCAATTATGGAGATGAAAGCAAAGGGCTGGTTACTCATCAGTTTTGTAAAGATGCTATACACACTTATGATAATACTATTGTAATTTTTCATAATGGTTCTGCCCAGCGTGGGCATACCGTAGATTATAATCCTGATTTCCGCCATGTTTATCATCATTTTGGATGCGGAACCGCAGAAGGCATTCCTACTTATTTCGCTGATACCTTTTGGGTTCATCCTATGGAATATTATCGAGAATATGGAGAACTTCTTCGTCAAAATATTCATCCACCTATTACTCAATGTAGTCCAAAAGCAAAAGTAGTTACTCCATTTGATATGATTGTAGACCACGCAACAGAGGCTTATATTGGATGGCAGAATGGAGAACGCGAGCATGGCTCTTGCGGTTATGGCACTTGGTGTGCTACTGATAGAGAATTTTTTGGACATAAAATCTATACCATAGAAGATTATCTTAAAGCAGAAAATAACACTAAACTTGGAGTAATGCTTCGTCTTACTTTTTATGATTGTTTAACATTATTGCAGAATATTCGTAATGTTGATTTAGATAAAATTCCTGAATATGCTGTGTATTTTAAAGATGAAACTCGTATTGATAATACAATTAATCATTTTATTGATGATTTAAAATTCTTTATATCACATAATGAGTTTTTTTCATTCGATAGTGTTTATTATATTTTTGATAATTTGATTTTTGAAGGAGCACAAGGTCTTGGCCTTGATAAAGATTGCGGAAAAGAATGGCACACTACTTCTTCTACTGGTTTGACAAATCCTTATAACATGTTAAAAGATAAAGATAATTTTAAAGCAGAAGTATGTTATGTCTCTCGTGCTTATAATACCCGACATGGAATTGGAGACCTTGAAGAAGAAACAACTAAATCTTCTATTAATAAAGATATGGAAGATAAAACTAATATTCATAATGAATTTCAAGGTAGTCTTCGTTATGGATATATTGATGATGCTGAACGCGGAAAAAGAATTTCAAAAGATTATTCTATTGTTGAAAAAGATAATAGATTTTTTAGGACTGATGCTCTTACTCATTGTAATGAATTTCCAGAAGTAAATCCTAAATTATATAATTATGCTAGTTTTAATCCATATAGTGTATTGAAAGGATAAATTACATGACTAATTTTGTTATGACTCGTTTTGGTGATGTTCTTTTTGGTCTTATTATTATTTTTAGTCTTTATAAATTTGGAATGACAATTTATCATTTAACATCATTTTATAACCATACACATGGGCAAGCATATTTTACTAATGTAGGAACTACATTAAATTTTGAAGATCTGCCAAGACTTACTTTTAAACAATTTTTAAGTTTTTATAATATTAATCCTGAAAAATGGTTTATTATGCAAGGCACAAAATGGAACCATCATCCCACTAGAATTTATCAAAGCAGTGGGCAGCCCATTTGTTTTAAAACTGTTTTTGATTATGTAAAATATATTAAATGGATTAAAAAGCAAGCTAAAAACAAAAAAGAAAAAGCCCGTGCTGAAAAACTTCAATCTATTGTTGATGATGTAAAAAAAGATATTAATAAAATTAATAAAGATTATGAAAATGTCCTTACTGAAAGCACTAAAACTTATTTACAAGTTGCTACTCGCCTTAAAGATGATATGAAATATTATGTAGATATTAATGAAGTTAGTAGTATAGATACATCAAAATTATATAAAGGGGAACCTATATGTATCATTAATAGTTTGACTGGTAAAAGAAAATATTATATTTGGGATGGAGAAAACTTTATCTTTGTTAAAATTTTTTAAAAGGAATGGATATTAACCATTCCTTTTTTTAATAAAAAGATTTTTTATTTGAAAATTTATAAAAAATATTGTATAATATTTATAGAAAATAAATAAAGGAGTTTTTATTTATGTGGTATGCTTATAAACTTAATGACCAACAGGAATGGGTTAAAATGAAAACTTTTGACAAACTTGAAGATTATAAAGCCTATGTTGAAACACATCGAGTAACTAATTCAATGTGCTCGAATAATGAAATTGATTTGCGCGGAAAGGCTTATAGCGAACGATGGGACAAAGCAGTAATGAATTAATTCAAATAGAAATTGACCATGTCTTAAATAGCCAAAATGCGAATGAACAATTAAGGATTTTCTAGAAAGTTTTCCCAAAGCGTGAAATAATTGGAGTATCTATGGTGCCTGCTGATCCAGTAGGTTGGTTTATGACAATAACTTATAAAGTATTATACTAAGGAGTTGATAAAGATGGCAGTTTATGCTTGCGCTGATTTGCATGGTTGTTACTGGGCATGGGAACAGATTAAGAATATTTTACAGCCAAATGATACATTATATTTTTTAGGCGACGCAGCAGATAGAGGTCCTGATGGTTGGACTATTATGAAAGAATTATTGAACAATAGTCAAGTAATTTATTTAATTGGTAATCATGAACGAATGTTTCTTAATAATTGGGGAAGTTATGATGGACATGACCTTGAAAATTATCATCATTTAGATGATCATATTTGGAATTGGTATTGTAATGGTGGAGAAATTACCGATTCTCAATTTATTCAAGATTCTATCTCTGGCGAAGAAAAGGTTAGTTATATTAGACAATTAAATGACTTACCTTTTATAACAGTTTATCATAATGAATTTAATGAAGACGTAGTTCTTTGCCATGCCGGATGTGACTATCATGATATTGATAAATTAACAGAAGAAGCAGCTATTTGGGACAGAACTCATTATATATTTAATAAATGGGATGGCCCCAATAATGTTTATATTATTCATGGGCATACTCCTATTCCTCTACTTATCCAAGAGCAAGAAAAGTTTAACAGATGGCATAGCCTTGGATATAGTATTCCAAAAGCCGAAGCACTTGAAGGAGCTTATTGGTATGCTGGCGGGCATAAGTGTTGTATTGATTGTGGGGCAGTATTTACAGATCAAACAGTATTATTAAATCTTGATACATGGGAAGAAATTATAATTAATAAGGAGTAAAAATTATGTGGGATCTTGTTGAAGAAATGTTGAAAACTATTGCTATTATACTTGGAATTGTACTTCTGTTTTGTTTTCCAGCTATGTGGCTTTGGAATTGGTTAATGCCATATATTTTTAATTTACCAACGTTAACATTTGGACAGATGGGTGGCCTTTTGCTTTTAGCTTATTTATTTTTCCATGAATAAGGAGGAACTATATAATGAAAACTAAAAGAATGGATAGACATAGTTTTTATTGTATGAATTGTGGAGAAAAAGTTTATGAATTAATGAGACCGGTCAGCCATCAATATGGAAAACATCATCGTAAAGCATTATATTGTCCTTGGTGCAAGTTAACTGTTAATACGATAGAATGTCGTAATGACAATGAAGTTTATGAGTTTAAAGAAGCCTTCGCCGCCGGAGAATATAAAGAAGAATTAAAAGAATCTATTGATTTTATTAAAAATAATTATATGGAGTTGTGATACTATGACTACTTTATACATTATGGTTGGAGCTCCTGGTAGTGGAAAAAGTTATTTTGCTAAGAAATATCTCTTTGCTGGTAAACCTCATATTGTATATATTTCTCGTGATGAAGTTAGATATTCAATGATTAATGAAAAAGACTCTTATTTTAGTAAAGAAGATGATGTTTTTGCTGAATTTGTAAGGCGTATTAAATATCATATTGCTATTGGAGCTGATGCGGTCATTGCTGATGCTACTCACTTAAATTGGAATAGTCGTCGTAAATTGCTTAATGCTTTAAATATCCTTAATGAAACAAATAATAATTTGGCTATTATTCCAGTTGTATTAAAACCAAATATTAATATTGTTTTAGAAAGGAATAATACTAGAGAAGGACGAGCCAATGTCCCAGAAGATGTAGTAAAAAGAATGTGGAATAATCAGACTTCTCCTAAAACCGATCCTTTTAACTATACTGCAATAATGGAGGTAATTACATGATAATTACTACATTACTTTATATTTTTGCTACTATTGGAGTATTAAATACAATTACTGCTATTATTTTTTTAATCTATTTAATAGTAGATATAAATAACTATAAAGAATGGGAATATATAGAAGGGTATGGATTTAAAAATATTTGGAAAAATGAACGAAATGGAAATGAAGAGGAAATATCTGGAAGTAATCAAAATAATAGTAGCAAATGCTAAACCAGAATCTTATACATTAAACTAGTTGCGGTGTGTTAATCAAATTTTAATGTATGGTGCTAATACAACTCACCTTAAAGGATCTAATAATAGTTTTGGAATGGATGAAGGTTGGAAGGTAGATTATTTTCCAACTTCTTTTGTAAAGGATGATAATGAATGAATAAAATTTGGCTTTCTAGCGACTATCATTTCCAGCATGATAGAGAATTTATTTATAAACCAAGAGGATTCAATAGTGTAGATGAAATGAATAATACTATTATTACAAATCATAATAATATTGTTGATAATGATGATGATGTATATTTACTTGGTGATTTAATGTTAGGTGGTCCTGATAAAATGGATACAGGACTTGAAATGATTAGAGCATTAAATGGGCGGCTCCATTTAGTGCGAGGAAATCATGATACTAATAAAAGATGGGAAGTATATGCTACACTTCCTAATGTAATAGAACAGAAAAATGCTATTTATTTAGATTATCATAAATATCATTTTTATATGAGCCATTATCCTACAATTACTAGCAATCTTGAAAAAGAAAGTCTTCATCAATGTACTATTAATCTATATGGACATACTCATCAACATAATTCTAATTTTTATATGGATATTCCATATATCTATCATGTTGGGCTTGATTCTCATCATAATTGTTTAATTAATTTAGATGATGCTATTTTAGATATGAAACAAAAGGTGCAGGAGTGTTTTGATGAACTTTGAAAAATTTTTTGATTTAATGCGGGAATCACGTTGTGGCCTTTGTGCTGAAAAAGATAAAGGTTGTAAAGGGTTTGATATTGCTGGTAAATGTAAAGATTTTAAATTAAAGCCTTTTTCAGATAGAATGAATATATACTATAAAGCTTGTTTTTGTTGTGAAAATTATTTTAATTGTGATGAAAAAGATAATGACAGTTTCAAATGCCATAATTATAAAAAATATATCCCTAGATGTGATAAATGTGTTTTTACAAAAGGTATTTGTGGTTATCATGACACGCATGGAGAGTGTATTTCTTATAAACGTGATCCCCCTGATGGTGGATACTATGGATAAAAACGGACGCTGAGGCGAAAGTCTCGGCGTCTTCGTGCTATATCAAACGCCCCGTACTGCCAAAAAAATCGCGTTAGGAAATTTTTTCCAGAAATGTCTATCTCCATTAATTTTATTATTTTAACTTTCATATTTTTATGAAAGAAAGGAGAGAAAAGACGCAATGATTTTACATTATACTATCTTATGGTTTGTTATGATGATTGCTGGTATATTAATGTATGAGCAACCATTAATTACTAAGGTAAAAGGAAAAATGCTTAAAGCTTTATAGCAAATAGGATGGATGATTATGTTTATTGCTATGCTAGGTTTTATGCATGGCGTATTAAGTCTTATTAAACTTATCCCTCCATTATAAAAGAAAAAAGTCAATGGATTATTCCATTGACTTTTTTCTTTTTTTATTATATAATAATCATATATAAAATAAAAAAGGAGTTCTAAATATGATTATTGAAGATTGGAATAATGATTTAGGAATGGCTCAATGTATCATTGAAGATACTTCAACTAATGGGGTAACATTACGAGGATATGGAAAAGCAACTTGTCATGATGATGATAAATAGTGGAAAAGTGAGTTTACTGGAAAATATATCGCAATGACTCGTGCTCAAATTGATATTCTTCGTAAAAAACGTGATTATGAAATCAAACCAAGTATTATGGCATTAGAGCATGTTTTATCTACAATGAAACAAAGCAAGAAATATAACCCAAAATCTTATGAAGCAATACGTATTAAAAAAGAATTAAAACATTATCAAGAAGATTTACATATGATACAAACTATCATTATTGATGAACAAGAAAATTTAAGACTTTATTTGGCCGGAAAAGACCAATTACATCATTAGGACGAAAATAAATAAAATAATTTAAAGAAATTGTATAAAATACATAAGAGAGGAAGTGGTTTTTATTCTCAAATATGTATTTTTAGGAATAAGTCTATATGTTCTAATCATTCCAATTTTAGAATCATTATCTGCCTTAATTTGCCAAGGTATCGAAGTCCTTAAAGGAAAACTTGTTTATTAGCAAGCAATACTCCAATAGCAAGTTGATGAAATTAGAGCTAGACCATCCTCAGGTTCTACTCATGCAATAGGTTTTACGATACCGGCAGAAAGTGAATATTATGAGGAGGAAGAAGAATGAAATTTTATGATACTAGTTCCTTATTATTAAAAGCTGGAACGCTTTTTGATGAAAACGAAGAAAAATTCGCTATTTCGTCTATAACATTAAAAGAACTTGAAGAAATAAAAACTTCTTTTAATAAAGATGCTAATATCAAATACGCTGCTCGTTAGCTGCTTCATCTTTTAGATGAACATGATGGAGAATATGAAATTAGTATTTATAAAGAATCAATGTTACAAAAAATTATTGAAAATGATTTACCAATTACTAATGATATGAAAATATTGGCGTCAGCATTAAATTATGACATTTTTGTTACTAATGATTTAGCTTTAAAAAAAATAGCTCAAATCTTTTTTGATTCCAATAAAATTGAAAGTGTCGGAGAAGATTTTGATAATAATTATACAGGCTATCTTGAAGTTGTAATGGATAACTCATAGATGGAAGATTTTTATTCTAACTTAAATAAAAATACTTTAAAAGCATTAATTAACCAATATATTATTATTAAAGACATAAATGGAACTATTGTAGATAAACGGGTATGGACTGGCGAAACATATAGAAATATTAGTTTTGAAAACTTTAATTCTAACGAATTAGGTCCTATTCGTCCTATGCCCGGAGATGCTTAGTAGTAGTTTGTGGCAGATAGTTTATGCCACAATAAGATAACGGTTATACGTGGCCCAGCTGGGTCTGGTAAATCACAATTATCTCTTGGCTGTTTATTCTGGCTATTAGAAAGACGTAAAATTGAGAAAATTATTATCTTTTGTAATACAGTTGCCGCAAAAGGGGCTGCTAGGCTAGGATTTTTACCTGGTACAAGAGAAGAAAAGTTATTGGATAGCCAGATAGGAAATTTCTTAATAAGTAAATTAGGAGATAGAATAGAAGTAGAAAGATTAATTGATGATAATAAATTATTGTTATTACCAATGGCAGATATTCGTGGTTATGATACAACGAGTATGAATGCAGGAATATATATAACAGAAGCTTAGAATTTAGATCGAGATTTAATGAAATTAGCACTTCAACGCATAGGAGAAGATTGTATCTGTATCATTGATGGAGATGAAAAAACTTAGGTAGATGATGTAGCTTTTGCTGGGGCAAACAATGGTATGCGTAGAATGTCAAAAGTATTTCGTGGACATGATGTTTATGGAGAAATTGAATTAAAGAAAATCTATCGTTCTAAAATAGCTGAAATTGCTGAAAATATTTAAGAGACTGATTTTTATCAGTCTCTTTTTTTATAAGTCAAGAAAGGAGGAAAACATATGACAGTACAAGAACAATTATGGCAATATTTTATTAACAAAGGTTTTACTCCACAATCTATTGCTGGCATTATGGGTAATGTAGATGAAGAAAGTAAATTTTAGCCAAATGCTGTATAGAAAAATAATTTATATACAAATGCTTCATATACTAATATGGTAGATACTGGTATATATAGTAATTTTATTCATGATGATTTAGGATATGGTTTAGTTCAATGGACTTATGATGCTTTTAAACAAGATTTATATAATAGATGTAAATCAGCAAATAAATCAATTGCTGATTTAAATTGTCAACTTGATTAGATGTATGCTCATTTATAGAGTGAAGGACTATTAAATCAAATGAAAACTTTTACTTCTATAAAAGAAGCGACTATTTTTTATATGTTGAGATTTGAAAAACCATAGGATTAGAGTGATGATGCTCAAAACAAAAGAATTGAAGCAGCTCAAAAATGGTTTAATATATTTAATAAAAATAAATAGTAGCAATAGGGAGGTAAAAAAATGAAATATTCTCAATCAAATCCTCCATTAGTATGTATGATGACAAATTCTACTTGTTATCAATCAACAAACTAGATGCAAGTTAAAGGAGTCCTCTGGCATAGTACTGGGGCAAATAATAAAACAATAAAAAGATATGTTCAACCAACTGAAGGTGATCCAAATTATGCTTACTTAATGAATTTAATTGGTAAAAATACTGGCGCAAATGATTGGAATCATATTTCCATGTAGGCTGGTTTAAATGCTTGGATAGGAACACTAGCTGATGGATCTGTTACTTCTGTTCAAACAATGCCTTGGGATTATAAGCCTTGGGGATGCGGTTCAGGTAGTAAAGGCAGCTGTAATAATGGTTGGATTCAATTTGAAATTTGTGAAGATAGTCTTGTTGATGGGACATATTTTTATAAAGTCTATCAAGAAGCATGTGAATTAACCGCTTATTTATGTAAATTATACAATATAAATCCTCTTGGAAATGTTCTTTTTAATGGCACAACTGTACCAACAATTTTATGCCATCAAGACAGTTACCAATTAGGATTAGGAACAAATCATAGTGATGTATACCATTGGTTCAATAAATATGGCAAAACTATGGATAATGTTCGTAAAGATGTAGCAAATTTATTAGGAATTAATATTAATACTAATTCTCCAATTAACGATAATGTTTCCGTTATGATGTTAAAACGAGGAATGAAAGATAATCCTCAAATTAATTTATTACAAGAAAAATTAATTGAACTTGGATATAATGTAGGACCAAAAGGAGCAGATGGAAACTTCGGCCAGGCTACTGAATTAGCAATTAAAACTTTTCAATAGAAAAATGGATTAACTCCTAATGGAGTATTTGGCGCAGAAACATTTTTAGCTATGAAAAAAGCATTAGAAATGAAAAATTCTATAGTAGCTCCATTAATCAATAAAGAAGAAATTTATAGAGTCCGTAAAGCATGGAATCAACCAGGCACACAAGTTGGAGCCTATAAAAATTTAAACAATGCAAAAGAAACAGTTGATAAATTACCTGCTGGATATCATGTATATGATAACAATGGTTCAGAAATTTACCCAATAGTTTCTTCTGCTATTACAAATAATAAAACTTCTAATAGTAGTGTTGCCGTAAATCTTCCAATAGCAAAAACTTACTCTGGTGTAAAACTAGCATCTTCTTCAAAAGATGAGAATGGTAGATATACTGGTGGATAGCGTGGGGACCAAACTGGAAGGGAAGTATATATTTTAGATTGGTATCGTAGTGGTTGGAATTATGTATTAAGACCAAAAACTCAAAGATTAGCTGAAAATATTGCTCGTGCTGCTGAGGCAGGGTGTGCTAATGACAATATCGGTTATAGTCAAGGGGCAAGAAATACATTATATATAGAAGCTCAAAAAGTAGGATTAGATTTATCAAAAATAACAACTCCTTGTGATTGTGATTGTAGCTCATTTGTCAGTATTTGCTGTATTTGTGCTGGTTTATCTCCAAGTATTTTTTATGCTGATGGAAATATGAGAACTACTTATAATATGAAATAGGCATGTGAAGCAACCGGATAGTTTTTAGTATTATCCGGCAATCAATACATTGGTCAAAAAGATTATTTAAAACGTGGAGATATTTTACTTAATTCTAATTCTCATGTAACTATTGTCCTTTCCAATGGAGATTGTGTAGAAGATTTAACAAGTTAGTTTGAAACTTCAACAACTCAACCTATTATTAGTGGAACTAGTTATACTGTTCAAATTACAGTACCATTTTTAAATATTCGATTAAATCCTAATCCTGATGGAAAAATAGTTGGACAAGTTAAATATAATCAAATATTTACTATCGTCCAAGAGGAAGGAGGATATGGTAAACTTAAATCTGGTGTTGGCTGGATAGATTTAAGATATACCAGAAAATTATCATGAAAGGAAAACATAATAAAAAATTAGAATTTTCAAAAACATTATTAATCCAAGAGTCAATATTAATTTGGATTCATACTATTTCAATGCTAGTCCTAGCTTATATTTGTGTTTTTCGTGGTTATTTTGCGGAATTACCTTGGCTTACCGCTATGGTAGCTTTGCCATGGGGAGCTTACGCAGTTAGCCAACGAGCATATTATAAGAAATCAGAAGCTGAAAATACCGAAGGCGGTATTAAGTTTGAAACAGTAATGTCTGATTATAGAGAATAGACTGACCCTTATCTTTTTAATGACTCTGCTGTTGGATAATTTTTATTGAAAAACCAAGATAATATAATTTTTTTATATTATCTTGGTTTATTTTTATATTGACAATTATATTTTTTTATTATATAATATTTATATATAAATAGATAGTTTTTTATTTTATCTCATATATATGATACAATAAAAAAAACGAAATGTCAAGTTAAGTAGGTGTAACAATGAGAATATACTATACAGATGGTTCTGCCACAGGAAATGGTACTGAAAATTCTATTGGCGGTTTTGGAATCGTTGAAGTAGATGAAAATGATAATATCCTTTGGGAATACCAAGAAAATAATTTAAAATATGAAACAAATAATTCTATGGAATTAACTGCTATTTTGTATGCTTTAAATCATATAGAAGTTGAAGAAGCCTCTTTTATGAAACCAATTATTTATAGTGATAGTGCTTATTGTGTAAATCTTATAAATGATTGGATGTATAGTTGGGAACGAAATGGGTGGAAACGTCCTAAAAATCAAGAGGTTAAAAATTTAAATCTTATTAAACAAATTTTTGAATTAGCTGATTTAGCAGAAATAAGAAAAATAAAAGGACATGCTAGCAATAAGTGGAATGAATATGCAGATAAATTAGCAACAGGAGTATATAAAATATAATGAAAATTAATTTTTTACCAGTAAATATTTATATTAGTCGTAATGAAAGATTTTTTGCTAAAATACAATGGTTTTTATATAAAAATTTTGATATGAAAAGAACTGTTCCTTGTGGGCAAACTAAAAAAAATAAATATTTATGGTGTGCCCAGCCAACTGATGAAGAACATTGCTATTATAGTAAAGAAGATAGAACAGAAGTTAGATGTAAATGTTGTAATCAATTAAAAATAATGAGCAATCAACCTATTGATTTAAAAAAAATTCATGAAGAAGGCTTTTAACTTGACTTTAATTAAAAAATATGATATAATATAGTATAAAAAAATTAAAATAGGAGAAATCTTATGTTGAATGAATTATTAAGACGATGTTGGACATGTCCAGTATGTGGGCGGATTCTATATCGTCCTTTAAAAGGTTATTGGTGTCCATTTTGTGGGCATAATTTATCTGCTGATGAATAGGAAGATAATTTAGATTTATCAACAAGAATTACTGCTCGTGATGAAAATGGAGTACCATATTATTGTGGAGAAAGAGGACTTAGACAAAGAACATATGCTCATGATATGGACGTAAATATTATCGCAGAAATATTAGAAAAACTTTGTCAATATGAAGAAATTGAAGTTGAAAATGATAGAATAATTGATGAATTAATAAATTAGGAGGATTAAGTGAATAAAATAATAAATAATCTTCAACTTAAATATTATATTCATGATCCAAATAATATATTAAGTGAAGAAGAAATATTAAAATTTAAAAAAATATTTTTAAATAAAGATTTTAAAACTTTTACCGAATTACGAGAAAGTGAAAAATATGAGAAATGCGCTGGATTAGATAAAGACGATAAAAATGTCTATCACCTTTATCAAATTATGCCTTGGTTTGGTTATTTATATTATGAAGATAAATGTATTGGTAATATTGATTTAACTTCTGAGGATGGATTCAATCTTATTACTCATGTTTATTTGCATGCTCGTGAGCAAGTATATGAATTATTTACAAATGATAATATTAATCTTAATTGTGATATATAGTATGTGATTCACAATTATAATGATCATATTGAAACAAAAGATTTAATTAAAGGCGTTGTTGCAATTAGAGATAAAGATTTTAATGCTTATCTTGAATTAATAAGTAAATATCCAAATGTTTATGGTTATACAAAAGATGATTATGCATATATGGTAGAATATTTTCCTGATCATGCAAATATTTTATACAATAATAAATGTATTGGAGAATTATTTATTGTCTCAGAAGAAAAAGATAAAGATGGCAATTATCATTTAATTAATAATAATGGTATGAATTTTATTACTTCATATAAAATAGATAATAGTGATTATTGGTCAGATAAGGAAATTGTAAGATGGGAAATATAAAAGATAAAACTTTATATACAGAAGAATCAATTGAATCATTATCTCCGCTTGAATTTACTCGTTTAAGACCAGGAGTATACGCAGGTGATACGACATATGCTACACAATTGGCTGTCGAAATTTTTTCTAATGCTGTTGATGAATTTCGTCTTGGACATGGAGATAAGATTGATGTAGATATTAAAGGGCCAAGAGTAAGAATACGAGATTATGGGCAAGGTTTTATTCCTAATAGTTTTCGTGATGATGGAAAAACAATTCTTGAAGCAGCATTTAGTGTTTTAAATACTTCTGGTAAGTATCGTGAAGATGGTACTTATGAAGGTACTTCATTGGGTTCTTTTGGTATTGGTTCTAAAATTACTACTTATCTTTCACATTGGTTAGAAGTATATACTTATAGAGATGGAGAATCAGAATTTTGTTCTTTCACAGAAGGCGTCTTTAATGAACGTAAATCAGCTAAAGTAGATAGTTCTGTGCATGGAACTGATGTAACATGGGAACCTAGTGAAGAATTTTTTACACATCCAGAAGTAAATGTAAATGAATTAAAAACTTTATTTAAGACAATAGCGGCTTTATGTCCTGGATTAACTATTAATTTAGATGATAATGGTAGTAAAACAACTTATTTCTCTAAAAACGGTATTAGTGATTTAGTTGATGAAGCAGTTGAAGGAAAAGAATTAATTAAAAATCGTTTTGTTATGAATTATCAAAATGATAAAAATAAAATTGATATGGTTATGACATATACATCTAACTATTCAATGAATTTAATTCCTTATGTTAATACAGGTTTAACAGCAAATGGACCACATATTTCACAGATTAAATCTCTTTTAACTCGTGAATTTAATAAATTTTTCCGTGATAAAAAATGGTTAAAGGAAAAAGAAGAAAATCTTTCTGGTGAAGATATACAAGAAGGACTTTATATTGTATTTAATATTACCGCTCCAAATGTAGCATATGATGCTCAGGTAAAGACAAGAGTCACTAAATTAGAAATGATTCCTTTCACTTCGGCAATCGCAGAAGAACTTCGTATCTGGTTCACAGCAAATGAAAAAGATATTAAAATGATTGCTGATAAAGCGTTAGGGGCAAGAAAAGCAAGATTAGCCGCACAAAAAGCAAGAGATAATGCTCGTGAAGGCCAAAAGAAAAAGGAAAAAGCTTTAAAATTTGATAGTAAATTAGCTGATTGTTATAGTAAAGATCGCAAAAAGTGCGAAATTTATATTACAGAGGGCGATAGTGCGAGTGGTAAATTAAAAGAAGCCAGAGACAATGAATTTCAAGCAATTATGCCAGTCCGAGGCAAAATTTTAAATACTCAAAAAGCAACCATTGATAAAATACAGAAAAATGCTGAAATTATGTCAATGATTCAAGCTTTTGGTCTTGAAATTGATTTAAAAACAATGAAAGTGACATATCATCCAGATAAAATTCGATATGGGAAAATTATTATTATGAGTGATGCTGATGTTGATGGTGCTCATATTAAAAATTTGTTTTATACTTTTATTTGGAATTTCTGCCCTCAATTAATTCAAGATGGTTATATCTATGCTGGTGTCCCGCCACTTTATAAAGTTACAATGGCTAAAAAATATTATTATTTAAAGAATGATAATGCTTTAGAAGAATTTCGTAAGAAAAATGCTGGTAAGAATTACATTGTAAATCGTATGAAAGGTTTGGGCGAAATGGATGCTGAAGAAGTTGAAGAAACTTTAATTAGCCCAGAAGGTAGAATTATTCGTCAAGTTACTGTAAATGATATTCCAACTACTAATAAATTATTTGATGATTTAATGGGCACAGCTGTAGTTCCACGTAAATTGTATATTAAAGAACATAGTAAAGAGGCTACTTATAATGCAGAATAATAATCCTTATGAATATGCTGAATTAAGAGAAGAAATTCATTATATTTTGAATGATTTTTTTAAATATGAATATGAACTTTTTAAAAATGGTGAATTTGATCATGAATTTTTAGAAGTATCTACAGATAATATTTTAAGATTAATTAGACGTCAAGGAGGACAAGTATAATGATAAGTGATATACAATTTAATGATTTAACTCAAGAATTAGGTGTAAATTTTATTGAATATGCAGTTGCTGTTAATACTGATCGTGCTATCCCTGACGCTAAAAGTGGTTTAAAACCAGTAGCAAGAAGAATCATTTATGATGCTTATGTAACTGGTTGTACTAATAATAAACCGCATGTAAAATGTGCGGCAATTGTTGGAGATACGATGGGCCGTTTCCATCCTCATGGCGACAGCTCAATTTATGGAGCTTTAATTAGGATGTCTCAACCATGGTCTTTACGTTATCCATTAATAGATTTTCATGGTAATAATGGTAGCAGAGATGGCGATCCTCCAGCCCACTATCGTTATACAGAAGCAAGATTAGCAAAAATAACAGAAGATGGCATGCTTGGTGGAATGAAAAAAAAGGTAGTTGATTTTATTCCTAACTATTCAGAATCAGAAGACGAACCAGCTACTTTACCATCCATTTTCCCAAATTTACTTTGTAATCCAAATACTGGTATTGGAGTAGCTATTGCTTGCAACTGGGCCCCGCATAATTTAAATGAAGTAGCACAAGCTATTAATGATTATATAGATGGAAAAGAGCCAATGTTGCCTGGACCGGATTTTCCAACTGGTGGAATAATAATTAATAAAGATGATGTTCCTAATATTATGAGGACTGGCCGTGGCAGTGTAAAAGTCCGTGGAAAATATCATATGGAAGATAATAATATTATTTTTACAGAAGTGCCATATGGTGTTATTACAGAGCCTTTACTTGAATCTATTGGTGAATTATGTGATAGCGGAGAGATTCAAGGTATTACAAATATTCGTAATGAAAGTAATAGAAAAAAAGGTTATAGATTAGTTTTTGAATGTGCGAAAGATGCTAATATTTCTAAAATTATAATGTTACTTTTCCAAAAAACTGATTTACAATCTTCATTTTCTTATAATCAAGTCGCTTTAATAGATAAGACTCCTGTAGAATTAAATCTTAAAGATTGTTGTAAGATTTATGTTGAGCATAATACAGAATGCATCCGTAAAGAATTAACATTTGATCTCCAGAAAGCGAAAGATAGATTAAATATTGTAAATGGTCTATTAAAGGCATTAGAAGATATTGATAATATTATTACTTTAATCAAAGCATCTGAAAGTAGTGCTAAAGCTCGTGAAAAATTAATTGAGAAATATAACTTTAATGAAGAACAAGCTAAAGCAATTACTGATATGAAACTTGGTAAATTAGCTGGATTAGAAAGAATAGAAATTGAGAATGAGCAAGTTGAATTAAAGGACACCATTGAGAAACTTAATGTTATTCTTAATGATTTAATTGGTGAGTTAAAAAGAAGATTATCTGATATTGTTAAAAAGTATGGTGATTCTCGTCGTACTGAGTTAACTCAAATTAATGAATCTAAGAGTAAGGAAGAAAAAGAAATTGCTCTCATTCCACCAGAAAAATGTGTTGTTGTAATGACTGAAAGTGGTAGCTTAAAGCGTATTCCAGCAACTTCATTTAAGGCACAACGTAGAGGCGGAAAAGGCGTTAAAACACAAGAAGATATAACATCTGCGGTTATTCGTACTAATACAGTTGATAGTTTAATGATTTTTTCTAACAAAGGTAAAATGTACCGTTTAGTAGTAAATAATATTCCAGAAGGAACTAATACTTCAAAAGGAACTCCGGCAAGGGCTTTAGTTGAAATGGAAACTGGTGAAGATGTTGCTACTATTTATTCTATTTATCGTGATACAGATGCTAAATATGTTTTATTTGTCACTAAAAATGGTCTTGTTAAAAAGACAGCACTAAGTGAGTATGTTGGGACTAAAAAATCTAAAGGCATTGGTGCTATAAATATCAAAGAAGGCGATGAATTAGCAGTGGTTACACTGGTTAAAGATGAACCTCTTCTTATTGTCAGCAAAAATGGTTATGTAATTAGATTTAATAGTGCTGAAATCAGTGCTACTGGTAGACTTACTGCTGGAGTTAAGGGTATCAATCTTGGAGAAGATGATTATGTAGTCGCTGCTTTGCCAATTCGTCATACTGAAGATGATTTAGCTGTATTTTCTAGTAAAGGCTATGGTAAAAAAGTTAAGTTAAATGATATCCCAACTCAAAAACGTGGCGGCAAAGGTATAATTATTTATAAGCCAAATGATATTTATGGTAATGCTAGTTGTGGTCAATTGATTAGTGATGAAGATATGGTATTATTAATTGGCAATAAAAATTCTGTATGTCTGTCAGCAAAAGATATTCCAGAAATGGGGAGAACGGCTTATGGAAATATAATGTTAAAAAATAACTTTATTTTAGATGTGAGTAAAGTATAATGGAAATTAAAGAATTTAAATTAGTAGAAATGAGTTCCTATAGCCCTGATTAGGGCTATAGGAAATGGTATGAGTTTCAACCACAATACGATAATAAAACAGTTTATATTAATTTAGGAGAAATAAATAAAAATGCTGGCAGAGCAGATAACACTTAATCATATTCAACATTATTATTGTCAAATAGAAGCTATTGATAGAATTTTAGAACAATATGATTTTACTTGGCATGATTTATGGGCAGTATTAGAAAATGCTAAACCATTTTTTAATCATGGTGGTCATCTTTTAAATATTTATAATAATAAGGAATTAAATCAAAATGAATAAACTTGATTAGATGCGAGAATTAATTGATAAATTAAATTATTATATTAAAATGTATGATGAAGGAACTCCTGTAATTTCTGATAAAGAATATGATGATTTATATTTTCAATTGGAAGAATTAGAAAATCAGTCTGGTATTTGTATGGCAAATTCTCCAACTTGTCATGTAGACTATTTTTCATTGAATAAATTAAAAAAAGTAAAACATTCTCATCCAATGTTATCATTGAATAAAACTAAATCTATTCAAGATATTTTAGATTTTAAAAATGATAAAGATGTTATTGCTATGTTGAAAATGGATGGATTAACCTGTTCTCTTCGATATGAACAAGGAGTACTGGTTAGTGCTGAGACTCGTGGCAACGGCGAAATAGGAGAAGATATTACTCATAATATTATTACAGTTAAATGTGTCCCAATAGAAATTCCATTTAAAAATACATTAGTTGTTGATGGAGAAGTTATTTGTACCTATAAAGATTTTGAACCATTTAGTGATAAATTTGCCAATCCACGTAATTTTGCAGCTGGTAGTATTAGATTATTAAATAATGGAGAATGTGCTAACCGACATTTAACATTCATAGTTTGGGATGTTATTCAAGGATTTGAAGATTGTAAAACATTAACTGAAAAATTATATAAAATTGATAGTTTAGGTTTTACTTTTGTCCCACATTTACATTGGTTTCCTGATATGGAAGTTTCAGAGGGTAAATTTGATCATATTTCAAGACTTATTACTGATTGGGCTACAGGAGAAGATTTCCAATATCCATATGATGGATTAGTGTTTAAATATAATGATTGTAATTATTATTCTTCTCTTGGAGAAACTGGTCATCATCCAAAAGGTGGATTAGCATTTAAGTTTTATGATGAAGAATATGAAACTAGATTATTCAATATTGAATATACCATGGGTAAAACTGGAATTTTAACTCCAGTAGCAGAATTTGAACCAGTACATACTGATGATAGTACTATTGAGAAAGCTTCACTTCATAATTTAAATATTATGAAATCACTTCTCGGCAATAATCCTTATCAAGGTCAGCATATTATTGTAGTTAAAATGAATCAAATTATCCCACAAATAGTTCGAGCAGATACAACTTTCCCACTTGTGCCAGTTGAATTTTTTAGATTGCCTCAAGTATGCCCAATTTGTGGAGAACCTACTATTATTAAAGATGATTTTCTTTATTGTAGTAATCCTAATTGTGAAGGTAAATTAATTAATAAATTAGATCATTTTGTAGGGAAAAAAGGTCTTGACATTAAAGGTTTGTCAAAGGCAACACTTCAAAAATTAATTAATTGGGAATGGGTTAATTCTATTTCTGATATTTTTGGATTATATCAATATCGTGATGAATGGTATAAAAAAGATGGTTTTGGAGTTAAATCTGTTGATAATATTCTTGAAGCTATAGAAAATAGTAAAGAATGCGAGCTATGGCAATTTATTTCTGCCCTTAGTATTCCATTAATTGGTAGTACATATGCCAAAGATATCGCTAGACATTGTGCTGGGTGGCTCCAGTTTATGGAATGTATTGGCCCTCATATGCTAAATAAAAATGGGTATAATTTCACTCAATGGGATGGCTTTGGCCCAAATATGGATGCTTCATTACATAATTTTAATTACGATGAAGCAGATCAAATTGTAAATAAATATTTACATTTGAGGAATACTTTATTTACTATTCCAAAAGATGTTCAAATTATTAATTCTAATATAAATGGAATTAATTTCGTAATTACAGGAAAATTAAAAAAATATAAAAATCGTGATGAATTAATTAATATTATTGAAAATAATGGTGGAAAAGTATTAAATTCTGTTACTAAAAATACTAATTATTTAATTAATAATGATATTAATAGTACATCATCTAAAAATGTAAAAGCTAAAAGTCTTAGTATTCCGATTATTACAGAAGAACAATTTGACGCTTTACTTTGACTTTTCAAAAAAAATTTATTATAATATATTCGTAAATAAGGAAGAGAAAAATTTTTATGAAAAAGAAAGAACTCAAAAACTTAGCTGAAAAGATTGCTAAATGTGAGTATGTAATAGAAAATAGTAAAGATGCGAGCGTAATAAACGCCGCACAAGAAGAAATTATGCGTCTTTCCAGTAAAGTTCATGATTTCTAGGATATAGATACCATAGATGAATTAGTCTAGAACCTATTGAAAAAAATGTCTTGACAATAAAAAAATTTTTTCGTATAATATTTACAACAAAATAAAAAATATTTATTTAATTATTAAAGGAGATTATTTATTATGGCTATGAAAGAAAATTCTAAGAACGTACTTAATTATTTGAAGAGCATTAATGGTTAGAATGTAACCTCTGCTGATGTTGCTAGCGCACTTGGTCTTGAGAAGCGTCAAGTTGATGGTATCTTTACTAGTGCTATTTAGCGCAAGGCTCTTGGTATCCGTGTTCCTGCTGAAATCGAGCTTGAGGATGGCACTCATAAGGCTGTGAAGTTTCTTCAGCTCACTCCTGCCGGCATGGATTTTGATCCAGACGCAGCTGAGGAATAATTCTAATATAAGTTAAACAAGGGGTAATAAATATTTTACCCCTTTATTTTTTTAATAATGATTTCTATTATTTTAAGTGGAATTATTTGTATTTTACTTGGTTTTCTAATACATTCATTTGTAAAAACTGTAAAAATAAAAGAGAAAAACCAAGAGATTGAAAGAGAAGAAAATTAGGCTTAGTTACGTATTAAAGATTTAGAGAAAGAATATATCCAAAAACAAGCTGAATTAGATAAATAGTATAATGAAACTATAAATCAATATAAAGCCGATTATGAAAAACAAAATTTACGTTTAGAAGAAGCGGCAAATACTGCTTTATCTCAAATAAATTCTGAAAAATAGGCTTGGGAGCAAGAAAAAACAAAAAAAATTTTAACTTGGTCTTAGCATGAATCTGATTTAAAATCAGAAGTATCTAGTTTGGAACGTTAGATTATTGATAAAAAAAGATTTATTGATGATTTAGATGAATAGGCAAAAACTGCTGTAAAATTAGTTGAAGAACAAGTTATTGATAATATGACTAATACAGTAGAGTAGCAAAGTAAAGAATTATATTCAACTTATGAAAAATTAGAAAGTGAATTAAAAGTACATTATATTGATTTAGCTGATGAATTATATGAAAAATTCCAAGAACGTGATGAAAAATTAAGTAATTTAATTCTTACAAAACAAAATGAATTAAATGAATTACGATCAAAAGCAAAAGCTGCTATTGAAGCAAATAAACGAATGGAATTAGAAAAATAGCAAAAAGATTTTTATAGATTACAACTTTCTAACATAGATTTAGAAGAAATAAAACATATTAGATCTATTGAACATTATTTAAGGAAAAAAGAACCTTTAAATAAAGTTATTTGGAAAGTATATTATGAAAAACCTTATACAGATTTAATCGGTCGTGTTATTGGATAGGGTAGAAAAACTGGTATTTATAAAATTACTAATATAGATAATGGGATGTGCTATATAGGATAGGCAATAGATATAGCAGAAAGATGGAAATAGCATATTAAACGTGGGGTAGGGGCAGATCCTCCTACATAGAATAAACTATATCCAGTTATGTTATCTATTGGAGTAGAAAATTTTACATTTGAAGTGATTGAAGAATGCGCTGGTAATTTATTAAATGAACGAGAGGATTACTGGCAAACATTTTATCAAGCAAAAGAATTTGGTTATAGTATAAAATGAGGATAAAATATGATTAGAATTATTAATGATAGAGGTACTGGAAAAACTAGTTAGCTATTACTTCTAGCAAAAGAACATAATGCTACTTTTGTATGCAGCAATCCTCGGGCAATGGAATACAAAGCCAAACAATATGGGATTGATGGTATTGAATTTATTTCTTATGAAGAATTTAGTACAATTTTAACTCATAAAAAAGAATATGTTATAGATGAATTAGAGTATTTTGTAAAATCAGCTTTTGGAAATTCTTTAATTGCATATACCTTGAGTAAAGAATAAAATAATTGATTTTTATAAAAAAATATTGTATAATTATTATAGAAAATAAGTAATTTGAAAGAGAGATTTTATGAAACAAGAATTTCTAAATTTTATTGAAACTTTAATGAAAGCGAATCCTGACCTTACAAGTTCTCTTATGACAGAGAATATTCAAGCATATCTTAATATCTTAAAAGATATTAAAGAAGAAAAAAGTGAACTTACTGATAATGGTAAGATTGTTTTAAAATATCTTCAAGAACATCAAGATATTAAAATTTGGAAAGCTAAAGATTTAGCTGAACAGATTGGAATTTCATCTCGTGGAGCTTCTGGAGTTATGAGAAAACTTGCAAATGATGGTTTTTGTGAAAAATTAGGCCAAGACCCTGTTATTTATGCTTTAACAGAAAAAGGTAAAAATTATGTAATTATTGAAGGAGAAAATGAATAAAAATGAAAAATACTATGAAAAATTCAACTCATATTGAGGGTCTTTTATATTAGCATGCGCTTACTTTGAAAACTAGTGGTGAAAATTCAAAAAATCCTGGAACACAATTTATTAATGGAACTATTGATATTGCTACTGATGATGCAATGATTAATATTGTAACTATTCACTTTACTTATGTAACTGCAAAAACTAAAAATGGTTCTGATAATGCTACTTTTAATACTTTACAAAATATTATTAATGGTACTTATGGGAATGTTACTGAACATGGTGCAGATAAAGCTACAAAGCTTCGTATTGACTCTGCAATTGGTTTGAATGAGTTTTTCTCTAATAGAAATGGAGCTGAAGAGCTTGTAAGTGTTAAACGTAATGAAGGTGGCTTTGTCCATGTAGTGTAGACTCTTGCTGCTGATGAAACAACTCGTAATACTTTTGAATGTGATATGATTATCACTGGAGCAAAAAGAATTGAAGCTGATGAAGAGCGCAATAATCCTGAGCGTGTCATTGTTAAGGGATTTGTCTTTGATTTCCGCAAGGCACTTCTTCCTGTTGAATTTACTGCATTAACTAATGGAGCTATGGATTATTTTGAAGGACTTGATGCTTCTCAAAAGGATCCTGTATTTACTAAGGTTTGGGGTCGTCAGGTATCTCAAATTACTATGGTGAAAACGGTAGAGGAATCTGCATTTGGTGGGCAGAAAGTTACTGAAACTCCTCGTGCAAATCGTGATTTTGTAATTACTGGAGCTTCTGTTGATCCTTATGTTTGGGATGATGAAGGAACCATTACTAAGAAAGAATTTGAGCAATGTCTTGCTGATCGTGAATTAGCTCTCGCTGATATTAAAAAGCGTCAAGATGATTATAATGCTTCTAAGGCTCAAACTCAGACACAAGCTCCAGCTGGTGGGGCTTCAGGATTTAACTTCTAATTAATAGGAGGAAAGTCTTATGGCAATTAATCTTTTAGGAATTTAGCCACATAAAGTTAGTAAAGATCTTTCTGGTTATATTACATTTATTTATGGGCCTCCAAAGGTAGGTAAAACTACCTTAGCGGCTCAAATGCCTGGTGCGTTACTCCTTGCTTTTGAAAAAGGTTATTCAGCTTTGCCAGGAGTAATGGCTTAGGATGTTACTACTTGGGGTGAAATGAAACAAGTATATAGAGAATTAAAAAAACCAGAAGTTCAAGAAAGGTTTAAAACTATTGTTGTTGATACTGTTGATATCGCTGCTGATCTTTGTCAAAAATATATTTGTAATTAGCTTGGTATTGATAATATGGGCGACGGTGGCTGGGGAACTAATAGCTGGTCTAAATATAAGAAAGAATTTGAAGATGTATTCCGTGGACTTACTATGATGGGCTATGCTGTTGTTTTTATTAGTCATTCTAAAACTGGTGTAGATAAAGACCAAAATGGTAAGGAATATGGTTTTACAAAGCCTACAACTCAATCATCAGCACTTCAAATTATTGAAAATATGACCGACCTTTATGCTTATGCTCGTTCTTATGTTGATATTAATGGGGAAGAAAAACGAGTTCTTACTTTGCGTTCGCCAGCTGGTTCTGGTATTTCTTGTGGATGTCGTTTTAGATATATTGCTCCAGAAGTTGCTCTTAATTATGATGCTTTAACTAAAGCACTTACAGATGCAATTGAAGCAGAAGCAAAAGAGCATGGTGATCAATATATCACTACTGAAAGAGAAACTACTCCAGAAGTTAAAGAATATGATTTTGATGATCTTATGGCTAAGTTTGAAACTACTGTTGGAGCATTAATGAATAAAAATCAAGCTTATTATGCACCTCGTATTACTCAAATTATTGAGAAATATCTTGGGAAAGGCAAAAAAATTGCTGGTGTAACTCGCGATCAAGCTGAACTTGTATATCTTATTGTTACTGAAATTCAAGAGGACCTAGTAGATAAAAACTAATGAATGTTATCTATCCTACTAAAATTCTTTTACCTGGTGAAATAATTCCAGCTGGATATGGAAAATTAAGATGCCCAAGGTGTCATTATTAGGAAAATGAAGAAATTAATTATGATCCCAGTATGATTTATCAAATGATAGAACGAAATAAAGTAAATAAAAAAATAGAATTATCATATTGGGTAGATTGTCCAACATGTCATTATGAAATCTTGCTAAAAAGAATTACTTAATAATAAGAACCCTTTGGCATTTCTTGCCAAAGGGTTGATTTTTTTAAAAAAATATGTTATAATATATTAAAAGAAAAATATAAAGAGGAATGCCAATGGCGACAGTAACTTGTAAATATTGTAATAAAAAATTTGATAGAGAAAAAGAATCATATGTACAAATACCATATGGTTAGAAAGCTTTTCGATATGGACATTCATAGTGTTATTTAAATGCAGTAAATTCAGGCAAAGAGAAAAATCATTATGAAATATATGATCCAAAATAGTTTAAAAATTGTTTTTGGTGTTCTTAGGCTATTAGACCTACTGATACGGATGTTATGGAATTACCAAATATGTTTGGACGATATGCTCATATTAAATGTGCAAAAGAACATCCTGCTGATGATAGAGAAAAATTTAAAGTTTATATAATTCAATTATATAAAATGAAAAATGATAAAAGTTGGCCAGGATATTTATAGAGAGCTGATAAGATAGCAAAAGATTATAATTTTACTTATTCTGGAATGACTAAAGCATTGGAATATTTTCATAAAATAAAAGGGAATGCAATTGATCCTACAAAAGAGCCCACTCCAGGAATTATTCCTTATGTTTATAATCAAGCTTATAATTATTATTATAATTTATGGTTAGCAGCAGAAGCTAATAAGAGTAAAAATCTTAATGATTATATTCCAAAAGATATAGTAGTTGTAATTAAATCTCCACAAAAACAAGAGTATAAACGAAAATTATTTACATTTTTAGACGAGGAAGATGTCGATGCCAAGTAAATATACAGATACACCTAGTATAGTTTAGGTAATTGGTTGTGTTTATAAAACACCATAGTTATTAGATTATTCAGATAAATATTCTATTACAGATGAAGATTTTCCAGATTAGTTTCATAAAATAATTTTTGGGACAATTTATAAATTATATTAGTTAGGATCAGAAAAAATTACAATAAGCAATATTTTAGATTATTTAGCATCAAGGCCAAAAAGTGAAGCTATTTTTATTAAACAAAAAGGTGAAGAATGGCTTATTAAAGCAGAAGAAAATGCTTAGACAGCGTCATTTGATTATTATTATAATCGTATGAAAAAAATGACTTTATTACGAGCTTTTGATAATGTTGGATTTGATGTTAGCGATATTTATGATCCAGATAATATTATTGATACTAAAAAACGTCAATAGCAAGAAGATTTATTAGATAATTCATCATTAGAATAGATCGCACAAAAAATTCAAGATAAAATTGATAGCATTAAAGCTACATACGTAAACGGTTCTTGGGGTGAAGCATTTCAAGCTGGTGAAGGAATTTTTGATTTATTAACAAGATTAAAAGAAAGTCCAGATGTTGGTGTACCGCTTTATGGACCATTAATTAATACTATAACTAGAGGAGCCAGACTTCGTAAATTTTATTTAAGAAGTGCTGCTACTGGTACAGGTAAAACTCGTAGTATGATTGCTGATGCATGTTATATTGGGTGTAATCGCATATATGATGATATTTTTGGATGGATAAAAAATGGAGTTGCTGAGCCAACTTTATTTATTGCTACAGAACAAGATTTAGAAGAAGTTCAAACTATGATGTTAGCCTTTATTTCTAATGTAGATGAAGAACATATTATAAATCATACCTACGACGGAGATGAAGAAGAACGAGTTTTAGAAGCAGGGCAAATCATTTCAAATAGTCCAATTTATGTTGAAATTCTTCCAGATTTTTCCTTATAGGATGTTGAAGATAAGATAAAGAAAAATATTCGAGATCATGATATAAAATATGTATTTCATGATTATATTCATACTAGTCTTAAAATTCTTGAAGAAATTAATAGACGAGCAGGTGGAATACGTTTAAGAGAAGATAATATTTTATTTATGTTATCAGCTAGACTAAAAGATATCTGTAATAAATATGGTATTTTTATTATGTCTGCAACACAATTAAATGGCGCATATGTAGATAGTGATTCACCAGATCAAAATTTATTACGAGGATCAAAAGCTATCGCTGATAAAATTGACTGGGGTAGTATTTTATTAACTGTTACTAAAGAAGATATTGACAATTTACAACAAATATTAACAAATAATACTTTTGATAAACCAAATTTAAAATTATCTATTTATAAAAATAGACGTGGAAGATATAAAGATATTTACTTATGGTGTAAAGCAAACTTAGGCACATGTAGAATAAAACCTATGTTTGCTACTACATATAATTATGAAATAATATAGATTGATAATTTAAAAATTATGACAACAGAGCCGAGCGCTTTTGATAATGAAGGAGATTAAATATGTTTAAAATAACAAATATTGAAAATAAAAGCGGAACAGTGTGGTCAAAACCTTCTTATGGCGAAATTGAGTATGAAATGCCAAAAGAATTAGCTAAACAAATTTTAGCTACACGAAAAGGAACAGATCAAAATATGCACCCACAGGAATTTCTTAAAAAGGTAGTTAATGAAGAGTTTGGCTTGAAAGGATATTGTACTCATGTAATCACGATATGAAAACTTATAATAAAAAAGAAGTCCGTGAGAAGCTCGGTATTGAACAAATACACGAGCTTCTTGTTGAATGGGGTGGAGAACCAGAATATTCTAGTTTTGGACTAATAGCAGCTACTATATGTCATAATCCACCAGGAGAAGGAAGTCGTAAATTATATTATTATAGTAATACAGATTTATTCCAGTGTTATACTGGGTGCGGCAGTTTTGATATTTTTCAATTAGTAGTAAAAGTTGCTAAAATTCAATGGGATAAAGAATATGACTTAAATGACGCCGTTCGATATATAGCTATTAGATTTGGATTAGCTGGAGAAGTAGAGTTAGAAGATGATGATAGTTTAATTGATTGGAAAACATTTAATAATTATGATAGGATACAAAGTTTAGAGATTAAAGATTATCATACTATTTTAAAAGAATACGATGTAAATATTTTAAAAAATTTAAATTATAAAGTGGAATTAACTCCATGGCTAAATGAAGGCATCACTAAAGAAAGCATGACGCGAGCAATAATTGGCTTCTTCCCACCAACAGCTCAAATAACAATTCCGCATTTTGACATTAATAATAGATTTGTAGGATTGCGCGGACGTTTTTTATGCCAACCTGATATAGATGCTTATGGAAAATATCGCCCAATGATGATTAATAAAAAACAATATAACCATCCTCTTGGTATGAATTTATATAATTTAAATAATTCACAAAAAAATATTAGATTAATAAAAAAAGCAATAGTATTTGAGGGAGAGAAAAGTTGTTTAAAATATTCATCTTATTTTGGAATCGACAATGATATTTCAGTAGCTTGTTGTGGTTCTAATATATCTGCTTATCAAATTTAGTTATTATTAGATTGTGGAGTAGAAGAAATTATTATCGCTTTTGATAGACAATTTCAAGTGATTGATGATGAAGAATTTAAACACTTAACTGGAAATTTAACTAAAATTAATGAAAGATATAAAAATTATGTAGATATATCTTTTATTTTTGATAAGAAAATGATTACTGGATATAAAGATGCTCCAATTGATAAAGGACCGGAGGTTTTTATGGAGTTATTGAGAAAAAGAATAAAATTATAATTTGTCCTAATTGTGGTAATGAATGCTTTTATTTATATGATGAATGGGGCCGTACCCCATGGCATTTACATTGTGATACATGTAAAATTAATATTGGTGGAGATAATTTTTAGTTCTGCGAAGTTCTATTAAAAGATTATCACCAACCTAATACGTATTTAGAATATTATAATAAAAAAATTCATTATTTATAGATTGATAAAAAAGAAATTCTCCCTTGGGAGGACTAATATGGTAGGAATAATTTTTTATAAAAATTAGGCAAATGGTAAATGGCAATTTAAAAAAATAATTGAAAATTATAAACAACTGAATATAAAAGTAGTTAAAATAAAAACTGATGAAGTAGAATTTGAAAATGGAGATTTGTGGTACGCAATTCCATTTTCTCTTAGTATAGTAGGTAGAAGATGTAATATAGCTTATGTTGAATGGAGTATAAGCAAGCAAGAGATTTATACTATAATTGAACCAATGCTAACTTTAAAACCATATACTGCTATACATATATTTTATTAAAAAAGAAATGAAGTGACATTTTGGAGTATAAATTAATAGCAAAATAGAAAAATAATACAACTTTATTAGAACAGATTTTATATAATAGAGGATTTACTGATAGAGATGACATATTACATTATTTATCAGTTGATGAAACTGATTTATTAAATCCATTATTATTAGACAATATGAAAGAAGGAGCTGCACTTTTAGCTAAACATATTTCTATGAATAATGATGCTATTCTAATCATTGATGCTGATTGTGATGGTTATTGCTCAGGAGCAATTTTTCTGAATTATTTCAACAGATTATTTCCAGCTTGGGTACAGAATCATGTCTATTACAAGACTCATGAAGGAAAATAGCATGGATTAAATGATTAGGATATTAGTGAATATATAGAAAAAAATATTAAATTAGTTATTGTGCCTGATGCAGCAAGCAATGATATTGCTTAGCATTACCAATTATCTTCTCATGGTATTGATTGTTTAATTTTAGATCATCATGAAGCGGATCAAGGATATTCCCAATGGGCTACAGTTATTAATAATTAGCTATCAACTAATTATGAAAATAAATCCTTATGTGGAGCTGGAGTTGTTTATAAATTTATTTGTTATTTTGATACAATAATGGGAACTAATTATGCTATTGATTATGAAGATTTGACCGCCCTAGCAGAAATTGGAGATATGATGAGTTTAAAAACATATGAAACTCATTTTATCGTTAAAGATGGCTTGCAAAGAATTAAAAATCCATTTTTTGTTGAAATGATGAATAGACAAAAATTTCAATTTGAAGGTGGTATAACCCCTATTGGAATTGCGTTTTATATTGTTCCATACATAAATGCTATGACAAGATCTGGAACCATGGAAGAGAAAATTTTAATCTTTGAGGCGATGCTAGAATGGCGTAGTAATGAAATGATTCCTTCTACTAAAAGAGGATGTAAAGGGCAAATTGAAACTCGTCATGAACAAGCTGGACGCACTTGCGTTAATGTAAAAAGTCGATAGAAACGATTGCAAGATGCTAGTTTAGAAAATATTGAAGCTCGTATTAATGATGAAAATTTATTAAATAATAAAATTTTAATTGTTAGAGTTCCAGAAGAAGAAGTTGATAAAAATTTAGCAGGATTAATTGCAAATTAGCTTGCTTCTAAATATGCACGACCTACTCTTATCTTACGTACTATTGAAGACGAAGAAGGAAATATTGTTTATTCTGGTTCTGGACGTAATTATGGAAAGTCTCGCTTAGATGATTTTAGAGAATTTTGTAATAATACTCATTTAATAAATTTTGCTCAGGGACATGCTAGTGCTTTTGGAATTTCTATTAAAGATAAATATTTTGATCAATTTGTAAAAAATACTAATGATAAATTGGCTAATTTTGATTTTTCTCCTTGTTATTTAGTCGATTTAGAGGTAACAGTAGATCAATTAAATGATAATGAAGTTTTTGCTATTGGTTCAAATGCTGATATTTGGGGACAGGAAATGGACGAACCTTTAATTGCTATTACTGGTATTCATATTAATAAAGATAGTATTCAATATATGGGATCTAATAAAGACACATTAAAATTAACATTCCCTGGAAGAAAAACTAGTATGATAAAATTTCATGTTAAAGAAGAGGATAAAATGTTATTAGATCCAGGAGAAGGAACATTAGAATTAGTAGCTATTGGCAAGTGCGCTTTAAATCATTATAATGGGAATGTAACTCCATAGATCTTATTAGAAGATTTTGAAATAATAAGAAGGACACAATGGGATTTTTAAATCTCCTCGCGACGAAAACAACTGGCAAAACCGTATTCCAAAATTAAAAATTGTTTTGGAAATTTTTAGAGTAAATAGCGGTTACCAAAATTTTCCAGTAAAATTAATAAGATGGAAAATTTTGGTAACCGCTATTTCTATTTGACAATATTAAATTATTATGATAAAATATATATGAGAAAATAATAAGGTGATGAAAATATGGTAAATAATATAAAATTTGCTTTAACATTTGATGCTACAAAAACCATAAATTAGATTTTAGCAATATTAAGAGAGTTGAGAAAAAATAATGATAAATAATGATTATAAAAAAGCAATAGAAATAACAGAACAATTATTAGATATGATACAAATAGATAATTGGCTTTTACCTAGTTATCATGAAAAAGATATTCACGATATTATGTAGGATATTGAAGATAGTATAGAAATTATTAGAGATGTATATGAAATAAAAAATTTTATGGATGAACATAATGATGTTTTTGAAGGAATAATTTTTAATTGGATGGGCGCCGATGAATTTTTACAATATTGTAAAAAACGTTACCCTCAAATTAAATGGCGTACAGAAATTATTGAGCGAACTTATATTGTAAGCATAGGAGAGGACTGACAATGGGTGATTTACTTACATTTTATTCTTCTGGAAATTCAATTACTCTTACAGCGAAACAAGAAGCAGCATTAAAATTAGCAGTTTCTCGATATGAGTTAGGAATGCCATATACTGTTATCGCTGGTTACGCAGGATCGGGAAAATCTACTCTTGTTAAATTTATTATTGCTGCTTTAAATATTCCTGATGAAAAAGTAGCTTATGTAGCTTATACAGGCAAAGCTGCTAATGTTCTTAAAAATAAAGGTTGTCCAAATGCAACTACTGCTCACAAATTACTTTATCATGCTCGTCAAACTAAAAGTGGAAATTATGTCTTTACTCCAAAATCTACTCTTGATGAACCATATGAATTAATTGTTGTAGATGAAGTATCTATGCTACCGCAAGAATTATGGTATCAATTACTTTCTCATGGGGTATATGTATTAGCAATGGGTGATCCTGGACAGTTATCTCCTCCATCTGGCGAAACTAATCCAGCATTAGAAAAACCACATATTTTCTTGGATGAAATTATGAGACAAGCTCAAGAAAGTGCAATTATTAGGCTTTCTATGGATATTAGAGAAGGAAAAGATTTTCGTAATTTTCCAACAGTTAGTGGAGAGGTTCGTATAATTCCTCATAAATGGCAATTTGAAGATGAAAATGAAACATTGCTTCAAGCAAGTCAAATTTTATGTGGTACTAACGCTCAACGATATGATCTCAATGATAGAGTCCGCAAGATGTTGGGTCGAGGGCCAATGCCAGAACCAGAAGATAAAATTATTGGTTTAAAAAATCATTGGGATGACATTAGCAACCAAGGAAATGCATTAACAAACGGGGCTATTGGTTCTATTACCCCGCATAAACATTTTATTCAAGAGTATCCTAAAATAGCAAAGTTTAAAGATTATCAAGATACTGATATATTATTTGCTGATTTTATTACAGATGATGGAGACACTTTCGTAAATTTACCTATGGATTATTTATGTCTTAGTAAAAATGTTCCAGCCCTTACCGGAGCGCAAGAATATTAGTTAGGTGGATATAATAGAGCAGTAGATAAAAGAATAGAAGAATATGGAAGATCCTCTACTCCTAGATTAATTATTCCATATGCTTTTAATTATGGATATGCTATTACAACTTGGAAGTCACAAGGTAGTGAATATCCATATGTTTTAGCATATGATTGTGGCTGGTTATATAAGAAAGATAAAGAAGAATATATTAAATATCTTTATACAGCAGTAACACGAGCAGAAAAAGCAGTAATTTTAGTAGGAGATTAAAATGGAAATTGATATAAATCAAGAAATATTAGATGAAGTAAATATATTATTACATAATGGATTAGTTTAGCTTTTAAATGATACTGGAATAAGTTTTCCGGCATTGGCATTTATAACACAAAGTATAGTATCTGCCGTTGATGAAGCACAAGAAAAACTTGACGAAGAAGAAAAAAAGTGATATAATATAATAAATAAATAATAAAAGGAGTTTTTAGTTTGATAGATACATTTTTTGATGTTCATGCACATACAGAATATTCAAATATAAGATTAATTGACTGTATCAATCATCCAAAAGACTTAATCAATAGAGCGATTGAAGTAGGGCTTAGTGGATGCAGTATAACTGACCACGAAGCTCTATGTTCGCATATGATTGTTAATAAGTATGCTAAAGAGATAAAAGAAAAGTATCCTGACTTTACAATCGCATTGGGCAATGAAATTTATCTTACAGATACGAGAAATAAAGGACAAAAATATTATCACTTTATCTTATTAGCAAAGGATAGATTAGGATATAAAGGTCTTTGTGAATTAAGCTCAACTGCTTGGTATAATATTTATGTAGATAGACGGCTTGAAAGAGTACCAACCTTAAAAAGTGAACTGAAAGAAATTATGCAAAAATATAAGGGTCATATAATAGCCACTACTGCTTGCATGGGTGGAGAATTATCTACAAATTTATATGGATTTGCAATAGCAAAACAAGAAAATGATACTGAATATATGAATTTATATTATAATAATGCTATTCAGTTTATTCAATTTTGTATAGATACTTTTGGAAAAAATGATTTTTATATTGAATGCGCCCCTAGTCCTAAACCAGACCAAGTAATAGTTAATAGAGAATTATTAAAAATTGCTAAAGAAAATGATTTAAAAATGGTTATTGGTACAGATGCTCATTATCTTAAAAAAGAAGACAGATATGTTCATAAATCATATTTAAATTCAAAGCAAGAAGAGCGTGAGGTTGATGATTTTTATGAATATACTTATATGCAATCTCCAGAAGAAGTAAGAGAGCATTTAAGAATTTCAATGAGTGATCGAGATATTGATTGGATATTTGAAAATTCATTAGAAGTTAAAGAGAAAATAGATTTTTATAGTTTAGAAAAACATCAACATATTCCAGAGGTAAGAGTCAAAGGTTATAGTAAAGATTGCTGGAAATATATCCATATTGATTTAAATAAATATCCAATTTTAAAACAATTATTTATAAGTGATAATATTCAAGAACGATATTGGGTTAATGAATGTATTAATGCTTTAATTTTAAAAGGATTAATAGATGACGAAAGGTATTTGAATAGACTTGAAGAAGAGGCACGAGTAAAAAGAGTTATTGGTGAAAAACTTCAAACATGCATGTTTGCTTATCCAAATACTTTATAGCATTATATTGATTTATTTTGGGAGTGTGGTAGCACTGTTGGTGCAGGCCGTGGTTCAGCGTGCTCGGGTTTAAATCATTATCTTTTAGGAGTTACATAGCTTGATCCTATTGAATGGAATTTACCATTTTGGCGTTATCTTAATGATGAACGAGTAGAGCTTGGTGATATTGATATTGATCTTGCCCCAAGTAAATTACCTAAAATATTTGAAGCTATTAGAAAAGAACGTGGAGAATTAGGTATAGTACAAGTTTGTACTTTTGGTACAGAAGCAACTAAATCTGCAGTTTTAACCGCATGTCGTGGTTATAGGAGTGAAGAATATCCAGATGGAATAGATGTTGATGATGCTCAATATATTTCATCATTAGTCCCACAAGAGCGAGGATTTTTATGGGATCTTCATGATATGATTGAAGGAAATCCTGATAAAGGTAGATTGCCGCAAAAACAGTTTATTAATACAGTAAATCAATATCCTGGTCTTTTAGACATTATGAAAGGTATTGAAGGACTAGTGTCTCGTCGAGGAATTCATGCTTCTGGTGTTATTTTATTTGATGAAGATATATTTAGTGAAGCAGCTATTATGCGAGCAAGAAATGGAAATTTAACGACTCAATGGGATTTACATGATCAAGAATCCGCTGGTAGTGTTAAGTATGACTTTCTTTTAACCGCAGTTCAAGATATTATTATTGAAACAATAGATTTACTTCAAGCAGATGAAGTAATAGATCCATCTTTGTCTTTAAGACAAGTATATAATAAATATTTACATCCAAACGTAATCCCTCAACATGATCCAAAAATGTGGGATGCTTTAGCAAAAGGTAGCGTGCTAGGAGTATTCCAGTTTGAAGGTTCTGTTGGAGCACAAGCAGCTAAAAAAATTAAACCACAAAATCCATTGGAAATGGCTGATGCAAATGGATTAATGCGACTTATGGCAAGCGAACCAGGGGCAGAAATGCCACTTGATAAATATGTCCGTTATAAAAATGATATTAATCAGTGGTATATGGAAATGAATAGATGTGGATTAACAAAAGAAGAGCAAAAAGCAATTGAACCACATTTTAAATCTTCATATGGTGTCCCACCAAGTCAAGAGTAGTTAATGCGAATGTTAATGGATGAAAATATTTGCGGTTTTACATTAGCAGAAGCAAATGCGGCTCGTAAAATTGTCGGTAAAAAACAAATGTCTAAAATTCCTGGATTAAAAGAGAAAGTATTAACATCTGCAAAATCTCCAAAATTAGGTGCTTATATTTGGAAGTATGGGGCCGGCCCATAGATGGGTTATTCATTCTCGATTATTCATGCTTTGGCTTATTCATTTATTGGTATGCAAACCTTATATCTTGGAGTTTATTATCCAGTATATTGGAATACCGCATATCTGATCGTTAATAGTGGAGCATTAGGCGGCGATGAAGATGATGATGGCGATAAACAAGATGGGACAGATTATAAAAAAATCGCAAAAGCAATTGGACAAATTAGAGCGGCTGGTATTCAAGTAAGTTTAGCAGATATTAATCGTTCTGAATTTGGATTTGTCCCAGATCCAGAAAATAATCAAATTCTTTTTGGAATGAAAGGTATGTTAAATGTTGGTGATGATATTATTGAAGAAATTATTTCACATCGACCTTATGTATCTCCAAGAGATTTTATTAATAAAGTAAAACCAAATAAACAAGTTATGATTTCTTTAATCAAAGGTGGCGCTTTTGATAATTTAATGGATCGAAAAGAATGTATGGCTTGGTATTTATGGGAAATATGTGATAAAAAGAAAAAAGTAAATCTTCAAAATATGGCTGGATTAATGAAATATAAATTAATTCCAGAAGATACAGATGAAAAAATTATGGCTCGTAGAATTTATGAATTTAATAGATATTTAAAAGCAATTACAATTCCTGCCAATAAATTAAAGCCATATTTTGTTTTAAACGAACGAGCAATAAATTTTTTATTTGATATAGATAAAGAAGATTTAATTTGTCAAAATGGAAATTGGTATTGTATATTAAAAGCAGATTGGGAAAAAATTTATCAAAAGTATATGGACGTATTTCGTCAATGGATTTCAGAGCACCATGATGAAATATTAGATAGTTTTAATAAATTAATCTTTTTAGATGAATGGAATAAATATGCAAAAGGAACAATTTCAGCATGGGAAATGGAAGCATTATGTTTTTATTATCATGAACATGAATTAGCGCATATAGACAATTATCGTTATGGCTTTGCAAATTTTTATGATTTACCTTCAGAGCCTGAAATTGATAGAAGTTTTACAAAAGCAGGAAAAACAATAAATTTATATAAATTGTATAAAATTTGTGGCACATGCATTGCTAAAAATAAAACAAAAAGCACTGTAACAATTTTAACAACAGATGGAGTTGTTGATGTAAAATTTAGAAAAGAATATTTTGCTTTATTTGATAAATAGATTTCAGCAAAAGGTGATGACGGTAAAAAGCATATCGTAGAGCGCAGTTGGTTTAATCGCGGTTCAATGATTATTGTTCAAGGGATAAGAATGGAAGATATGTTTGTTGCAAAAAAATATGCTTCTTCTGGCGGTCATTAGCTATATAAAATTGATGAAGTAAATTATGATACAATAAAAATTAGAACAACAAGAGCACAAGGAGATGAAGAAGAGGATAATGGATAATACATATACAATTATTGCGCTTATGGGAAAAGCTGGTTCTGGAAAAGATACTATAATGCGGGCACTTTTAAAATAGCCCGCATTTAAAGATGCTGTCCCTATTATTAGTTGTACAACTCGTCCAATAAGAGATAATGAGAAAGACGGAATAGATTATCATTTTTTAACAAAAGAATAGTTTACAAATAAAATTCTTTCTGGAGAAATGTTAGAAGCAACTGTCTTTAATGATTGGTGTTATGGGACTTCATTAGATAATCTTGCGCCAAATAAAGTAAATATTGGTGTATTTAATCCAGAAGGAGTAGGATTATTACGTGATAGATCTAATATTAATTTAAAATTAATTTATATTGAAGCAAGAGATAAAGATAGATTAATGCGTTAGTTAAATCGAGAAAAAGATCCTGATATACATGAAATTATCCGTAGATATTCTGCTGATGAAATGGATTTTTCGGAGGAAGAAATTCAATATCTTGAACCAGATTGTTTTATTACAAATAATGATGGTGGCAGTGTAAATTAGATTGCGGCAGCTATCGCTAGAGCATGGAGTAATGGTCAATTATAATTAAAGAAATAAAAAGAAAAAGCTAAATATAGTGATAAACGAAAATTTTATACTATATTTAGTGGAGGAATATATAGATATGGTTATTAAACGTGATAACTCAAAAGTAACTTTTGATGGCAAAAAAATTATAGACGCTATTAATAAGGCTTTCATTGATGTAGATGGTTAGATATATGAAAATGATACAGCAACTGATATTGCCATTGAAATAGGTAAGAAATATATTAATACTGATGTTGATGTTGAAACAATACAAAATGAAGTAGAAGATTATTTAATGCGTTCAGAGCGTAAAGATGTAGCTCGTGCTTATATTCGTTATAGATATAAAAAAGAAGTAGCTAGAAAAGTCAAAGATGATTTTATTGCTCCTATCAAAGATAAACTTGAAGCAGCTAATGTATAGAATCAAAATGCTAATGTCGATGAACATTCATTCGGTGGCCGTATGGGCGAAGCTGCAAGTTATATGACTAAAAAATATGCTCTTGACTATCTTATTTCTGATATGGCAAAATATAATCATTTAAATAATAGAATTTATATTCATGATTTGGATCATTATGCTCTTGGTGACCATAATTGTTTAAGTGTACCATTTGATGAATTACTTGCTAAAGGATTTAATACTCGTCAATCTGATGTACGTCCTGCTGGATCTGTAAATACAGCTTGCCAATTAGTAGCTGTTATTTTCCAACTTCAATCATTACAATAGTTTGGCGGAGTAAGTGCTACACATATTGACTGGACAATGGTTCCATATATTCGTAAAAGTTTTACTAAACATATTGAAGATGGATTAGTTTATATAGAACATTTATCTTAGTATAAATAGAAACGTTTTACTAAATGGTTAAAAAATGATCCAGAACATCCAGATGGAACTATTCACTTTGATGATATTGATTTTTAGAAGAAGCATCCAGAAGTATTTGAATATGCTATGGATATGACTGAAAAAGAAGTTCATCAAGCAGTTGAAGGTCTTTATCATAATTTAAATACATTACAAAGTCGTTCTGGAAATCAATTGCCATTTACTTCTATTAATTATGGTACTTGTACTTTACCAGAAGGAAGAATGTTTACTCGTGCTTTACTAGAAGTCAGTATTGAGGGACTTGGAAAATTACATAAAACTTCTATTTTTCCATGCGGTATTTTTTAGTGCATGAATGGCGTTAATCGTAAATATGGTGATCCAAATTATGATTTATATATTTTAGCATTAGAAAGTACTTCTAAACGTCTTTATCCAAATTATGCTAATGTAGATTGGTCTGGTAATGCTGGGTATGATAAAAATGATCCGACTACATATTTTAGTACTATGGGTTGCCGCACCGTTAATGGGGCCGATATTAATGCAGAACCAGGAGTTAATCCACAACGCAAAGATGGCCGTGGTAATATTTGCCCAGTAACTATTATTATGCCGACCTTAGCTATGGAAGCTAAACAAACTTGGGGAATATATAATTATTCAGCTGAAACTACAATAAAAGATACAGTAGATATTTTTATGAAATTACTTGATAAAGCAATTTATGATGCCAGAGATATGCTTTTAGAACGTTTTGAATGGATATGTTCACAAGATCCGTCTAGTGCTAAGTTTATGTATGAAAATAATACCATGAGTGGTTATCATCCAAGAGAAGGAATTATCAGTGCCCTTAAACATGGTACATTAGTTATTGGGCAACTTGGTTTAGCTGAAACTCTCCAAATTCTTATTGGAAAAGACCATACAACACCAGAAGGAATGGAATTAGCTAAGCGTATTGAACAATTATTTAAAGATAGATGCGCTCAATTTAAGCAAGAAGAACATTTAAATTTTGGCGTATATTATACTCCTGCTGAAAATCTTTGTTATACAGCTCTTAAAAAATTCCGTGAAAAATATGGGATTATTAAAAATGTTAGTGATAAGGATTTCTTTACAAATTCTATTCATGTGCCTGTTTGGAAAAATATGAGCCCATTCGACAAAATTGATATTGAAAGTCAATTAACTGGATATAGTAATGCTGGATGCATTACATATGTAGAATTAGATGCTTCTGTTGTTCATAATATTGAAGCATTAGAATAGATTGTTAATTATGCTATGGATCATGATATTCCTTATTTCGCTATTAATGTTCCATCTGATACTTGTTTAGATTGTGGTTTTTAGGGCGAAATAAATGATAAGTGCCCTATGTGTGGAAGTACTCATATTCAGCAATTACGTCGTGTGACTGGTTATTTAACTGGTAATTATAAAACTGCTTTCAATCTTGGCAAACAAGATGAAGTCCATCATCGAGTAAAACATGTTGGAGAAATGACACAATGAGATATGCTGGGATTATAAAAAATGACGTCGCTGCTGGAAAAGGTGTTTGCGTCACATTCTTTGTCCAAGGATGTGACGCACATTGCCCTGGATGCCATAATCCAGAAACTTGGGATTTTGATGGTGGATATGAATTTACACAAAACACAATTAATTCAATTATTAATGCTTTAAATGCGAATGGAGTTTAGCGTAATTTGTGCATTATGGGTGGAGAACCATTACATGAACGTAATTAGTTTTTAGTACAGCTTTTAATACAAGAAGTTAAAAAAGTTTATCCTGATATAAAAATATATTTATGGACAGGATATATCTATGAGGATTTAATTGAAAAACACGAAAAAATATTGTAGAATATATTATCGGAAATAGATGTATTAATTGATGGACCTTTTATCCAAGAGCAAAGAGATATTACTCTTGCTATGAGAGGTTCTAGAAATCAACGAATTATAAATTTAAAGGAAAAATAAAATGGAAGAAAAATCATACGGACAAAGAGATATTCCAGATATTATTATTAATTTTTAGGGATATAGTTATAATTTAAAATCTTATTATTAGAAATTTACTTGTATCCACAAAACAAATAAACGTAGTAAGTGGATTATAAAAGTGGCCGTTTTACCTGAATATTTAAGAGAATCTCTTTTTGAAAGATATGTAGATGTAACAATTAAAGAGATCCATAGGATGGTAGAGACTAATGAAGATATTGAATATACCTATAATTTATATAAACCTAAAATTAAAATAATAGAATATCAAGATTGCACTATTGATGAACCAGTATCTTATAAAATTGTTATTACTGGTCGTATTTTAGAAAAAAAGGAGATACAAATATGATTATTACACTTTGTGGAAGTACTAGATTTAAAAATGAGTATGAAGAAGTAGCAAAAAAATTAGCTCTTGACGGACATTGCGTATTAAGTGTTAATATGTATTCTCATGCAGATAATATTGAATTAACACAAGAACAAAAAATTTAGTTAGATAATGCTCATAAACAAAAAATTAGTATTAGTGATGCTATTTTTGTTATTAATAAAGATGGTTATATTGGAGAAAGTACTTTTAGTGAAATTGATTGGGCTCAACGTATGAAAAAAGAGATTTATTTTCTTGAAGATATCAATCAAAAAGATGATGAAAATAAAACAGAAAAAGCTGAGGGTAACTAATTTATGAATATATATTTAGCTGGACCAATTTTTTTCTATGGTGATTATTTAAGAAATATTGAATGGGCTAATAAAATTAGATAGGCATTTCCTGATGTCTATCTGTATAGTCCAGTAGAAAATACTGATATAAATGGTGTAGAGGGCAAAAAAAAGTTTGCCGGCTCACAAGAAATTGCTAATGGAGATAATAGTCGTCTTGATATGACTGATGTATTGATTGCTTGTATTGATGGTGATGTACTTCCTTCTGGCACTTGCGCTGAAATTGGTAAATTTCATGAAAAGGTTATGCGTGGCGATAATAAATATATTATTGGTATTTGCACTGATACTCGTTAGTGCTATAATACTCATAGTGCTGAAAAAGATATGGGTGGAGCTGCTAGCTTGGGTGAGTAGCAATATAGCTATCAAAATCTTTATGTGACAGGTTTAATTAAACAAGCTGGAACATTAGTGTATAATATTGATGAAGTTATTGAAATTTTAAAAGAAATTCATAATAGATTTAATTAAAAAGATAGAGTAAGAATATAATTCTTACTCTATTTGACTTTTTTAAAAAAATATGATAAACTTAATGTAAATATGAGTTAAAGGAGTATTTTTTATGTATAATATATTATATTATGATTTAGAGTATTTTGATACTGATGAAGTAAAAGAAATAATAACTTTATTAAAAGAATAGTTACCAGAAACTATATCAAAAAAATTAATTGCTCTTCCAAAGGGAACAAAGCTAACAAACTATTATGAAGAACAAGATTTAGAATATTTAAAGCAAGGAGCACATTGGTGATATGATTTATAATATTAATGATAAACTTCCATTTAATAAATTAATAATGTTCGCAATTTAGTTGGTCTTATCTGTCTTCGTAGCAACAGTTCTTATTGCGAATATTTGCGGTGTTGCCGTATCAGGCGCATTAGTTGGTGCTGGTCTTTCAACTATTATTTATTTAATAATTACAAGATTTAAATCGCCAATGTTTGTATCAAGTTCAGGCGCTTTTGTCGCTCCAGTAATGGCAGCTCTGGCGGCTGGCGGATATACAGCAGTAGCAATTGGTGGTTTAGTAACTTGTATTATTTATTCTATTTTTGGAATTATATTTACTAAAATTCCAGTAGAAAAGATTTACAAAGTATTTCCACCTGCATTAATTGGCGCAGTTACAGTTGTTATTGGAGTTAATCTTATGCCATTTATTCTTACATATGTTTAGGTAAATGGAGTTACAAATATGTGGGGTGTGAGTGCCGCATTGATTACTATGTTAGCGATTGCTCTTATTTCGCATTATGCTAAAGGTGTTTGGCAAATACTTCCATTTTTACTTGGTACATTAATTGGTTATGTGTATGCAATTATTCTTACTATAACTGGTATATATAAAATTGTTGATTTTAGTGTTTTTACTAATTTAAAATTATTTAGCGTTCCAGACTTTGCATTTTTACATTGGACTTCCATAGATTGGACTGTAGTTCTTCCAGTGGTAATTATGTATATTGCTTTTACAATTTCAGCAATGATGGAATGTTTAAGTGACCATGCAGCATTAGGAGGTATTATTGGTGTTGATTTATACAAAGAACCTGGGCTTGGAAGGCTCTTCATCGGTGAAGGATTTGCTAATATAGTCGGTACTTCAATTGGCGGACTAGGAATATGTTCTTACGGTGAAGGAGTAGCCTGTGTTGGATTTAGTAAAGTTGCCTCCACGCTTGTCACCTGTACAGCTGCCATTATCCTTATCTTGCTTGGCTTCTTAGCCCCCATTCAAGCATTTATCGCTAGTATCCCAAGCTGTGTATTTGCCGGAGCCGCAATAATTCTTTATGGGTTTATTGCATGTTCAGGAATTAAAATGTTACAAAAAACTGATTTAAACATTCAAAAGAATTTAGTAATTGTTTCTACTGTATTATCTCTTGGTATTAGTGGATTGGTCGTTGGTGGAACTACTATAAGTTTAAGTGCTACAGGTCTTGCTTTAGTAGTTGGAATTATTTTAAATTTAATTTTAAAATAAATTTTTAAGAAAGGAGTTAAAAAATGGCAACTAGAAATGATTATAATAATCCGGAATATAATTTAATATCTTTAAAGGCTGGGAATGTTACTCATCCAAAGTATTCATCAATTGTCGCGGTAGTTAATAATGATGGTAGTATTACATTAAATTTTACTATTGAAGGTATAATTATGGAAGATAATACTATTACTAGTGGAATGCATGATTATAATGATGGACCAGGTATTAATTTAGATATTCCTTTAGAGAAACCTCTTTATTTAATTCCAGGGCAATATAAATATTCAATTGATATTATATCTGATAATTTTGAAATTGTTCCTGGGACAACAATTCCAATAACATATGTATTAACTAATGATATTGATTCTCCTTCAGAATTGCCTTCTATTACAACAAGTAGCGCAACAACTGAAATTAATTATCCCAATCCTTCATCACAAATCACAGGATATATTGAACCTGGTGGTAGTAATGAAGATTACCATTATCCAAATAGTGAGAAACTTAAAAAACCATATTATATTTATACGAAATTATCCTTAAAACTAGGTTCGGCTGGAACAGCATCTTACATAGCGATTAGCAATAATAAAAAATATGATGATACAGTTTTTTCTAATTTTACTTTTAAGCCCATCTTTAATTGTTTATCTTGTACAGGAGAAGATTTACCAATTGAAGCATACGAAGATGTATCTGGCTCTTATACTTTGCCTCAATCTGATATTATTACTTAGAATGAATCATATATTACAACTCAAGAAATGGGAATAATGACAAATAAATTAGAATCATTTTTAGATAATAATTCTCCTGGTGGTTTTGTACAAACAAGTATTAATATTAGTTCAGATGATTTAAGTACAAGAATTAATACTATTTTACAAAATAAGAATTTTTTATCAGTAAATTCTCGAATTAATTATTCTTAGATTGATAATGCTCCTGTTTTTGCTGATATTGCTTTAAGTGGTGAGTATAAAGATTTAAAACATAGCCCAGACTTAGCGTCTGTAGCAATAACTGGCAATTATAATGATTTAAATAATAAACCAATTATTTCTGGGAATAATGGAGGAAATAATGGAGGAAATAATCAACGTCAAATATATTACAATGAATTAGTTGGCGCCCCTACTTTAGCTACCGTGGCAAAAACAGGCAGTTATAATGACTTAATAGATAAACCTAATTCTTTCGCAACGGTTGCTTTTTCTGGAAATTTTAATGATTTAGACTTTGTTCCAAATTTTGTAGAACGAGAAAATTTAAGTAATGCGGCTTTTTCAGGTGATTACAATGATTTATTAAATGCTCCTGAAGGTGTTGATTCAGATGATATTATTCATCATTTTGATATTAGTAATACTGATTGCTAGCCTTTAAAATATTTGGCCAATAATTTAATAGATACTACTACTGTTTTATCATAGCAAAATAATGCTAATTATACTATTGAATTATTTTTAATAGATTTAATGAATACTTATTTTGACACTCCAGAAATAGATCCTAATGATGAAACTGAAATAAATTTAAATCATTATCAATCATCAGTGGTAATAAAAGTAACTACATTTTTAGGAGATATGATATTAACTGGTATTCATTAGCAAGATTCATCTTTTGTATTTACGTTTACACCATTAGATATGAATACTTATCTTTTAACTACAAAAACTAATGAGCATATTACTGGTAATGATGTATAGGCTGAAACAATTTTAAATGAATTAACTCCAAATTATTTTTACCCAGTATTAATTTTTGTCCCTGCGAAACATGAATTATGGATCAAAAGAATGACCTTGATTTTATAGGAATAGTTAAAGACAGTTGCTGTTACTGGTTCTTATAATGATTTAATAGATACTCCTCAATTAAAAAAAGTTGCTACTACTGGAGCTTATATAGATTTAGAGGGAGTTCCAGCATTAAAAACAGTAGCTACTTCAGGTTCATATACAGATTTAATAAATCGTCCTACTTTAGCTGAAGTTGCTACTTCAGGTTCATATAATGACTTAATAAATCGTCCTACTTTAGCTGAAGTTGCTACTACAGGTTCATATAATAGTTTAGCAGATATTCCAACTTTATCAGCAGTTGCGTTATCTGGCTCATATAATAGTTTAGAAGATCGTCCCAATTTAGCTGATGTAGCTTTAACTGGCTCATATTTAAATTTAACTAATAGACCAGATTTTGCTACAGTTGCTTTTACTGGCTCTTACAATAATTTATTAGATAAACCTGTTATTGCTCAATCTAATGATATTATTAAAATTTTTAATGTTGGGAATTTTAGTTCTAATTTATTAAAAACTTTTTCACCAGGGGAAGTTAATACCACAGGAAGAATATCTAATGATGTAGATGCAAGTACTATTAACAATTGGTTAGAAGATATTATAAATGCTTATAAATACAATAATGTTTTCAATTTAAATATTATAAAAATAACAAATAATAAACAACAATTAATTTTAACTTATATTGAAGAAAATAATGATATTTATATTTTTCATTTTACCCCTATTAGTGAAAATAATTTACAATAGTTAATTAATGATAATATACCTCTTACAGAAAATAATATTACTTTTTCAAATTATTTTGTTTATTTTATTTATGATAAAAGTCGAGATAAATTATTTATTTACAATAAAAATATAACTTAAATTTTTAATTGAATGGAGTTTAATAAATGTTCACTGAAATTGATTATAAACCAGAATATGCCTTATTAAGTAATGGAATTATTAATGTAACAGATGATTGTAATTTATAGTGTAAATATTGTTTTGTAGAATAGCATCCTCATTATATGACATTAGATACAGCTAAAGCTATAGCTGATTTTCTGTATAAAAATGCTGAAAAGAAAAAAGAATTAGGAATAATGCCAAAAAATAAAAAATGTGATTATTATTTTTTTGGTGGAGAACCTATGTTATAGTATGAGCAAATTATAAAACCTATGATTGAATATTGTGAAACTATTTATCCAAATCAATTTAAATATGGAATTACTACTAATGGCACTTTATTAACAAAAGAAGTTATAGATTTTTTTAAAAAGTATAAATTTGGAGTTATGATTTCTATGGATGGGATTAAAGAGTCTCAGGATTTTACTCGTCCTTGTAGAGATAAAAAATTAAGTAGTTATGATTTATTAATTAAAAATATCCCATATTTATTAGAGCAATTACCAAATACAGTTACTAGAGGAACAGTATATCGTGAAAGTGCTCAATATTTATTAGAAAATTATAAATTTGCTGAATCGTTAGGATTTAAAAATTGGGCATTCTTAGCAGATCATAGGCACCCTTGGACACAAGAGCAAATGAATATTTTAGAAGAACAAATTAATGAAATTTATCGTTATAGATTAAATTAGTTGATTGAAGGTAAATTACCAATGCATTCTTGGCGACATTCTTTTTGGATGCGAAGTACTATCAATTTATTAGATCCTGAAAGCACAGCTTTTAATATTGAAGAAAATAATTCAATTTTACGATGTGGTTTAGGCACAACGCTAGGAGCTATAGGATATGATGGAGCTATTTATGGATGCCAAGAGCAATGTTCAAAAGAAAATAAAAATATTTTTTATATTGGAAATATTTTTAATGGTGGAATTGATATAGAAAAACATAAAGCATTATTAAATTTATATTTGCAAGCATAGGATGGACCTAAAGATCATTATGAAAAATGTGTTACTTGTCCATTACGAAAAGCATGTGCAGTTAATACTTTAGTTTGTCCATCTAGCACTTTTGATTTATATAATAATTTTGAAACAATAGATGATTTTAATTGTTTTTTAAGATAGATATATTTTAAAAATTCTTTATTATATTTAAATATCTTTATGCAATGTAAACATTTTAAAATTATTGAAGATTTCTTAAAATCAGAAATAGAAGGAATAAGGGGGTAATGTTATAATGAGTGATTCCGCATGCGTAACTGCTCAAAATTTTTGCCAAACTTGTTAGACAGGAGCTGAGACTGTAGGATATACTTTAACAAAAGGATTGCCTGATACTTAGGATTATATTACTAGTGAATTAGGACCAGCTATTAGAGCAGCATTATAGAAATTACATGATTATGGAAAAAAAGGAAGCAGAGAGTGGCCTTCACAAAATGAAATTAATTCTATTCCAAATATAAATAAAAGTGCTGGACAAAAAATTACTGCTGAAGAATATAATAAAATATTAAAAATTATTTCTGTTACTCCAATTACTGTTAGTGAAACAACTTAGACTGTTCATGTGCCTGGAGAATTAGAATAGTATAGTTGTTATAATTTATGTCCAGATATTTTCTCAGCTTTACCAGATTGGACAGCAAATGTAGTATTAACAGAGGAAATGCTTTGGGGTAAGGATTATACTTACACTACTAAAAAACAAAAAAAATCAGAACCTCAATATCAAGTAGATACAGGAGATGTAGTAAGTATTAATGTTATTAAACAATTCTTACGAGATTATCAAATAGATTATAATAGATGTAATGACTGTAATACTTCTAATAATTGTGCTCAATGTCATTGCGATTGTCATCGTTCTTCATGTGATACTAGTAGTAGTAGTGGTTGTAGTGAATGTTGTATGTACGGAGGAAGTAATGCTGGAGCTGGATGCCATACTCATAGCAGTTGTAGCGATTATAGTTGGTAATTATATAAAAAATGGTAGATTATTTTTTAATCTACCATTTTTTTTATATAATTTTTATAAGTATTATTTTTATTTAAATTAATTAAAAATATTTTTTTAAAAATTATTATTTTATTTAAACTTTTTATTTTTATATTTATATTAAAAATATTCTAAAATATCTTTTTAATTTCATTATTATCATATTTGTCCTAAGATAACAAAATTAATAATAATATATCTTTTTTAATATTTTTATGCTGCTTTTTATAATAACAATTAATAAAATGATAACTATTATTATTTAAAAAAGTATTAAAATAATAATTAGGTTTTATACCATTTAATCCTTTAAAAAACAAAACTAAACAATCACTTTCTTTATTATAAAAGCTAAATAAATCTGGTATATAATATAAATAATCAAAAATTAAATTATAAAATTCTATATTCTAATTAATTTGATCTTTATAATTAAAAAATAAATTTTTTAAATAATTAAAATTATTATTAACTAAATATTGCTAAGTACTATAAATAAAATCATATAAAAATATTAAACATTTTGTTTTTAAAGATTTATTATTATTTTTTATAAACTAATAATGCATATGAGGAAAAATATTATAATTATCTAAAAATACATGAACGGCAAATAAATTATTACATTGTGAACTATTATAATAATAAAAATTTAATTTTAAATTATTATTTAATTCAATATAATAATTTAATAAATCTTTATCAGTAATTATCTATTTATTTAAAAATATTTTTTGATTATAATTATCATATTTAATAGTATTAAAAAACTACTATTCATTATAACATTCTCTTAAATTTAAATTACTAAAATGCTAATATTGATAATATAGCGGATCTGATAAATTCTTAAAAGGTATAGCAAGGTTTGTTTTTTTTGTTTGACTTAATATTCCCTAATAGATTTCAGTAAAACATCGTTCTAAAGCTATCTCAAATATAGGAAAAGAACCTAAAATTAATGAATAATTATAATTTTTCTAATCTATTAATAATAAACCAATAACAGGAATAGAATATAAATATGAATAGTCAAAAATTTTAAAATTATATCCTAATGTATATAATTTATTTCCTTTATCTTTTAATGTTTCTGGTAATTTTAATTTATCAAAATTTAATTCTGGAGTAGGTTGATTAATATTCTCATAAACTTTATTCCAAACCATATGCTCATAAACTTCTGAAATACCCTATACTAATGCTTCTTCTAAAGTATTCCCCGCAGCCATTCCATCACTACCAGTAACAGCCTATACTATTTCTGGCATTAAATATTGTTTTTCATTATTATTACCTATTTTAATAAAAGGTACTCCAATAAATTTATTGAAAGCTAATTGATATACTTTTTCTAAATTATTATTATCATCATTCATTAAATCAAATTTATATTTAATCCTCGAAGATAGCTATGTTGCTTCATAAAATGTTAATTCTTTTTCATCGGGACAAAAATAATAACCATATTTTTTATACCGTTCTTTTTTTATATCTTGATAACTCATAGTAGCATACATTTCATTTCCAGCATTACAAAAACGTTCATATAATTCTGCATATGCCGAAGCTTTAGAAAATTGTTCTGTTATACCTTTTCCATTTGATGATAATAATAAAAAATCTTTATAATATAATTGCAAAGATATCCACCAAGTACCAATTTCAGTCTATGTATTATTTTTTTCTTCAATTCTTAAACCTTTATTATAAAAAAACTATTGAATTAATTTAATTGTATCTATAGGTTTTCTATTTTTATATTTATCATTATAATTCAATTATAACCACCTACCTAAAAATAGGATAACATATTTTTTTAAAATAGTCAAATAAAATAATAAAAAGCTCATATGACGATAATTGTCATATGAGCTTTTTATTATTTTATTTTAATCCAAATTCTATTATTAACTTCAATATTATCAGAACCCCAATTTTTATAATTTGGAATTTCACTAACAATACCAATAATACAATCAGGATACATACAAATTTCTTCTCTAGTCATAATATCAACTGTACCATTCGGAGCAGAACAAACTGCCATACCAGCGTGATAATTGTCTCGATCCTAATAAGGATATACTAATACTCGTCCTGCGACAGCCAATGGAGTCTAATTATCTTCCGTATACCCCATAGAATGTCCAAAAGTATCAGATATAACTTGAGCTCCTGGCTATAAACGCTAAGAAGCACACTATAAAGATCCATTATCACAATCTATTACTACTCGACCAGGTTCTAAATCAATTGTTTTTCTATATTCAGCATAATCATTATATACTGCATTAAAAACTTTATTTGCTCTTAAATTTTTACCAAAATAACCATTTCCAGCACATCTAAAAGTACTAGTATTATCATCTTTTGGAATAAATGCGGTATGTGTGGTTCCAGTCTAAGATAAAATTAAACTTCCGGTTAATTCATTACTCCAAGAAGGAGTACTTCCTCCTCGCCAAAATTGTTCAGTTGTTCCATTAGAACGTGGAATATTTGCTGTAATATCAGCGCCTTGAATTTTTAAAGTTTCAAAATCACCATTAAAAGCAAAAATATTTAACCATTGCTAGCCAGGAGAACCTAAATTATATTTTTTAGTTTGACCTGGAAGTATATCTCCATCCATCTATAATTTTTCTATTATTACATCAGCAAATCTACAAGTGCTATTTAAATTTACTGGCCCATCAACAGTTAATTCTCCACCAACAGTTAATGCCCCATCAACAGTTAATGCCCCATCAATTTTAACATCTTTTTTCATTAATACGCCTTTACCAGCTATTAAACGTCCGTCTATAAATGTGTTTCCTTTAAGAGTTGCTTGATTGCGTAAAATAGTTTCGCCTGTGACATCTAAACCAGCTGTAGCGTATATATTTCTAGCTTTAAAATCTACGTAAGTATTATCGCTGGGAATATTACGAGCTTCAAGAACATTATCATTATTCCTTAACCCAATAGAATTATCTCCATTAATTAAAGCTAATTGATAAGTACCAAAACGAACTGTATTATTATCATTAGAAATATTCCAAGTTCGTAATAACTTATTTCCATTTCCACCATCATACCACAAACCCGCTGTATCAACAGGATTATAAGTATTAATAGATACTTCATTAGTATCTACTGGAAAACCTCTTATGCCTAAATAAGTAGCTGAAACTATAGCTCCTCCACTAGCATAAATATTACCATTATTAGTTACAATATTTCCAGAAGCTAAAATATTACCAAGCATATTTATGCTACCACCTGTAGTAACATTTCCTTTTTTAGTTGCTTGAGTACGAATATAAATATCCTAATTTGAAATATGACCTTCGCCACCGCTAAAGCCTTTAATAGGAACTTCATATATCATTTCATTAAGACTAATTCTAAAAGTTCCAGAAGCCTAATGATAATTTTCCTATGTTGTAATTAAATTAGTCTATGAATTGCGGACACTTTTTAATACAGCAGAATCAAAATTACCTACACTAAAATCTTCGTTATTTCCAAATTCTGTTTTATCCCATTTTATATTAGTGCCTAATTTTACATATTTATAACCATATAAAATTCTATCTCCGGCCTAATTAAGAATTTGTTCTTCTAAATTAGCAATGCGCTATTTCGTCCAACCAATTTGATCTTGTAAACGAATAATTTGAGATTGAAAACTATCAGTTCCTTCAACTAATTTACTTTTTAAACGAATTAAATTCTAAGCAATTATATCAGTAATAGTAATTGCAATTTGCTCCATATTATCATGGAAAGAAGCTAACATTGCTGAATAATTTGGACGTGTCTAATTTCGCCAAATCCAAGTATCGTCATCTACTATTTCATTTAAAATATTTGCTATTCTTTCCAAACCACTTGAATTAAAATTAAATAATTCGCTTTGGCGAGTTAAACGAATTTGTTCAATTTGCTCTTCTGTTAAGGTCTACCCCTAAAAAGTGTTAATATATTCTGCCTATAAACTATCTAAAAAACTTAAATAATTATAACTTCTAATAAAATCCTAAAATTCTGTAATAAAATTACGTTGTTCTTCGGTAAAAACATAATTAGTAATTCCATTGTCATTTTCGAAGGCACTATTTTTAATACGCTCTAATTCCAGTAAAATATTAAGTTTTTTACTAGCATCTAATGTAGTATATCTAAAAGTAATATATTTAAAACTCTTCCCATCTGGTATATTAGTTTCTAATTTAATATCCTAATATTTTAAAGGAATATTTCTAATATCTAAAATTGTACTAGTTTTTGTGACACTTTCTTCATTTATTACTAGAACAAAAACATCCTAATTATTAGATAAAGCTATACTAGCTTCAGTATCATTTAAAGGTGACGATTTATTAATATTCCCATTAATATCTTTTAAATAATAATTTATATCTTTTCTAAGAACAGTATTTTTATCAATTTTTTCATATCTTAAACTAATTTGTTCATTATAATCAATTAAGTCATCTAATTTATAATTTGGATTTAATAATTTTCCATCAAATTTTGCATTATAATATCTACTAAAAGGGAAATTTAACAAAGATAAACCAGCAACTAAATAAGCATTTTTACTTTTTAAAAAAGTATCCATTTTCTACTCTAGTTGAGCAATTTGTTCTTCTTTCTCTTTTTGTGCTTTTTTGTTTTCTTCAAAAGCTTTTTTATATTTTTCATAAGTATAAATTAATTCATTTAATTCAATCTATAACTATGTTAATTCTCTCTAGCGCTAATCAATTTCTTCTTTAACATTTTTTGCAAAGATAATATTACCTTTTAAAGTACGTTCATCACCATAAGTGATTTTTAAACAAGGAGTATAATCAGTATAATCAGGCCAAATTTTATCTTTATGGAGAATATCAATATCTTTTTCATCAACATAATCAATATCAATAATTGGATAATTTTTAATATGAGTTAAAAGATTTTGAAATGCTTCTTTCTTTAGCACTATATTATCTTCATAACGCTTATCATATAACATAAAAAAATCAAAACTCCTTTCTCACTAAATATAAAAATCTTTCTATATTAGAATAAAAAAAGAATAAAAATAATTATTCATAATAGGCCAAAAAAATAAAGTGAGTAATAATAAAATTACTCACTTTATTTTTAAACATCTAACCAATAAACATTAAATTTTTTGTTAAAATCATAAATTTCTTGAATTTTTGACCAAATTCCCACCCCAGTTATCTTCATTTTTGGCTATCCATTTTCATCAATAACTGGATTCCCATAAGAATCTAAAATTGGTTCTAATTGTCCATCAGTTAAAATTTCATTTACGGTGAACTAATTATATTTATGGTTAGCACCATTTTTATTAGCCCATCCAACAGATACCTTTGATTTACAAACTAAAGTATTTAATTCATATAATACTTCACCAGATGCTCTATCAATTTTAAAAAATTTAAAAGAGAATTGAATTGAGCCTCCATACTTAGTGACAGGACTTTGAATATTCCAACCAAAAATAATCTTTCCAGGATAACTTAATAAATCATAAGCTGGAATAATATACATATACTCTTCATGTTTAGCATTTTTAAACTGAACGGCTCCAATACAGGTTGATAAATCAATATTTTTATAATATCTATCCATAATAAAAAATAATGATTCAGCCTAATGGTCAGCCTCCACTCCTAAAAAAGGTGGAGGCTCTATAACTCTTGTTTCTAAATCAACTTTATATACTGGTTCTTCCGCCGGTATTCTAATTAATATGCTAGGAGGATTATATGAATTAGCCAATGACGCTAAATATTCTTTGTATTCTGCACTACCTGTAATCATATTATTTCCCTCCTAAAATTATATATTAGTGAGTAGTAATACCAAAAACATCAGTATAACTGATATGGCAAGTTCCATGATAAAAAGTAGTTACTTTAATACGGTAATATCCAGGGTCATTATTAATTTCAAATGTTAGATTACCATTTGTATCCATAACAATTTCACGCAAATCTTCTTCTCCGTAAAACTCATAAGGAACTTGAGTACCAGGAACATGACCATCACTATCAGGGATACGAGGAATTACAATATCATTAACAATATCGTATTCAACCTCTTCTACATAATATTTAGTAACAATATCTTCTACTTTGTATTTAGTATTATCGATATTTGTATTATTAACGATATTAAAAGTATAACGAGGATGAATTCGATTAATTTCTAAATTCACTAAAACTTTCTATCCATCAACGACAGGTCGATCACCATCAACTAAAACTTCTTGATAACCAGCTGTAGGACGATCTTCATCATCACGATCCCAAATAGCACCAGCTATAGTTAATTTTCTATTTTCTGGAGCAACAAATGAAGTCGTAATAGTTTGAGCCTATTCAGTATCAGAGATACTATATGTTCCATTTCGACGATTAATAATACGAGCTAAATAAGTTCCTTCTCCTTCTTCTGGAGTGAAAACAAATTTACCATCGACTGGTAAACGATTAAAGGTATAAGGACCTTTTTCAATGTCATCTTTAGTAATTTGAGCTACTTTTCCTTCAGAATCAGTTTTTATTAATTCAGCTGCAAAAGCTCCTTGGCTATCTTCAATATGCTCAGAAGGAATAGTAACTGTAGCAATTAAAGTTGGCATTTGAGTATCATCTAAATAAACAAATTCAGGACCATCATAATCTTCTTGTCTAATAATTGTCCCACCATCTGCATCAAACTCATATTCTGATCCAACTTCTAAACTAACTTCTGGCTATACAGCAGGAGGGATTGTTAAAACTGAACTTTCTACAACAGCACTATTTCTAGCAGCACTAGTGAAAATATAAAGTTCTTTCCCTTGTCCAGCAGCAATTGAAGCTAATTCATTGCTAACAGGATTTAATTTATCAATATTACCATTTTCATCTTTCAAGTAATAATTTGTATTAACTTTTAAATTACTTGTATCTAATACTTTTTCATAATGATCTCCAACACTGATTCTTGCTTGTGCAGCAACTTGATAATTGCCAGCTGCCAATGCACGATAAGAAGAGCCACGAATAGCAAATCTAGGTTTATCACCATCGTTAGTTACAACAGAATTAATATTATCAGTGTTAGCTGATGGGTCAATTCCATCATAATAAATACTAAATTGAGTATCTTTATAGCCATCTTTTGTTAAAATAATTGTCCTTGGTACAACCTAAAGACTATTAGCTTTTGCCCAAAAGATTATATGCCCGGCTGGTAAACCAGCTGATGAAGCTTCAATAACATCATTAGCATCTAATGGATAACCATTCCAAGTAACTCCAACAATTGTTTCAAGACCTGTATCAATATCAAGAGCAACCCATTTTGCTTCTCCCTGATCGGGATCGGTAGATGCAAAAGTATTTAATTCATCAAGGCTAACCATTTTAACGATATTGCCATGTACATCAACAATAATATTATCTTGATTTTCTTGACTTTGTTCTGTTTTTTCTGTATCATTAAAATCTACTGTATTAGTTAATTTTGTTATTCTTAAAGGTAAATAAGAAATAGAATCATCTTGTTTATATTCATCTAATTTTGCCTTAGCTTCAGCCCACGTTAATACATGTTCAGTATTAATTTGTCCAGATTCATCTTTAAAGTAATAATGTTCTCCATTATCTTCTGCCGGTAATTGGACTTCAATATAATCACTAGATAAATTAACTGTATTAAAGTCACGTCCCATTGCTACATTACTATTTAATGGACTTTCTGTCCATTTATAAGTTACGTCAGCAGTAGCTGGATTTACAATAGCATAAGCAGTTAATAAAGCTCCTTGTTCATATATATTACGTAAATCTTCTTCTGGCGCAAAATAAGCAACTTTTTCTAATCCCGTATAATTTCCATTTTCATCTTTATCGCCAGATTTCCAAACAGGAGTTCCAACAGGAGAAATAGTATTATCTTGATAGACACTATTTGTGAAACGATTTAAATAATTATCAATTTCATCATGAATAATAGAAGGATTAGTTAAAGTTAAAGTATCATTAATAACAACAGATGCTGTTAAAGTATTGAAACTATAATCAATAACATTACTATTAGTAGTATAAAAAGTAACAGAAAAAGTAAGGACCCCACGTCCTTTAGTCATATTTTTATCAATAATAAAACCAAAAGTAACTTTTTCTGGATTTAAGTCTGCATTTGGCGCGAAGGCTGGAACAGCTTGTGGTTCATCAAATATAGGAGTTTTTGCCCCTATAGGAGTAAAATTCCAGTTAATAGCAACATTAGTATTCAATAAATCCTAACTATCAAAATATCTGTCTATATTTAAAACAATCATTTCAGCATTATGATCGCCATAAACGCCAATGCCATTTTTCTTTACCCCAGCTGGAACAGAAATAGTACGAGTATTTGCGTCAATTTCAAAAATTTCTTCATCAGCAGGCATAAGAAGTAAATAGCCACCACGAATACCAGTAATGTTTCCTTCAGAATCCTAACGTTGATTAACTAATAAAGGAATAATATCAGAAGTAAGATTGTTAAAATAATCTTCTAAAGAATGAATTCTTAAAGGATTACCTGCTGTTTCTAAAGCTTGATTTATTAATTCAAAAACTGGTGCATAATAAAGTCCAGAATTTTCAGCAGTTAATTTTGTAATCATAGACTTTTTTCTTCCTTTCTCATATATTTTTAAAGTAATAAGAGAGATTTTTTCTCTCTCTTATTACTTTTATAAAAACTTATAATTCAATCAATTTTATTTGGCCGGAATTTCTTGCCAATTTGCAACTTCATCTTCAGGAACTTTAATAGAATATACCTATTTTGTCCCATCAGTTAAAACTTTCCCAGGATCAGCATATAAAGCTATAATACGAACATAATATATATCTTCTAAATGCACTGGAGATTCAATAACTCCATTTGTCCCAAGATATTTATAAAAAATTTCTTTAGTCATTATTTGCCATCCTCCTTTATTTAATGATGAACAATTGTAAAACGTAATAGAGCTCTACCAGTTGGTCTACACTTCTCGCTTAAAATATCTTCTAAATCTGCATCAGCCATTCCGTGATGATCATGATAAGTAATCATAATAGGATCTCTATATGTATCATTAAATCCACCATTCTAACTACTTTCATTTAAAATACCATATGTAATATTTGTCCAATCAGCACAATTTAAGGTTGTATTAGAAACACTACCAAATGTAATTCCACCTGGAATAGCGCATCTAGCAAAAGCACCTTGAGCAATTGATATTATATTTGGTAAATTAATACTCTTTTGTCCTAAGACATGAGCACCTTTCGTTGTATGTGATATAGTTCCCATTGATAAGAATGCATCAGCTTCAATATTTGTAATATTAGCAAAAAATTTATTCATATCATCCTAAGTAATTCCATTAAATAAATTACGAGTTTGATAAAAACTACGATAGAAGACTTTTGTGCCAGCATTTGGTAATTCAAAATATTTTAATTTATCCCAATAAGCGCAAGCATAGCGTCCAACGCCCTCTAAAGTACTTCCATTTTCCCAGAAAATATGAGTAATTTCAGTAGGACGATTAGTTGCTCGTTCAGAGACTTCTGAAGCTTCATTAAAATAATTAATGATAGTGCCATTTACTTCTTTTGGAAGTGTGATTTTACCTTTTAATTTATAAGCTGCTGGGGCAAGATTCAATACATTATAAGCTTTACCTCCAGTAGAGAAACGTGTTATTGTATAATACTAAGAGTCTCTTAAAACATTATCATATACACTTTCTTCTTCAAAAATGGCGTAATAAGTTAAATTTGATTCTACTCGTTTAATGCTTAAATCTTTTATATCTCCATTTGGTTCTTGTGCCCATCCTTTAAAGGCATAAGTCTAAGTTAATGGCAAGGCTGAATCATCTTTATATGGAATGCCATCTGGCTAATTTACTATATCTCCATATGGAGTTTGAATTACAATTGGTTCATTATCAATATAAAAAGTAATATCAAAAGGATGAGGTACATATTTAGCAAATAAAGTAATAGTAGTTTGTTCTGGTGAAAAACTAATATTATCCCAAGTCTCGGTAGTTGTATAATCATTAGTAGATTCATTGTAAATTAAAACAACTTCAGTATTTATATTAACTAAAGGATCTTCTAAGCACCAGCCTACAAAATCATAATTATTTCTAACAAATAATTCATTTGTAATACTATTAGGATGAGTAATATTTGAACCATATCGAATTAAATCAATTTCTTCATCTCTGCCGTCATATCTATAAATATATTTTACAATATTTGATTCTCGAATATATTTAGCATATAATTTTAAATTCGGGAAGAATGCTTGAATTTCTTTAATTCCAAGTCCAGTTTCTTCATTAGTTTCATCTATTAAATGTTCTTCATCATTACTAATATACATAACACCGCTTATATTAGGTTTAGTAATATCTTCAGTATCTTTTGTATTTCTATAATGGTTGTCTGAAACAGATGTTGCATTTTTACAATCTATAATAATTAATTTTAATAAATCAAGATTAGAAATTAAAGATTCTTTTTCCTACATCTAAGGAGAATTATCATATACAAATAATTTATTATTTAATTTTAATAAATCCCATTTATCTTGAGAATGATTTGTATATTCAATAAAATTATTATGATCTGTTAACTCATAAAATGTTTTATTTTCATCATATTCAGTATCTGATTCGATGTTTGAATATGGACTCCAATTAACATTATCATAATTAATAGCTAAGAAACTATTTGGTCTAAACTTTTCTCTAATATCAACAGCATTATCTAACAGTATATATGAATCATAACCTAAATTAACGTCTGTTAAATTTAAAGTAGCAACTTTTGAAATACGTTTAGAAAGCTCAATTTCAGGGATACTGCCAACAGCTATAGATTTATCCCAATCTGTAAGATTTTCAATATATAAACCTTTATAAGTATCCAATGGTTTATAGCTATATCCATCTATATTATTCTCTTCCATAATAACTGGATAAGATGTTAAGATATTATTTAAATTTTTAGCATGGACAATATTTACAGAAGTTACAGACTAAGGCAAATGGACTGTATCTAAAGGAGAACCATCAGCAAAAATAACAGAAGGAATAGCTGTATTTAGAGCTCTAAATTCTCTTAATTTTTCTGAACCAGAAACATCTTGTCCTTCTGATAATGCTACGAGTCCAGTTAATACAATCTTCTATAGCAAACCTTTCTTATTTGTACCAGTAGCTCTATCATTTAAATCAAAAGTACCAGATTCTTTTCCGATAATACCATTTTTATAGCCTGGGGCATCACTTCCAATTAATAACTAAGTTAATCGTTTACCTGTGTTAAGCTTAAAGTGAGATGGATATTTAAGACTCAAATCTCCTAAATCAGAAATATAATCTCCACCAGGAATATATGTTAATTGCTCATTATAAGGATGAATAGATTTATACCCATTTAAAACAGATGGTGTAGTATGAGTTGTAACAGCATTAATTCCATCAAATTTTATAGTAGGTGTTAAAGGATCTTCATCATAAAAAACAGTAACATATTGCGCTAAAAATGGAGTAATTTCAAATTCTGGAACAGCATCATAAAACTTTTTAGGATAATGAACTCTTTCATATCCAGCTACATCATTCGCTACTTTAGTTTTATCTAAATATGTATCTGAAGTAGAAATATCATTAGCATTAGCACGAATCATAATTTCTGTTTTATAACCAGAAGATGTTGAATCATAAGCTCCTGCTAACCACCAAGAATCAAGATAATTTAATCTATTACGAATAAATAATTCTCTTGATAATTTTCTATCTCCCTAACAAGTATAAACATATGAAGCATCTGTTGTTTTCTATTGTCCATTTTCATAAGACTATACATAAAATCCATATCGACGATCAGTTCCGTTATACCAATTTCCTGTCTATTTACCAGGAGCAATATACTTATACCATTCATCAAGACCTAAAGCAATAACCGGACGAACACCACGCATAGCATAAGAATTGGAGAATACAGATGGGTCACATAAATAAGCTCCTTCAATTGTTGTTTCAGTTAAACGAGAAGATTTACGTAAAGCTCTATATTTTTCTTCAATTTCTTTACGGAATCCAGCAAAGAAATTAGTCCAAAGAACACTATTAGCAGTAGAAAATGTTCCGTCAATTGATGCATCAGTATCATAATCCCATAATACAGCACCAATATTATTTAAACCTAACTATGTATCAATATCATAGAAAATTGGGAACCAGATATAATCTCCGCCAAGACGTTTTGGCCCCCAGGTAGCAATCATCATATTTTTCCCACGAGAGTCATAGCATAATAATAACTCTGTTAAAATAAAATAAATTAAACAATACTCTAAATCTAAATGAGATGAAAACTCTTTAACAAATTTCTTTAAACGATAACCAGCACAATCAGTGGTATAAGTAATTAAAGTATCGTCTTTTGAACGAACTGTACCGGTATAATTGTTAGGAGCGAGAGCCTTTGTCATTATATTTTCGCCATCTTTTTCATAAACATAAAATTTATTGGCATCTTCTAAAACTACATCAGAAACTTTTACTAATAAGTTACCTTCAATATCGACATAATAGGCTACATCAACACCGTCTTCATGAACTGTTTCTACCATATAATAAATAGTATTATCAAAAGTTTGAGGCTCAGCCAATGGGATACCAGTATCTGTAGATGGCACAGCAGTCGTATCAGTTGAATCTAACCAATTAAATAATACTTCTAAATTACTAAATTTTTCTCTTACATATTCATTTTTCTTTTGATTAGTAGATAAATCTCGTACACTTCCATCGGCCATTTTGATGGCTGTAGTATCATTATATCCTAATTCAGCAGCTGAAGTAACTCCTGTAGCATATTCAAACTGATCAGCTTCATTATTATATCTTACTTCAAAATGCTTTGCAACTTCTAAACCGCCTTCGGCTGTTGTAGTCGCAAAACCAGTTGTTCTTTCAGTAACGCCAGGATATTTAAAAGATGTCCAAGTGCCTTGATTATCCCTTAATTCCCAGCACTCAGCTACATCGGCTATACTTTTTTCTCCATCTACATAAGGATGTATAGTATCTAATTCAAAACCATAAAATTCATTAGAACTTTTATCTAAGTTTAAATTATAGCGACCTATATATTCATAAGCTAAAAATTCTTGATCTTCATTTAACTATTTATCAGCTGGTGTAGAGTGTTTATGGAATACTAAGCATGGGAAACCATATACAGATGTTCTATATCCTCTGCCATCATTATCAAATCCAGGATATTGAGATAATGGATGATAATTATACATACTATTACCAACAAGATTGGCAAAACCAGTATTGTATGTGCCAGAAGATTCCATATAGTCAATTTTCCATGTAAATTTATTAGTACAACAAACTTCATTATCCATATACCACTTTTTAAAAGCGCATCTATTTAAAGCTGCATCTCGTTCCTCTTGAGATGCATTTGTTCCATCTGGATTTTTCCCAGTCAACCAAGTATTATAATCATCTTTATATGGGCCATTAGTATAGAACCAGCCCCAATCACTATGGCTTACTTTATCTGCATCTTTTTTATTTGTTGCTGACTTAAATTTAGTTTTAAAATTTCTACGAGGGTATGCCTAAGAAGATGTGCCCTATACATTAATTCCAACACCAATAGCAACATAACTTGGGGAATGTGTTTTATAAAATTGAGCTGAAATTAATCCTTTTTCATAGGCACGATCTAAAACAGGATTTGTAAAAGTTATTTTACAATATCTGTCATTTCCTTTAAAATAAGGTAATTTATCATCATTTTCAGCATGTGGGCCTTTATTTGGATCATTAAAACCAGAACCATTATCAATAATTTCCCATACAGCATATGGCATAGATGGATTATCTGGATATAATTCATTATATTTTAATAATTTTGAATATAATAAAATAGTTCCATCAGTTTCATCTGTTAACTAATTTTGATCATATAAAGCTACATCATGAATATCAGCAATATAATTATGAATAACATCTGGCATTGAAAGTTCAGTACGATATATTCTAAGTTTAAAGATATCAACATCACAAAATTCAGAATTAATTTCAAATTTATTATTATCCATTTTAAAAGATGGAGTAGAACTTAAATCTAATGCGCCACTTAAAATACCATTTAAATAAATGGATAATAAATTACTTGATTTAGAAATTACAAAACCTAAATTAATAATTTCATCTTCTTTATATCGGACATTAGCAATTGCCAATGGTGTACGAAAATAAGCTTCCTAAGTACCAATACAAAAACCAAAACCTTGATTATTTAAATATTTAAAAATAACTCCGGCTGTGTCACTAATTGTTTTTGGGGATCCTTTATCCATTTCTGGGTTGCCATCTGTATCTACTTTTATTGTGTAATGATTTGCTGCTATCTCAGCTAATGTATAAGAATTAGTGTTTTCTTCTACATAATAATAAGGAATTGTTTTAATTAAAGTAGAATATTCTTGAATATTTCTTACTCTAAATCTAATTTCAAAAGAATAATTATTTTCATTACCACTTAATGTAAAAGTATCTAAATTAACATCTACGCTCGCTCCATTAGATACTGATAAATAAGAACCATTTCCATCATCATCATTTAACCAACCATTATTATACCAGTTGAAATTTTTAAAAGTAGTATTATAATTATTGAAACTCCAATTGTTACGAGAAGTTGTTGTTTCATTATTTGATCTACCAGTAGAGTTTAGATTTAAAATTAAGCTATTCTTATTTACTAAACCTAAATCACGAGCTCCTTCAGTGGTTACAATAATACTTATATTTTCAGTAGTACTTCCACAAGTAAAAGTAAAAATATTTTCTTTTTCTGGATCAACACCTTCGCTTGCTTCATATAAATTAGTGACATCTAATTTTATCCAAGTTGAAGCATTATAAGAAACTTCCATCGGCGAAGCAGGAATTTGACTACCGTTTTTATAGATATAAACTTTAGATTTAGTTGAATTAGCTTCTTTATCAGGATCATAAATCATGAAAGGAATAACACATTCATTATAATTTATAACCTTTTTTTCATATTCCCCAAACCAAATAATAGGGACTTTTGAATTAATATCACGCCAAGCTAAATCATAAGAAATATAATCAGAATAAAGATCTACCCCACTAATTTTAGTAGACATTCTCAATTTAATATTATGTGCTCCATGAGTTTGTTCTGGAATCATAACAGTATAAGTTGAATTTCCAGTAGGTTTAAAAGATATAAATTGCTTATTTCTTTCATCACTCGTCAATTTTAACTCACGATCATCATCAATTAATACATGTAAAGTCTAATTTAATCCATTATAAACTGGAATAAATGAAATTCCTATTTCTCCTGTCCTAATTGCAGTTGGATTAAAAGTAGAATCTTTTTTAATTCCAAGCTCAACAGTAGAAATATCTCCTAAAATACGTCTAATACGAGAATCATTAATTCCCATATTAGAATTAACAGATGATGCTCTAACCGTAATAGTGATATCATTACCTTTTGGAAGACGAGCCGTATCAAATAAATAAGTTTCTCCGCTATTTATTTTTTCACTAAAACTTTCATACTGTTCTCCTTTTTGGGTAATAACAAAAGTTAAAGTAATTTGAGTATCAACATCAGATGTGGCAGTAAATTTAGCATATGAAGTTTGACCATAAATATATGTAAAACCAGAATCAATACTTGTATTGTCATAAGATAAATAAGTATCCTAAGATGATACGTTAGTTCCTCCGCCACTACCACTGCCACTAACAGCAATTAATTCTCCAATTACATATCCATTATCTATTTGCATTACACGGAAAAAACGTCCATCGGAATTTAAAATTAAGGCATCTTTTTTTGGTAAAATTTGGTCATCAAAAGCAGATTGCTAAATATTATAAGTTTGATCAGCATCGTCATCTGTTGCTTTAGTAATAGTTTCATCTGTCCCATGAGCCCAGATGAATCCAGTAGAACTATCAGAATTCCCACCATTACTCATAAGATAACGACCGCCAGATTTATCTAAATAAATTTTTCCAGTATCATATGCAAAATAAATATATCCTTCATTAATTGGCATCTATTTAATTTTGCTTTCAGTCCCTCTCACTGGTTGAAAAATTTCTGCCATTTGTAATGCTCCTTTCTCTAAAAATATAATAAAAATAAGGGAAAGAAATATTAAAATTTTCTTTCCCTTTATATAATATTTCCTTCGCTAAAATATGAAAATTTGTTTTTCTATTTTAAAGGAAGTTGTCCTTTTTATAAGGTATTAAGCAAAAGATTCCCACTCTAAATTCATTTTTAAAGTATTATCAAGATCAGAAGTAGTAGAAGGAGTTACTCTATATAATTTTAAATTATCAGAAGTTAATCTTAAATTTAAATTAACAGAATTACCTTCTTGTTCTGATAAAGCAAAATTAGCACCATAAATACCCATATTATCTGCAACAGTAGAAGTATATTCTAAGTCTTGTAAAGTGGGATGAGTATCTTGTACAGTATATTCAACAGTACTAATTGAAGCAATATGTCCCTAAGGATCTAAACTAATTGCTGAAATTGTTGGAATTGTTAAAGAACCTTTTTTACTCTGTACTCTTCCATTAGTACTAGTAGCTGCTTCATAAGTACGAGCTGTCCCAGTCCCAGGAGCACCATGAGTAATTTGAAAATTCATTTCAGCATTGTTAGTACCTGTACCAGTAGCTGTAATATTAATTTTAGCATTATTATTATTGCTATCTTCAGTAAAACTAATACTACTTAAAGTTGCATCACTATTATAATGGTCTTCAAAAATTAAAGCTTTATTTGCTACATTACCAGTGAATTTAATAAATTGATCGTCACCAGAAGGAATAACTTTCCAAACAATAGTATCATTTGTTTTATCTTCTTCAGCAATAATTAAATCACCAGTTTTTGCATTTACCACACCAGTTAAATTAATATCACAACCAGCTTTATATGTGTAACCTGGTTTATTTGTTCCAGTAAGGGCATTAGTTGCATCAGTTAAATTTTCTAATACTCCTTTAAATTTCATGCCATCGAATTCAGCTTCTTTAGCATCAAAAAGAGCATCAATTTCAGCTCTAGAATAAACGCTCAAATGAGCAGTAGGATCTTCTCCAACAGCTCCAATAAACACTTTAGATTCTAATTTAGCGCCCTCACCATAGGTAATAACTGGAGTAATTCCTTGTGAATCAATATCACTTTCTCCGCCTTTAAAAGAGATTTTGCTAGAAAAGACTCCTTGATCAGAGAAATTATTTGTAATTGATTGAATATCAGAATGACTAGTAATATTGATATTTCCATTTGCATCACTTGTAATATGGGTGCCGCCACCGCCATTAAATGTTACGTCATCTGTGTCCTTTGATCCCTATACGCCTAAATGTAAATAACCTGCATTTTGATTATTTTCAGTTGCGGTAGTAGACATAACATAAACTGTAGCATGGTCATTATCTGCACTAATAACAATTTCATTACCAGCATTCAATGCTAAATGAACATTAGCGCCACCTTTTAAAGTAAAATTACCAGTAGCAGAACGAGATGCATTTTTGCCAGCTTCCTCTACAGTGGTAGTAATTTGAACTCCATATGTTTCAGCATCGCCGCCGTCAGAAGCCTCAACAGCTTCACTAGAGCTTTTTAATCTTGTATCTGGATTAATTTGAATCCATCCATTAGTATCACCAAGTCCAGTATAAACAGCTAAAATATTCTGACTAGACCAATAATAAAAATCTCCAGTTTTTAAATTAGGATTTGTTGTGCTATCTGGTAAAGTCTCACCTTGAGGAACAATATGAATAAATTGATTTAATTCAACTAATTTATTATTTGCTTGAGCAAAATATAAACGATTTGTATCTTCAGTTAAATAAAAAGCACCGGCTTTAAATACACCTTGAGCACTACTAGCATTATTAGTTATTAAAGTATCTAATGCACTTTGTGTGCCTCTTTTAAAATATACATTCATAGGATTAGCCATTTAATAATATCTCCTCTCATTATAAATATTATCCATTATTTTCTTCAGAAGAACCATTTTCATCTAATTCAGCCCATTTTAATTCTTCTTTTAAGCTAATAATTTCATCAATAACAGTAGTGGTTTCTTTACCAGTAGCATCAAGTAATTTAGATAAATCTCCTACTTCATTGGTATAGCGTTCAATAGTTAAATAATTATCAGTAATACTTTGTAAGTTGTTTGATAAATTATGTAACTAAGTATTTAAATCACCAACTGCATTGTTAAAATTTTCAGTTGTGACATAATTATTTAAATTAATGTCAGAGCCGCCTACTTTTTCATATTTCCCATTAATAACCATATACTCAGTATATGAATTATCTCCATCTTCATTATCATTAGGAACTAAGAAAATTGTATTATTTAATTCACCAACATCTTCGATCTCAGGTAAAGTTGGAGTAATTTCATACTGACGCTAATTGACTCCTTTAATGGCAGCTGCAATTTTTCCATCAACAGCTTCTAATCCATCCTATAAATCACTAATATTGGTTTTAATTGTTGTAATTTCATTTTCAAGTGATGTTACTCGATTATCAATAGATTCACCTATTAATAATTCCCATTGCTCCCCATTATAAAGATAAGGGACTCCATCAACAAATGAAATATCTCCAGCGTTTGGAGAACTATTTATTCTGTTTAAACACTCATTTAAAGTTTCATCTTCTTGCTATTGAGTATCTTTAATAATAATAGACCCAGCATTAGGGGAGAAATGCGCATCTTTAAGAGCCTGAACAAGAGAAGTTGAAACCCATTTATTCTCTGTTATATCATATTGTAAAATATAACCATCTGCTAAATCATTTGTGATATTTAAATCACTTAAATTAGATAAGGTTAAATTTTCTAATACATTGTTTATTCCACTAATTAATGTTTTCCCTAAATATAAAGAACCATTTTTTTCTAAATTATTAGGGTCTTGAATAAAATATAAAGCATTATCTTCTAAATGATTAGCCGCTTTTAATCTATCATATGCAGCTTGAGAACCACGCTAAAATTTTACATACTTATTAATCTCCGCCATTGTACTTTTTACCCCTTTCTTTTTATTTTATTTTTCCTATAATTAATTAAAAAAAATTTTTAATTAATTATAGGAACATGGCCAAATCAAGGGAAGTCCAATGTGAATATCTTTTGTTAGTTCATAATATAGATTAATTACATCTACATTTTTAAATGTATTATTTAAGGATTGTCGCTATCAGTATTATTAAAATAAAATATAATTGTTTTATCATTATAACCAGTAAATTCAAATAAAGATGTTTTTCCAGCTAATAAACTATCTGCATTAACCCAATATAAAATATGTCCTTGTTTAAGATTGAAGCTTGTAGCAATATCAATATCTTCAACTTTTAATTCAATATTATTAAAGTTCATATCTTCAATAGAATATAATCCAGTATTAATATCTAATAGAATCCACTTGCCCTCATCTGCTGGAATCTTTTCATTACCTACAATTAAAGTATTTAATGCATATTTATTTAAAGAACTATAAGAACCAGTTAATGTAATTTCATTATTACTTTGACTAATAATAATATTATCCTAATTATCTTGAGCTAATTTAATAATTTCAGTATTATCAGTTAATAAAGAAGAAGACACTGTAGTAACTTTTTTAACACTAATATCCATATCTAATTTATTACTATTTGTATTAATAGCTTGTAATAAAACTTTAGTTTCTTTATAACCAAGAGCATTAATTGTTAATACTTTCTAACGGAATAAATCTTCAATAGCATACCATAATATAACGCAACTTTTTGGTAAAGAATATTCGCTAGTAAAATCTTCATCATCTTTAGTTAATATTCTATCATTAATACTTACTCCAATAATAGAATCAAGACCAAAGTCAATTGTAATACCAATCCACCTATAAGGAGCATTATTTTGAATATCATTATCAAAAACATAAGGAGTAAGATTCTAAAAATTACCTTCGATAATAAAGCTATTAAGATTTTCATTTTCTTTTCTAACTGTGATACGATTCTAATTCTATTGAGCGACCTAACTATTAATATTATTATTAGCAATAAGATTAACTCTTTGAACATCAATATCTAAAGTATTCTATTTAAAACAAAGATTTATAGTTTTATCATAATAATTTTCACTTTCTAAAATAATAGTTGTACCATTTAAAATATCTTCAGCATTAACCCAATAAGCAATATGCCCATTATGAAGCCCATAAGCAATAGCAAAATCAGCATCTTCTTCAGTTAAAACTGTCCCATTTATTTTTGTTCCAACAATAGTTGGTAAACCAGTATTAATATCTAATCCAATCCAAAAACCTTCAACCTAATCTAAGTTAGTAGGCGTAAATTTATTCATGGCTGTTAAATCACCAAAAACAACAATATCATTCTCAGTCTAAGTAACAGTAATTAAATCCTAATTCTACTATGACACAATTTGATTATCATCAGCTAAAGAAGTCATGATTTTATTAATAACTACATTCATTTCATTAATATTATTTGTTGTGTCAACAAATTTTAACATTAAATAAAAATCATGGTATTTATCAGATTTAACAACAAAGGTATTCATCGCTTCACCATTTAATTCTTCTATATTAACCCAAAGCAACAAATGTTTTTCGTCTAACCCAGCTGCAATACTCTATTGAACATCATCTTCTGTATATACTTTCTCATTAATTGTCGCATCTTTAATAGTTAATAAATCTGTTTCAATATCTAATAATATCCATTTGCCAAGTCCATAATCTGATAAAGTAAAATCATTTAAACGTTTTAAATCACCAATAATTAAATAATCAGTTGAGTTATATTTTACTACATCTGTTAATCTCTAATTTTTCTAAGATTTATTATAATTTATATCTGTTTCTGGTAAAATAGTATCATTAATTTTATTAACCTAGATTTTCATAACTCTAATATCATTAAATTTTATTAATAAAACATAATCACTAAAACCAGAAGATTTAATCAAATAACTTTTTGTATTCTATAAAACTTTAACATCTTCCCAAATCACAATATGGCCCGCTGGTAAACCTAATGCAGTGGCTTCAGACTCATCTTCTTCAGTAAGTTCTTTATTATTAATTGATGCTCCTACAATAGTGGATAATCCAGTATCAATATCTATTCCAATCCAATGGCCAAAAGAACTTGTTTCTCCATTAGGAGTTATATCATAAAGATTTAACTTATCAAGATTTCCTTCGATTAATACAGTTTTTCCATCTTTTGGATCTAAATAAGTATTGACTATTTTCTAATTCTCTAAAGCTTCTTCCATATTTTCATTATTTGGAACAGTTGTTAAAAGATTAACTCTAACATTCATTAAAATATCTGAAATATCATTAATACTATTAAATCTAACATTTAGAGCTATTGGATCATATCCTGGAATAGAAAAATTAATTTTTTGTTCTGTAAGATAATCAAAAACTTTAATCCATAAAGCAATATGACCTGGAATTAAGTTTGATGCTGTGGCTTTAGCCACATCTGTATCATCTAACTAACGTCCATTTACTATTATATTTTTTATATCTCTCTATCCAGTTTTAATATCTAATCCTACCCATTTTGATTCAACCTCATCTAAAGAGAAACTTCTTAATTTATTGATATTACCATATATTAATATATCATTATTATATTGAGAAATAGAAATACTATCTTGATTCTATTTTGATGCTCCAAAATTCGCATCATTAGGAACTACTAAAATTTTATTAACTTTTAGATTTACAGTATTTGTAAGATCAATATTACCTTTAGAAGTATTCATTAACTACCAAGTATCAAAATTAATATTATAATGTCCATCAATAAAATCTGAAGATACTTTTGTATCTGTATAACTATATGTTGTTTTAGCTTTATTAACAGCTATGGCTCTACCACGTTCATCTACCCAATAACCGCCAGATAAATCAGCCAATGATTCATTTGGATAAGTTATATACTTAGTTGCATAGCCACCGACAGTATAAGGTTTGTTTAAAATCATTGGAGTATTGGTATCGCCATTATTATCAGCAGTCCAATCATTATATAAATAATAACTAATTTCTCCTGTTAATGGGTTAGTTTCTTTAAACAAATCAATTAGAATATTAGCTAAACCAATTGAGTTATTTTTTAAGACATCTTGTAGTTCTGGGACCTAATTCATCCAATCTAAATTAGGATCATCTTCCCCATTTGGAATTCTCATAGTCCATGTAATTGGTTTTCCTTGTCTTATATCATACAAAAAAGCATATCCATCATTGGCATTAGGTTCTGTTGTTGGAAGATCAATTATTCTATTATCATTCGTGCAAAACTTAGCGACAATAAAATTTGGGCTTATTTTTTTGCCATATAATAAAGACCAAGGCTTAATAATCTAGTTGAATTCAGTAGCAGACCAAGTTCCATCCTAATTTTCTGATTCTAAAGTACCTGATATTTCAATTTTTTCTGGGAGAGCGTTAGGATCATTTCTATTTTTTAATGTTACATATTCATCTTCACCATCATTATTCACTACAGTAAGATAGTTATGAAATTGTGTTGTTCTAGAAAATTTTCTGAAATAAGGACGTAAAATTCCTTTACGAAGATCTTCCTCGTCTTCTGGTTCAGGAAAACCATAAATTAAATCATACAAAATCTTCATTGTATTCCCAATAGACGGGAAATTTAAATATAACTGTTTGCGATTTACATCAGTAACTGATTTTAATCTAGCTAATGTATTGCCCAAAGCATCTTTACTTTCAACAGGCTCTAAATTTGAACCTAATGTTAATATTTTTTCATAATCATCTAATCCACTTGGAATAAATGCTAAAGCTGTTTGCCCATTATCTAAATTATAACTATAAGCCATATTGAAGCCATTTTTATTATAATTTACAGTATTGTTGCTAGCTTCTACCTCTAAAAGATGCGGATAATGCATTAAAAATCTTTGTTCAGTATCCATAACTGAATCAAAATAAGCTTGATTATATTTTTCTTTAGCATTTACCAATTTAACAATTTCAAATTCATTTGTTACAGGATCAATTCTTCCTGTAACGATTCTATCGTCAGCATCAACACCATCATCAAGTTCATAAGTTAATGGCGCTTCTTCTTTAAGATCAAACTATGGAGCTCTAGCATTAAGTTCAGCTACCATAATATATTTATCAATAACAATATTTCCTTGCTAAATATAAGTTTTTTGCCATACAGTAGAATCGTAAGTTGCTCCATAGTAAGTTAAATCTGTTCTTTCATGGGCTCTAAAACTTGAATTTTCTTGAATAATTGAATTTTTAAAAGCATCCTAATAAGCCGGTGGCCCAGCCATAGTTTTATAATAATCAGAAAATTCTGCATTTATTTCATTTAATTTACTAAAAATTTTATTCTAAAAATAAGTTTTAAATTTATCATAAGATCCATCGCCATTAATAATTAAATTTCTTAAAGAATTATTTAAATTATTAACAGTAAAAAAATCTTCAAAACTATCTCTTGTATATACATTGCCCTAAAGGACATAATTTTCCCATTCTTCCTAAGATAATGGTGTAAAACGAACATAATTATCATTATACTTAATATAATATATAGTATTAGCGCTATATTCTCCAACAGTATATACACGATTATAAATAGTTGGAAAAATCTCTAATAATTTATCATAACTGTCTTTGCCAACAATATTATTCTCTTTTGTCAACAGACTAAATGTTTCCTATAATTCAATTACATCTTTAATTTTATTATAATATTTCTATTTTGCCTCATCTAAGTAACTATTTAATTTATTAATATAAGTAATAGAACTTCCAGGTGATGTATTTTTATAACGTTCACCATACTCGACTAATACATAACGACCAGCATAAACACCATCTGTTTTAGCAGCCTCATCCATTTCTTTTCTAGTGCTATAAACACGATCAAACTAAAAAGTTGCTGCTCCAATTTTTTTTATATTTCCATATAAACTCATACATTCATCTCCTTTTGCTCTTCATAAACAATATCTATAATTAAATAGCCATTTGGAAGATTTTTTAATAATTCCATACTGTCCTAATCAATTCGTATATTGTTAATAGTAGCTGATGTATTTTTTACATCTAATTCAAAAATTCCTGAATTTCCTACTACAACAGGTTTTAAACTACTATTTAAATAAAATTTTGTTCCAGGAATAGTCTAAATACCTAAAGAAATAATTGGAGAATATTTTTTAAAGCTTTCAGAGGTGCAATACCTAGTCCAAGTCCAATCTGGGAAATTATTAGCCGCACCATCTTTATAATATCGAAATTGTGCCATTCTTGTTGCCATAAAGGTAATCCTCCTTTTTAATTTTTATAAATAATAGTAATAATCAAAAATCCATTCTCTAAAACATCTAATGTTTTTTTACTATTATCATCTATAGTTAAGCCAGTAACTGCTAATAAATTACTATATTTTTGAGTTGTTTTAAGAATTCGATCTCTTAAAACTATATCAAAATTTCCAGTAGGCCCTATAATAAATGGTAACATTTCATGATTGGCACTTGATTTTTTGTCCTAATTGATATATAGTTTTAATCCAGGGATCGTCTAAATATGAATAGATTGTATATTCTTATATTTCTCAAAAGTCCATCTATATGGGAACAAAGAAGCTCCATAATTATCTGCATAAATATCTGTAACTACTGGAAAATTATACTTTTTTGCGTTAGGATTATTTGCCCCATAATATCTAAACTATGCAATTTTTAAACCCATAATAATATAATAACCTCCTTAATATACACGTTCTGGGACTCTAATCGCGTTAATTGTCATTATACCAGAATAATCTAATGGTAAATTAATTTTATCAATAATATAATAACCATTAATTCCACGATTTTCATCCTAAGCAGAAATTAATGTATTTGGTTCTAAATAATAAATAGGAGTCGCAGATAATGTAATTTGTTCATTGCAATAAGCATTATTGTATAATAAATCGTCAATAATTTCTTGTATAGTAATACTTCTTGTACTAATACGTATTCTATCATCTTCTATAAACTATGAAAAAATATCTGTATTTATTAAGTAATTATACCCAGTTAAAAGACGACCTTTTTCTTCATATTCATTATATAATTTCTAATCTATAAAAATAACATTTGGTACTGAATTATAAATAATAGCTTGACTATTCTCATTTTTTATATTTTTTGGACGATCACCTATTGCTGTTACAGAAAATTGTCCTAGTCCTAATGAATCAGCATCAAAAAAATCAAACCAAAAAATTAAACTTGATGGATCTAACAAAATATTTTTATTCCATGGCCCTGAATATTTTGTTTCAACAATTTCATTTCCTATTTTAGTATATGTCTCAAAATTCTCAATATCAATACTCTAATAACTATTAATACTTGTATTTTTTTTAATTTCAAGTAACTCATCTTCTGGCATATATAAAATACGCCAAAAACCATTTATATCATGATAATATTGTTCATATCCAGTTTTCCCTTTTTCATAAGGGCGAACACTTACATATTTATTCATTTTTTTAAAAAAGAATTTTTTATTATTATTACGTTGTAACTATGCACTATAATCATCATCATGGTTATGCTAATAATAGTCTTTTGCCATCTAATAGATAACTTCTCTCCAATCTACTAATTTAAAAACTTCATTATTTAAAATAATATTAGGATAAATATTACTATTTAATGGTAAATCTTGCGTTAAATCTAAGTCTTTATCATTATCATTCTCTATTTCAAAAGAATATTCTAAACGAATTGTATCATTAAAATAGTTAATACTCATATAATTAGTGCCATTGTAAGCAGAATAAAAACTAGGTTTTTTATCAATTGCATATCTCGCATGTATAGGGACTTCTAAACCTGAAGATAATTTTTTTATGCCCCACACGGTAAAATCATTTTTTATTTTTCCAATCTATGGGTTGCTTGAGTAAGTTGTAATAGTACGGCTTCCTTCAAAATGGTATTTTACATTTGAAGAAACATTATATGGTTCTATATAATACTCATTACGTCCTTCAATATCAATACGGTTATCCCAAGATGTATTAACATATGTTTGTTTTGCCTAAAAAATAAATTGTCCTTGAGTATTATAAAAATATTCAAAAATACCAAAAGTTTTAATAATTTTATCTAATATAGAAGTTACTGTATCTCCTACACCAGCTATTAATTCATCTGGGTAATAAGTTTCAGTTAATTCATATCCAATATCTTCGCCATCAGCAATCTAAATCAAAACATAATTACCTTCATAAAACTCTGTCTACTGACCAATATTATTCTCTTGTAAAAAAGTTTGAAAATTTTTTATATTATCTTTTAAATGATACATAGTATGTTTAATAAATAAATCATCTTTAAATCCATAAGATAATAAAATCTAATATTCATCATATGAAATAATTGATTCAATTCCAGTGATCTATTTTAAAACAGCTATTAAAGCTTCATCTTGAAAATTTATAATTTTTTCATCTATTACAATATTATTAATTTTTAAAAAGTTTTGAAAATCTTCAAAAGAATTTATTGTATAAATAATTTTACTAGTATCATCAGTTTCTATAAATAATTCATTATCTACATTATATTTTAATAATATTTGATAATCATCTTCTGAAATTAAACTTTTTTCATTTTCTATTTTTTTTAAAATTTTTGGCAAAGTTTCATTTTCCATTAATAAAAAAGTAGGATGAGTAAAATTGTCAATTAAATTATTATTATCTTCTCCTACTCCAGACTAAAAGATAAATCCTTTTTTAAAAATATTAAAATTTACTAATAATTCTGGCTAATTTTTATAATAATATTTATATTTGGGCATAATGGCCCCATCGCTAGCAAGATCAACAATTTCTTCAGTATCATAATTCTAAATGAAATAAAATGTATTCCTACTATTATTAGTTAACATCTTTAAAGATAATTTGTCAATATCTTTTACTATAATATTTTGAAAATCTTCCTAAGCATAATGATGTATCATTTCTTTAATAATATAAGATAAAGGTTTTTTTTGATCAACAAAACTTCCATCAGCATTAAAAATACGTTCTACATCAAGCTATGTTTCAGTATTAAAAATTCCACCAATATCTCCATTTAACAGACACATTTTATCTTTACCAGTTAATTTAATTGTATAAGAACTTACTGAAGCAGATGAACGAAAATCTGTTAAAATAAAAATACCCTATGGAAACCAAATAATATCTGGGTACATCTAATAATAATTAGTAATATTATAATTAGTTTTTTCTAATTTTGCAGTTGTAATATTATTCTCAATTCCAATTTCAATTTTTACTCTTGTGGTTAATGACCAATAAATATTATTTATATTTAAATTATTAGTTGTTAAAGTCAAAGAACAAGTACGTCTAACACAGGAGCGTCCATCTAAAGAGATGGACCCCCCTGTAACAATTCCTTCAATTCTTTCAATAGGATAATTATCTAAAGTTAAAGAGGTAATGCGAGCATATGTTATTTTATTTCTATTTTGATCTAATTGATATAAAAATTCAAAATCTTGCAATGGAATCTATCTTGCTTTTGTCATACTACGCCGTATCCCCTTTCTATAGTATCAATATAAGTAATCGTTAACATATATAAATATTCAGCAAACTTCTAATAAATTTCTTTTGTTAATCTTTCTTTATCAACTTTAATTGTTGTTAATTTATTTAATAAATTCTATATTTCAGTTAATCGTGTCTCATATTCATATTTTAATTCTCGCAAATCTTCTTCTGCCGCTGCATCTCCACGTATCTGTGTTAATAATTTATGATATAAATCTAAATTCTCAAAATATGCTGTCTCAATATTATCTAAATATGGGTTTGATCCAAAGCCTATCCCATAATACAGATATGTCCAGCGCATACCAAGCATATCATGGAATATACGACGTAAACCACCATTTCCCTAATAATATAAAGATGTTTTTTGACGTTCAAAATCATGTTCATTTTTAACATCAGCAGGAACATAACCCTAATTAGGATCTCTTAAATAGTAATTTTTATTTGAATCATAAACTTCTAAAGTATTATCAGCATTGACATGGAAATATTCATGATAATTTATAAAATCAATACATAATTCTGGATAATTTGTAAAATAAAGATCTAAAGTCTACAAATCTTTTTTCCAATTTTCTTTATCTAAATATATATAAGGCACATAAGTTTTTTTGTCATCTGCTTTAATGAAATAACAACCTTCTTTATATGCTACATCTGTAGATGTCACTTTTTCAATCAATGGGAAATTTTTATAAAATTTATCTTCAAAATCTCTTGCTTTTTGAATAATTGCAGAAAAATCAACATGAGAATAACGGGCGTCACCATAAAATTTCTTATATTTTTCTAAAGAATAAGCAATTCCAAAATTATAAATTGGTGTTTCATTATTATTAATATGTAAAATTTCTTCACGAGAAATAATATTCTAATTAATACCAACTCCAAAAGGTGCACGATTAAATAATAATTTTAAATAATGGTCACATTTTTGACGATAAATACTACAATTCTAATTAGTTTTATTAATTAAATTAGATAAATCTCTTCCAATAGCTCTACTTGCCTATTTTGCTAAAAAATAATCTTTTAAAATTAAATTAGTACTAGTTAATGTATCAATTTCTTGTTTCCATTTAATAATAGCCTTAGTATAATAATCTTTTTTTTGACGAGCATTAGTAATAATATTTTTTAATTGTTTCATTTTACCGTCATTTTCTTTAATACCTTCTAAACGATAACCAGCTAATGTAAATTCACTTTGACTAACTACTTTTTCCCAATGAGCTTCCTAGTCCTAGAAATCTGCCAATTTCGTTTCTAAGTTAACTAAATAAGTAATTAAATTTTTTAGATTTTCTTTATCATCAGGATCATCAACTTCAATATTAGCATTTAAATATACAGATTTATTAGCATGAAAATAAGCTGCTATTAAATTAAACATTGTCATGTTAGCTTCTAAAATACCATAAAAACTGCCATATTCTTCAGCAAAAGGATTTGTTCTCTAATCATTTGGGATATCATGAGTAATTTTCCCTAAAAAGTTCTTTAAATAATTATATTTTTTAAGAGGGGTTATCAATAATTTATCATTTTCATTAATTTTTAATCCTAAATTGGTATAATAATCTAAATTAGTAATTTTAGAAATATTTAATTGTTTTACATCCCAGTCATATAAGAAACTATAAAAATATCCTGAACAAGTTATTGGAGCACTATCAGTTAACCAAACTAACTTTTTACCTATCGAAGCATAATATTTTACTGTAGCATCAAATTCGTTATCATCCATATCTTTATAATCAAAAGCTAATACCAAATGATTAATAGAACTGCCTTTTATATAAATTTTAGTATCTCTCTAAAAAGGATTTTTATAATAAACTCCATTACTAGAAATATTAACATCTATAAAACTTCTTTGATTTTCTTCAATTGGAGCTCTTAATAACTAATAACCAGAAGGAATAATTCTGGCACCTTCTGCATAACCTGTAGTAATTATCTATGAATTTGGACCAATAGTGCGAATAGTTGGATAATAATATGGCTCGAATAGACTATTACTAGACTATTCTAAAATAACCAATTTATCATCTAATCCATCATCTGATAAAAGCATTCCTAATGTACAACTTCTAATTGAATCAGAATTTCTTTGTCCTGGTCCATAAAAAATATTAGCCATATGAGCCTCAAGCTATTTACATCCATTCTAACGTGTTTCTACTTCCTCTGATTCTAATAAAGTTAAATAATTCGCAGCATCTGGATCTGTTTCTTCATCTAAAATATATAAAATATTTTTATAAACAGATAAGAAATAATGTGATAAATCAAACTAAAATTTATCTGTGCCTGGAGAATACGCTGGGTTGGTTGTTTCTGGATCGTCATAACCATGCTATAAATCTTCTTCAATAGAATTGTATTTATGTAAAAAATCAAATGCTTCTAATTCATAAATATCTATATATTCTTTTATAAAATTACCATACTCTTCTCCGGTATGAACAGTATTATCTAAATGTCCTAATTGTTGAATTAAAGCATTCTAATTCTAATAAATCCAGTTAACATAAGATGCCAAAGTCCTGAAATTATCTAATATAGAATCATTATAAACTAAAATATCATAAAAGAAATGTCTAGACTCTAAAACATCATTCAATTCATCAGCCAATAATAATTGATTTAAAACAGTACTATACTAATCTCTTACAGCATTTTCTTTATTATGCAATTCATTAATAACATTATCTAAATTATCAATTTCATCTTGAATAAGCTATTTATTTTTAAGATAAATATTTTTGGTTTTATCTAATTTTTCAATACGTTCAGCATATAAAGTATCTTTATGCTTAATCTATTGTACAAGCTATTTAGATTCATTTTCTACGTCAGCTGGATAATATTCATTTAAAAATTCTTTAATAGAAGTAGCCTAAGACTAATTAATTTTATCAGTGAATAAATTTAAAATAGCAAAAGCTTTATCATTCGCTTCTATTTCTTTTGTAAAGAAAACTAAATTCTTTAAGTCAAAAGGATTAGATACTAACCAATCATTAATTGCTCTTTCTGATACTGTAACATATTCATCTCTAATTTGACTAATTTTATTATTAAAGGTCTATTCTACACCTCGATATGGATAATTATAATTTTCATATCTAAAATTATAATTACGTCCCTCATTACCAGGATGTTTTTTAATATCTTCTAAAATTGATATAGCATTAGTCCAAATTTTTTGTTCTGCTTCGATTTCAGCACCATACAAAGAATAGGCTTTATCATAAGCTGAAATAGCACTAAATTGCATACTTAAATATTTCTTTAAAGATCCGTTTGCATTATTCTTAATTTCATTATATAACTGCTCTAAAGTCTTTTTTGGAGTAAATAATTCACAAATCTACTCATATATTTTTTCATCTGTATTATCGACATAAGTATATTTAATTTCATTTTGAAGATCTAAACTAACCTGCTATCTTATAATATCTGTAGTAACAATTCTATCTTCTTGTAATATTTCCATTAAAGAAGCTAACTAATTAGCGTTTAAAATATTATTGCTATTAATTTCATGTCCAACATCTTTTAAATATAAAGCTTTTATTCTATTTAATTTAGATGTAGCATGATTATTATAAGCAGTTAATAAATCAATAAGTGCATCAGCATTCTTATATAAATAAGTAGCTGTCGCATTTTGAATAGTAGTTAATAAATTCCCAGCTCTATCAACATTTAAAGATAACAATCTATTGACTAAATCAGCTTTCTGTCTGCTAATACGTAATAATTCATCAGCATATTTTTTATTTAATTTATTTAATAAATAATCATAATAAATAATAGTATGTTCAGGAGGTGGATTAGAATCATCATAATCAGCAATATCAAAACCTCCAATTAATTCACCCTACTAAGCTTGAAGTTCAGCAATTTGCTATTCATAGTTATTAATAGTAGCTTCATGACGCAATTTTTGTTCTTTATAATAGTCAACATCAATCTAATAACTATCATGAATATAATCATAAAACTTATCTCTATTCTAAACAATAGTTACTGGTAATTCATTTAAAAATAAACCACCAACTGTTTCAGCAGAAAAAATATCTTGCTATGTAGCTCTTGAAGATGATAAGTTAGAAATTCTTTTTTCAATTTCATTTCTATAATTTAAAATAGTTTCGTTTCCTGATGTCTAATTCATATAACTATTGAAATCTTTTTCAATTTTTTGTGCAGCTGTTTGCTATTCTAATAATGTTTTATAATGACCATCTTTAATTAATGTTGTTTTAGCTGAGTTTAATTTTGCTTTTATTTCAGAAACATTAGAAACTTTTCCATTTGAATCAAATTTTATTTCGATATCTAAATAACCCAATTGTTTAGTAATCATATATTTATTCTATACTTTAATTAAGGTATAATCATTAAGACAATTAATTGGTGGATCAATATCTATATCAGTATATAATGTATATAACTATAAAAAATAAGCAATTTCTTGAGCTATTTTTTCTCTATGATCCCATAATTTAACTTTCTATTCAACAATCTATTCATTAACTGCCTCTTGAACTCCCTTATATATTTCAGCATGAGAAGTAGATTCTAACTAATAGTTAATAATTTTTAATTTATCTTTAAGAATATCTCGTTCAGATTCTAACTTATCAGATTCGCCTAGAGCATCTAATACACTATCCAACTATTTGCCATAAGTTCCAGCAACAGTTAAATAATCATTTTTTGCTTGTCTAACTTCATAATTAGTTTCTTCTAAATCATAATCTACAGTACGTTTCTAATAAGTAATATTTGCTACAACTCCATTACCCAATCGGATTAAATCAATATCATCTAAATTATACATTAATAATTCATTTATATCATTTAAATAAATATTATTATCACCAATAATTTCTGGATCAGAAATTTCTTCTCCTTCTTCAGTTTCAGGATTATAATAATATGATTTGAATGTCTATAATTCATTAATAGCAAAACTAGGATCATATTCAGTATTTCCGCTCCACCAAGAATTAGTATAATTGTCGTAATATTTATATCCTGGTGTATTAGAAGGTTCCCAATCCTATATATCTGGGTTCCAAATAAATACCTAAAAAATGGTCAATGAATTCTTCTATCCAGTAACAGCACCAAGAGTAACAATATCGTATACACTAACATTTCCACTATCCTAAAAATTATCTTTTTCATCAATCTCAATAACATCTTCATAAGATGTTTCATCTTTTTTCTATACATATCTCATAGTCTAAGTGCCATTTTCTAAATAATCTAAAATTTTCTGATTATTTACATATCCCTAATAAAAAGGAGTTATCCCGAACATTGTATTAGGTCCGATTGGTTCAGTTTTATAAGCAAAAATAGGAATAATATCTCTTTTTTTGACATGTAAAATTTCTATTTTAGTAGCTTTATATTTTTCAACAACTACTTTATCATCCTATAATGATTCAATATTATAATTAATATGATTATTTGATAATAAATCATCATAAACATGTTTTACGCCATCGGCTTTTCTCCAACGATTTTTTACAACTCCATCAGCATTTGGGATACCATAACAATTTAATCGTAAATCAAAAGGTTCTAATAAATTATTTTTTGGTCCAACATATTGCTCACCAGCTTCTGTTGATAAATTAATACTAGCAATAGCATCAAAACGAGTTAATGTTAAAGTCTAATAAGAATAAATTAATTCTCTCTCAAAATCATTATATGTATTTACATATGGATTAACTTTTATCCAAACTTTACTGATATGTCTTCCATCGTCATTAACTTCTAAACTACCAGTAACTCCAATAGTATAATAAATTGTGCCAGTATCCTAATCGCCAAGAGAAGATTCATCATATAATATTTTTACTTCATCCCCCGGAGCAAAATGCTAAATCATAACACTATTTATGCTAATTCCTTGTGGAGTCATTAATACAAATCCTTGATCATCAATAATATCTGCATAATCAGGATTTTTAGCTAGCTAAATCATTTCTTGTACATTAACAATATTCCACTATTCTTCATAACTACTAACACTTTTTGGTGTAACTAAACCATATTTAATTAAATTTTCAAAAGAAATTTCATCAATTTCATCAATCGTAGCCGATACATTATACAATAAACGACTAATACGTTCTTCCGGCGTCATAGACACGTTTAAAATACGAACTAAATAATTTCCTTCAGTTGAAGATCTAAATAATTTAACTTTTCCATCATTCAACCAATCTAAAACTTTTAGTCTAAAATAGCGTTCTCCAGAAAAATTCTCACTTGTTAAATTTGTATCTGTTCTTACATAAGCAAATGAATCACTATCTTCTTCTGGGACATCTCGTGTTACATGGCCATCTGTATACAAATTTAATAACCTATATCTAAATTTTTGCTAAGGTTTGCGAACCATAACGTATCTGACTTCAGTATATAATAATTGTTTAGTATAAGGGTCATAAACATCATTTTCTTCTTTTACAAAATATACATTTTGTTCAACTGAATTTTCAATTTCTTTTGTTGAATAATAAATATCTTTTGATGAAATTCCTCTATATTTTGTCTATTCTAAAATGCCACTTTCTTTTAATTCATCCTAAGACAAAAACAACTATGCTGTATCACTTTGATAAGAAATTAAACCAGAAATACCAAATTCTTTATAAGATACAGAACCATTTCTAAAAATAAAAGGATATTTACTTCCAATTGTTTCAATCTTTTTTTCTGGAATAGCTGTTTTAAAAGATTTAATTTTTGAATTATAACTAATTTTTAACTAACGAGTGCCATCACTTATAAATATATGTTCAAAATCTGCAACTACAGTATCTTCTATTTCTTCGGTATCCCCATTGGCATTAACAATAGGATGGCTCTAAAAAGTCATAGCTGAATATACTTCATGAATATTATATTGCTAAAGGGCATATTTATATTCAATACCTTGCTAAACAGTTTGATCTTTATGATGAATAGTAGAAGGTTTTTGGCTCTATATAGCAAAACGAGATACTTCAACCCATTCTGTAAAATTACTTTCAGCCGAACTTCTTTTAATTACAAAATTTCCAGTATAAGCAGCTTCGCCATAAACTGCTGATTCAGAACGTATATATAAAGCACGTTCTCCCATTAAATATTCCCATTCTTCTAAATTCCCATCAAATTCTATAAAATTTAAATCCTATTTTCTAAAATAAATTACTTCATCATCATAATCTTTAGTAGGATCAGCAAGCTAATAGTAACGCTGCCTTAATTCCTCATTTTCTTCAAATTCTCCCTCTAGACTTACATCAATATAACCATTTTCATAGTTATTTTTTGCTCGTAATTTTATTTTATATTCTGTAGGGACAGAAGCTATCTTCATAATTTTATATCTTGGACTTGATACAGTAAATCCATTTAAAGTAGTAACTATATATTCTAAATAATAAGTATCTCCTGAATTAAATTCACTATAAATACGCCAAAAATCCTATGAAGTATCACTATTTGTATCCTAAGTAGCATCATGGATATTTTCATTAGAAGTTAATTTTAAAACTCCATCCATATCATATATATTAAATATATATGAATATGCTTTCTCAGTACTGTCACCATAAGTAGTATCTTGTGAATAAACACCATAAAAAGAATCATTAAACATATTAATATTACCTGATGTATATCCATTAATAGATGCAGTTGGCGCGGCAATACATTTTATAATTCCAACAGTAGAATAATATCCAACATTATCATTATGATCGACAAAAGCAATCTAAACACGATAATATTGACTTTCATTAAATAATTTCTTTTTTTTATCAAATAAAAAAATAGCATTACCTGTTTCTAAGTCATGCTATGTATCTATATAATCAGATACTAAAAAAGTATTTGTAGATGTAGTTCTAATCCTTATTGCGATACCTTTAATAGAGTTAACACTAACAGCACGATTTAACCCAAAAGGAATTTTTAAAGTTGTTCCTAAAAAGTTATTATTATTATTAATATCATAAGTATTAACAAATGCTGGTAAACTCCCCTCTAATTGAGGCGGATAAAGTTTAGCCATACTTATACATCCTCCTTTAACTCTTAATATATATTAATTACTATTTTATATTTTAAGTTTATCTTTAATAGACACTATATCTGCTTTTATTGATTCAAGTTCTCGATCAATAGTATCTATTTTTTCATTAATAATACTTATATCACTTTCAATAACTTCAATTGCTTCTTCAAAGCTATTCTTTAAAGTTTCAACATAGTTATGTTCATCATTTATTAATTTTTTATAATCTTTTTGTATATAATCATGTTCATAGGTGTTAGAACGTTTAATTGTATTAAAATCATCTTTTAATAGTTCTACCTATTTTATTTTAGTCTCTTGGACTACTGTATTTTGATTATCAGGGATATATCTATCCATAATAACTTTTTGTTTAGTATAGTCATTATCAGGAATTCTAATATACACTTTATCTCCAATTCCATATGTAATAATATCCGAATATGCTGTAAATCTAATATTATTATCAGTAGTTACCTAATAACGACCATAATTAGCTCGACTATTATCAGTAATTGTACCAATAATTGTTTTATCAAACTATACATTTTCCAATCTTTTTGTTGTAATAGCATCAATAGCTTCAAATAACTGCTAAACAATTTCATTTCTATCTGCCATTTTACTATTCTCCTTTATCTCAAAAATCTTCTATATAGATTTAAAAACAAAATAAATAAAATTACTAATAATTGTCCAAATAAAAAAAAGTACAAGTTTTTATAAAAAACTTGTACTTTTTAATTATATCTTTCTATTTGCATATTGAATAGCTCGATTTACTAAATTATCAAAAGCTTCTTCAATTTCATTATGGTCTGTAGCATCTGGAAATACTGCTTCAATATGAACTTCTTGCTATAGTGTCTATTCAAAACCACCAATAGATGGTGAGAATAAATTTCCTAATCCCTATGCCATAGACATTGCTGATATATCAATTTGACGTAAAATAGTAGCAGCTTCTAATAAATTATTAGTATCATTTTCATTAAATATCTATTCATGTTCATGAAGCACTGCTATCTTTCCATCTGGTCCCCAACTACCAGTATAACCACCAGTATCTAATGAGGTGGCTTCTCGTAATTCAGCATCAAATTTATCAGAAATCGCCTTAAACTATTCTTTATTTATTTTACCACCAGAATAATTTCTAGAAGCAGTTAAGTAATCATCTAAAGAATCGTGCAAATGATTATATGAACGTAATGTTCCTAAAGTTGCAATTAAATCATTTAATGAGGCGATCATTTTTTCATTTTGCTAAGTCATTTCTATAATTCCATTAGCATATTCTTTTTCCCAACTTACTGCTTGGGCAAGAGCATCACTAAATTTTTCATTTAATAAATTTGATAAAGCAAAAACTTGATTTTTTGTTTCTTCAGATGCGTCACCTATATTGGTTGTTACTGATGATACCTAATTAGCAAACTACGAAATACTAGCCCCAGTAAGCTCTAAAATACTATCTAACATTTTTTTACGATCATCTAATGCATCAGACATATCATATAAAAATGAATCACTAGCTGTTATCCAATTATCCATATAATCTTGGATACTATCCATACCGGTTAAACTTGCTAATTTTGTTTTTTCCCATAAATCTATTAAATCAGCTCCAGTAGCCTAATAAACACCAAGCATTCTATCCATAGTATCAGCTTGATTATTAAATGCGTTTAAACTCTAATCATTAAAATAATTCTATTGATTAGCTAACCATTCATTTAACTCTTCAATTCGTGCTCTTCGTTCCTAATCATCTAAAGTGGTATCTTTCATAATTTCAGCAAGAGTTTCTCTATAAGTTGTCTACACTTCTAAAGCTTTTTCCTATAATTCTTGAATATAATTATCATTTAACTCTTGATAAGCATGGAGTTTATCTTCGTATTGCTATTCAGCTTGAGCAATTTCTTCTTGATTTGCTGTATAAATATATCCCCAATTACCTTCTGCATCACGAGATAAACGAACAGTATGTTTAGCATCTTGTGCAATCTATAAATCATTATAAGCCTGTTGCATTTCTAATTTAGCTCTTAATGCATCTAAATCATATTGACTTAATTGCACGCCTTCTACTTGATATTCATTTATCTAACGCTAAATTTCAAGTAATTCTTTTCTATTTGTTACACCACGAGTATCACTTAATGTTTTATTTAAGTCTCTCTGTAATTTATTCAATTCATATAATTTATCATAATCTTGCAAATACAAATCTTCACTTTCAGATTGTCTACCAAAAGCTTCTTTTAAATAATCTAAACTACCAAAAGCACCGGACATAGCTTCATCAAATTTATCAGTAATATCCTCAATCATCTATTCAAAAATAGCCTAAGCCTATTCCATAGTTTCTTGCCAAGAACTAAGATATTCTTCTTCAGAATCTTTTATCTCAGAATCTAATGTTTCTAATAATTCTTTATACTCTCTGGCCGCATCTTCTCCGCCTTCCGCTAAGGCGGTATCATATAGAGCTTGAGCTTCTGATCTTTGCATTACTAAATCTTCATAACGTTTTTTAGCAGCTTCAATAGTATTCTTAGAATTTTCTAACATAGCATTATTTAAGTCAGAAATTAACTTTTTCTATTCTTTATTAACTGAATGTCCCATTAAATCAGTTATATCTTTATACACTTGTAAAGTATTTTTATAATGAGAGAATAAATCATATTGAGTTTGGATTTTATCATTAAATTCATCAAAAACATTTAAAATTTTATCAGCTATATTGCCGCGCATTTCTAATAACGCTTGATTTGCTTCCAATATACTATCTCGCCAATCTCTAATCTATTCAACTTGATCTCCTGTAAAATCACCATTTTCAATTAAAGCTTTAACTCTTTCATCATCTAAATTAGATAAATCAGCCATAGTCATACCTTTTGACTTTAATAAATCTATTAATCCTGTTTCATAAATCTTTATTTTATCTAAAGTATTAGTTGTCTATTTCCCAAAAATAGAAATAGCTTCAGCTGCTTTATAAGCATCATCAGAATATTTTTCTAAGAAATATTCTAATAATTTAGCTTCATCATCTGCTATACTAATCTTTAATTCAATTTTAGTAGTAATTAATTCAAAGAAAGCATCGTTTAATTCATCAATACCTGTTGCAGTTGAATAAATTTGATCTTCTAATTTACCTAAAGTCTCTTCATACTAAGAAATTGCTTTTTTAGCATCTTCTAAAGCGGTTTTTTGCTCATTAATAGAATCTGGAATTTCATCACCTGTAGCATTATAGCTATTTTCTTCATCAATAAGAGCGTTTTCCATATCCAATAGAGCATCTTGAATTTCTTGATAATTAGAGATAACACCATCTTTATCAATCTCAACTTTAATTCCAAGACTACCCAACTATGACATCATATCTGATTTATCTTGAGAAAGAAATTCCTAAATTTCTTTCATATAATCAGATTGAAGCTCTAAAGATTCTTTCCTTAAAGATATTTCTTTTTCTAATTGAGCAATTTTTTCAGCTCCAAATGCTCTCTCTTTACGTCTAGCAGCTTCGTCCTAAGCTTTTTTAATATTATCAAGTCGTTTATTAACAGTATGATAACGCTCACTAGCATCAGCTTTGACATGAGATGTTAAAGAACGAGGTTTCTTTTCAGAGCCAGATGAACTACCTCCGCCGCCACTAGAGCCACTAGATTTACTGCCCCCAGTACCACTACTTGTATTACTTAACTTGTGGTGACTAATATTGCCACCCTAGGCCCCTGTAGCGGTAATTGTTTCTACTTTTAAAGCATGCCCTCCTGGCTTTGCATCAATCATTTTAGCAGGTTTAGTTTCCATATGACCTGGTTCTGCTATTTCCATATAACTGAAATCTCTTGTTCCACCTTCTGCACCATTTGATAGTTGCTCTGTTTTCATAATATAAGTAGCTGGAACAAAATATGAAAGTTCACTTGGCACCTCTTCTACGCCAGGATCTTCATCAGAAAAAGTAAGATTATATCCCATTTTACCAAAAGCTTCATTAGCTTGTTCGGCAGTCCATCCTGCTGCAGCAATAATTTCATTACATTTCTCTAATAATGGACCAGTATCAATTACATCGCCTGGGTTTAAATGTAAATTATATAATTCATCCTATAATGTATCCATAGCAGAAAGAATATCATTAGTTAGAGCATCAAAATCCATCATAACATCTGGACCAATATCAAAAAATTCTCTGATACTGTCCTAATTAGCTTCTACTTGTTGTCTTATTTCATCAAAAGAATTATAAATTGTATCATCAGTAGCTCTCTCAACCAATGTGTCATAAGCAGTTATATTTCCATCTAATGCTTCTTTCATTAACCAAGCATTTTCAGCACTTTCTAAAAATGATTTTGATAAATGAGCATCTTGACTTAAATTCAATAAATCACTATATGTATTTTCTAAGTCCTGTAACATCTATATAGTGATTTTTCCAGACTAGAATCCTTCTAACCAATTTTTCCAACTAGACTAGAAACGTTTTGCAGCTGCTTCGGCACGAAGAAGTTCTTCGGCTATTAAACGTATTATTTCAGGATTATTTAAAGCTTCTTTATCAAGATCATATAATTCTGCTCCATACTCTTTCAAAAAAGCTATTCTTTCTTTTAGAGCATCATTACTTATATCAGGATCTAATTCTTTAAGTTTTTCAGTATTGATGCCATCAACTGCTTCTTCAAAATTATGAATAGATTCTTCATAATCTTCAATTTCTTGCGTTAATTCAGGATATAAATTTTTTAAAGATTCAAATATTTGTAATAATCTTTCATAAACTTCAGGATTAGCATTTTTAAATGCTTCTATTCCTTCAATACCTTGGTATGAGCCACTATTCTAATTATATAAATCTTCAGCTATTTTTATTTCTGGAGATTTATTTTCCCCTTGAATTGCTTGAATAAAACTTAACATACCTTCAATGCTTTCACCGGCTTGATTATATTTTTCTTGATAACCTTCTGCAGTGTCAGCAATTTCTTTTAATGCATTAAAACTTTCAATAGAATCTTGTAAACCTTTATTAAATTCTTCTAATACAATCGTATTAAAGATTTCCTAAAATTCTTCAGCGTCTCCTTTAAAGCTATAATCCCCAGTCGCTGTTCTTGAAAAATAATGCCTTAATGTATCAAATTCAAATTCTGATTCATGAGCAGCTAAATACTCATTAATCTAATCTTCATACTGCTATAAATAGCCATAATCATCTGAAGAAATCTCTTCCCCATATTCTAAATTAGAAATAACTTTTTTTGCATTTTTATATCTTTCAGCCGCTTCATCAAATGTAATTCCAGCAGCTTCTTTCATTAACTCAATAATCTTTTCTAATGGTACTTTAAAGTCATCAGCGGCAAAACCAGCAGCGATTAATTTATCAGATAATTTACTAACTGTTGTAGTCTGCCAATCGACGCCATCTAAAACATCACTTAGTTCGCCGGCCCTATCACCAGCTGTTTCAAACATTTCTTTTAAGCTTTTAAAACTTGTTAAGTCATTACCCAAACCAATTGCTTCTATTAACTACTCACCAATTCTTTTATACTAATCAGGAGAAATAGTATCAAATTTGGTTAGATTCGTCATAAAATCTTCTAAGAATTTTTGAGTATATTTAGGTAATTCTTGGAATATTTTACTAAAAGTATTTTCCCAATCTTGGGTAACTCCATCAAAAACTTCTTCAGCTTCTAATCTATTAGCATATCCTAAATTATGAGCCTGTCCAACAAATTTTTTACCAAAAGTTTTTAATTCTTGTCGATTAAAACCAGATAAATCTGGATTCTAATTTCTAACTATCGCAATTATAGCATTTAGCTAATCTTCATTATTCTGAAACTATGCTGCTAATACATCTGCTGCTTCTACAAAAGACTATGCATTTAAAATAATTTGTCTGACTTTTTCAACATCAGCTTCTGGTCCACCAGCTTTAGCGATATCAACATCCATTAATGCCGCAGCTAAACCAGCATTATCACTTTTTAATTCCTAAGCCATTTTAATAACAGCTGAATTTACCTAAGTACTATAAGCGTTTTCAGCAGTTGAAAATTCATCTAAAGCTGTAATAATTGGCTCTAAATCTTCCATTTTAGCAGATAATGACTCAAAAAAGTTAATTATTTCTTCATTATCAAGCCCACTTAAAAAATCTTTATCAAAACCTAGTCTATCTAATGTATTTCTATATAAAGAAACCTCAGCTTCGTCAGCTGCTTCTGCTGCTCCCAACTTGTCATAAGGATTTACATTTAATGCTTTATCAAAAGCTTCAGCACGAGCATCTTTGATCTCCTATCCCATCTTTGGAAAATAATATTTTAAGAAAGTGCTTAACTCTTTATTATTTTTAAGAGAATTAATAGCATCATTTATTTCTTCTTCGGTATATTTACGGAGCCCAAGGAAACCACTCTAAACTACTCCCTCTATAGCACTATCTACAGCAAGTTCTTTTTCTAAATATGTATTTCTTGCTAGCTCTACTTGTTTTTGAACTTCATCAATTCTACTTGCTCGCTAAGCTTGTTCTAAATCAGCTTCTTCAAAAATTAAAGCTCCATTACTATTAATTTTTACTTTTGAAGCCAATTCAGGCCATAACTCTATTAATTTTAAAGCTTCTTCATTCGTTTTCTCAATAGCTTCTCGCCATTCTTTAGTGCCTTCTGTTAGCTAATCAATACTATTTCTTGCTTCAGTATAATCTTCAATAGTTGACTTTAACTAATTATATGTTTCAGTAGCTTTTTCAAACTCTTCTTTAGCTTTTTTAGTCGCTTCTACCTATTCGGCATAAGCCTATCTTGCTTTATGGGTAGCATCATAAAAACTTTTAATAGCGATAACGACCCCTGCAAGTATTGCAATAACAATTGTTGCTGTAGCTGCAAAGGTAGCAATCGCTGCTCCAGCTTCACTCAATCCAGCTGTTAAAGCACCAATAGCTGGCACAGCACTATTGATACTAGTACCAGTTTTTATAGCAAATTTTCCAATACTTTCAAATAATTTTGGTACAGCATTGGCCCCTTTTATCATACGGTCTAAACTAAACATCAAAGTGCCCGATGCCGCCGCCGTAGATAACATTTTGTCTGACATACTCTTGGAAGTATCATTCCAAGTTTCTTTTAAACCTTTAATAGTATTTATAAACGAAGCTAATGCAGTTAACCCACTAGCAACTGTTGTTAAGCTTTGCCCAATACTCTATAACTCTCCTTTAACTTGCTATAAATATTCTTTTAAAATAGCCGCAGAAGAAGACATGTTAAAGAAACCTGTTGTGACATCTTTACTTGCCCCTTGAACATTATTAAAATGATCCTCTAAAGCTCGCATAGCTCCATCTACATCAGTAGTAAAAGGTTTAATTATGTTTCTTATTGTCTCTAAACTTGTTTGAATATCAGTATTTAATTCTCCGCTTCTACCTTGTATCTTATTAAAAAAGGCTTCAGCAGCCTAATTGACTTCATCGAATCCTTTACTAGGATCCTTTATAGCCGCTTCAAATTTAGCTTTAAATTCATCAAAAAGTCTTTGAGTATTTGTTCCATATACCTCTTCAACTGTATGGCCAAACTATTTTGTAGATTGCTCTATTCCATTTATTATAGCCTCAAATGATGTTAAATTATTTGTATTTTTTGAAAAATCTATTTTGGTAAATGACTACATAGTTGTTTCAACTATAGCCAATTCTTTCGCATATTTTTGTAAATTACTTATCTAAGTATCATATTTAGTTTTATCAAATTCGTTTGAAGTATTTTTTAATGCAAGAAAACGATCTACTACTTTAGCCGCATTTGCTTCAACTGATTTAAGATTATCTTTTACTCCAGTACAAGCTGTTTGCAAAGTCTAAAAAGCTTTAATGGCTTCACTTGAGTATCCTTTTCCTTCTAAAAATTTTTCTACTGTCTACTTTCCCGAATGTGCTGCATCTTCAACTGCTTTAATTTCTTGTTTAAGTAATTTAAATCCTTCTTGAGCTTCTTTAGTGTCAACACTTGTTAATTTTCCTAAAATATCATCAAAACTACTACTACTATCCCAAAACTACTTATCATTAACTTCTACATTATTGCTATGTCTCTAAGCTGCATTAGATATTCGAGCCTTTTCTATTCCAAATTGTTCTTGTGCTTTCTATAACTCTTTACCAGCTTCAATTGTATTCTATACTAAAATATTGTGCTATTCTTGTAATAATGTTACTATTTTAGCTTCTTCTGCTGATAACTATTTCTTTTTATTTAATTGCTATTCTAAAATTATATTAGAATAAGCCGCCTATGACTTATAAGCGGTTCCTGCAACTTGATCTTTTGTATGAGTAGCCCCTGCATACATATTAGCTAATTGATTATTAGCATCCTATTTCATAGCAATAATTTCTTTTTGAGTATATCCAAAAAAGAATCTAATACGCTATATTAAATTATCAATACTAGAACTTAATTGTGGTCCAAAAATAGTAAGAAAAGCAGTGCTAACGACAGATAATACACCGGGCAATCCGCCCAATGCTTTAATTAAATTATTAATACCATCAAGATTTTTTTCTATAAAATCATTAACATCAATAAAAAAATCATCATTTATTAATGATGAATAAATAGCTTCAGCAGCAGCTTTTACTCTATCTCTTGCTGCTTCCCAGCCTTCAGCATAAATTTCAGCTTGTTTATTTAAAGTTCCCTCAGAACCTTCAGCAATTTGTATATTATCTTTAAATTTATCAAAATTATCAAAAAGTGCAATTAAATTAGTATATTGACGCACACCACCAACAGTGTTTGCGACTGTGATTCGCGAAGTTTCATCTAATGTCTACCATTTCTCTCCAATATCAAATAAAATAGTATCCATTTCTTTTAACTTTCCATTAGCATCTAATACGTTAACACCTATTTTAGCTAATGCTTCTGTGTATTTAGTTAATCCTACGCCATCTTCTAATGTTTTACCAAGTTTCAAACTTTGTAAACGAGCGAAAATAGTCCTTAAACCAGTACCTACAGTATCAGCACTCTAACGAGTCTATGCAACAATAGTTGCTAAAGCAGCAGCGGCATTTTCATAACTTAAACCTACTGTACTAGCAACTGATGCAAATTTTTCCATACCAACAGCAATTTCAGCTTGGCTGGAAGCAGTCGCCGCACCTAAAGCAGACATAACATCAGCATAATATTCAAGTGATTTACTTCCATCATCAAAATTATTCCAGACAGCTGTCATCTAATCAGATACAGTTTCAGCTGTCTATCTAGAAACATTTGCCAATTTTAAAGTTGCTTCAGTTCTACGTGCTACTTCTTCATCAGTTAAACCCTATTGATAATAAATTAAAGAAGCATTAGTATAATCTAATGTAGTAGAACTTAAACTACGCGCTGCTTTATTAGCACGATCAGCAAATAAAGACATTTCTTCGGCTGACTAATTAGTAACAATACGAATATTATTTAAAGATTCATTTAAATTCTAAGCATATCCATATGCACTGGAGATCCCACCAACTAATGTGTGGATAACACTTGAAGAAATCTAAAATCGTGCGACATTCTTCAATGTAATCCACATTTGATTAATCATACTATTACTACGTTCTAAAGAAACATTAGCTGTACTAATAGATTGAGTTAATTGCAAAAATGCCTATTTTCCATTTGCACCTAATTTAGATAAGGCAGAGCCATAATCCCCCAATGTTTTTCCACTAGTTTTTAATGAATTATTAAATTTTACTAAATCTAATGATCCATCTGTCCGCATAGCATCCTGTAATTTTACTTTTAATTCAGTGGCTGCTATTTTTGCTTTATTAATTTCAGCACTAATCCCAGAACCACCTAATCCAATAGATGGCTAGTTTAAAGCTTTATCTAATAAACGATTTAATTCTTGAATAGAATTTTTTGCCTAACTTGTATCAGCAGTAAATCGCATATCAACATTTAAGTGTTTTCCTCCACTCATTGGACTAAAACTCCTTTCTCTCTATAACATTATATATAAAAAAGAAAAACGGATTATTACCCATTGTAAAGAATAATAATCCGTTTATAAAAATCATATTCTTCTATTAATAAATAATAAATATATTAATAGAATTAATTTAATTAGGCCATTTTAAGTTGTCTTATCAATAATTTCTTTTAATTCTTTTATATTATTATCATTTGCTATTTTATCTTTTATAGTATCTATATCTAAATTTAAATTACTATAATCAGTCTATAAAGAATCTAAAATGCCATAAACAGAATTGCGATATTCCATAATACTAATAATACTAGCATTAGTATGTTTTTCAAACCAATCACAATCATCTTTTGGAATTAAATCCCAAATCTATTTCATTAATCCTGAAGCAACAAAATTATCATATAATTTCATTGGATTCTCTTTTTGTTTATCTGTAAACTTAATATTAGTATAAGCATATAATACTTCCATTTTAATATTAAAATCAATGCGAGCAGTATTATAAAATCCTCTTTCATCAATAGAATTATTAATAATATTTGTTAATACTTCTAATTTCTTTTCTAATGGAAGAAATTGCTTTACTTCAATTTGTTCATTGCCGCAATGAATAATAGCAATTTCATCAAAGTTTGGTTTTAAGCCTAATTTAGTATATGTGACTTGTGCCATTATTTTTAGCCTCCTTTAACTCTTCTTTATTTTTAATTATAACATTTTTTTTTAATTTTTGCAATTTTTTTAATCTGTATGTGCCATCATTGCCACTGCACCACTAGAAATAGGACCATCTTTTGGTTTATAAAAAGCTAATACATATGACTAAGCCTTAAATTCAGCTAATAATTCTGATGTAAAATAAATCTAATTACCTGTACTAAAAATAAAGTTATTTTTACCAATAATATTTATCAAATTAGACATAGCAGCATACATACCTGCATGCCAAAAATATTTTCCATTTCCTTCGGGGATAAAATTAGCATGTGATCCAAAATCAAGAAAATATCTATTTCCTCCATATCCAGGTGACCAAGGAGTCATCCAACTTTTTGATTGGATACCTCCTAATAATTTTTCCTAATCATCTGTTGTAATAGTCTAATGAGATGCAGCATTCCCTAAATTCTCCATTTGATTTATAAGTAATGATAAATTATCTTTATCATTACTATTAACATTTATGGTTCCTAAAAGTATATCGTATTGAATTTGCTAACCTTTTTCATTTCGCTAAGACCCTGATGATATTGCCTTTATTCCATACTATTTTAAAATTTTTTCTAATGCTGGGACTAATAATTCTTCTTTATAATATCCTTTTAAAGATTTCTTATAATTATCTATCCTATGAGCAATAATTCCAGTTTGTAATTGTTCAAGTATTAATTTTCTAGCATAACCAAATAAATTATTCTAAATATCAGTATTTGTAGTATGACCTAGTTTGGTAATAGAAGCTACATGAGAAGCAACCATCTAACGAGTAAAATTATTTGATTCTAAAAATTTTTCTATATCTTTCGTTATATTTTCTGCTAATCGTTCTGGTTTAATTTCACCAGCTTCTCCTCTTCTAATTAAGTCTTTATACCGATTAAGTAAAGTATTATAACTAGCAGTATTCCCTTCCCCGGAAATTGTTTTTATCATAAAATCTTCCATTAATTCTTTAATAGCATCAAAAGCTTTATTAAATGTTTCATCCAATTCATTATCAGTTTCCTATTCCAATGCTTCATTTAATTTATTTAAAAAGTCTTTAGCTGCTCCTTTTTGCTATAATTCTAACTATTGTAAGAAATTTCTTTTCTGTTCTTTAAAATTATTGATTGCATTATTATAAGCACTATCAATAATACTATGAGACTAATTTTTATAATATATATACCAAGGATTATTTAATACAGGACTCATAATATAAACTCCTAAAAAAAAAATAAGGAGAGAAATATTTATATATCTCTCTCCTTTAATTTAATTAACCATTAGCGTTTTCAATTCTCTAACTAAGTAAATCCTCGTGAGGATCAACACCAGTTGTAACACCATCAACTGCATAGACACCATTAGGTGTAGCACCACGGTGGAGCTCTTGAGCACTTTCTTCTTCAATGATTTGAACAACAGCAAGAACTTTCTTACTATGATCAAAACGAGTGTAATCAGGGAATGCATCCATAGTGAAAGTAAAGCTTGATGGATCACCAGAAGATGCCATAGTAAATGTAAAGTTAGATTGAATCTTGCAGTTAGGAATTATGAATTCAGCAGGCATATCTACACCAGCTTCATTACGGAAGAGGGTAGAAGCTTCAAGATAGAAGTTACCACCAAATTTATCGGGGGTAATTTCAATTTGTTGTGCAGCTGCTTCACGAGCTACATAGAAATCAACAAGAACACTATCAAACTTAATATCATCAATTTGACCAATCTTATATCCAACATTATCATTACCGGTATGAGTATCATCATAACAATTATGCTCAGCAATAGTAATAACATATTTTCCATTTTCATCAGGAGTAATTGCTCCATGAACTGGAATGTAAGGCTCAGTTACGATAGCGCCATCACGCATAAACATAACATAAGCAAAGTTCTCACCCTTATTTTCTGGTAAATAAGGTTCCTAAGATAATGGAATTGTAACTGAAGAACTAGTACTATTACCTTCAGCGATAGAAGATTTTAAAACATCACCAGCATCAATAGTTTCTGTAACATGTTGATAAATTGGTTTCCCAGCTGTAGCAGTTACAAGACCAGCACCAGAAAGAATCATAAATCCTTCTGGAGAAATAAGAGCATCTTCCATAGTGAAAGTTACAGTTCTTTCACCTTCCCATGCTACTAAACGAGCATTACCACGTCCACCTTGGGCATATACTGTAGTAGCTGCACCCTCGAGACTAGAAGTTTTTAAAGTATCAAAATAAATAACCGGTTCATTTTTATAGAAAATTTTATTGCCAACTTGCATACGGTTCTTTGCACGAAGAACTACATCACAAATCTCACGTACACCAAACTTCATAATGTGTTTTCCTCCTTAATTAATTATGAATATTTTTCATCCAATTGTCGGGCTTAGAGTCTGGTTTCCCGCCGGCCAAACGGCTACGGATATCTAAATCCCAATTAATCCATAAATGGTATCGTTCAATTAAATCATATAATTGAAACATTGTTAAATTTATCAATTCGTGCAAAGGCTAATATAAAGCCACTGCTAAAATTGATAAATACTAACTTAAAACACTCGCATTCTTTGCACCTGACTCAGCGGCAATTCGTTCTCGTCCTCGCTATAATTTTCTTGCAATTTCTTGAGCCTTTGCCCCACCAGGATTAAATGCTTGCTAATCCATAGGACCATTACTAACGCAAAAAATCTAACGCAATATTATCTATAAATCTTCAAAATTCTCAACATCTACAATAATATTCTCTCCCTATCCATCGTTTGGACGAAATAATAAAGAATTTGGAGTAAATAACACCTAATATTTAGGAAATAATAATAATAAAACCTATTGTACAGCCTACTTTTTATCTTGCGCTTTGGTTTCTTGCATTATTTTCATAAATATTTGAAAATTATTTATTGTTGATAGAAGATTTTTGTCCTAAACAAACATAGTTTTATATAAAGAAAGACATTGAGCTCCAGTAAAATATACTTGCTCACCAAGCATAGAAATTTCTTTAATTGAAGGCTAATGAACCACTAATTGGCAAGCTGGAATTGGGATATCACTCCCGCACATTAAGGCTAGCCTATAATCCATTAGGATATTCCTTTTCCTACTCTTTCTATGCCAAAATCATTTTTTTATATTCTTGTTCAAACTATTCTTGCTCATTCGGATTAGGCATTCTCTTTTTATCTTCTTCTCCATGATAAGTTCTATACATTAAACATAATCCAGCAAATTCATCATTTAAAATAATCTAATTTGCTCCTAAGAATTCAATTTTCCCAATACCAGTTAATTTCTACTAATTAAGCATTGAATCAATTTCAGCTGCAATACGATACGGACGTAAATTATAGTCTTTTAATTGCCATTGATCAAAATGACAAATAATATCAAATTCAATAATATTATCTCTAAATTCAGGATTCTCTGATTCGACAAAATTATCAAAACTAATAATAATATAATTCAATACGCTTTTATCTATATATAACTTAGGAACATTTTTAATTTCTTTGCCAAACATTTTAATTTTTTCATTATCAGAAAGATTTGGCTATTCAAGAGCGTCTCTTGTAGTACGACATAATAATTTACATAATCTGTCATTGCTTAAAAACTTATCTATTAGTAATCTCATATCTTTATTAATAGATAAAAAACTACTTTTTGGAGGATGATAATTTTCAATTTTCATACTCTTTCTCCTTTTACTCTTATTTCAATTAAAACAATGATTCAACAACAATTGTTTTTGAGAAATTTTTATCATGGCCAATTTCTTTATTTCCATACCATAAAGTAAATTGTCCACTATAACTACTATTCCATTTAATTTTAATTCCAGGAATACCTTTTTCTGTTTTAAACTTTTCTAATAATACAGGAACACGCGGTCCATCTATATACCAATCACCATTGCTATTTTTATCAGCATTTACAAAATATTGATATTCAATTTTTGGTTTAATAAATGTTGGACCAATAATATCTTCTTTTCGATTAATTTCAGGTTCTATATTCTTTTTAATATAAGCTCCTACTAATCCATCCTAAATATTATCTTCAGTCTCATTAGCAAAGTATTCAACAGCTGTAATTTCAAAAATCCCTTTTGTACTAATTGAATCAGTTGCTTCTACTCTCCAACATATATTATTATCTGGAGAATCAGCATCTTTTAAATAAAATTTTTTATATCTTTGAAACTATTTCATAACCTATTCATTTTTCGGTAATAAAATATGTAGACTATGATTTGGTTCATCAATACTAATACCGTGTTTCTAAATAAAATTGATTTTTGTTTCTACTGGGCCTCTAATTGCTGCATATGTGCTCTATTCATTTCCATCTTCATCCAGCCAATTAATTTCATAATCACAACGACGAATTTCAGCTCTGAAATAAGCAATTTCATCTAAATCCTATAGAGTAATTAACCAATAACTATTGGTACGACACCACTCAAATATATCGCCAACTTCAAAACCGTGCTCAAATCCAATAGAAATAATTTTGTCATCATAATCAAATTTATTTTTGTCAGGGTTGATAAGTGCTCGCACCGGAGCCGAATGTTCAGGCCCGTGCTCTAAATTTTTTACTCCTTGGATTTTTTTTACCCAAGCTCCTTGATAAGAATACAATGTTGCTTTATCTAATGACTTTCTTTTATCCCGAATCATTCGTTCCTATTGCGGGAAGCCTCCTCTATAACGCAACTAGTCAGCTATCGTATTGGCGCCTTCTACTGTGTCTTTGTAATATTTATGAGGTTCTAAATTCCCAAGTCTTGCCCCCATTAATTTCATAGCTAAATTAGCGCCAATACCAAAAGAATCATTTTTATTCATTCTTTTGTATCTCCATTAAACTCATTAATTAAATTAATGCATTCAAATACTGTTTTTCTATAAATAGAAAAATCTACATCTACTACACGCAATCCCTCTAATTTAGATAAAAGCTATAAAAAACATGAATTATGAAGAAAAATTTGATCTTTCCCAGCAATATCAATAATTACTGTTTCTAACTATCTATCCCAGTCTTCCCCATTCTCCCTCATAGGAATTAACTTCCAAAGCTAATTAGTTAATCTAATAACTTCTTTTTTTATATCTTCTTCTCTAAAAGCAAATTTATATTTACTTGAAATCAATAATATACACCATGACCCAAAGCATTTTTCCAATTAGACTAATATCTTTGGTCCTCTCTATTGATCTTGCGGCGTTTATATAAACGCTACATATGATGAGATTGACGCTGACATTCTGACAATAAAGCTAATAATTTCTATAAATGATTAGCCTATGATGTCATTTTAAAATCAGCGCCACTATATTTCATGCGTGTACTTTCGATAGATGTTACCTGTCGTTGAACCCAAGCAATCATCATTAAAATCGCTAAAATATTAATTTCCTCTGAATTTAAATCAGAGGAAAAAGTAGATTTTTCAATTAATGCTAATGGAGGTCTTCCAAAATCATTTTCATCAATAGTATCGTCCCATAGAACACCAATTAAAAAATCATCTTCAGTTACTTCATTTTCTGGCTTAATTTCTTGATCTATAGTATAATCATATAAATTACATCTTGGAAATTCAAAACCAGGAATAGCATCTATTAACATATTTCTTAAATCTTTAATAGTATCCTATGGAGTTAATTCAACATACATGTCATCAGTAATTTTACCAAGAAAGCGGTTATAAATATCTGTGAATTTAGTCACAAAATACGCCTCCTTCTTTAATTACCCCTAATTAACAACCTTATAATTAGTTTGAGTTCTACGACCAGTTACTGGAGTATCAATAGCTTTTTCGACAGCCTTTTCAGTTTTATCGTCAACTTCTGTACCAGAATTAGCAATCGCTTTATCAACATCAAAACCGGTCTTTTTCTTTAAAGCCGCACGTTTTTCAAAGTCAGTTAAAGGTAATTCTACAGCAAACTTTTTAACTAATTCCAAGACGCCCTCTGGAGCATAGTCTAAACAATCTAAAAAAGCTGGTAAAGTTCCAGTCTTTAAAAGCTCAATAATCTGCGCTTCTGACATATAATATTCTGGTTCAACATTAAGTCCAAGACTTTTAGGGACGCCTTCACTCTAAATCTATAAAAAATTAATCATCATCTCGCGGCCACCTGGCTGATAACTTAAATGCAATAATTCTTCATAAGAAATACGCTTTGTCTCACCAGGAGTAAAACGTCTTACAATATTATCTTCTGGAATTGTATATTTTACAATACCAGCACTACGATTTTTTACATTATAAAAATATTTTCTTTGTTCTACCATTTTTAATAAATCTCCTTTTACTCATAATAAAAAATAGGAGAGCGGGAGATTTACTCCCTCTCCCCTTTATCTCAAAAATTATTTAATTAATTTTTAAATTATGGATTAGTTGTGCCGCCTTGGGAAGGAGTTGTATTTTCTCCGCCTTGTGCAGGAGTGGTATTTCCACTATTAGTACCGCTATCAGCACTAGAACCATCCTCATTCACAGCACCATCAAATTGACCATCTTTACGGCCATCATAAGTAATTACATTACCAGTAACTCCATTAAAGTTCCAAGTATCCATTTGTCCCATAAGAGAAGTGTCAACATAGCAACAAATATCATTAGTTAACATAGCAACTACGCCAACCTTACGATATACATGAATTTCTTTACTCCAAGTACCACGATTATCGTCTTCACGTACAAGAGTATTACCCTCAAAGGCAATCTTAACAGGCTTGCTATTAGCTCCAGCAGGAATAATCCAACAATAACCTGGATCAATAACCTTACGGCTATTAGTTTCATCTTCAAAGCCTTGATCAAGAATAGTTACAGTATGACCTTTATAATTAGCAAGACGACCTTTTTCCCAAAGTTCTTGCTTCATACCATCAGTATAACGCCAAGCTTCTTGAGGAATCATTTTAACAGCAAATTCATAAGTACAATAAATAGCAGGAGTACCATAAGCACTTGCAATATAAATTAAACGATCAAACTCAGTTTCATCAAAACCATTAAAAGCAACACGATTTGCTGGAGGAAGTTGATTAATAGAAGCTTTAAGAGCATGAGCAACTTCTTTTGCAATTAATTCTTCCATACCCTCGTAAATAATACGAGTTACTTCAGCAAAATCAACACGACCATCAAGGAACTCTTCAAATCCAATTTGAGCAGCTCCGCCAATAGCACTAGTGCGAACTTCGAAAGCCTCTTCAGCTTTACCAAGCTTAAAGACTTCATATACACCAGCAAGACCAACACGAGTAATGAATTGTTTTGCACGGTTATTTGAATTGAGCTTACGACGGAAAATAGGTTTATCACCTTGACCAAAGGTCTTTACTTCAGCAAATTGCATATAGGTTTCAGTAACCTTACGTGGAAGCACTTCATCAAGAGTTTGTTCAATAAGAGTAAAAATAGTATTTTTATTTTCACGATATGCAGCATTAGTGCCACAAAGTTCATTGAGTTCTTGGCGAAGAGTTTCATTTAAAACATCATAACTAAGATTCTGTCCATTAAAACTATAAGAAGTAGGAGCAGAAGCATTAGCTTTAGCTGTAATCTTCATTAATTGAAGTAAGTTATTAAAATCCAACATTATCTTCTTTCTCCTTTCTTATTATTGAATACGCATTAATTTTACGCCTGGTTGATGATCTGGCATAGTATAAACTTTAACAACTTGCCATACCATATCAGATGCAGTTGGAGTTGCTTTCTTAGTAAGAATACCCTTATTGTTCTTATCAGGAACAAGTTTATCTTTAAGAGCTACAGTATTATCGGCAATCATATTTGTAGTCATAATATCGCCAACATGAGTCTTAACAAGACGTGGAACCATAGTAGTTCCTTCTGGCATTAATTGTTCGGTGTAAGGTCCAACAATATGGAATGGATCTTCATTGTAATGAAGTTCATACATATCAGGAGCAGCAGTTACATCATCAACTGGGAATGACTTTGCATTATCGCCTTCACCAAAAGTAACTTTACCATTAGCAAATTTAATGCTACCATTTTTTGCGTCAACACCATTGCCATTGTAGTAACGAGATTGTCTATCCCACATTTCATCAGGTTGAAGATTACGATCCTTATCATAACCACCACCAAATGGGCTATATACACGAGCTTGATAATTATCCTTAATCATTGCGAACTCAGCATCAATTTGATGATCGCGATAAAGTTTAATTTCATTATATACTAATAACCATTCGCCAGGACCAGTAAAGTCTACAACGCCCTCAGCATAGTCATACTTTGCAAATTGACCATTTTCAAGAATTTGAATATCAGCAGCGGCTGGGAGTTGAGCATATACCTCTTTAGTAGCTTCACCAGAGAGGTGGTTAGCTTCAACTTGACCGTATCCATAGCCATTAGTCTTAATATATCCAGCTTGGCTTTCAATATTTTTCTTTAAGAAATCACTAAGCATTTTATATTATCCTCCTCAATCAAAATTTCCTTCATTTTTAACTTCAATAGCACGAGCAACCCAAGCGGGCATATTTGCATAAGCATCATCTGTAGTGCTATCAAGATTATAGGTAGTAGTTTTAACTTCTTCTTCTTTCTTTTCAGAGTCATTTAAATCAAAACTTACTTTATTACGTACACAAATTACTGATAATTTAGCTTCAATTTCATCAAGGCTATATTTATCAATATTATCTACGCAATCTTTCTTTTGCTCACTATTAAGCATAAAGAAAGAATCAATTAATGCTTGTTTCTTTTCTTTATCAATACTATTCTTAAAATCACACAATTCTTTATTTTCATTAACTAATCGTGTAATAGTAGTATTTAATTCATTTACTTGAGCTTCAAGAGCAGTATATTTATTTAATAACTCTTGATATTCAACTACTTCATCAAGACTATATTTAGTCTTGTTCTTTTTCTTTTCATCTTCTAATTCATCATTATTAGATTTTTTTTCATCGGCAGGGGTTTCTTCTTTTTTAGGGTCTTCTTTAGGAGACTATGAGTCTTCCTTCTTTTCAGGCTTTTTCTTCTCTTCAGTCTATTCTTCTTTAGATTTCTTTTCTTCTTCATCATTCTTTTTCTGTTTATATTCAATCTCAAAAGAATTTATATCTTCAAGAGTGAATTGAGAATTATCAAAAGAATCAGAAGAAAATTGAATAAGTTCGTCAGCAGGAATAAATTCTTCTGTGTCGGTTAAAGAGAAATTTAAACGAGAATAAGTAGAATCTTCACGATTTTGAAGAACTGCAAATTTTTGACCTTCAGTTTCCTCATAAACACCAACTAAACGATAAATTAATTCATCATTAGTTTTATAATTATTCCACATATAATCGTAAATTGCGTCCCAAAGACGACCACCAATTTCAACAGCATAAGTATTAAACACTGGTGTTCCTCCTTTATCATTACTCAAAATTTCTTTCATTGCCTCAATTAATGAGAACAATCTTTGCTTAAAATTATCTTCAAAAGAAAATTGTACTTTAGAAATAGATGCTCCTTCAAAGCAGGGTTCAACATCTTCTCCTAAAACACAAAGCTTTGACATAATTGCTTCATTAATAATGAAAAACTACGGCTTTCCATTATTATCTTTTGTCCAAAATGCATCTAAAGTATTATCATCTAATTCCATAGATTGATTATTTCCATGTTCTATAATTCTTTGAGACTCTGGATATTGTCCAGTCCAAATATATCCCTCAGTTACTAAATATTCATGAGGTACTCCATCATCTTCAAACCACTAAAACCAAACTTTAGCATCCATTGAAACAAAGCCATAAGGTCTAGTAGTATCTTTAATCTATATAGTCCCATTTGAAATTTCAATTGTTCTATTATGTTCTTCAAAATCTTTTTTTTCAGAATTATAATAACCAACGATTGGGCAACCTGGAATAGAATTAGCGAATTCTTTAGCTACTTCTTTTGTAATTACACTTCTATTACGATTAGCCTATTGGCCTACATAGCATACTTTTATTTGACATTTTGAAATAAGAGGATTAACAGGTTTTATGTCTAATACTTCAATAGGCATATCTACCATGTTTATACTAACATGCATGCTTGTCCTCCTTTCTTAGCTCATAGCTTCTTTATTTTTAATAGTTTTTTCAGATTTTTCATCATCTGGTTTTTCTGGTCTACCACCAGTACTTTTACTATCTGATATTTTTTGAGTTTTATTAGAATTATTTTGATTTTTTGTGCCCAAAATATCTTGTCCACTAACAGTATTACTACTCAATGGAGGAATCATCAAGTTAGGCAAATCAAGTATTTCATTTTCAAAATATGCTAAATTAACAACTGAACTCTATGAATGACCAAGAGCAACCATAGGTAAAAATTTAGACTAACCATTAGAAGTTAAATCTTTATACATTTTTGAAATATCTTTATAATTATACTAAGTGGTTTCAAGCATCACAAAAGTAAAATTAAACTTTTTATTACTACTTTTTTTATCTACTAATTTATTAAAAAATATATCAAACTATAAAATTAAATTGCGCATAGTAGATTCATCATCTAAAATAGATTTTTCTAATGATAAATTGCCATCAGTATTAAATAAATTTCTTGAAATACCAAGAGCATCATATAAAGCTCTTTCAACTTTTGCTAAATCATCAGTTTTAGTAGTAGTATTCTTATCACTAATATCAATAGATTGTACATCAGCAAAAGTAGTTACTACATCAATACCGATAGCTTTACTTAACATAGCAACCATAGTATTATGTATATCTCTTGCTTCATCAACATCAAATATTAAATCACCATTTTTATCCATAGGTAATTTCTGTACTAAAATTTTTAAAAGCTGTTGCATCTATTTCTTTCTATCTAATTCCTAAGCAGCATCTAAATCAATAATAGCAGGAATTGCATTAAAGAAAATAGGGAAATCACTTCCATTAATATTAAATTTAACAGTACTGCCTGGATCTAAAAGATACCAACCTTGGCGTCCTTGATAAGTCCCAGTATTATTATCTGTCCAATCTATTTCAGTATTTGTAAGTTTACCCTATTTATAGAGCATATATCCTTTTGCAAATTCTTCTGGGAACATTCTTATAACTTTTATTCTATAAGCTGGATCAACAAATTTATCATCAAAAAATGCCATATTAAATTCAATGACTGGAGCACCTTCAACATTGAATCTGGAACGACAATATTCTAATGGAAGTTCTTGCAATACAACGCCTTTTGCACTATTAATTATATATCCATAATAACAACCATGTTTTACGACTTTAAGTGCTATATCGCCACAAATTTTTTTAATATAAGAATTATCTAAATATGATAAAATCTTTACATATTCTTCTAATACTTTATCAGTTTTAGCATTCTCTTTAACATTTTCTGGATAAATATACCAATCATATCTATAAAGAAATGCAAAATAATTACAAACTGTCTAATAAATACCACTAGCATTATAAAAAAAATCTGAAATAATTCTCATTTTTTTATAATCCTTCTTAATAATAGTTGCTAATATTTCTTTTTTATTACAAAAAGGTAATTTAGCTTCTTTTAATGTACCTAAATCTAATAAAGCATCTTCTAATACTTTTACTCCAACTTTTATTTTTCCATAATCAGTAATATTTTCATTATTATCTCCTGTGGGAAAACCAAAATCAAATAAATCAAAGCCTTTATTATGGATAGCTTCTTGTCTTTCAATATCCAAAATACTATCCTCCTTTAATAGCCAGCTTTATGCATTATATAATCATAAGTAATTAAATTTTCTTCAGTATAAGGAATTTCAATTAATTTTAAATCATGTAATGCACAAAATCTACGCTTCTTATTATCATTATATTTTTGCTAATAAAATCCTTTTTTCCCACCAAATTTCGCAGTAGGTTCATAATGCTATTTTCCTTGATATTCAATAATAAAATCAATTTTTCCATCATCATCAAATATTACGAAATCAAATCTAAGTGGACGGCCATTATCACTTCGGAGTTCTGGAAAAATATATTCTTCTTCAAAAGTTAATCCAGCTTCATCTAAAATTTCTTCAATCTTTATTTCACCTCTACTAGATCGCATTTTCCTTTCCCCCTTTAACTTATAAACATCATATCAGTAACTTTAAATTTTTTCTTTTTCTTTTTACTATCTTCTTCAATTTTTATATAATATAAACCATATTCTGCCGCAGAAAATTTATCTTTCTTAATTCCTTTATTAGCCTATTTTAAAATAATATTAACCCCTTCATTCTCTTCTCTAAGATTCATCATTTCCTCTTTAAGAATGGAAGTTAAAGTAAATGGTTTTAAATATTCTGCCCTCTTTTCAGGAGTCATTTTCTATCCAGCTTTTGTATTTAATAATTTAGCTTTAGCTACTCTTTCATCAATTAATAATTTAATTTTTCCAGCATTTAACATTGTCTAAAAATTAGCATGAGCTTCAGTATTTTCTGGAGCGTGAGCTTTCATTAAATACATAGCTTCTTCTTCTGTCTCATTAGTATGAAATTTTTTATATTCATCAATAGCGTCAGCCTAAGTTCCCCCATAAACTCCGAAGTCGGGAAAATCTTCTTGCGTTTCATTATCATGCTATGGTTTAACCATATAATCAACAAGACCCATACCAATACCATTAGCATCAATAACAATTCTACGAGCTTTATATTTATAATAAAGTCTTTTAACTTTAATAGCCTAATCCTCCATATGGGTATCTGCCATTGTATAAATATTTACTAATGATTTAATTGATGGCCCCATTGACTATGGAGTTACTTTCCAAACACAAACAACACTATCACATCCTTTTCTACCAACGTCCATAGAAAGGATATAATAACTTTTTGTTGACGAACGACCAGATGATTCATATTCTGGTTGATTTAATATTCTATGTTTATCAAAAGTTTCTCCATTAAAGAAAGCATTTTCTGCTGTACCGCTCCATTTACTTTCATATTCACGATCAAATGAAGCTTCATTATAAGTACCATCTCGTTGTAAATCTTGTAGAAATGTTCTATCTAATAATTTCATTAATACTGGTATTCGCCAAGTACCACCCATAATAAATGCTTTTTCTGGTTCAGTTATCATCCAAACTAATAACTAAATTAATTTATCATAGGCAAAAGTCCCTTTCCAACCAGCAGTAGTAACATATATCTAACTTTTATTTAATGTTTCTTCTGGATATGACTATCCATCCATTGCCAATCTTGAAACGTTCATTGTAGGAATAATAACTTCTGAAAGAATTTGTCCATCAACACCAACACATTCTTCTATTAATCCGCCATGACGACGTTTACCACGAGACTTTTCTGTAGCGGCAATATTATCAAAATATGAACCATTTTTAAACATAAAAATACAATAATCTTTACTTATTCGTGTTTTACCAGGCCGATGATCTAATTCTTTATCTAAAGCTGGAATTAATCTACAAAGTTCATCTACTTTTTCTTTAATAATACCAGCAGCCTATTCTTTACCACCAGAAGTAACAAATAATTTTGCTCTTGGATAAAGAATACAACGAATCATTAAAACTAACACAGAAAGAAATGATTTTGAATATGCACGTGGGAATACCATATAAACATATTTATACCGCATAGCCGCACGTAAAAATACTCTTTGATAAAAGAAAAAATGTAATCCATCATCTGGAATTTTACCATCTAATCCAGTCTATAAAAAATCAACAAACATATCAGGATATTCACGCCAATAACTTACATACTATCTAATGTAAGGTTTTAATGGTGTAATACGCTCTTCTGATATACCAATTTTTCTAGTACTAGATGATGATAAATTTAGTAAATCTTGTAATGCCATTTTAGATTAAAATTTCATCATTGTCAAGTAATGATGCTATATATTCTTCATCATCAATAGCTTCATCATCAACAAGTTCTTTCAATTGCTAAAAGTCTTCGTCATTTAAGAAGGCTTTTTCATCTTCATCAAAGAGTTCGGCTTCAAATGCATCATCATCGCCAGCAGCATCAGCATCACGCATTGCTTCTTTTTCTTTATCTAATTGAATTTGTTTGACAGCACCTTCAATTAAATTACCAAGATTCATTTCTTCTGTTATTAATGTTCTAGTATATTTCTATAAATCCTATAAAGTTCTATCTACTTTATCTTGAGGGCCATCTGTATAATAGCGAGGGAAGAAGCCATCTCGTTCACACATGGCAATTAATTCACTGATAGAATCAACCGCATTGCCACTATCAGTTTTATTTTGAGCCGCAGTAAATTTACCACTTTTCATTAACATATCATACATTTTACTAGCCTTCTGGGCGCCATCAATATCGCCCATATCTAATAGCTAATTCGTTTTTAAAGATGTTTTACAAATCATTTTTAATGTATCAATATGTCCAGCAGATTGGATATCATAAGACTCCATCATATCATTATAAAGTTTTTCTAAATAAATCCATTCGTCTGGTTTATAAGTTTTACCCCATTTTATTTTAAGTGCTAATTTTTCTTCATCGGTCAATGAATCAACTATTACATCATCATCTGATTCATTTGGCTCGGTTATCTCAAAATCCTAATATACTGGTGGGGGAGATGGAGCATTAAAATTTTCTTCCTCATCTTTATTGATTAAACCAGCTTCTGCTACTGCTTTATCAATTTCTTGAATATCATATCCTTGGCGCTTCATAGCTTCTTCAATTTTATGAGCGGCTAATTCTTGAAGATAAGCAGTATCTTTCCATCGATATTGCTTAAACTATTTAAGTTTCATTTTAGAAATATAGCGGCCCATAATTGTAGTTCCTGTCACAGACGCTTTATCTCTACCATATGAAAGTAATAATTTATTCCATTCTTCTGGAACATATGGAACATCACATTCTTGCAATATCCATAAAAATGTATCCGGATTCCAATTATCTACATGCATAGTAATACAATCTTTACACATATTAAGTCGGCCTGCCGGATATTTAATTAAATCATTTGAAGTATAAAAATTATCTTCATTTTTTGTTCTTTTGCACTTTTCACAAAAGCGCTATTCTTTTGATCTTGGCATAACTCAGCCTCCTTTTATATTCATCACAAAAGGCTGGAATTAACTAACAACTTTTGCCCTAAAAAATTTTTTTTATTTATTTTTCATTAAAATAAATACTATCTTCAAAATGAAATCCAATAAATCCTTTTAATTGCATTTTACTTACATATCTTCCAATATTAATAGTATTTGGGTGGTATTCATTTAATTTATTCCATTCTTCTTGTATAAATGGAATATCTAGTTCTTTACAAATTTCTAATATATTATCTTTAAAATTATTTTTTATACATTCTTTACAATAATGGCTACTTCTAATTAAATGTTTACCTTCAGTATAATGTAAATAAAAATCTTTTAAATCTTTATATGTATTACATAATTTACAATATTTTTCCATAAAAAAACCTCTAATTAAAATTTTTCTTTTAATTCACTTAATAACTTTTGCCCAAGCGCATCTTTATTCCTAGCCTCATTTTTTCTTATTTCGGCAGCATTTACAGATGGAATAAAAGCCATCCTTACTGGTTTTATTTTTACTAAAATATTTGTTATGCGCCAATTTAACTTGACCGCATCTACTGCATCGTTTAAATTTTCCGGGTTTTACTTGGGTATAATACCAATTTAAATATTCATCCTCAGCAGCGGATGCTATTAATGTTGGAATTTTACGACGCCATAAACTGGAAATATATTCAACGCTATGTTTTATACCGAATTCTTGTTGGAGAGCTATTTGAATATCTATATTTTGCATTCCATCAATTTTATATTCAACAAGTCGTTTATACAATGGATAAGCTTCTAATGCTTTGTCGCATATCTATTCAAAATCATAAATTAAATACCACATATCATTTTCAAAATAACCCCAGCTATCTTCTTTTAGTTTTGAATAATTACATAAAATACCAGAACAAACAGCTGGGTCTATTAAAGTAATTCCTTTAGAAATTAAATTATCATCATTATCAATTTCTATATCTCCTTCTAATGGAATAACATTTTTTGAATGAGTAATTTTTGTAAGAGTAATTGGTCTACGATATGCATTTTTAATTATATATTGATCTTTACGCAGTTCAATTAAAGTAGATTTAATAATATAAGCCTATCTACCTTCTGCTGTTTTTAATTTAGTTTCCCAAATATTTATGGCTTCTTTTAATTGTTGTAAAGGTTGTATTTCTTCTATATCTTTTTTTGTTATTGTTATTTTTGGCTAAAATATAATATTTTTATTTTCTGTTATTAAATTATAAATTCCGTCTTCGCCATTTTCAAATTGGGACACAAGCCCTTCAAAAGAGGTTTCTCGTTTATTTACAGTAGTCATACGGTTGTCAGTTAAAATTTTTCGTTCTTTACGCTCTTGTTTCTCCATACATAAAATGAGATAATCAGCCATAATTTCTAAGTATTTTTCTCCTGGGTCTGGATTTTCTTGTAAAATTTGTTTGATTAATTCATTTCTATCTTCTGGGTTGTCAAGCGTATAGTCTAATTTAATCAAATTATCAACCTCCACTTAACGATTTCTCTATCATAGATTATACTAAAAAATTTTTTGTTTGACAAATTTTTAAAAAAATTATATAATATTATTAGAAAAAATATATAAAAAAGAGGTTAAAAAAAAATGAAGTTGATAAAAGAAAATACTACTCGTAAAGTTGATACTCTCGGCAGAGTTAGTATTCCGAAAGGAATGCGAGATAGACTTGATATTAAAGATGGCGAAGAAATGGATTTTTATTTATTGGAAGATGATTGCGGAAATCAATATGTTGCATTAACAAAACAAATTGAAGATAATAATAAATATATTGTTGCCGCAAATGTTTTAAAAGAACTTAATTTAGAAGTACCAGAAAAACTAGAGGAATTAATTTGATTTATACTAGTTATTTTAGTAATTATAAAAATTTTCCTCAAAATTTTATTCCTATTGGAATAACTCGTTATCCTCCTAAAAATTGGAAAGGAATTAATTTAGATATATTAGCGCCAAGTGAAAAATTATTAAAAATGTACAAGAATAAAGAAATAGATGAATATATTTTTAAAAAAAGATATTTTAAAGAATTATCTGATAAAAATTTAACGCCGGCAAACGTGCGACAATAGCTTGAAAAATTTGGGAATATTATTCTATGTTGTTATGAAAAATCAGATGATTTTTGTCATCGACATCTTTTGGTTGAATGGCTTGGCGAAGGATAGGAGTTACCGTAAAATCGAAATGAAAAATCATTTAGAAATTTTTTAGGTCAGACCAAATGATTTTGTGTATAAAAAAATTTTTTTATCCTGAAACTATACGCCCCCCATTTTATTCTCAGTAAATATCTACAAAAAGTATTGGATATTTTTCTGAAAAAATTTTAATAGTAATGAATGAACACCCCTTATTTGCTCGCCCCGCTGACAGCCAAAGCGGGGCGAGTTTCGCATTGTTTCCAGTTCGTAAATTTTTACGCCAAAATGTTACAAAAATGTAACAGACCGTTACATCCTGTAACCAAGAGGACTAAACATACATTTAATTAACTTTTATTACAAAATAGTTACAATAAATAACTCTATTGTAACCAAGAGTATCAAACACATGTTTAGTTATTTTAATTTACAAAATAGTAACAAATTAATTAAAAAAATGACAAATTAAAAAAATAAATTCTTTAATACACTAAATCGTAAAAAAGCCAGTCAAATACTAAATTAACATTATTCTTTAACACATTAAAGTAATAAAAAACCAAGAGAGATAATAGTAACAATGTATCATCAAATAATTGCGCAATAGGCGAGATAGATAAAGAAGCTTCACAAAGCAAGGCAGAGACATTCGTCAAGCCTATACGTTAGCATAACACAACAAGACTATGAATAAACAATAAGACAAAAGAGTAGATAAACAACAAACTAAATACGATAGTAATAGTAATACATTAATTATTATAATAATTACAAAAGAAAAACATTGACAAACAGCACCACTTGTGGTATAATAGAAGTGGTGCCTTGCGATAAGGTAAGCGGCGACCTTTGTTAAAAAAATAACAATCTTTTTTATAAAAAAACTCTTGACATTTGCCCGGGCTTGTGATATTATAATACCAGAAAGAGAGAGATAAATAAATTAAAAGAAAGAGGTAAACAAAATGAAAGAGATTAAGTACGCAATTCACAATAACAAGAATGAGGTTGTTGATTGGGCTAACACCGAAGCAGAAGCAGAAGCACTTGTCAAGAAAGCCGCTAAAAGAGGCTGGAAACGCACCATTCACAAAATCGAATGGACGATCAATGAAAACCCTGAAATCTGGGAACTCGAAGGTGGCAAGGAAGATCCCACCAAGGTGGAATGGGGCAATAATGAAGAGTGGTAAAAACCACTCTTCTTTTTTTATAAAAAAACTCTTGACAGATTGGCACATCCATGTTATAATACAATCACAGGTTGAGGGAAACCACACGCGGGTAGTCGAGGGGAGAGACTAACTAAATAGTAACAAAAGAAAAACAAAAAGTTTCTAAAAATAGTTGTTGACAAATAACATCCTTTGTGCTATACTATAATCACAAAGGGAAGAGAAAAGGAGATAACAAAGATGATTAACATTAGAACTATCAACAAACTCACTGAGAATGATGGACTTACTCTTAAAAATGGTAAGCTTATCACTTACAAAAGCGGTTGGCAGGTTGCCACCGAGGGCGTAGAGTGCCACACCGCACGGGAAGCCATTAACGCGGTTAAGGCTTACGGCGGTAACTGTGGGGTGTGGTTCGCTGGTGGTATCTACTACATCGACAAAAGCCACAGAGTCAATACCAAGCGCGAGGCGCTTGAAATTGGCAAAGCTCATAATCAAATCTCTGTTCTGGGCTGGCGTAAAATGGTTTTAGCGTACTGCTAAAACCATTTTATTTTTTATAAAAAAATACTTGACAAGTCAATCTATCTATGCTATAATACAATCACAGGTTGAGGGAAACCGCACTCGGGCAGGAGAGGGGAAGGACTGACTTAAAAGTAACAAAAGAATGACAAAAAATTTTTCTATTTTTTTTGAAAAAATGCTTGACAAATCGCCCGGGCTTTGCTATAATACAATCAGAAAGAACAAGGGAGGACAAAAAAAATGACTTACTACTTCGACATGGATGGCGTTCTGGCTGACTTCCACTCTACTTACACTGAGCGCGCACAGGCTTTGAGCCGCGACTATCTTGCCAATCTCGCCCCGTTCGTTGAGAATGTCAAGACTGTCCGGAACCTCATTGCTCACGGTGAAAAGGTTTACATTCTCACCAAGGCCGCTAACGATGATGCCAAGGCTGGCAAAATTGACTGGCTGGCAAAGTACATCCCGGAAATTACGGCAGAACAGTTTATTTGCATCGTAGGCTCTGGTCGCAAGGTTGATTACATTCGTGAAGCTGGCATTCTTGTGGATGATGATATTAAGAACATTCGGCAGTGGGTCAAAGGTGGCTTTGAGGGCTATCTGGTAGAGACTAAAGGTGCCACGGTTATTCTCTAACCGTGGCGCTTTCTATTTTGCCCGGGCAAAATCGCCAGCTCCGAAAGGCCCCGGACTTCACCACGCTAAAGTGGTGAAGTAAAAAACGCGAATGATTGTTAAACAAATAACAATAAAAAATGTCCCGAAACTACTTGACAATAGGCACAATGTGTGGTAGAATACAGTCACCAAGAGGAAAAGAGGTAGACAGCAATGACAATTAGATTCGCAACGACTGCTGATGCTATCCGCATTATTAGGGCTATACAGAATAAACGCATGGACTACAATACGCCGCAAGATGTGCGGGAAGATGTGAACGCGGGGCGGCTGATTGTAGCAGAGGAAAACGGCAAGCTTTTAGGGTCTGTAGCTGTCGTGTATAAAGTCCATCGTGGTTATTATGCTATCATGAGAATGTGCGTGTATTCAAAAACCAGCAAGGGCAAAGGGGTAGCAAGTGCGTTAATTGACTACGTGTTAGCTCTTGGCCTTGGCACTTATGGTGCAACGCCTTGGAATGACAATCCGGCCATGATTCACATTTTTGTTAAAAGAGGTTTTGAGTACCAATACACATTCAAAAATAAATACGATTTTTATAAAAAAGGGGCTTGACAAGTTCAAGCCCTTATGTTATAATACAATCACAAAAGAAAAGGAGATAAAAAAATGTTTAATGTTTACTACATCCGCAATGGGTATGAACTCAACGCTAAATTTGAAAAAAGAGGAAGTGCTCTTTTATTTGCTCATAATTTTGTATCTATGTTAGGCGGAGATTATGCCGCTGTTACTGATACAGAAACAAATAAAACTATACAAGTTTATAGCAGATACTAAAAAAGGCTGATTCAGCCTTTTTTATTTACATTAAAAAAAATGAAAAAAGTGCTTGACAAATCGCCCGGGCAATGTTATAATACAATCACAGGCTGAGGGAAGCCCCACGCGGGGAGACGAGGGGAGAGACTGACTTAAAAGTAACAAATTGATGACAAAAAAATTTTTAAAAAAAATGAAAAAAGTGCTTGACAATTTGCCCGGGCTGTGCTATACTATAATCAGAAAGAGGGAAGGAAAACCCAAATAAACCGGAAAGGAAGAAAAAGATGGAATTTTACAGTATGGAACAGTTCGAGATTCTGGGCGACCTGATGGAAGACTATCAGGAGTGGCTGGACTTTGAAGAGGACATGAAAACTAATCCTTGGGGCTGAAAAAAGCCCCAAGGAAATTAAAAAAAGTACTTGACAAGTAAGACAAAGTATGTTATAATACAACCAGAAAGAAAGAAAAGGAGATAAAAAAATGTACATCGTAACTGCTTACAAGATTTGGGAAGAGTTTGAAGACTACAACAAAGCCGAACTGTACTTCGCCGCTTTGAAACATGGTGGGTACAAGTATGTGGAACTGAAAAAGAAAACCACGACCGACAAATACGAATACTTTGAAAGTATCAAAATCTTTGTAAAATAATTAAAAAAGGGGCTTGACAAATCAAGCCCCTATGTGATATAATAAAGGCACAAAAGAAAAAAGGAGATTAAAAAAATGACTATTCGTGAATTTTATAATTGGGCTGTCGCTAATGATGTTGAGGATTTTTGGTTTGGTGAAATGTTCCCCAATGGGATTGAAGTCTTTGAAATTGAAGATTTCACAATCAATACTGATAATAATTTTGTTTCTATCAACAATTAAAAAAATAATTAAAAAAGGGGCTTGACAAGACAAGCCCCTTGTGTTATAATGTAATCACAAAAGAGAAAAGGAGATAAAAAAAATGAAAATGATTCAGAACATCGAATGCGGTAACATCTTCCCCTATACCCTTGAGGGATTGATCGAAATGAGAGAAGAAGCCCGTGAACTTTACGATATTGAAGATCCCACTAATGCGGTGAGCATTTCCGAATACTATCAAATTATCACGCTGTAAAAAGCGTGATTTTTTTTTTGAAAAAGTGCTTGACAAATCGCCCGGGCAATGCTATAATACAATCACAGGTTGAAGGAAACCGCACCGGGGCAGAGGAGGGGAGAGACTGACTTAATAGTTACAAAAGAAAAACAAAAAATTTCTAAAAAAAACTCTTGACATTTGCCCGGTCTTGTGATATTATAATACCAGAAAGAGGGAAGGAAAACCCAATAAACCAGAAGGGAAAAGAAAAGATGAAAGAACTATACAGAGTGGAGCACATGACCAGAAGTGACTATGATGAATACATGTGCGGGGGCTATAACTATAGGGTGCAGAAAATAAATGTGCTCGCGGAAAACCTGCAGGACGCCGCCCAAATCGTTAAAGAAATGTTCCCGTCTCATGTAATTAATGATGGTTATGTCAAAACTGTCGCTGAACTTGAGGCAGAACAAGCGGCAAAGGAAGCAGAATGGGAAGCCGAAAAAAGGAAAAAAGCAGAGCAGAAAGCCAAAAAAGAAGCTTTTGAAAAAGCCCATCCTGAGATTGTGGCAGAGCGCAAAAGAAAAGCAAAAATTACCAGAGCAAAAACAACAATTAAAGGACTTGAAAAGCAGATTGCAGAAGCTGAAAAGAATCTTGCATACTGGAAAGCAAAACTTGAAGAACTTGAAAAGGGCTGAAAAAAGCCCTTTTCTTTTTTTAGAAAAGTGCTTGACAAATCCCCCAACCTATGATACAATACAATCACAGGCGGAGGGACGCCCCACGCGGGGAGCCGAGGGGGAAGACTGACTTTAGGTTACAAAATGGTAACAAAAAATTTCTAAAAAAAGTAGTTGACAAATGCCCGGGCTTGTGATATTATAATACCAGAAAAAGAAAAGAAAGGAAGTAAATACAATGTATAGAATCAAAATCGAAAGCGAACATGCCCCCAATACTTACAAATGGTATAATAACCCTCAGCAAGCGCATCTTGTAGCCTATACCATTATTAAGAATAAGGACGCAAATATTGTAACAGTGGAAAACCTTAAAGAAAAAAAGATTGAAAAAATTTATAAAAGGGCTTGACAAATAGCCCGGCCTATGGTATAATAAAGGCACAAAGAAAGAAAAGGAGATAAAAGAAAATGAACGTTAACGAAATCAAAGAAAGAATTGAAAAACTTGAACGCTGGTGCTGGTTTGAGCAGATGGCAGATTTTATGAACTGGACAGCCTACAACAAAGCACAGGCTGAAATCAAAGAGTTGAAAAAAAAGTTAGCAGAAATTGAAAAAGGGGCTTGACAAAACAAGCCCCAGATGGTATAATAAATACAGAAAGAAAGAAAAGGAGAATTAAAAAAATGAGTTATTTTATGGGAAATGGTCGTGCCGATACTTGCCGCCACAACGATGAAGTTTATAAAGGCAAGGCGGTTGAGATGATGATTGATGTGCTGGAAACCCGCGACGGCTTTGAGCTTCGCAAGGCAAGCGACAGCACTGGAGCGGCGGCAAAGTTCCGCATCTTTTGGGACGGTGAGTGCATCAGCACCGTCTATAATGAAAAGGAAGCACGGGCACTGTTTAACGACTTCGCCCCAGCGCCCCAGCGGAAGGCGGGACGCCCTAAGAAGAATGCGGCATAAAAAGCCGCTTCTTCATCGCCCGGGCAAAGATTACAAAAGAAAAACATTGACAAATAGCCAAAAGCATGTTATAATGTAATCACAAAAGAGAAAAGGAGATAAAGAAAATGACTTACGAAGAAATGTACGACTTGCTGGCCAATACCCTTGGGATCGATGAGAATGCCCTTGATTTGGCTTTTGCTGTTGGTGGATGCAATGAAGAAACTGCTGAAAGAATTTTATTCTATTACACTGGCTGGCATTCCTTTGAGGGCTGGTTGGGTGAGCAGGAAGAGGGCTGAAAAAGCCCTCTTTTGCCCGGGCGGAAAAGTTACAAAAAAAAGTCATTGACAAACCAAAAGATGTATGGTATTATAATACCAGAAAGAGAAAAGGAGATAAAAAAATGAAAGTCAAAGATTTAATGAACATTCTCAGCAAGTATGACATGGACGACGATGTAAGGGTTATTAGTTATGATGATAACGCAATAATTCAAATTGGTAATTACAGACCCTCTGCTGGCCCCTATGGTGACAAGTATCCTTTCTTTATTCCGTATGGTGAAATTACTACTTGAAAAAAATAAAAAAGGGGCTTGACAAAACAAGCCCCGCATGATATAATACAATCACAAAGAAAGAAAAGGAGAAATAAAAATGATTACTTGCGCTGAATGTCTGTGCCATAATGAGTGCCCGCTGTATCGTGGTGAAGATACCGACCCCTGTTGGTATGAAAAAATCAGAAAAGAAAAGGAGAACAAAGAAAATGAAAAAGTTTGAAGCTAAGATTACCCGCGACAATGCCGAAATCAAGTGCATTGTGGAAGCTATTGACAAAGACCACGCCGCCCGCCGCTTCTTTGAGATTCTGGGAGAGCACGGCCTGAAAATCAAGGAACTGTAAAAAGTTCCTTGACTTTTGCCCGGGCGATTTACCTCAAAAATTTTAAGTAAAAAAATTAAAAAAGAGGCTTGACAAATGCCCGGGCTTATGTTATTATAATACCAGAAAGAACAAAGGAGATAAAAAAAATGAACATGAATGAGAAAATCAAAGAACTGGAAGCCAAAGGGTACAACAAGCATGACACCTATGAAGTGGATGAAGCCGCGAATGGTGGATGGGTTATTACAGTTTATACCAGTCTGTGGGGTTTTGAAGAGTATTTGTATGATACAGACGGAAATCCCATTGAAGCAACAGAAATCAATCTGTATGGCAAGCCCCAAAAAATTTATTAAATTGGGGCTTGACAAATAAAACAAAGCATGTTATAATAAATACAGAAAGAAAGAAAAGGAGAAATAAAAAAATGAAAGCAATTATGGTTGATAACAAGATTCTGTCTCTGGAAAATGTAAAAGAAGTTGAATTCTATGAGGGCGGGACAGGAGCACAGCGAAATCCCTTTTATTATGGGGTAGCAATTGATTATATGAATGGAGAGCATTCTTCGTCTGGCTCTACAAACAATAAAGAAAAAGCCAAAGAATGGTTTAATAAAATCTTTGAAATTATTACCGCTGAATAAGCGGTAATTTTTTACTGCCGAAAATACTTCAAAAATTTTAAGTAAAAACCGCAAAAAACCTATTGACAAATCGCCCGGGCAATGCTATACTATAATCACAGGTTGAGGGAAACCGCACTCGGGCAGAAGAGGGGAAAGACTGACTTTAAGTTACAAAATAGTAACAATAATTTTTTTAGAAAAAATAAAAAAAAGGCTTGACAAGCCCGGGCATGTATGCTATAATGTAATCACAAAGAGGGAAGGAAAAGGAGATAAAAAAATGGAAAAGAAATTTATTTATGATGTAGCAGGCAACCTTTATGAAGATACCGAAGCCTTTGGCAAGGCTTGGAAGGCCGCAAAGGAAAAGGCCACAACTCTCCACTGTGCGATTTATCGCACTGTCTGCAAGGGAGAGACAGAACGCCGGGAGGTGTTCTTCAAGGGCAGGTGCTTCAACAATGTAAAATACGCCACTTCTGACAACGTGATGATTTTCTAAGGGATTAAAAAAATCCCTTAGAAAATTAAAAAAAATGCTTGACATGTAAAACAAAGTATGCTATAATACAGACAGAAAGAAAGAAAAGGAGAATAAAACAATGAAAGTTAAAATGAATCAGCTAACCTATCACGCAAAAGAAGAAAGACGCGATAGACGCGAAATCGTCAAACAAGTTGGAATTGGTAAACCAATAGCACAGGTTAAAAAATTCAATGACAATGGTAGAGAAAAAATTGAAATGCTCACAGATACAGGGCTGGTTATTATAATGGGTGATGATAATAAAATCATAACTCTTTACCTTGCGAGTACCGCAAAAGCGGCAGCCATTTATAAATCAGCACACGGCGCAAATGCAAAAATGCCTGCACAAATCTTTGAACAAATCAAAATAAATCGTATCATGTTCCCCGCTGATTAAAGCGGGGACTTGATTTTTATAAAAAAAAATGATATAATAAATTATAAAATAAAATAAAGGAGGCCGAAAAAGTTATGGACTTAATGCTTGCCCGGGCACTTTTAGCAATCGCAAAGTATTGCGCTTCTTGTGATGATTGTGATAAATGTGCTTTACATGAATTCTGCGGGAAAATACCATTAGAGTGGTAATTAACGCGGCGACCGCACCCAATCGGGGCGGTTCGAACTTTCGCACGGTAAAGCGTTGAAGAATTTTTCGGCCATTAAGTCGGGCAAAACTTTTAATGTTTTTTGCCCGAAACCTATTGACAAATAAATACTCTTGTGTTATACTATAATTGTTCCAAGAGAGAACAACAAAAACAAAAAAGGAGAATACAACAATGTATAATGTGCGGTTTACTGACACCATCCATGGTGAGATGGAAGAGAACTTTGATAGCTATGATGCGGCTATGGAGTATTGGAATAGCTATGCTGATACCGAGTCTTGTGTGGCTGGTGTCATGATGGATTTGGATAATTGCGAAATTATCTGGAATTTTGACGACAGGGAGGCAGAATAAATGAAAAAGATTCTTGCTTTTGTCCTTGTTTTTGTTCTTATCCTATCGTTGGGCATAAGCGCTTATGCTTATAATAAATCTATCTTTGATTTGAAATACCATTTCAATTATGCTTATGTAGATTTGTTAAATGGTACGACAGTTGAGGGTAAAGTCCAGAGTTGGAAAGACTGGGAAGATTCAGACATGTTGCAAGTCACTTTTGAGGATGGAGCTACTTATTATTCCCATTCTTCTAACATTATGCTTGTTTCAAAATAATAATAAAAAAGGGCTTGACAAACAAGCCCTTTTGTGCTATTATAATACCAGAAAAGGAAAGGGAAATAAAAAAATGACTACTTACAGAGAACGCCTGCTTGACCGCATGATTGCCCTTTATGGGCTTGAAAATCCAATTGTTATCGAGTTTGCCAATATGTGCGAAAAATATGGGGATAATTCTTGGAATGATGATTTTCTGCGGCTCTTGGTAGAAGCCCATGAAGCAGACCCAGTTTTTAAGGAAGATTAAAAATCTTCCTTAATCGCCCGGGCAGAAAAGTGACAAAAGAAAGACATTGACAAACTATAAATAATGTGTTATAATAAAGGCACAAAAAGAAAAGGAGAATAAAACAATGAATAAAGTTTTCAACAAAATAAAGACATGGGCTGAACCTGTGAGCGATTGGTGGTTTTTTAATTGGGAAGCTGTTGTAGTTATAATTTTTATAGCGGCTGTGCTTATTGGGCTTGTGGTACTCGCTTTATGGGCTTCTGGTGCTTTTTATGATGAAGTCGAAAATTATGACTTCACAGCGCAGGTGTATGATAAAGACCACTATACCACTCAATCAGTAAGTTATATTACTTCTGGTAAAACTCGCATTCCTGTATACCATACTCATCATCACTACAAAGTAATGTGGGAAGATGGTGGAGAACGTGGTACATTTGAAATTGGTGAAGACCATTATGATTTAATTAAAATCGGGGACTTTATCAATGTTCATTGCTCTGTGAGGGCAGACAAGCAGGGTGAACTTCATTATTATTATAGTTTCAAGGGATATTAAAATCCCTTGAAATTTTTTTCAAAAAGTGCTTGACAAGTCCAAAAGAGTATGTTATAATGAAGGCACAAAGAAAGAAAAGGAGAATAAAAAAATGAATAACGAAGTAATTAAGGCAATGAATAAACAGCCCCGTAAAAAAAGCAATTTTCAAAAGTGGTGGGAACAAAACGATTATAAAGTTTGGCGTGTCGTGCTGTTCCCCATTTGGATTTATGTGTGGAGCAGAGAAAAAATTAAAACTTATCTTAATTCCCGTACAGTATGGAATGAAAACAGAGCGAATGAAATACTTAGTTATTACATTCCCCGCTGTGCTCGTTGGAATAATGAAAATAAAACCTTTTATTATTTTAATAATGGGTATGGATGGGAAATGGGCTTTGCTAAAAAGTATTTGAAAATTAAAGACCGTAGATTTTGGAATCTTTATGCGTGTTGGCGTATTCGTGATTATCTTATCAAAAATTTTGAACTGGAAGGGTTCACCAAAGAAATTGGTAACTGCTACGATGGCTGGACTGAAATCACTTTCAGAATGAAAACAGAGGATTAAAAAATCCTCTGTTTTTTTCAAAAAAGGGCTTGACAAATCGCCCGGGCTATGTTATATTATAGTCACAGGCGGAGGGACGCCACACTCGGGTAGTAGAGGGGGAGGCTTTTTTTATTTGGAGAATGTGGGGGAGGTTGCCCGGGCGGCGGCAAAAGAAAAACAAAAAATTACAAAAAAAGACATTGACAAATAACCAGAAGTATGCTATTATAATACCAGAAAGAGAGATAAAGGAGGACAAAAAAATGTATTTCGTTCTTGATATTGTCAGTAATAAAACGGTCGCAATGACCGCTTTTAGAGACGCGGCGGAAATTATCGCCGCAAACTTCCCCGCAAAGTGCGTAGTTCGCTACGCCGCTGAAATAGTTAGCGGGTATTCTAAAGACAGCCTGTTCTTTGAGAATGAGCAGGAAATGAAAAAAGGGGCTTGACAAAATAGCCCCTTTATGATACAATACCAATAGAAACAGAAAAGGAGAAATACAAATGATGTATGACATTTATCCCTGCGATCTTGACCCATTCGGGGAGTGCCCGAAGCATTGTCAGGATTGCGCCCATTGCGTGGGCTGGTTCATGGATGAACCAGAGGACGAAGAAAATTAAAAAAGGGGCTTGACAAATACAACCCCCTGTGCTATAATAAAGACACAATAAAGGAGATGAAAACAATGAAAGCACGACCGCCGCCCGCAAGGGCATGTGATTGGATTACTAATAATTAGATAGTAATGTATAGGAGAATAAACTAATGAATAGAATTAGAGATGAGACGAAAACCTTTTAAGGTTTTCTAATAGATAGTATAGAATAGAAAGATAATAGAAAATGAGGAAAAACTAATGAATAGAATTAGAGATGAGACTAAAACCTTTTAAGGTTTTTGATGAATAGAATAGAATGATAGTAATAAAATAGAATAGAAGTAAGTGCCAAGGGGCGGCTCGGTTGGAGGATGGAAGTAGCCGAAAAAATTTTTCAAAAAATTTTGAAAAACCCCTTGACAAATGCCCGGGCATTTGTTATAATACAATCACAAAGAGAAAACAAGGAGAAAAAGAAAATGATGACTAACGATTATTGGGAAGCTCACGAAGCCGAATGGCTTGCCGCTCAGGAGTGCATGGAGTGGCTCCTGTTTGAGGCCGACATGGCCACTGACCCCTACCGGGATTAAAACCCGGTAGGGAGAAAATACTTGACAAGTCCAAAAGTGTATGATATAATTAAGGCACAAAAACAAAGGAGATAAAAAAATGAGAACTTGTAAAAACTGCGGTTGTTATCTTCCAGATAATTGGACTACTTGCCCCGCATGTTTTATGGATGAAAAGCAAGTTGAACATAAAACAGAAAAACAGATTGATTCACACAAAGAGTCTTTTCTTAATAACATTTGCCGCGTTGATACATTCCATAAAAACAATACTAAAACATCAAATGTTTTTGCCTCTTATGAATACGCTATTAGATTTGCTCATTATATAGCTTGCGAATCTGACATAGCAATGGTTATTGTAACTGACATTCCCAGTGGGAAAATAATTGAAAAACTTTCTCGTAAAGGGTATTGACAAATCCAAAAGCGTATGGTATAATTAAGGCACAAAAGGAAAAGGAGATAAGAAAAATGTACGAATACGAAATTCGCTATCTGGCAACTGGTGAGACTGATTTTCTGTATGGATATTCTCGTCAGGACTTGGCAAGACGCTATCCCGAAATCCCAACCGATACTTATGTTATCATCTGCCGCGAGTACATCGACTGATGGCTCGCGGTTTTCTATTCATTTTTTTAGAATGGTTATGCATTGTATAAGCATACATTATAAATGAATTTTATACGGGCTATTTTCGGCGCGCCGCTCCTGGCCGACGCGGCGCGTTTTTCGCTGTAATAATTCTGCCACAATTTTGTCATCAATTTGTAACACATTCGCACAAACAGGCAAAGTCCCGAAATGAATAATTATACAATGAATAATGAATAAAAATTCAAAAAATTTTTTTGAAAAAATTAAAAAAAAGTGTTGACAAACGCCCGGGCATCTGCTATAATCATAGACAGAAAGGGACAAGGAGGATAAAAAAATGACTAACTACTACTTCGACATGGACGGCGTTCTGGCTGACTTCCACGGTGCTTATACTGATAGGGCACAGGCTTTTCAGTATGATTTTATTGCTAACCTTGCCCCATTTACCGCAAATGTTGAACTTGCAAAGTCCCTCATAGCACAGGGCAATCGGGTTTATATCTCCACCATTGCCGCAAGTGAAGAAGCAAAGCAGGCGAAAATTGATTGGCTTGCTAAGTATCTTCCGGAAATCCCCAGCTATCGTATCATTATCATTGTTGGGCATGGTAACAAGGCCGAACACATGAGAACAAAGACCGGAATCCTCATTGACGACAAGCGCGCCAACTGCCGCCAATGGGAAAAGGCCGGACAGCGTGCGGTGTGGCTGGAAATCAAGGGGGGAGCAATCTCCCTTTGATTCTAAAAAAAATTGTTTTGTAACTATTTTGTAGTTGATTTTGCCCGGGCTATTTGTTATAATTAAGCCAGAAAGAAACAAGGAGGACAAAAAAATGTACGCTATCACTTATTCCAACATCATTCACTGCAAGAAATCCGGCGACACCGCACAGCAGACCGCAAACTTCTACCACACCGGACGGACGGAAAGACACGACGATCGCCCCTGGTATGAGGGAAGTGATATTGAAGAAATCGCCGCAAGCGTCAAGTCTAATGGTTTTAGTCTTGCTGATGGCCGCACCAATCACGGCGACACGCTGGAAGAAAAATGGAACGATTTTCGTACCCGCACCGCTTCCAATCTCTTTATTTATGTAACCAATAATTTTACCGGTTATTACATGAATATTGATGAGTTTGAAGAGTTTGTGAAAATGTGGTGCTATGTTAGCACAGAATCCGCAAAAAACGGCGGGCGGTCTAAAATTAGATGTAAGCACGAAAGCCAAAAAATGCGGAATTGGTTAGCTCACAGGGCGGGATAAAAACCCGCCCAAAACGAAAAAAAGTTCTTGACAAATCCGGTTTTATAGTGTATAATCCTAAGTGTAAAGGGGTTAAGGAAAGCCCCAATGGGAAGGAGAAAAAACAATGTTCTTTGAAGTTATTGAAATCACTGAAACCGCATGGGGCGATGATGATATTATCCGCGGCCGCTTTGATACTCTGGCCGAAGCTGAAACCTTTATCGCTGAAACCTATGGCGAAGATGTGCCAGACGTTTATGTGCAGGATTCCACTGGAGAAGTGGTCTGGGGCTAAAAAAAGTCCTTGACAAATCTGGATTTATAGTGTATAATCCTAAGTGTAAAGAAGAGATACGAAAGGAAGTAAAAAAATGAAAAAGTTTGTTTATCAGGTTGGCGGTTATGAATTTGTTGGCTTTGAGGCTTTCGGCGACGCATGGAAGCAGGCCAGAGCTAAGGCCACCGAACTTCACGCAGGTGTGTATCGCCTGGTGATTAAGGGCGAAACCGTCAAACAGGAAGTGCTGGTAAACGGCGGCGTGTTCCTGTCCGTGAACCGCGTACAGCCTGAGCAGGTGCTCATCTTCTGAGGGACTTGAATAAAGTCCCATTTTTTTTGGCTATTTATGCATTGTATACTCATTCATTTCCAATGAAACTTTATTCATTTCGGCGCGCCGCTCCTGGCCGACGCGGCGCGTTTTCAGTATAACACACGCTGGGCAAAAAATCAATAGGCAAAATGCACAAAATTTTAACCTCGGCTGTTTCCCGAAAATTCCTTTGTGCAAAATGACGAATCGCTCAAAAATTGAAAAAAACTCTTGCAATCTGCGTTGTAGTATGGTATTATAACAGTGTCAGGAGGGGTTGACTTGTCCCCCTCGAAACCGGCCCGGGCGATTTCCGGGGATGCCGACATAAGGGCAATAAAAAAAATGGAGGTACTAACTATGTACGCTATCTGCACCACCCGCAATGGGTTTATCACCCGCCGCTACTACGGGGTTATTAACCCCTGGATGCTTTGCCGCCACTACGGCAAGGTCATCCTGACCAACGCCCTCTAAGGTGGCGGGCTCCCTTGAAATGATATACAGGGAGCAAAAAAGTTCTTGACAAACCACTACAAATCTGATATAATCCATAGTGTCAGGAGGGGTTGAGAGAATCCCCCACCCGACCCGGCGGTTCTCAAGGGTTCATCCTTAAAGCCCTTCCCCAATGGCGGTTCCCGTGAGTAGCTCCGCCCTCGGCCTTCGGGCAAACAAAAGCTAACACCCCACGCAGGCGGTGGAGTTAAAAAACAGCCGCTGGTTATGGTTCCAGAGTCAACAAAAAAACCAGCCGAGTGACTGGCGTCGATACAGCCAGCGGGCCGCTACCAGCCCGAAATCCACGGAGCGCGCGGTATGCGAAATAATCCCCCTCCCCGGTGGGAAAACCGGGACAGCCCAATGGAGCCAGCTGTAAATCGCCTGTGAGCGTCGTAAGCCTGGCAAGAGCCAAGGAGCCGCACGCCGAAGTCCTACTGTGCGGGATATAAATGTGGAGGCAACATGCGGGGAGCTTCTGGAACCCCCAGGCTGGTAGGATGGAAGCAACGGGACGGGAACAAAAAGCCCGCCCCATTTTTATTACCCTCTGTATAATGCAACTTTATACATTTTTAATGTATAAAGCTGCATTTTCGGCGGCCCGCGAACCAGCGCTGCGGGCCGTTTTTCGCTTTAACACGTTAAAGCGATAAATTATTAGCGATTTAGCACGCTAAAGTGCTACCACGCTAAATCCTAAAACCTACTGGGGTAGTATACTTTAGCACGCTAAATCATTAAACCTATATGCCCAGTAGGTATATATACTTTAATACGTTAAATCGCTAATGTGCTAAAACCTATATGGCCAGTAGGAGATTACAAAGTGGTAACAATATGGAACAATGTGTATAATTAGTATTGACATGTGCAGTATATGGTGTTATACTAATACTGTAAGCGAGAGAGAGAACAAGAAACAAAGAGATTAAAAAGGAGTTACAAAATTATGACAACTATGCCCGTTCCTGACATTTTTACCACCATTAAAAATAAGGGTATCCGCGCGCAGGCTAATATGACCGCCGCTTGTGGACAAAAGTACATTGCCCACGACGGCAAGGCATATAACCATGCTTCTGACATTGAGTATATGGGCTATCATATTAGCGTTAAGGCGTACCACTTCACCCTTATGAGCGGTACGCTGTGCGAAGGTAAAGACACTATCAACGACATATGGGATGTATATGCTCGCACCACCCACAGCGACCGCTTCGCATATGTTCTCGGTGAGACAGCATATGTCATGAATATTGTTGAATTTGAGAAGTTTGTCAAGCTGTTCTGTGAGATTGAGCGTGAAAGCAATCATAGCGACAGACAGCATACTGGTAGTTTCAAGGTTCGCGCCAAGCGTTGCGAAGGCAATATGGCAAAGTGGTTTGCCTCTATGCTGTAATCATATGCCCGGGCGGCAATATATACAAAGCCGCCCGCTCTAATTTGTATAATATGCTGACTTGACAAATATAAAAAAATTTGGTAAAATATATATACAAAAGATGAAGAAAGGAATTGATGAAAATGACGATTTGGTTTGATATGGATGGTACTCTGGCTGACCTTTATGGTGTTGAAAATTGGCTCCCCATGGTTCGAGCAAGCGACCCTACTCCCTATATAATTGCCCGTCCCCTTGTAAATCTGTCAGCTCTTGCGCGTATCCTCAATCGGCTTCGCCGCGAGGGCTACGAAATCGGCGTAATTAGCTGGACTTCTAAGACTGGCACTCCTGATTATAACGCCGCTGTGACTGCCGCCAAGTATGCATGGCTGTCTAAGCACCTGCCATCTGTGGATTTTGATGAAATCCATGTTGTCCCCTACGGCACTCCCAAGCAGGTCTTTGCCCACTCTGACGATGATATTTTGTTCGATGATGAAGCAAAAAACCGTGAAAATTGGACTGGACTGGCTCTGGATGTTACCGATATTATCGGTGCTTTGAAAGCCCTTTAAATAGGGCTGAAAAGCCCGGGCATTTTTGTGCATTTTGACTAATTGACAAATCCCAAGAGTAAGAGTATAATAGAGGACAGAAAGGGGATAGAGCAATGAATAAAGAAATGCAGATTTTGAATTACATGTGGAAACTCGGTCTTTCTCGTGAAGAAGCAGAACAGCTTTATAAAGATGAAGAAGAAGATAATCTTCCTGAATTGACTGCTGAACAAAAGAAAGTCGAAAAGGAAATGCGGCAAGCTGACCGCAAGAAAGAAACTGTCCCGCGCAAGCGTGAACGTGAACCCGATGGGGCAAAACTTTTATTGCTTTCTATCTTGTATCACAGTATAGATGATTATTTTGAAGATACTTTACATCACGATGGATTGAATTTGACTGTTATAAATCCTGAAAGAGAATTTGAATTCATTTTTGAGAATGTTAAATATAGAATAACACTTTCAAAACCAAGAAAGGAAAAAGAAAAATGAAAGTTGTTGAAGTAAGTAAAAAAGTCCGAGAAGTACCACTTTCTTCTCTAAAATTAGGAGATACATTCATTTTTGATTCGAGAATTGGTATGGTTGCTTCTCGTAATGGGCATGATTTTCCATTGGATTTAGTTTTGGGTCGGGAATTCTGTTTGCCCTCCGAAGTAAGGCAATGGATGCCACATGATCAGTCCGCTATGCTCTCTCCTTCTACAATGGTAATCCCTGTCGATTGTGAATTACAGTATCGGCTTAAATACTAAGCCGATACATTATTTAATAAATAAAAAAAGTTAACATAATAAAGTTTTCATTTTATTATTGACAAAGCCATTTTCTTATGTTATAATTTAAATGTTCCAAAAGGAAATGAATTTTTGAAAGGAGTTTTTGAAATGGATATTTGGCTGTGGGGAATCGCGGGTGGAGTTGTTTTTATTCTTCTCTATATGTGGTTGGGCGATAAGTAAGCCCAGCCTAACTGCCCGGGCGATTTGTTAAGAAATTATCAAATGATTTTTTAAAATACCCCATTGACATTTTCTAAATCATTTGCTATAATATAATTGTTCCAAGGGAAAGCGAAGAGAAGCAAGAAGCCCACAGAAGCCGGCGAGATGGGTGATGCAGTCGCCATACCACTACTCTATGGAGCCAAGGGGGATTCTCTTGAATCGCGAGTCAAGCGGAGAGAGGGAAGAATGTTCCCGCCGATAAAAAGAAACCCCCTTGTTTTTCAAATGAAATTCAAAATACCCTCTTGACAGAATAAGTCAAGTATGGTATAATGAATATAGTCAAGAGAGCAGAGCCACCGAATCTGGTTGAAATAACCCAGTAGTTAGAGAGACTTTGAGATTGACCGAATCTGGTTGAAATAACCCAGTAGTTAGAGAATAAAAAATCAATCAAATGCTCTCTTGACAAGCCCCAAAAAGTATGCTATAATGTAAATGTAAATAAGGAACGATAGAAGTTAAGTGGAAAGACAGTTGAAGTGTGCGAAGCACATAGAAGCAGTGGGCGGTTCAAGTCCCCCTCGTTCCAGTCCAACAGGAATGATTCTTCTGCCTGAAAATGTCAAAAAAGAGAAGCGAGCCCTACGTTGAAAAAGTGGGTGACTTGTGTGTGGAATACGTAACACTCGTTCAGTTGTGGGCTGAAAACAACGGAGTGCCGAGCTGACGGCCTGCCTGACATAGAGCCTTGATGACAAGAGGCATCAGCAATTAAATATGCGGGTATGGTGGAATAGGCAGACACCACAGACTTAAAATCTGTTGGCCGCAAGGCCGTGCCGGTTCAAGTCCGGCTACCCGCACCAATAACATCCTCTCTTCTTTCTTTCTTTCTCTTTTTGTGCGGTTCCTACCCTATGGGTAGGAATTGCGCCCGGGCAAAGAAATTGTTAAATAAATAACTTTTGAAAAAGGTATTGACTTTTCGTTAAAAAAGCGTATAATAATAATTGTCAAGAGGACGAGCGATAATCCGCCAGCCGTAGGGCAATAGCCAACAAGCGATACAGCGTGAGAAATCAACCGACAAAATTTTCAAAGAAATTTGAAAATCCTCTTGACAAGACCACAAATCTGTGGTACAATAAAGATGTTGATAGGGAAGAGCCGAGCAAGGACGCAATTAGGACGGTGCGCGCGTGAAAAGCTACTGCCTATGGCTCAATAAAAAAAATAAAAATATTTCCTAAACCCTATTGACAAATCCACAGATTTGTGGTATAATAAATATAGTTGAAAGGGAGATGGAGAAGGGCGAGGTCACGCCGCCATCATAAAAAAATCCCAATGTGAGCGCTTTGCGGGAAAACCCTTTTGACATAAATGTAAGTGTAAGGATGATAAAGACCTGTGTACACCCCAACACAAGTTGGGCCGAGGCACAAAAACTACTGGCACGAGTGTACATTAAGTGCGTAGCCGAGAGTGGTTAGGGGCTACACTAATAATTATGCCATCTACCCATCTGCGTTGGGTAGTGAGGGGGACGCAGACCCCAAAAAGTGAGCAACTACTTTAATGAGAGTCGCTGGACACCTCGCCCATTGAGGAGGGAAGTGCTGGTAGGTTCCCACCATAACACCAGACGCCAGAACGTAAGGGCATACGGAATGGCAACAATTGTGGGATATTTATTTGTAGGTACTGAGAAAAACCTTCCGCAGTTTTAGACTATTATAAGTTCTGCGTAAATAAAAACTTGCATGTAATTTTTATAAAATGGGTAAAGGCGTTGAGCGTGTATGTCTACCCCATTAAAAACGCTACAAAGGGTTTTACGGCAGGAGACCTATATAGGGGTGAGAAACCTATTCCCCTAATTTATAAGCGCGTGTAACTCAGTGGTAGAGTAATCGCCTTTTAAGCGATAAGTCGCGGGTTCAAGCCCCGCCATGCGCACCAATACTTTTCCTTTCTCTCTTTTCTTTCTCTTTTGGTAATTCCTACTTTTATAGGTAGGAATTACGCCCGGGCGCAAAAATAATTTTTAAAAAAGTATTGACTTTTCACAAAAAAAGAGTATAATAATAAGTGTCAAGAGGAAAAATATAATCTAAAAAAATATTATAATAAAAGGTGATAAAAAATGAATATTATTGGTGGAATTTGGCTTATGACGACAGTTTTGGCTTTCTCTTTATTTGTTTCTGTATATTTTACAGCAAGAGAGAAATTCAAAAATAGACATCCAACAGCAAAAATAGAAAAAAGTCTACTCGGAGAAAAAATCTATGGATATGTAATGGGTTTTGTTATTATAACTATACCAATTTTTCATTTTCTTACTTTATTCATTTTAGCTACTCAGTATGATGATATTGTAGAAAGCACGATTTCCAAAATAGAAAATAAAATTATTTCAGAGGAATAAGGACTATTTTATTAGTCCTTATTCTTTTTTATTTGAAAATTTTAAAAAAATATTATATAATTATTATAGAAAATTAAAGAAAAGGAATTGATAAAAAATGATTATGACTATTATTGACCAGAAGAAAGAATTTAATGCTCACATTGATAATCTTGTGGCAAAGTGCCCGGGCGACAAGACTAAGGCTGAACTTTTTCACGAGTTTATGGCTGATGGAATGTTCAATTGCTCTGTTGATGAGAACTATTTTTATGAATTTACTCTTGCTTTTGAAGAGTTTCTGTATTTTACTTATCGTATGGATGCCGCAAATTTTAAATATTTTGATTTGAATAGATTTTACTTCTAAAAAGACTTGACAGATACCTTTCAGTATGCTATACTATAATTGTCAGGAGGGATATTGATGGAATTAAAAGAAATGATTGAAAAACTTACTAATGCGCTTGACAAAGAAAGCGATTATTGGTGTAATTTTGCGGTAGCGAATACCACCAATCCGGATAAAATGATGTATGGTGCGGCTGTTGGCCGAGGAGCAACATATAGTGAGGTTGCAATGCTGCTTAAATTTATCCTTAATAATGATACCGATAAATTTGAAGATTTTCTGACTTGTTATAATGATATTAAAGAAAAATATCAGAAAATAAATGAAGGGAGATAATAAAATGGATATTAGAAATGTGCCTGCGGAAGCGGCAAACTATGAATTCGTTGTGGTGATTCCTAATGCTGACCATTACACTTTCCTCGGGATGTATGCAGATTGGCACGAAGCAGAAAAGGTAGCTCTTGAATACGGCGGGATTGTAATTCACAATGTACGTATTCATGGATACCAGCCGCCCAAACCTAAAAAGAAGCATTATGTTTTTAGCGGAGTATGGTCTTGGGATTGCTGGGCTACTAATGAAGAAGAAGCCCGCAAACAGTTCGATGATGATTTTGTGTATGTTGATCTTGACCTTGACCACATCGAAATTGAGGTAGATGAATAATTTACCTCAGTTGCCCGGGCGCGCGTTTATAAAAAGTTCATAATTTTTTGGCAAATATCTATTGACATTCATCCCACTATCTGCTATACTATAATTGTTCCAAGAGGAAAACAAAAAAAGGAGAATAAAATAATGAATACGCCTGACTTTAATTTACGACGCCCAGCTATTTTTTCTGAAGACGAAAAAGCTTTGCTTAAAGAAGTAACTACAAAAGTTGAAAAAGCTTGTATAAATTGTAAAGATTGTGATTGGTGTATTTTCACTAAATTTTGTAGGCAAGTAAGTCTTAATGAAGATACTACAAGCCCCGGTGAACTTCTTACAGAGATATTTTCTATGCTTGGAGTTGATTTTAATTAATTCCAAGCGCCCGGGCGATTTGTTAAATAAATAACTATTAAAAAAGTCTTGACATTTGCGCGCCTATCTGCTATACTATAATTGTTCCAAGAGGAAAGGAGAAAATAAAATGAATAGAATGAACTATAAGGAAGTTTGTGTTTCTCTCCAGTGCCCTTTCTGCGGCAGAGGGCACGAGGTTGAAGTCAATGAAATGGACTATCTTGATTGGAAAGATGGCACTCTCGCGCAGGACGCTTTCCCATATCTTTCAGCTACTGAGCGTGAGCAGTTGATTAGTCAGTTGTGCCCTACTTGCCAGCACAAATTTTTTGATTAAGGAGGAATAAAAATGAAAGCAACTGGAATTGTGCGACGTGTGGATGACCTTGGTCGTATCGTTATCCCTAAAGAGATTCGGCGTACTCTCCACATTAAAGAAGGCGACCCCCTTGAAATCTATGTTGATGACAACATGGTGTGCTTTAGGAACTATAAGTATCAGGCGGTTGAAGATGCTTGTAAACAAGTTCTTGCCGCTTCCGCTGAATTAGTTAATCCTGAACAGTGTAACGCTATTGATGCACACCTTAACGCCATCCGTAAACTGGTATTTGAGTTAGCCGAGAGTTAATCTTGGCTAACCGCCCGGGCGGATTGTTAAATAAATAATTATTAAAAAAGTCTTGACATTTAACTCCTTATCTGCTATACTATAATTGTTCCAAGGGAAGAATAAAAAAAGGAGATAAAAAAAATGAAAGTACACATTGAACATTTTGCCACTTCTTACAGCATCACTTTCCACGGCACTATCAGTTATGATGTTGAGAGCTTTAGTTCTCTTGATGACGCTCTTGCTTTTGCTGAGGAAGAGATTGATGTACGTCAGCAGGCTACTTCTGCTACTATCTGGGATAGCAATACTGGTGAGGTCTATGCTACTTGCTCTTGGGATGATGAATCTGTCCCTGAAGAGGACTATGGAGCATGGGAAGATTGGGATTATAATGAGGATGAGGGTTTTGACCCCTATGCTGGTGAATATACTTGGGATTGCTGAAAAGTAGTCCCAACTTTTTTTGTATTCCCAGAGAATTCCAGAACGCCCGGGCGAAAAGATTGTTAGAAAAATAACTTTCTCATCATTGAAAAATAATCTTGACAAATTCGATTAGGTGTGTTATTATAATAATGCCAAGAGGAAAGAACCACTTGACAGAAAACAAAAAAATTTATAAAGGAGTAAAAAAATTATGATGATGGTGTTTGGTGTGTGCGATAATGCTGTTGATGCTTACCGTATGATGGAGTATGCGATGGAGCTGATTGCCGCGTATGGTGGCGGCATTTATGATGACGATGATGATGACGATTGGAGATGCGGCACCTGAGTCTGACGCGTGGCAAATTACCTCAAAAACTTGAGGTAATTTGCCCGGGCGGATTGTTAAAGAAATAACTTACAAAAAAGGTATTGACTAATACTGTATAATGTGTTATTATAATAATGCCAAGAGGAAAGGAGAACATGAGAAATGATTGAAAGAATTACTGGCTATCACATTCATAATGATACTAATAAAGCATGGAATATTATTGATAATGAAATTAGTTGCGTTACAAACGATATTTATATTGTAGGACAAAACTTATCTACACTCGGAGAAATCCCTGCCGATATACAATTAAGATTAAAAAATTTGATTAGAACAGCGGAGAAAGTTCTTGATAAGTAAAAGGAGATAAAAAAAATGGATTATGTGTACTTAATCTGGGAAGACGTTGACGATTGGCCCGAAGATGGCGGCGGCACTTATCTTGAAGCTATCTTTGCTAATAAAGAAGATGCTGATAAAGAATGTGAAAGGCTCAATAAAAATCGTCCTACTAAAGAGACCAGTTATTTTGTAGATAAAGGAGTTGTAAGATAATGGATTTAATTTGTCCTTATTGCATTAAGCCCCTTGAATGGGATAACACAATAGATTATGATGTTGGCATTGATCATGCTGATACTAAGGACACAGGCCATTGTCCTAAGTGTAATAGGCACTTCCACTGGTATACACATTATATATTTTCTCATTATGAAGACTTGACAGAAGATTAAATCTATGCTATAATAAATACAGAAAATAAGAAAGGAAGTAAAAAAAATGATGATTGTAATTGGACTTTTGGTTGCGTATGCTATCAGTTTTCTCATTAATGCTGGCCTTGTGTGGCTGCTGTGCTGGGGCCTGAAAGCAGTTGGTATTACCACTATCTGTGGTTGGACTGTGGCTTTTAGTTGGCCGCTGGTGTTGATTTTCACCGTTGCCTATGTAATTCTTCATAGTATCTTCGGTGGGCAGAGTAAGAAGTAAGGAGGAATAGTTATGAAAGATAAGATTACTTATAATATTGTTGAGGAAATTGCTGTTCTCTCTGTCCGTGGCGGTTGGGCTCTTGAACTTAACCGCGTAGCATGGAATGGCGGCCCGCCTAAGTATGACATCCGCTCATGGAATGAAGACCACAGCCGAATGGGCAAAGGAGTTACTCTCAATGATAATGAGATGGAAGCCCTGCTCGATGCGATGGCGGCAAGGAATTAACCTTGCCCAATCGCCCGGGCAGATTGTTAAATAAATAACGATTAAAATGGTATTGACAAATTTAATTAAGTATGTTATTATAATAGTACCAAAAGGGAAGGAGATAAAAAATGCGTGACCCTGAAAGAATTGATGATTTTATGTACCATCTGGCCTATTTGTGGGAAAAGTATTGCCCTGACTGGCGATTTGCACAGTTGATGTCTAACTTTTTTTCCTATTACCGATGTGACCTCTTTTATAATGAAGAAGACCTATTTATGGAAAAGTTTGAATGCTACATTTATAATGAAGTAGCAAACAAGCCTGACCCTGATGATTTTTGTTATTACGAACCGAAGGAGGATTAAAAAAAATGGATTTCACAAATATGACTATGGAAGAACTCAATCAGATAAAAGCCGAAATTTATAATGAAATAGACCGCCGTGTTAAAGCCGAAGAACAAGAAGCAATTAAAGAATTTATAAAGGCTTTTACTAAACTTAATGAAATGGCAGTAACCGTCACTTATGAAGATTGGGAAGATACCTATACTTTAATAAACCCTGAAAGATTCCACTTTACATCTCTTTAACTCTTTCAGGGTTAAAGCCCGGGCGCGCAAAAAGGGTATTGACAAATAAAATATTGTATGTTATAATGTAGCTACAAAAAGAAAAGGAGAATAAAAAAATGGACTGGAAAGAAAAAATTGCGGCAGGCATGAAGATGATTATGGAAGGTTGCGACCAAGAAGGACTTTGGTTTGGTTGTAAAGGATGTCCTTTTGGGTCTATTTGTGACGCAATTCTCCGTGATGAAGAAAGTATTTATACTACTCCTGACCATTGGGAAGAAGAAGGAATTTTCAAAACACCTCTTGACACATTATAAATTATGTGCTATACTATAATCACAAAGAACGAAAGGGGAACTTAAAAATGGAGAACTTTGATAAACGTATGAACAAAAAGACTGGCGAGGAACTCCAGCAGTATCTCGCTTTCCGCCGCAAGGCTGGTCGTGTGCCCGCCAAAAAGGGCAAAGGGTCGTATGACCGCAAATCTTTTAAGAAAGAGGTGGCGTAGAATGAAGAGCCCAAGATGGCAGATTGAATACCATTGGATAAACGATGAGGGCATCTGTGAGACTTATCGTTTTACTAAGATTTATACTAATCTGGATGAGGCTATCAAGTCTTATGAAGATTATGTAAGACTTGAAGGCGGTGGCTGGTATAGCCTGATTGAGATTACCGAAAGAGTAATTTCTATTTAAGAAGGAGGAAAAATTATGAATGAAATGATTAAACTTGTTGCTCTTTTAGAGCAGTCCCATGTCCCCTATGAAGTGCGTGACCATTGGTCTAATACCAAGCAGATTTGTTATCCGAACTGCGAAAATGTAGTTTGTGATGCCGTCTGCTTCCCCGGCTCCTATGGTTATTCAGATGGACTTCTGGAAATTATGGGGCTTGTAGATGAAGAGGAAGTTGGCGATACTGTTGAGGGCTGGCTTACTGCCGTTGAAGTCTTCCAGCGTATCTATAAGCATTACAGATACGAATTATATAGCATGATTTAAGCCCTACGGGGCTTAATCGCCCGGGCGAATTGTTAAATAAATAACTTTTGAAAAAGGTATTGACTTTTCCGCAAAAGAGAGTATAATAATAATTGTCAAGGGGAGAAAGAAAACAACCTCTCTCAGGCGCGTAACCTGATGTAAGTAAAATCAAATCTCTTCAAAAAAATGGAAAAAACCCCTTGACAAATCGCTCAACCTATGTTATAATAAGTATGTAAGATAAAGGAAAAGAAACGGAGCCTTGTCCTACTAAAAGGCTTTAGAATCTGGTAGGTAAATCTTTTGAAAGAGGTAGATACTATGTCTCGTAAGCTGTCCTATGTTTCCGCGATTGATTTCGCTCTGTCCATCCTGTCCCAGATTGATGCTGCTCAGGTGGCTATCCCCGCCGCCAAGGAAGAGGACACTCCGGTGTCTGTCGGTGAGGTTGTGGAGAAGCTGACCGCTCTCCGTGAGAAGCAGGCCGCTCGTTCGGCTACTAAGGCCGAGGGGCCGACCAAGGCCCAGCTTGAGCGTGCCGCCCTTGCCTCCCGCATCGGTGATGCTATGGAGCCGGGTGTGACCTACGGCAACGCCGAGATTGCCGCCCTCCTGCCGGAGCTGGCTGGTGCTACTCCCCAGCGTCTGTCTCCCCTCATGGCTCTGCTCGGTGAGCGGATTGTGACCTCTAAGGTCAAGGGCAAGAACTACTACACTCTTGCCTGACCTAAAGGCTCCTAAGGGGTCGAGCCTTTCGGCCTCTTTCCAGTCAGTTTCTGGCTTTTCTGAGACAAAAAGGGCCACATAATAAAAGGTGGATAAAGGGCTTCGGCTCTCCACTATTTTTTCCTTGCGGACTGGGCCCTCTGCAAGGTTTTTTATTTATCTTCAATTAGCAAAGGCTAACCGCCCGGGCACTTTGTTAAAGAAATAACTTTCAAAAACCTCTTGACTTTTTGCCAAAAGAGAGTATAATAATAATTGTCAAGGGGCAAGAGAACTGATAAAGTAGGGACAGCCCCAATGTGAGGATTGCTGAATGACCTTGCTTGAAAAAATTTCAAAGAAATTTGAAATCCCCCTTGACAAGAAAGAAAAAGCATGATATAATAAAATCACAAAGAAAGAAAAAAGGAGATAAAACAAATGGCTACTTCTTACTCTGTCTGCAAAGACCGCAACATGATTTACTTCACCAATGATGAGGGCAAGGTGTGGAGTTTTGATGTGAACACTGGCATTTTCCTTTCCCCCAAGGGCAATGCCGTCAAGTCTTTCCCGACTGGACTGGGCAGTTTCATTGACGGGCATGATACCAGAAATGATATTCCCGCTGTTCGTCTGATGGCCTTTATCCGCAATAACCCCTATAACTATGGCGTGCGTGATTATAAAAATTACCATATGCTGAGAAATCCCAGTTATTATGCGAAGTTGGCTGTCCTGTTTCAGGCTATTGACAAAATGGCAAGTCTGGGCTGTTCTCCTGACCGTTGGAACGCTACTGCTTCTAACCTGACTTTCATCAATGACCATTTCAAGGCTTTTGCCAAGTGGTACAAGGATAATCAGTCTAATGAAGTTGAAGAATTTGTCCGCCGTTATGGTGTTGAAATGTATTGCCATGAACACCACATTGACCCCGAACACCTGAGTGCAGATACTATTTCTTTCATTCAGTTTTATCTGATTAGAAATAATGCCAAATGGGCATCTCCGGAATATCTCCCCTATGTTATGTATTATCTGTCACGTGGTCTGGTTGATTTTGTTGGCGTAAATGTCGCAAGTAACCTGCTTACCAATTTCTTTGACTGGTGTGAAACCACTGGTATCAAGCCGCAGAAGTCCGACTTTTATCGGCAGTATCTTGATGTAAAGCATACTTATATTGCTAATAAAAAGCAGTATGACATGATGGCACTTGCCAACAACTACGCAGAAAAGAAAAACGCTCTGCTGTTTGAGGATGATACTTTTAAGGTTATTATCCCCACCACTGTTGAGGAATTTCAGGCAGAGGGTGATGCACAGCACAACTGTGTGTACAGTATGTATCTTGAAAAGTGCATTAAAAATACTACTCATGTAGTATTTGTTCGCCGCAAGGACGCACTTAATAAGAGTTACATTACTTGCGAAGTTGACAAGCGGGGCAACATTGTCCAGTATCTCGGACAGTATAACAACTGGGTATCTGACCCTGACGCAATCGCTTTCAAAAAGCATTACATGGAGTGGCTTGCCAATAACTGGTAAGCCCTCCCAAGGGGTAGGTAATTACCTACCCCTAACCGCCCGGGCGATTTGTTAAATAAATAACTTTTATTTTTCTATTGACTTTTCTAAAACATGTGCTATAATAATACTTGTAAATGAGATAACGCGGAGGGAGCCGCAAGGCGTTATGACCTCTATCTACATAAACCCTTTGCCCTTTGGGGAGAGCCTTTCGGGTTATAATAGAAAAATCTCCCCAAAATAAATTTATTTTATTCTCTTGACAAGGCACCAAGAGTATGTTATAATTAAAGTACAAAAGAGGAAAGGAAGTATAATCAATGGATGAACAGCTTATAAGAGATTGCCTGCGGATGTTTCGAGACCGCAAAAATTATTATCAGAATACTATTAAAAATGGTAAAAGTCTTAATCTTGATGCTGACTATGCCGCCGCTGGAGCTTATAGCTCTGCCGCAACTATGTTAGAGTATGCTATTAAAAAAGATAAAGAAATCCTTGCTCAATTTGACTATTATAAGGAGAACTAAAATGGCAGATGTTTTAGTAGAGTATTCCACAGTTGTCAGACGCACTATCGACATCCCTGATGAGATTTATAATCTCGCATTAAATGGTGATTATTCTGACAAAGTGGCTAATTATTTTTGGGATGAACTTTTTTGGAAGCGTGTTGCTGAAAGCGACCCAAATTTTATTGAGCCGTATGGTGTTTATACCACAGATTATCAAAATGCATTAGCCGAGTATTAACCTCGGCTAACCGCCCGGGCGGATTGTTAAATAAATAACTATTAAAAAACTCTTGACATTTTTCTTATCCAGTAGTATAATAAAATCACAAAAGGAAAGGGGAATAACAAAAATGAATGAACAGCTTATACGCGACTGCCTTAGAATGTATCGTGAGCGCGCCGCCTATTTTGAGGAAAAATGGGCTAATACTCATGGAGCTGAATGTTTGAAGGCTATAAGCTCTTGTACTGCTTATGAGACAGCAGCAATTATGTTAGAATATGCTTTATCAGATAATGCTGAATTATTGGCACAGTTTGATTATTATGGGGAGGAGAAATAAATGAAAGTTTACCTTGCGGCTCCGTTTTTTACTGATAAACAGAAGAATGAAAAGTCTACTGTTAAGGCGGCTCTCAGTTTTCGCAATGATGTAGAAATCATTGACCCACAGGATTTTGATTTAGGGCTTTCTGGCTGGGAAATGACTAACCATCAGTGGGGAAAAAAGGTTTTTGACGCTGATGTTGAAGCTTTATTAAAAGCGGATGCGGTAGTTGCCATTGATTATGGTCTGTATAGCGACACTGGTACAGCTTGGGAAATTGGTTTTGCCTATGGGGCTTGTATTCCTACAGTTATTCTTGTACCTGATGAAACTATTTCCACTCAGCATTCTCTCATGATAGGTAGTTCAAGTACAATCTTTTGTTCTATTAAAAGATTTTGTAATGAACTTACAGCTCAAACCTTTGAAGAGTTCCTTAAAACTGGTAATAAATATAATCTGCTTGGGGTAGAACTTAAATAAGGGCTACCCCAGCCCGCCCGGGCGGATTGTTAAATAAATAACTTTCAAAAATCTATTGACATTCTCTTAATCAAGTAGTATAATAAAATCACAAAAGGAAAGGGGAATAAAAAAATGACTACTTTGGAAAACAATTTTGATGATAAAATGGTTCGTATGTTAATCATTAAAATGGGAGAACTTGCTAAAAATTATCAGATTCAATACGATGATAGAGACATGGAAGCTTATAAAAACAATGCAGAATTAAAGGCTCGCTGGAAAGTTTATGGTGAGCTTTTGGAAGAGTTAATGGAGGAATAAAAAAATGATTACAGCAAAGGACATCCGTGAAGCAGAGCAGCACCTTATTGATGAATGGGGTGCCGAAGTTGGCGGGAAGGTTGCCAATGAAGCCTGTCTTGTGCGACATGTTGCTCCATTTGGTGGCGGTACAAAAGAATTTCTTGACCATTGCGTATGCTGTGGCGGGAACTGGTGCGGTATGTTTCTTTCTGGTATAGAGAAATTATACCCTGCCGTGTATGCGGCTATCCCTGACAGTATGGGAGCAACTGGAAACGAAGCATTTATCAATATTATTTATGTTATGATGCTGTGCGGCGTGGACACCTCTCGGTAAGCCACGCCTTACCGCCCGGGCGCAAGATTGTTAAATAAATAACATTGAAAACCCTTCTTGACTTTTCCAAAATTTATGCTATACTATAATTGTTGATGCGGGAAAAGAAGTTAAACCCCATCACAGAAAGGAATAAATATATGGAAAAAATGTATGTGCTTGTTCTTGATGTTGAAACCGCTGGCGATGTTGAAAGTAATCCCCTTGTTTATGATGTTGGAGCTCAGATCGTTGACCTTAATGGTAATGTTATTGAGCGTGGCAGTTGGGTGATTTATGATATTTATACCCAGCGTGACCTGATGACTTCTGCTTACTATGCCGCGAAACTGCCGCAGTATGAACACGATATGGCAAATGGCACTCGCAAAATGGCACGACTTGAAACTGTCCGTAAAATTCTTTGGAAGTGGATGTTCAAATATAATACTTTTCTTGTCGCCGCCTATAATGCTTCTTTCGACCGCAGAGCATTAAACAACACTGTTCGCACTCTTGGCATTGGCAATTATTTCTTTCCTTTTAAGACTAAGTTTATTGACATTTGGCGAATGGCTTGTTTGTCTATCTGCATGATGAAAAGTTATCACCAGATGGCGTATGAAAATGGCTGGTATAGTAATGCTGGTAATATCCGCACTAATGCCGAAACTGTGTACAGTTTTCTTACAAATTCGCCCAATTTTGAGGAATCGCATACCGCCCTTGAAGATGTTGACATTGAAACAGAAATTATGCTTTACTGTTGGAAAAAGGTAAAAGCCGAAGATAGAGGCATTATCGGTTTTCCGTGGCGCATCCCGCAAAAAGAATGGATTTTCCACGAAGCAAAATTTGATGAAATTATTTAATAAAATCGCAGGGATTTTTCCCTGCGATTTTTTATTTGAAAATTTAAAAAAAATATTATAAAATATTTATAGAAAATAAAAAATAAATACTGCCGAATAAATATTCACCGCCCGGGCAATCTTTTCTTAAAAATCCTATTGACAAATTCCAATAGAGGGTGTATAATAAAAGCACAAAAGGAAAAGGAGATAACACAAAATGATTACTGCTAATGAACTGATGAAGATTGAAATGAACAGACAGGCCGCAATTGAAAAAAGAAAGATGGAGCGTGAGCAGTCTGCCGAAGCAACTAAGGCCGCAAGGCTTGAACGTGCGAAAATTAACTATGAGCAGGCAAAGGAAAATGTAGTTAAACTGTGCGAAGACCGCATTGGTACTTTGATTGAAGAAACCATCGAGCGGCAGGGCGTCAAAGATTTTTCTCTGCGGTTGCTGGTATCTCTTTTTACCGATGAGCTGGGTAATAGACTTTTTAGGGTTGCAACTAAGGATGAGTTTGTTCCTGAGAAGACACAAAAGCGGAGCAGATTCAGAAATGACAACCGTGAATATTTTGTTATCAATAGCTCTGATTTTTGCTATAAGACCTTTCAGCAGTATTTAAGAAAACACGGCTTTCGAGTTGTACAAGAACGGAACAAAGAAACTGTCCCGTCGAGATGGTCTCTTAATCCTTCTATTATCTGTAATGTTATTACTATTACTTTGCTGGATTCCCCGACTAAGGATGAGAGTTAATCTCTCATCCAATGCCCGGGCGGATTGTTAAATAAATAACTATTAAAAAAGGTATTGACTTTTTCGCAAAAAAGAGTATAATAATAATTGTCAAGAGGGGCACACCGTTCGCGTGGCTCGCAAGAGTAAACTCAAATAGAACAAGGAAACCACATTGAGGGTGTGAAAAACCCTCTTGACAAACTTTATAAAGTGTGATACAATGTAAGTGTAGTAAGGAAGAGGACAGAGGAATCAAGAACGAAATAAAAAAAATAAAATTTCCTCTTGACAAATCGCTCAACCTATGCTATAATAAGTATGTAAGGTAAAGGGAAACGAACGGAGCCTTGTCCTACTAAAAGGCGTAAGAATCTGGTAGGTAAAAAACGAAAGAGGTAGATACTATGGCTAATTCTGTTGCTACTACTGACCGCAAGCCCACCAAGCGTGACCGCTTTAATCGGCTTTACACCATTGTGCAGGAGGGTTCTTACCACGATGCTGACGAGCTGATGGAGTTTATTGAGCACGAGCTGGAACTGCTCGATAAGAAGAATACCGCTGAGCGTAAGCCCACCGCCAAGCAGGTCGCCAACGAGGGCTACAAGCAGAACATCCTTAACTGGATGGAGCCTGACCGCCTGTACCTTGCGGCTGAGATTGCCAAGGGTGTGCCTGAGATTGTTGCCAATGGCGTGACTGCCGGCACTGTCACCGCTCTGCTGACCCAGCTTTATAAGGCGGGTAGCCTGACCCGCACTGAGGACAAGCGCAAGAACTATTACGCCCTCGCGTAATCCCTACGGCTTCGGGGGTGAGCCAATCACCCCCATACTATGCGGGCATAGCTCAGATGGAAGAGCACTTGACTTTTAATCAAGGGGTCGGGGGTTCAAATCCCCCTGCCCGCACCAATAACATCCTCTCTCCTTTCTTTCTCTCCTTTCTCTTTCGGGCTCTATCACTTTAATGTGGTAGAGTTCCCGCCCGGGCGATTTTTTATAAATAACTATTGACATTTTTAGAATTTATGTTATAATAAAATTACCAAAAGAAAGGAAATAAAGTTATGAAACAGAAAGAAATGAAGTGCATTCATCCGCGCAAGATGGTAAAAATTATGGAACGCTTTATTTATCTCGCAGGAAATGAGAAATGCGAAATTCATCGTGCGGATTCTTTTGGCACCTATGCCGCTTTTGAGGATTTTATTATTGATTATGACCCCAAAAAACTTCCTTATTGCCATGATTACTTTACCAAAAATTTTCATAAGCGCAGTTCTATCTCTAAAGGATTCGCGGGTGTTACTATTTCTTTATTACACGAACTGGGGCATCGTAAAACATACGAACAATTTATCATAACTTACCCTAACTGGGATAGAATATTAGAAAGTTTGAAACTTCGTAAAAAATATCATTTCTTTGATGACCCTACTGAGCGTGATATAGAACAGGCGAATGAAGAATATTTTACTTGGCCTGAAGAAGCTATGGCTACTGAATGGGCTATAGAATGGTTGAATGACCCGGCTAATCGTAAAATTGCAAAAAAATTTGAAAAAGAATTTTTTGCTTGTTTTGCCGCCGCTAAATAGAGCGGCAAAACGCCCGGGCGCGCAAATTTACTATTGACAAGTAAAGTAATTAGTGTTATAATAATTGTGAAACCAAAAGGAAAGGAATTAAATAAAATGAAGGAAAAAATTTTGGCTTGCCTTAATCGTTGGCCTGGAGCGCGCAAGCGTGAAGTTGCTACAGAAATTCATTGTCCTGTGAATGGAGCATTTCTTCATAACTTTAGCGAATTGGAAGATATTGGCTTTATTCACCGTGTCACAGTTAATGACCCGGCTAATATGGAATTTTATGATAAATGGTACTTGACAGATGTTGGGTATCGTGCTATAATGAATGTAGATTAAGGAAAGGAGTGTAGCACATGGCCAAGCCTGCTTTGAATGAAAAGACTATCGCGGATTACATGAAGCGTAATAAGTGTACCCGTGAAGATGCAATCGACCTTATCAAATACGATATTGCGGTTGAAGATGGCGAAGAAACCGAGTATGACCTGACCGAAGAACAGAAAAAGGTTGTACAGGATATGAACCGCAAGATTGACCACAAAAAGCCCACCACTAAGGTCAAGAGAGAACGCAAGCCGAATGAACTGAAAGAAGCCCTTGTCGCCGCTCTTGCAGATTATTTGGAAAATGTCTGTGAAATTGATATTGCTGAAAGCGGTCTTATTTACTGCGGAGATGTGGAAATTACCAATAAAAATCGTATGATTCACTTCACCTGCAAAGACAAGGAATTTGACCTGCAGCTCATTGAAAAGCGGCCCAAAAAGTCCTAAACAAGCGAAACCCCGAACTTTTCGGGGCAATTCGCCCGGGCGGATTGTTAAATAAATAACTTATAAATAGATATTGACAACTACCATCAATCCTGTTATAATATAATTGTTCCAAGGGAAAGCAAGAAAGTGACTGAGCCTGTTAAAGTCGCATCTGCGGGTGGGTGCGCAACACCTCTGAGTAGACCTTCAGCCAGTCGGTCAACCTTGTGGAAGCTTCTTACCAAGGAACATTCTCTGGGTAGGATTAGCTACCCTACTCATACAAATTTAATATAGGGAAGACAAAAGAAAGGAAATAGTAAAGCTATGGTTTTACTACTGCGGCTACCGCATCTTTAACACTTTTGCGGTAATATAAATTTTAAGACACTACCCGCCTATTGGTACGGCGGGTGAGTGCCCGGGCGCGCATTTTTTTTTAGAAAAAACTATTGACAAACAACAAAAAGTCTGCTATAATAACAACTGTAAGGAACCAAGAGATAGATTAAAAAGAAAGGGGATAAAAAAATGTTTCTTTGCGATGTACCCCGCGGGACTATTATATGTTTTGATGAGATACCCAATTATTATATCAAAGTCAAAAGATTAGATGGAGTATCTGGTGTTGTCAATTTAGAAACTGGTATATTCTATGAAGCAAAAGACTTGCGCGAGCAGGGTGTTGATCCTGATCATTTCTCTTATGTAGCGCCAAATTTTTATTCTTTTACAACAAATTGGCAGTAAGTAAGCTGCCCGGGCGGATTGTTAAATAAATAACTTTTGAAAAAGGTATTGACTTTTAGAAGAAAAAGAGTATAATAATAATTGTTAAGGGGAGGGGCTCCCAAAAAAACAAAATCGCCTGTGGGATTTAACTGGCGACCTGATAAAAAAAATTCTTGAAACAAAGAAAAACCCCTTGACAAATTCCACTTAATGTGGTATAATGAATACAGTTAAGAGGGCGGTGGAAACCACGATACGCACCGTTTGTGCTGATGAAAGAAACAAGCCCGAAAAAAATTTCAAAGAAATTTGAAATCCCTCTTGACAAACACCACAAGCTGTGGTATAATAAGTATGTAAATAAGGGCGAGCAGGTTGAGTAGCCCCTCTATGGGGCAAAGTTAAATGGGGGGTTCGATTCCCCCCACGCCCCCAAAAAAAATAAAAAGGGTCTTGACAAAAGCCTGAACCTATGATATAATAAGTATGTAAGCAAGAGGGAGTTGAAAATCCCCTGCTGATAAATGCCTTGCCGCTACTAAAAGGCATAAGAATCTGGTAGCACAAATTTTAGAAAGAGGTAGATACTATGGCTAATTCTGTTGAGAAGAAGGTTACTAAGCGTGACCGCTTTAACGAACTGCTCGGCATCCCCGCCGTGGCTGAGAATGAGGGTCTGGTTGAGTTTATCAATCACGAGATTGAGCTGCTCGACAAGAAGAATACCGCGGAGCGGAAGCCCACTGCAAAGCAGGTTGCCAATGAGGGTTATAAGGAAGCCATTGTTGGCTGGATGGAGCCTGACCGCCTGTATCTGGCGGCTGAGATTGCCAAGGGCTGTCCCGCTATCGTGGAGAACGGTGTCACCGCTGGCACTGTGACCGCCCTGCTGACCCAGCTTTACAAGGCTGGCAAGATTGTCCGCACTGAGGACAAGCGGAAGAATTATTACTCCCTCGCGGAGTAATAATTCCCCCATGGGGGATGGGTAAATCCCCCGCCCCTAAAATGGCCCCTTCTACTAATTGGATAGGTAATCAGGCTTTCAACCTGAAAATGGTGAGTTCAAACCTCCCAGGGGTCACCAATACTTTTCTTATATCTCCTTTCTTTCTCTCCTTTCTTTTTTCCCTTTGTGGGGCTCTACCACTTTAATGTGGTAGAGTTCCTGCCCGGGCAATTTGTTAAAACCTTAACAAAATAAACTACTTGACATAATTCCAATAGCGTGATATAATTTTTATAGTAAAAGATAAGGAGTGTTAAATAATGGCGGATAACCCTGTATCATGGTTTTTTCTTACTGTAATTGGTATTTATTTTATTTGTCGTTTTTTCAAAAAGGTAATTGATGAAAGCGAACGCCTAAAAGCGGAAAGAGAAAAAGCCTGTCAAGAAATTTTCTTTGAAAATTCTCTTGACAAAACAAATACTATGGCGTATAATAGATACATAAACAGGAGGGAAAACAAATGAATTACATGATGATTGATACTGAGACTACTAATAGTCTTGATGACCCTTTTGCCTATGATGTAGGTTTTGAAGTTTTTGACCGTGACGGCAATACTATTGAAATTGCGTCTTTAACTAATAAGGATTTGTTCCTTGATAAAAATTTTATGTCCACTGCTTACTATGCTGAAAAAATCCCTAACTATTGGAAAGAGATTTGGGCAAAAGAGCGTGAACTTTTAACTTGGCGGGAAATCAAGTGGAGAGTGTTCGATGCTTGTAAGCGAAACGATTGTCAGATTGTAGCGGCCCACAATGCTATGTTTGACAATCGGGCATTAAACTTAACCCAGCGTTATATTACTACCAGTCAGTACCGTTATTTTCTGCCGTATGGTGTGACTTGGTGGGACACTTTGAAAATGGCTCGTGAAGTTCTCGGCAAAGATGAAACTTATGCACGATTTTGTGAATACTTTGGATATACTACCGTAAGGGGCAAGCCTCGCTTTACCGCTGAGATTGTATATAAATACATTAGTGGGGATATAGATTTTGAGGAACGGCATACTGGCCTTGAAGATGTAAAGATAGAAAAAGATATTTTTCTTTATTGTCTTGACCGCGCCCCCGACATAGATGGGCGGCTTTGGAAACCTAAGCCGGAGCCGCCCCGTAAAATGGAACCTTGGGAAATCGAATTACAAGAATTACTTGCTTAAAGGAGAATAAAAAATGAAATATTCTGTAACTCTTGGTTATGAAGTTGAAGTGGAAGCCAATACCCGTGAAGAGGCCATGGACGCCGCTGTCTTGGCTTTTAGTGAAGACACGCACCCCGATGTGTATATCGCATTCATCGAGCAGCTGGAAAATGAATAATTTTCCAGTCGCCCGGGCGTTTTATTTCAAAAATTTTAAATAATTTTGGCACTTGACAAATAACTCCTCTTGTGCTATACTATAATTGTTCCAAGAGATAAGAAGAAAGGAAGTAAATAAAATGACACGTAAAGAAATTATTAGTTATCTGTGCGGGCATCCTGGCTCTCCTCTTGATGATTCTCCAGTTGTAAGGGAACTGGAGAAAGATGAGATGATTGAGTGTCGTAATGGAAAATTTTATCTTACTCCTATAGGTTGGAGAATTGCTATGTGGAAATGGGAGGTATAAAACAATGGATAAAAATAATTATCTTTTTGTTTGCGTTTTGAAGATTCTCAAGCATCGTATTGAAGTTGCTCATTCTGCGCAGACAAAGAGCGCCTTGATTTTTGCTCATAACCTTTTGGTTTATGCGCTTCGTAATGACACCGCAGCTATTGATGCGGCAATGAAGAAAGAAGGTCTGTAAAATGTTTATTCGTGATTGGGATGGAATGAAATTTGAATCTGAAAATGAAGCATTTGGAAATGCTTGTACTGATATGCTTACCGATGGAGCGATTGGTGATTATCTTAAACCTTGGGTAAGCTATGATACTCTTCTTGATTGGGCGATGAAGCAAGACGGCTTTTTTGATTATTTCGCAGATGAATTTTATAAAGCCCAGCAAGATTATTTCAATGATTTCTATTTTGAAATGGAGGATGATGAAGATGAAAACAGTGAATGTGAGGGCGAGAGTAACTTATGATTATCAGGTAGAAATTCCTGATGATGAAGAAGAGTGTGCTATGACTGACATTGCGAGTTATTGCGATGGAAGTGATCCAGTATATTCTGCTATGTGTAAGTTAATGGAAAATACAGGTATCCAATGGGAAGGTGAGCTTCTTTCTATTGTTGATGAGAATACTGATGAGGTATTATGGTGCGGCGAGTAAGTCGCACCTAACTGCCCGGGCGCAAAATAGGTATTGACAAGTAAAATAAAATATGTTATAATCATTACAGAAAACAGAAAAGGAGAAATAAAAATGGAAAAATTAACTTTGGCAAGAATGTGTGAAATTTATGATAATTGTAAAATAAATGATTGCGATAATTGTCCATTAGCTTTAGCTATGGACATTGATGGGAATAGTGCTTGTTCACTTATTGGGCTTCTTCAGGAGGCTATGGAAAATTATAATGATTTTATAATAAATATCTTGACAAATAGTTAAATTTGTGATATACTAATTCCAGAAACAAAGAAAAGGAGAATAAAAAATGAAAATGTACGACTTCCTTTTTGAATTTACCGAAGATAGCGATAACGAGGGTGAGCAGATTCTTGTCGAAGCATCAAGTCTTGATAGTGCTTGGGCTTGTCTGGTATTTGACAATGGCTTTGAGTTTAAGGAACTGCGTTTCATCGAGCAGATGGAGACTTGGGAAGGCGAACTTCTTGGTCTTGATACTTATTAAGGAGAATAAAAAAATGGAACCAACACCATCTTGTTCTTATTGTGGTTGTGATTTAACTCTTTTTGACCACTATGATTGTTATGACACTGAGGACAAAGTGCTTTGTTTTGCTAATGGGTATTGCCCAAAGTGTCGGCGCGAATATCGTTGGACTGATGTTTATACATTAACTGATTTTGAAGATTTGGAGGAAGTTAATAAAAATGAAAATTGTTGAACGGTTTGAAGATGCTAATAAAGTTTGGCGGCTTAATTACGATTTCTTTCAATTGCCTTGGTGGGTGTGCGTAGAAGCATACATTAGAAATTTGATAATGGGGGTTAAATAATGAAAGAATACTGGATTGATTTTTCTGGCTATGTAAAAGTAGAAGCAGAAAATGCTGATGAAGCAGAACGCAAATTTTGGGATGCCGTTAATACTAAATGTCCTTTCCTTGCTAAAGATGGATTCAATGATGATGTGTGGGATTTGGACGCCACAGAGGAAGTGACTAATTTTCCCAGTGCTATTAACAATCCCAATGCTCCTAACTTACAGGATATAGAGGACTTTTGGAATGACAAATAAGGGGTGTATAATAATACACCCCTATGAATAATGCCCGGGCAAATCGGCCCGGAGACGCTAGCGTAGGGCCGAACTTCCATTATATCATATTTCAGGAAAATTGTCAAGTAAAATATTGCACAAAAATTGGTTTACATAATATCCCGAAACTGTGCACTTTGCTACGCTAAATCGCTAACACTTTAGCACGCTAAATCGCTAAATCGCTACTGCGTTAAAGTCCGGCCGCTATGTCTTGACAAAAATATCACAATGTCTGGAAAAAATCTCCATATGCGGCTCGATTTTAAACAAAAGTGGGCCTAATTTTACCGGTCGGTGGCTTTCGCTAGTCACATATGCGATTGATTTTAAAACAAAAGTGGCTTTAAAACCAGTATATAAAAAATTTTAACTAGTTTTTTATCAAAAAAAACTAGTTTTTTTGCGTTTTTAAGTAGTTTTAACTCGTTTTTACTTAGTTTTGCGGCGTTTTTGGCTAGTTTTATCTCGAAAAAATACCACTTTTTTTGCCTATTTTTGGCGAAAAAAGCCGGTCGGAAACTTGACTTTTAAAAAAAAATTTGATATAATATCAAAAAAAACCATTTTTTTTTAGGCCGCACGCCCGGATAATAGCATCATTTTATCCTATTCCAGAAGCCAAAATTAAAGGTCAAATTGCCTCACATCAAAAAAAATTAACACGAATTCACGTTTCTACTTTTAAAAGTAGTGCGGAGGACAAGAATTATGCCTGGCATACGAGTTCCAAGAGGAACAGAGAAAGGAAAAGTAGGCATATGCGGCCTTATATTTTATTTAATAATTGACAAATATAAAATAATATGATATAATATAAAAAAAACATACTTTAAATGAGGAGCCACGGATTTAATTCTATTTGCCTCGCACAAAAATTTTCATTCTCATTTTAACACCTTTATTTTTAACTTTCATAGATAAAACAAGACTATAACTGGCAATACGACTCCAGAGCAAACGAAAAAATTTTTGAAGCCGGTCGGTTTAACTATGTATAAAAAGTATTAATTTGAATTTTTTAAAAAAATATTATATAATATATATAGAAAATAAATAAAGGAGAATTTCTTAAATGAATTATAATTTTAATGATGTAGAGAAGTATCTACGTAATGGTGGAGATGCTGTTGAGTTGGCTCAGGCTTTTGCTGATACTTTGAATAATGCACTTGCTAAGTTCCAGAAGGAAAGCAAGTTGGATGAAAAAGCTAATGGGCTTGCCGCGGCTTGGAATGCTTATATTGACGAATATTTTAAGAATCATGATGTCCCTGAGAATTATGTCGTGGCCGATATGTATCTCAATACTAAGGATGTCAATTATGTGATGGAGCAGGTGTTGAAGTTTATTCCTCTACTTGATAAGTTGAATGGATTCTTTGAGATTGGTGCGGAACAGGTGTCCAAGAGCAAGAATAAGGTAGAAGATACAGTAGATAAGTTCTTTGATAAGTTTGGTATCTAATAAGTGCCGGAATTAATTTTAATTGTGTACCTTGAAATTTGACAAATTTACTTGCCGTTAAATAAGAAACGAAGATGAACTCGTATTTCTACTTATAATTGTCGTAGAGTTGAGTTGGATAAAGTGGGAATACGAGTTTTTTAGAAACGGTTGACGGCAACGATGAAAATTAAAAGTCAAGATAAACCGGGCGGAGGCCAGACCTGTAACGCAATCCAGTGTTATAACGTAACGCAATCCAACCCAACACAATACAAATATAACGTCATAATATACCATTCCAAAAACAATATTTCCTTTCACTATCTAAAAAGTGAAAGGATTTTTTATTTTCATTTCATTTTTTAAAACACCCTCCCGCCAATTTTTCATTCCATTTTCCAAAACCTCTATTTCCCCTATTCCCAGTGGACCACTCGCCGCCAATACTCCCCATTCACAAATATGATTTATAATTATAGATTTATATTACTATCTATTATATATATTATTATATACTATATATTATATAATTAAAAATATATATTATATAATATATCTATATAAAAATATATATATTATATTTCTCCGGAAAAATTTACCGAATCTTGGTGAAAATGCCTGTTCCAACGACCGCATCTACTAATTCCAGACCAACTTTCGGTAAATTTTACCGTTTCTCCGGTCGTAAATTCGATAAAAATTACCGTTTTTGTGATACGTAAATGCGGTAAAATTTACCGCTTTTCCGAGTGTAAATTCGGTAAAATTTACCGAATCTAAATAAAAATGCTAAAACGGTAAAAATTACCGCTTTTACGGTCGCAAATTCGGTAAAATTTACCGAATTAATACTTTTATCACAAAAATTTAGGAAGATTCATTTAATTCGGTAAAATTTACCGTTTTTCCGTTCGTAAATGCGGTAAAATTTACCACTTTTAATATTAACTTTCGGTAAAATTTACCGCATTTACGGTCGCAGTTTCGGTAAAAATTACCGTTTTTCCGTTCGTATAAAACGGTAAAAATTACCGTATTTACGACCGCCCCATCTTTTAATAAATTACCATAATTTATTAAAATGTCTAAACTCGTCTTAACTCTCCATCGCTAAGCCGCACGACATCTTTTTCTATCCATTCAGCATCTTTGTCAACCTCATAACTCAATATGACTTTCAACTTATCCTTTTCATAAGTCTGCGGCACTTCATCAAATCTATATCCATTACCAGAAATCTAAACGAGATATCCCTTATTCTCTAATCCCTATCTGGCTTCACGCCAACTTTTATCACTACCCCCAAATTCCTCAATTAAAGCCTATGGACTAAAAGCCCAACTATCTTTAATCCTATGACAATAAATCCATAAATAAACTTCAAAAGGCTTGCACTCTTTCACAACTTTCTCAAATGCTGCCGCACTTAATCTATAATAATGATGCGTCGTATCTTTTAAAGCCTCATATCCAGGATAAATAATCTTTGAATTTCTATAAGTCGTTGCCAAGATTATTACCCCCTTTGCGCAAGGACTTCCGCAAATGCTTCTTCAAGAGCATCACTTTCTTCAAAAGCCCAAGCCAAATACTTTGGATTAGTAGGATTCGGGAATGACTCTATTGGACGAAATCCTTTCTCCAATAGACCTAACATAATTTGTTTTGAAAATATAATCTTTTGTTTCATTTGTTATTTGTTCTCTCTTCCTTTACTACTATTTGTTAGTAGTTTTACTATTTTTACTTACTGCGGTTCTATACATACGGAAACCTTTTCTAATTATACTAGCCATAGATACATCGTGTTTATCACAATATCGCACTAACCAGCCATACTCTTCCGTAGTTAATTTCACCGATATCTAATGCACTTTCTTATCTTCCAAAAATATTTCAATCCTTTCCATTGCGGATTTAGGTATGTCTTTAAAGGTCTTTGACATACCAAAAAAGATAGGCATTTAAACTTGCCTAAAAAGTTGTAAAATTTTAATATATTTTATTTTAACAAAAATATACAGATTTTCATATTGAATTTTATAAAAAAATATTATATAATATATATAGAAAAAATAATAAAGGAGTAATTTATAATGAATAAAAATTATAAGAGTTTTTCGCTACCCGGTGGTGGTGTTCTCCGCATTAACAAAGACAAAATTGTCGCAACAATTAGTTCCGCAACTAATAACACTATTGAAATTTATTGCAGCGACACTGCAATTCCTTTCCGCGTTGAAGCAACTAAACACACTCCCCAGGAAATTATAGATTGTATCTGGGATAATCATGATATTGATGGAGGCATGTGAATGAAACTTTTTTATTGTGAGCTTACATGGTATGATAGCTATGCTGATAAAGAGCAAGAAGATAAATTATTTATTTTTGCTCATACTTGTGAAGAGGCTTGCCGCCAGGTAAGCGTTCATTTTAATGAAATTGTAAAAATTAATCTTGAAGTAGTAAATGATAATACTGGTAATACTAGTGTTCTCTTTATCGAGGGAAATGATGAAGACGTGGTTCAGTCAATTAAAAATTCCAATACATACTGAACAATGCTAGTTTTGCGGGAAAGAACATCCAGCAGTAGGACTAGTAATCACAAACATTGAGGACAAAATTCTATTTCTTTGCCCTCAATGTTATGGTTTAATTGGGAACTGTACTTCTTGTGCCTATGCTGAAACATGCGGATTCCAAGCAGACCATAGCGAACCACATTAGGTTTCACAAACAATTAGAAAAGGCCCAATGATTATGAATGTTCAGGTGAAGAATCCTCATTTGGTTGAGAAGCATTGTTCGACTTGTCATTGTCAAATGGCTACTGAATGTCAACGGGAGAAAGATATGGGATTGCATTGTTCGAACTACAAAATAGAACCAAACTTGCTCCGATAAAATTACCGAACATTACTTCTAAAATTTGTAAAAATTGCTGCGTCCCCATATTATGAGCTAACATATAATAAAAGAAATCTGCTATACAGTGTTCACTACCTGTTAAGATAAATACCATTACTGGTAAAATAACACCAATAGCAGATTTATCTTTTTTATAATTTTGAACAGCAATCTAAATACATGAACCGCAAATAACTCCTGCGGCAATATGTTGATACCATAATTTAGCATTACGGGCTACCGCAATATTAATAGCAACATCATTTGTAGCAGAATGAGTCATAAAACTAGTCAAAAGTACTACTATAACTATCCCCAAAAAATTAAGATTAGCCATTAAAATTAATTCTATTAAGTTATATATAAAGTCTTCATCTTTACGGTATAATCTAGCAAACTAACCAGTTAATAATAAATACTAGTTTACACAAATACTAAATAATCCAGTAGCAAAAAGTAAAGAACCTAACCAGCCTCCACCGACCATTATATTAGCAAGTGCCCCAAGTCCTATTAGAATACCAGCTCCAAGGCATCTTCTTTTAAGCAACATTTAATATCACATCCTTCACTAATTATTTTACAAAATTTTTTAGAGATAGTCAAATTTATAAAAGAATAAATACGATTTTTATTTGACTACGAAGAAAGGAACACCCATTATGATGTATTCATTTTTAAAAGATTTTTTTTCAATTCTATTTTAGTTAATTGCAATCCCTGTTAAAAAATGGTATAACTTTTGTATTAAAGGTGAATATTTAATTGATGATGAAGAAACAGAAAAATTTATTGCATTTTTAGTAAAAGTAGCAAAAGATCCTAAATATGAACCCACAGAAGAAGAACAACAATTTGAACAAGACCTTATTGAAGGTCATCGTCAAATCATTGAAGAAGATCCCTAGTTAACAGAAGAAAATTATCGGTATGAGGATCAAAGACAAAGATACGCAATAGAAGGATTACGTTTTATACAAGAATATGCGAAAATCAAAGAAGATAAATAAATCTCTTCTTTGATTTTTTTATAAAAAAATGATATAATATATATAGAAAAAATAATAAAGGAGAAAAAAATAAATGAATGATAATATTTAGAAAGATTTAGTTCTTTCTACTAATGAATATGCCTATGTTCTTGACTCAACTAAAGGTTTTATTTCTTGTTTAGTTGGGCCGACTAAAATGTCTTTATCTCAAAGTGATAGTCTTGTAAGATTTAATTCTACAACCAAGAGATTTGAACCTTGTTCTTATGAACATGCAGTTCATCTTTTAACTATTGCACCAGAGAACTGGTATATTATTTTAAAGAATCCGGCTAAGGACAATAAGCATCCGGCGGCTGGTACATCAAATGTTTTACCGGATGGGATGGAAATTGGTAAAAAGATTAATATTACTGGTCCTGCAAGTTTTGCTCTTTATCCTGGTCAGATGGCAAAGGTTATTCGTGGTCACGCTTTACGAACTAATCAATATCTTCTTGCTCGTGTTTATGAAGCTAATGCTGCTAGTAATTCTATTGGCGAAATTCGAGATGCAGAAGGTAATTTGATTGAGAATCCTCAGCAGACTTATGTTAATGGTCAGATCCTTGTAATTAAAGGTACTGAAGTTTCTTTCTACATTCCTCCTACTGGTATTGAAGTAATTCCTATTAATAATGATGACAGTAATGGGTATATCCGTGATGCTGTTACTCTTGAGCGTCTTGAATACTGTATTTTGAAGGATGAAGATGGCAATAAGCGTTATCTTCATGGTCCTGCTGTTGTATTTCCCAAACCTACTGAAAATTTTGTAACCAGCCCCAAGGGTGGTTATGTATTCCGTGCAGTTGAACTTTCTCCTATTTCTGGTATTTATATTAAAGTAATTGCAGAATATACTGATGAAAAGAAAAATATTCATCCAGTAGGTGAAGAGTTATTTTTGACTGGTAAAGACCAGATGATTTATTATCCTCGTCCTGAACATGCTATTATTACTTACGATGGTAAGATGATGCATCACGCAATTGCTATTCCTAAGGGCGAAGGCCGATATATCATGAATAGATTAACTGGCGAAATTAAAACTGTTCTCGGACCTCTTATGTATTTGCCTGACCCTCGTTTTGAAGTTGTCGTAAAACGTAAGCTCTCTCGTCATCAGTGCGAGTTAATGTATCCTGGCAATGCTGAAGCAATTGCTTATAATGAGCAATTGAATGAAAAAAATCTTGAAAAATCACTTAAAACTATTTCTATTGATGAATTTACTGCTTACACAACTTCTAATAGTCTGGGAGATACTCTTGCAAACTTAGAAGCTAAAGCTAATATTTCTCGTGGTACTAGCTATACCAAACCTAGAACTATTACTCTTGACACTAAGTATGAAGGTATTGTAAGTGTTGATGTTTGGACTGGATATGCTGTAAATGTTATCTCTAAGAATGGTAATCGCAAAGTGATTTGCGGCCCTCAGACTGTAATGCTGGATTATGATCAGACTCTTGAAGAGTTGCAGCTCTCTACTGGTAAGCCAAAAACTACAGATAAATTGCTTCATACAGTATTCTTACGCCATGAAACTAATAAAGTTTCTGATTTTGTAACTGTTGAGACTAAAGATTTTGTTCGTTGCGGGATTAAAGTATCTTATTGCGTTGATTTTGATCAGAAGTATCAGGATCGCTGGTTTAATATTGATAACTATGTTAAATTTATGTGCGATCGAGAGCGTTCTTTATTAAAGAGAGCAGCTAAAAATTATACTATTGAAGAATTTTATCAGCGTTATATTGATATTGTAAGAGATGTAGCTATTGCCCGTGATAAATCTGAGGTAAAAGATACAGATAAGGCAAAGCATATTGGACGTTTCTTCCCTGAAAATGGTATGTATGTTTCTGATTGCGAAGTTCTTGCTATTGATGTAGAAAGCGAAATTAAATCTATGCTTAATGAGCACCAGCATGATATGGTTGAACGTGCTCTTGAACTTTCTACTGCTGATAAGCGTGTTGAAGTCGCTACCAAGTTAGCAGAAGCAGAAAAGAAAGAGTATGAAGTCAGAAATCAAAAGCTGATTCATAAACTTGAACTTGATCGTATTGAATCTACTAATAAACTTAATATTCAATCTGAAATTAATCGTCTTAAAGAAGCTGAAGCTACTGCTTCTAAACAGGCTGAAAAGGATCTTCAAGTTCTGAGTGATGCAATTGCTGATGCTGAAAGAAAACGTAAGCAGGCTGATAGAGATCAGGAAATTCTTTATAAGAATAAATTATTAGAAATTGAAAAGGCTAAGCAAAACGCTTATGCTGAAACTGTTGCTAAAATTATGAATTCTATTGGGCCTGGTTTGATTGAAGCTCTTACTGCAACTGCTAATGCTGAAATTGCTAATAATCTTGTTAATGCTATTGCTCCATACTCTATTGCTGGGGATGACGAAAGCGTCGCTGATGTTACTAATAAACTTCTTCGCGGTTTACCTATTGATGGTATCGTAAAAAGTATTGGCGGTAATGAATAATAAAGAAAATACTTTACCTTATTTTTTAAGGTAAAGTATTTTTTTATTTGAAAATTTTAAAAAAATATTATATAATATTTATAGAAAAATAAGAAATGAGGAATTTTTTTATGAGTATTAGCTATAGAGCATTTTACGGTTATGGTTTTGAAATTACCGATGAACAAATTTCTACTCTTAGCCCTGAGAAATTCGATGAATTAATGGATAGCGAATATACTCAACAGATAAATGGTTGGGGAGATAGTTATCGTTGTTTTTTTGGCCTTAATCTTATTTCTATGGGTGATGGAGAACTTCATAAAATTCCTACATTATTTATAGATGATAATGAATTAAAAAATATGCTCAAAGAATATCTTAATATTTTTGGAGAAGAAGCATTCTCTGAAGTAACTGATAATATTAATTATTATGTAGGATTTTCGGTGATGTAATTATGATGAAATTAACCAGTTTAAAACGTAAAAAGTATCAGCGATATGTAAATAAAATAGTCCGCGATTTAAATAAAAATATAAAAAATGACTGGCTCTGGAATGGTCGTTTTATTATTTACCAAAAGCAGTCTAAATTTTATACTTATTTTGATGGTAGTGGAGCACAGCTATACGTTCTATTAGAATGTAAGGATAATAAAACAAATAAAACGACACAATACTGGTTTGAAACTGGGCTTTTTATAGAATCAAAAATTTGGTATTGGGTTAATCAATGTATTGTAGAATATTTTAATGTATGGGCGGAAGACCCTCATCCATATGAACAAGCAAAATTAGAAGGTCGACACGCTGAATTGAACTTTAAGGAGATTGGTGTAATATGAAATATATTTATGTTGATGACCTGCGGTCCACACCGGCCGGTAATATCTATGACGAACATTTTAAAACTGTAAATGATGCTCTTAAATATGTGCGTACTGCATATAAAGCGGGAACTACTACTTTCTTTTTAGATTTGGATAATATCGAAATTTTGAATGAACTTGAAACTTTACACGATTCTGGGAAAATGCGACATCTTAAACTAAAAATACATTTTCATTCCGGTATACATTCTACTATCATAAAACGTAATCATAAGTGGATGGAGGAAGTATAATGGATCAAACTATTTTTCGTGAAATGTGCGAATTAATTGAAGACATTATGGACTTAGAAGACAACGCTCCTGATGTTCATAATGATCATCTTTGTGCCCATGAAGCATGGACCCTTCTTCATAAAATGATTGAAAAAAAATGTAAAGAGATTTATGAAAATTATACTGATATTACTGAAAAAGTGCATAATTGTGTAAATGGCGTTATGAAATGCGGTTCTGTCTGGGATCCTAAGCTTGATGAAGTTTTTGATTCTTATAATGACATTTATGATTTCTTTTTTATATGCGATATGGAGAGAAATCATGGAGACAAATAAACTTTATGCTTATCATTGTCAAGATAGTTATTTTGATTGGGTAAAATATTTATCATTTGATAAAGAATTGCTTCAAGAGTTAATTATGGATGACTATTTTGAGGAAGCGTTTAATTGTTTTTGTTTAAATTGTTGGGAAGAACCAAAAAATTTTTGGAAGCATGAAAAAGAAAATTCATATTTAACAAAACGCTATATTATAGAGGAGAAAAAATATGTCAAATAATAAACTTTATGGATATTTTGTTGATAATGTACTCAAAAAAGTATCTTCTAGTAAGGAATTGCTTCAAGAAATTTTAATGGATGACTATTATGAAGATGCTTTTTATTTATATTATGTAGAAAGACGTTCTCGTGATGTTATTGAACGATTTGAAACTCTTACGCCTTATAAATTTTGGCACGAAATAAAAAAGAAAAATACTAATAAATTCAATATGTATTATTTTCCTTCTCGATTCATTAAAGATTTGGAGGAATACCGTGTAGAATAAGTTATATGGTTATTATATTGGAGATAATCTTAAATATATTTCTCCTGATAAAGATTTGCTTCAAGAAATTTTAGTAGATGATTATTTTAATTTTGCTTATTATACTTATAATCTTCATTGCCACGCCGCAAATACACGATATAGATTTCGTCCAAAAGATGCTATTTCTTTTTGGAAAGCAGAAAAAAAATATCCTTTTTTAAGTGAACAATATATTATAGATTTAGGAAATTATTATATTGAATAATTAAAGGAGAAAATATGTATATTCTTTTAGTTAATGATAAAATTACTTATGCTTCAGATAATAAAGAATTACTTCAAGAGATAGTAATGGATAGTTATTTTGATACAGAATACGAACAATGGTTAATTTATTGTTTTTCCTTACCATTTAATTTGCCATCCTTAACTAAATATTATACTCCACAAGAATGGTGGAAAAAATTTGCGGCTCCTATGGCAACTTCTGCTTATGAAATTATAAATTTGGAGGATTATTATATTGAATAATATTTATATTTTATATAAACTAGAAAAACGAGCAGAAACGACTGATACTCTTCTATATTATGCTAGTTATGATAAAGGATTACTGGAAGAAATTCTTTTATCTATTTGGGAAGAGGCAAAATATTTAATTTGGAATTATCCTGATAATCCTACTGATGCTCAATGGAGGAGAGATAGTTTAGATTCTTATATTGAGCAGTTTGGAATCACTAGCGTTCCTGAGATAAGATAATCATATGAATAATATTAAATATAAGGAGACTAATTATGAGTGTTGATGCTGCGGCAAAAATTGGATATGGATATATTCTTTCAAGTGATGAGTATCATAATTATATGGATAAAATTGATAAGATAAATGATGCGAATTATATGACACTTGAAGATTATTGTTGTTATATTAATGGTTATGCTGCTGATAGCGATATTTTTTGCGGTCTTGTTCTCGGTTATAGTGATTATTATGAACCAATTAGTATGGATATATCCAGAGAAATTGACCCAAAAGATTGGGAAGATTTTATGAATATATTTAGAAAAGAGTTCCCAGATGTAGCAACATCAGAAATCCCACAGATGTATTTAATTTGTGAATGGCGATAAGTTAAAGAGGCAATTTGTATTGCCTCTTTAATTTTTTAATTGAAAATTTTAAAAAAATATTATATAATATTTATAGAAAATAAGAAATGAGGTATTTTTTATGAAATTTTATTTTTCTCATCTTGGTGTGAGTATCCCTAAAACTCTTAACAATGATTTAAATAATTGGGTACAAAAATATCTTCATTTCAATGGACTTATTTTTTTATATAATAAAGAATCTGGTTATGGTTGGCAAGAACAAATAATCTATATAGGGAAAAAAGATAAACCTACTCATAATGATTTTCGTCAATTTCTTCATGAATATGGTTGTGATGTAAATACTACTAATTCTGTTTTAACTTTTTTACATGAATTAGGACATTGTCTTACAGATAGTAACTATGATATTCTTGACCAACTTATCTTTAAATTTCAAAAAGAAAGTGTATGTAATGCTTTTGATTATTGGCACATTCTTGATGAATTTGAAGCAAATATGTTTGTTGTTAATTTTATGAATAATAATCCAGAAGCGGTAAAAGAACTGGAAATGATTTTTGAAGGGTGGATGTGATAAAAATGAGTGCTTTAGTTGCTAAATCTTACCAGGAATTGGAGCAGTTGTGCGAGCCATATGAAGTTAATGGTAAAATGTATGTAAAAGTTCGTATGAGAAATGGTCATGAAAAAGTTGTACGAGCATATAATGAAGCAGAATATCGTCGTTATAATCCAGAAGTAACAATTATTCAGCCTGCTAAAAGTCGTAGAGATGTTCTTGGTTTTGGAGAAGCTGGTTATATCTGGATTTTTAAAGGAGATACTTATTCTGTTCTTGATTGGTTTAAACTTTCTCCTTGCCGCTATACTAAATTGTGGGGATGGTATTTGCCGTCTGCCGAAGAAATGCCTGAAACTCTTCCTGCTGGAATCACTCCTATTAAATTAGAGTGGGATGAAGTTTCGTTTGATGGTCAGTTAATTCCTGATAAAGATATTACCGCTATCGTCGATGAAAAGTTGTATGACCCGGGCACTTCTGTTTGGATTGGAAAAATTGGAGAGCGTATTACTCTTAATTTGATTTGTGTTAGAGCAATTGAAATAGATAATATATATGGGACTAGTATCTTTCATACTTTTTCAGATGAAGCGGGAAATGTTTTTACTTGGAGCACTACTGCTAAACATCTTGAAGAAGGCCATATGTATTATATGGCAGGAACGATTAAAGATCATACTACTTATAAAGCTGTTAAGCAGACTGTGTTAACTCGGTGTACAATTAAAGAGGATTTAGGAAATGTAGAATAAGATTGTTAAAATTGGAATATTTACATTCTTAGGGATAGGTCTAGTTTATCTATGGTCTATCCTTAAAATCATATATATTTTTTTACCAAAGGAGTATAAATAATGAAAGAACTTAGATGCCCTAATTGTGGAGGCCATGTAAAACATAAAAGTTGGGGGAAGTATTATTGTGAATATTGCGGGACTGAATTTGAAAATAAAGACGAATATGGAGTTATCCACATTGTCAAAGAACATTCTGATACGGTGACCTTAGCGGCAAAAGCTGTTGTAGATGAGCATATGCTTCGTTGTTATTCTTTAATGGGAGAAGATAAAGATAAAATGTATGCTCATATTAAGGAAAGTCTTTGTGATCAGTTAGCTCATGGATTAATACAATACCTTAATCTAAGAGAAAATTATGACCCAATGCTTATGAATATGAATTTCATTGGAACTGTTGATGTAGTTGACCCAGCATCTAGGAGGTATTCATAATGAAAGAATTTGTCTATTATAATAGTATGTTAGATGAATTTAAAAATTTATATTTTCATTTTAAAAATTTAGATACTTCATCTAAACAAAGATATCTTGCTGGCATTGATGATTATGAATTGACAAGAACCATTGACTTCTTTTTAACTTCTATGGCAAATCTAACTTCTTATAATAATATAGAAGATTTTTATCTTTTACAAGAACTTTATGAAAATGATGATCCTATTATTATAAATGATAAACAATTTACAGTAAATACTATTGAAGATTTATTTGATTTAGCATTTGCTCGTAATTTTGAAGAAAATCTTTTTCATATTTATGATAAGTATAAAGAATTTGGTCCGTTAAGAGAAGATGCTGTTTTATTTTTAACTTATGATAATGAGTATATAGATAAACTTTATACAGAAGAAGAGTTAAGACAAATAGCAGAAGATATCCAAGCATATATAGGAGATGAAACTGTTAAAGCCCGTTATAATGGAGATATGTTTTTTATTGAACAAGAGATAATAGAAGAAGAATATTGACATTTAAAAAAAAATATGATATAATTATTATAGAAAAATATATATTGGAGTGACTAAAAATGTCAAATACAGACAGCTATGCAGCAACAGCTCCTAATATAACAGTTACTTCATCTTTACAAGGTAATACTATTACACTTAATGATAATTATACATTTACTACTAATACTGTTGGAGGAACATCAGACTGGGGATTATAGACAACTGTTACAACTCCAACTTGGACAGTTAGTGATAATTATTACAACAATGTTTAGCAAAATGTATTATATATGAAAGATGACCGAACTCTATGTTGGGGTGATCCAAATAAAGAAAAAAAGGAAGATAAAAATAATATGGCAAATGAATTTGATTTTGGCCCATATGAAGGAAGTAATATTAGATTATCAACATATGGAATAGCATTGAAAAATAAAACTGGTAAATGGGTTTCTTATGATAAAGATAAGAAAAGATTAATGGATGTTGATGTATTAAATATTCCAGTAGATACAAAGAAACTTGTTTATAAAGTACCCAAAGCAGTTGACGACGTAGATGAAGGCGATGTTGTCATTCATAATGGAAATCTTGTTATTGTAGAAAAAAAGCAAGGAGAAGGTAGATTTTTAGCAGTAGATCCAATTGCTGGAACTGAGTATGTAATTTTACCTGCAGTATCACCATTTGGGTTTGATTATTTAACTACAATTATTAGTCTTGCGTCTTATTTACCAGCAGCAGATAAGAAGAATCCTTTTGGTAGTTTGTTACCTTTAATGCTATCTACAAAAGATAATAATGGTTTGCTTATGTCATTGCTTTTGGGAGATAATATGTATAATCTTGATCCTACTGTTCTTGCATTAATGTTAAGTGGAGATGTATCTTCTTATATTCTTTTAATGATGCTTAATGATAAAGAACAAAAGAAGAAAGAAAAAGATTATGAAAAATTACAAAAAGCATTAAAGGATGCTAGGGCTCGTAGAAACGAGCAGTAATATATTGGGAATTTTTACGTTTTAGTAAAAATTCCCTAATTTACTATTATATAAAAAAGGAAGTATTTATTTTTGTTAGAATTAATTAATGATGCAGAACAAGAACTTATTCAATACTATATTTCATCTTTTGGACCGATTAATAATGATAGTTTAAATCGTCCAATGGCTTCTTTGGATACAATTTTTGCCGAATGGGAAAATTCAAAAACTACTCTCTTTAATATGCTCGGTAACTAGTTAATTGTACGACGTCCATATACCTATGTTATTCCAGAACAAAATTTAATTAATACTTTTACTAGTAAAAAATATGAGAATGATTGTTGGGTATTTCTTTGTTGGTGGAATAGAGAAATTATTGCTCCTTTAACTAATCAAAAAGATATAGACCCTGATTTTCTTCAATTATGTTATGATATTGTTAAACCAGCTACATTAGCAGAAAATAAATATTTAAATAATACCAAAGTATTCTATTTGCCGCCTGATAATGAGTCTTTTAAAGTTTCAAAAGGTATGCGGCCTATGAGAATTATCACTAAATTAGCTCAAAAATATGGTTGTAAAGAAGAAGTGCTAGAAAAATTTCGTATTTGGCATTCTCAAATTTTAAATAATAAACATATGGATGGAGAATTGTGCTTATCAATTCACCCACTAGACTTTATGACTATGAGCGATAATGATAATGATTGGCAAAGTTGTATGAATTGGATGAATCATGGAGATTATCGCGCTGGTACTATTGAATGTATGAATTCTCCTTACGTATTGATGGCTTATTTACATAATCCTAAGCATAAAATGACATTCGGTTCTTAGAATGAATATGAGTGGAATAGTAAACATTGGCGTGAATTATTTATCATTTATCCAGAAATGATCACTGAAGTAAAAGGATACTGTTTTTAGGATGAAAATTTAACTAATACTGTTCTAATGTGGATTAAAGAATTGGCTCATAATAATTTAAATTGGGATTATGATGATGATGAAATTAATCTACAAGATAGTAATCCTATACCTTTTAACGAAGGAGATTTATATTTTCGCGTATATCCTGAAGGATATATGTATAATGATATTGGGACATTAGATAAGCATAGAGCCCGAATTAATCGAGAAAAAATTGGTAAATATGAAAATATTACTCACTGGTTTGTCCCAAATGAAGAAAAATGGCATTATATGCTTGAACTTCCTTATGGCGGTAAAGCGACTTGTATGTGGTGTGGTAGAGAATATAGTGAGCCAGATAGAGAAGAATTTGTGTTTTGCGAAAATTGTGATCCATCTACTCGTTGTTGTTATTGTGGAAATTATATAAGAGAAGAAGATGGATATTATATTGATGATTATGATGGATTAATTTGCATTGATTGTTTAGATTATGAATGTGGTATTGATGATTTAACAGATGAAACTCATATTAATAGTAATTTAGATTATATTGAATGGTTAATTGGATATAATGAAGATAACGATCCTATCTTTTATGATGAAGGAATTTGGGTTTATCATCCAAAAGAGAATGATAAATATAAAGAATTGTTTTCTAATCCGCCTAAAACTATGAACAATCATTATAGACATCATCAATATATTACAGTAGATGATATTATTAATAAAAGCGAGTTTGAAGATGTATTTAACTTAAATAATAATATTGAAAATATTATAGCTGAATACATGCAAAAAAATAATAACTGAATAAACTCTTAATTGATTTTTTTAAAAAAAAATTATATAATATATATGTAAGATAAAGAAAAGAAAAAAACGTCTTACAAAAGAAACAGACATACTTATTAAGAAAAAACGAAATTTAATTTGAAAATTTAAAAAAAATATTATATAATAAGTATGTAAGAAAGACAAAAATAAATAAAAAAATTAAAAAATGAAAGGTGAATGAATTATGTCTGATTCTGTTGTTAAGGTTACTAAGCGTGAGCGGTATGAGGCTATTAAGACTCTTTGTAGTATGGCTGAGAATGTTGGAGATCTTGATATTGATGGAATTATCGCTTTTTGTGATAAGGAAATTGAGACTCTTGATGCTAGAGCGGAAAAGGCTAAAGAGCGTGCTGCTATTAAGCGTGCCGAGGGTGATGAACTTTTGGAGATTGTCTATAATGCTCTTACTGATGAATTTGAAACTCGTGATGCCATTACTGAGCGCATTGGCAATGAGAATATTTCTGTTGCAAAGGTCACTTATCGTTTGACTTCTCTTGTTAAGGCTGGTCGAGCTGTAAAAGACGAGACAAATGTCACTGGGGCTGACGGAAAGAATCATCGAGTTTCAGTTTATAAGTTAGCATAAAATAGTTAAAAATAAAAACCATCTAATTTTAGATGGTTTTTATTTTTATTGACATATTTAAAAAAAAATGGTAAAATAAAAAAAGAAAGAGGTGAAAATAAATATGCGTTTTTGTTTAAGTGGACGATAGACTAATGAATATTTAAAAAAAGCCAATGAACTTATGATAAATTATTTAGATCATAATTTTATTTATGATGCTGTTAAAATTAATCCAAATGCAATTATTACTTTAATAATTGATACAAATGATAATATTAATTGGGATATTTTATCTCAATATAAAATAATATGTAAATCTGGATTTAGAATTGCTAGTAATAATACTTCTATTTTATTAGACGCAAAAGAAAAAGGATATAAATTTTTCAATTTAATTCCAGCCAGATATGGATATCAATTAAATGCTTTAATAAATTTTGGAGTATGCGCTGTTCGAATAGGCGGTTAGTTAGCTCATGAAATGGATTTTTTAAGTAAAATTGATATTGAAAAAAGAATGATTGTCAATTCAACAGATTCATATTTAAATTTTAACCCTTTAATTGGTGCATGGATCCGTCCAGAAGATTTATCTTTATTAGAATCTATTGATGTTTGCGAATTTCAATACATCAATCAAAAATAGGAATAGGCTTTATATAGAATTTATGCAGAATAGAAAGAATGGCCTGGACGATTATCTGAATTAATTATTGGAATTAAAGATAATGATATAATGAATAGAATGTTGCCTCCAGAATTTACCAAACAAAGACTAAATTGTAAATAGTCTTGTATGAATGGGGGAAGCTGTAAATATTGTGAGCATGTGTGCGATGCAGCAAAAATAGATTTCATAAAAAAATATAAAATTTTACAAGCAAAAAAAATTATTATGGAGAATAAAGTATGAGTAGTCCTTCAACAGCTTTTCTTGGTTATGGTTTTATTATCAATAAATATGAAGATGCTCCTATGCCTAATCATTTAGGAGAAGATTGGGAGCCTAATCCAGAATGGGAAAAATGGGCTGATGATTTTTGTGATAGTGAATTTTGTTGGCCTATTTATTCTTATGATGATGATGCACGATTTTTTGGTATTAAATTAACTGATAGCATTGACCCAGGAGAATATGTAGAATTTGGAAATGATCTTCCTCATTTCGATAAAGAATGTATTCCTAAATGGAATAATTTTATGACAGAATTTGAAAAATTTTTTCCTAATTCTGATAAAAAACCGCAATATGTTTTTATAAATATATATTGGTGTTAAAGGAGAGATAAAATATGGCAAAAGGTGCTATTGCAAAAACAGAAGTAGAAAATAAAATTCGTAATGCTTTTGGAAAAGATTTCATTGGCGTAGATACTAGTAATAAAAAATTATACGTTTAGGCAGAAGAAGATGGCGAAATGATTCAAGTAGCAATTACTATGACTTGTCCAAAAACGCCTTTTATGCCAGAAAATGGCTTAAATTTTAATAATAATAATAGTAATTTTGGCGAACCAGATACATTTTAGCCAGCTGAAGTTTCTAGCGTAGAACTTAATAATATTCGCAAAATGATACAAGAATTAGGAATATAATAAAAAGGAGAATTTTCATTATGGAAAATTTTTATATGGTATTATTTGAAGGTGATGGAGCTACTTATTTTTTCCATAATAAAAACAATGCTATAAAATTTCTTGAGGAATCATACAAAGATGATTATGGCAATAATAATAATGATGAAGCATATATTGCGGATATGACTACATTAAAGCAAGAAGGATATATTGAAGATTATGCCTGGATTGATGAGGTAAATTTTGAAGATGAATGATGAAGTGTATATTGTTTATAATATGGATTCTGGAGAAATTATTAGTGTATCTAGATCTTATAATTATGCTCAAGAAATTTTAATGGATGAATATATGGATGCTTTTTATTATCAATTTTTATGGAATATAAATTATTTTGGAATGAATGCTGCTGACGGATATTCAATGGCAAAACGAGAAATTAAAGAGTGGTTTAGAAATTATATGATGGTAACGAAAATTAGTATTGATCATTAAGAGGTATTTAAAAATGAGTTATTCTATAAATATTTATTTTGAAGACTGGAATGGCGGTCGAAATTTTGGAGTTTCTAAGAATGATGAAGATAATATTCTTCTTTCTGAGTTTAGAGACTTTTGCCGTGATGCTGGGATTGCTTATGGTTTTACTGAAAATCAAATGAATAGTATTTTTAATTGGGATTTAACTGATGAAAACTAAAATAAATTAGAAAAGAGAATTAAATATGGATTAGAAAACTAGATTTGAATAGATTAAAGAATTTGATATTGATGATATGGCTGCTTTTTTAAGTTGGTATTTTAATTGTGATGGTTGTCCAGCAAAACGACCCAACTGTTATGATAATGATGCTATGTGTATAGATGCCATGAAAGAATGTCTTAATGGAAAAGGGCAATTATGATACCAATTAATAATATAGATGATGCTATTGAAAAATTAGAATATGTTTTAGAGGCAGATCCTAGAACTTTTTCTAATCAAACTTGTGAAAATAAAGAAGTTTTTGATGAAGTTTATGAAGCATTAAAGCATCTCAAAAGAGCAAGATCAAAATCTTTTATTTGAAAATTTATAAAAAATATTATATAATATATATAGAAAATAGATAAAAGATATTTTCTATATATATTTTTTTTATAGGAGAAAATTTATAATGTTTTGTAGCAGAGTGAAATATGTTGCCGTAACTGATAATTGGCATCCCAATTTCCACGATAATTTAATTAAAATTACTTTAGGTATGTATTCTTATGATGGTGATTGTTATGTAAAACTAATGGCTTGGGGTGCTGATGATTTTGGTCTTGAAATTTGTAAAGAAAATTTAACTTTTCAGGAAGCTATTAAACTTTATAATAATGAAATGAATATATTGTATGAATCTATCCCTAATAGAACTAATAAAGATTGGTTCTTCGATCATGGATTTGAAAGGTTTTAATTATGGCTTGTTATATTGATCAGAGTATTTTAGAAAAAGAAATTATTGATAACCATTGTAGTTTTTGTCGTCGTCGTAAAAATTTTAATAATATCGAATGTCTTGATTGTAAAATTAGATCTATTCTTCTTCTTATAGATGATATTCCTTGTTTCGATAATTTTGTTCCAAAAGAAAAAGTAAATGGATTGGTAAATTTTTGCGCGGATCAATTAAAAAAGAATTGTCCTTTTCCCATTGGGAGTTGCCCTGATGATGATGATTGGGATTGTGAAGATTGTTGGAAAATATTTTTAGAAGGAAATTTCCTTAGTTGAAAATTTTAAAAAAATATTATATAATATTTATAGAAAAATAAGAAATGAGGTTTTTAAAAATGACTGTTGTTCTTGTTCACGAAGAAAATCACGGCCTTATTACTGTGGCAAAAGATTATAAATCTGCCATTAAATTTCTTATTAATAATAGATGGATTACAGAATCTATGGAAGTTTGGAATGAAGATGACACCTATAGTCGTCTTAATGAACTTCTTGGAGAAGATGCTTTTGATATTATAACTGAAAAATGGGATATTGATTCTTTTAATGCATTTTGGAATGGAAGTTTCTTTCTTAATGAGGTAGAAGTATATGAATAAGTCAATTTATACTTTAATTAATACAGAAGACTTTTATCCAGAAGCACAGTATAGTTCTTATGACAAATCTCTTTTGGAAGAGATTATGTGTGATGAATTTATGCTTGATGTTATGTATGAATTTAATTCAAGAATGAATGGAGCATTTACTACAGGAGAACCTTGTAAAATTGCGAAAGAGTCTTGGAATGATGTTCTTGATTATTATAATGCTTATGTAAATATTATAATGAGTGATATAATTTAAAGAATTTCTTATTTGAAAATTTTAAAAAAATATTATATAATATTTATAGAAAAATAAAAAAAGGAATTTTTAAAAATGACTGTAAGAGAATTTATTCATAATATTTTGCTTGAAGCACATGATTTAGATGCTACTATTTATATTAGTCATACTATTAATGAAGATACAGAAGAAATAGAATCTTTTGATGTTGACAAAATTACTTCTTGGGGAAATAATGACATGGTTGATATTGTTCTTCGTAAATGGGAAGGCGGTCAGTAATGCATAGTTTTGATGCTGGTAATGGTTATCGTTTTCATTTTAATAGTGATTATTCTGGAGACATAATTATCACTCATCCTGATAAAGAAGAATATGAAATTGATGGAGATGCTTTTATGGCATTTGCTCGATATGCTTTATCCGATGAGTTGGTTGAACATTTGGCAAGATTTTGGGATAGATAAATAAATCTTTTATTTGAAAATTTAAAAAAAATATTATATAATATATATGTAAGATAAATAAAGATAAGGAATTTAAAAAATGACTGCTTATATTATTGTTGCTCTTCAATCATTTGGTACAGATTGGGATATTCATCCTACTATTTTTCTTAATAAAGAAGAAGCTTTAGAAGAGTGTGCTAAATTAAATAATAAAATTAGCGGTTATGAATATTTTGTAAAAGAAAGAGAGCTTGTGTAAGTTTTCTTACTTTTCATAAAAAATCAAATGACTACTGGTTCGAGTCCTTAGTAACGGCGGCTCCGAAAGGAAAGAAGCGTAATTGCCCTTCGCCGTAGCAGTTGGTGCTTAGTATTTGATTTTTTATGAAAGGCAAGAAAGAAAATTTATGGAAGTCGCGCTCCATAGAGAAGTATTGTCTCCTTATGCGTCCGCACTATCAAGTTCAATCGACGATAAAAACCAGGAACTTGTGACTTTTGAGATTGTTATATAGCCCTCACTGGTTTCAAGAGGAAACCAAAGATGTCCTATATTGTTGTCGTTTAGGCGTGGTTAGTCCCTACATTAAAAGGAAGAAAACCAGCAACTTAGCTAAGCAGTTTCGCTTAACTGCCCTGCGGGGAAATAAGCAATTTAAAATTAAGGGATGCTTTTCCTTATGACTAATCGAGGACGTGTGCGGTGGGAATGTTTGAGAATCCAAAAGTTGGCAATGTAGATTAGTCGCTGATGTAGGTTTTATAGGCCTACGGTCGGCATGGAGACGATAAACTCATGCAATTGAGTTGCCACCTCTCTAAAAGTGTGGATATGGTGGAAATCCTTATATCTGTGCTGGTAAGCCATAGGAGACATCCTTAAAGAGTCCCGTGCATACACGATGCCTATTTTGTTGTATGACGAATATAAACATAGGACAAAGAGATATGGCATTGAGACGTGAGGGGATGCCCGAAGTAGACGAGATGCTAAGGCCAGAGTCTTCAAGAAGTTGATAGCCTAGACTTCTATTAGTCGGTAGACAAGTATTAAAAGTCGAAAAGAAAATAAAGTCTTAATCTGGAACACATTGAGGTCCAACTCAACAGGGTGAAAAGCTGAGTCCCAGTAATAAAGGAGATAATGAAATCCAGATAGAATGCGTGTGATTGCGGCGAAGCACTCGTGGTTAAACGAGGTTAGCCTAGTTTACTGCACACCCGATTATGGGCGCCTCACCGCCCATCAAGGTGAGATTGGTGCCTAAATGACAATGGCGTAATGCAAACTCTTTAAGTCTTTGATGGTTTAAGAGAGAAAGTCCAAAGTAAGAATAGGTTAAATGGAGTTTGAAGAACAGCCAAAAAATATGCCGTTCTAGCTCAATTGGTAGAGCCCGCGACTTATAATCGCGAGGTTCCGGGTTCAATCCCCGGGGGCGGCACCATTAAGAAAAAAATTTTTTAGGACAAAGAAAGAAAATGTATTAAAAATTTTTTTCTTTAAAAGTAAATACCAGAAGAAAGGATGAAAGATATGGCTAATTTTTTATCTAATGTAAAAAAGGCTCTTCTTATGTATGCGGTTAGCACTAATCCTACAATGCTACGTTATATGAGCCAAGATGAAATTAGAGATATTTATGACATTCGATAAGAAGTAAAAATACTTCTTATCAAAGTTGGTTGGTATTTAATTTGAAAATTTTAAAAATAATTTGAAATTTATAAAAAAATATTATATAATATATATGTAAGATAAATAAAGACAGAAACAGCAATTTTAATTTAAAAATGTTATGATTTGAGGAATCCGGTGTCACGGGTTCAAGTCCCGTCAATAACAAGTGAAAATCTTGCTATTGTAGCTCAGTCGGTAGAGCACGAAAAAACTTTTTAAACTGTCTTGTTTTTTAATGGAGAAAAAATATGCCAAGAGTAAGAGATGATAAATATCATTGGACACCAGAAGCAGATGAATATATTTCAATTATTAAACCTTATATTAGTAATATGATACAATTAGGTGAGCATATGGGGTTTGATGAAGCTCAAGTATTTTATCTTATCATGTCTGAATTAGATGACGCACAATTAATAAATATATTGAAAAAGAAAGAAAATCAATATAAAAATAAATAATATGGCCCGTTCGCCCAATTGGTTAGAGCGCTTGACTGTTAATCAAGAGGTTCTGGGTTCAAGTCCCAGGCGGGCCGCCATAAGAAATAATGGTAGTAGGCTTAGAAGTAGCCATCTTTAATGAGTAGTGATATGCCGTATGTGAGTATAGATAGTTTGTTAGTAAAGCTACTATGAATGGATAGAGAGAGTCAATTCCAAAGAAAACTAACCTTAAATTAGTCAGTTAAAAACGGGAACGCGGGGAGAAGCGGCTGTATATCAACCTGCGCTACGTGAAGCTATGGAGCTAATGAAGTTATGCTTGCAAGGACGGGGCCGACCTAAATGACCAATATACTTTTAGTGTAATAACACGCCATTATATTAGGTTGCCAGTTTACCAATACATTAAAAACTGATTTTATTAGGTTTTCAGTTTACCAATACATTAAAAAACTGGCCGGTAGTATAACCGTAAGCAAGGTGCAATACTTGCGGGAAACCGCAAAAGGGTGTCGTAGGTAACGACAGCAAGGCGAGTGCAAATCCACCCTAAAATTAAAAAATGGGTCAGGTCCTATCGCCCGATTAGGTAGGCGAGGAAAGTGAGGTAGGTTTTTATTCATAATGAATAATGTAAAATCCTTCGCCTTGTAAGCGTCCAAGTGAAATATATTGGCTACCTAATCTTTTTATCTATCTATCAAGAGTAGAAAAGATTGAGGCCGATTTAAATGCGGCGGTCGTATAAAATACCGCATACAACGAGACCTAACTTAGGATAAGTTATGGTGTTATTTATGATTTGCGCGCAGGTCATCTTAGTGTGTAAAGCCACATTAAATTGAAGGAATCCTTCGCCCCAGCTTAGGGGAGGAATATAAGCAAAAAGATTTGGCTCTTATTGCCAATTGTCAAAAGTATAAGTATTGTAGTATGCTACACGATAGGGAACCCTAAAACACTCGTTAGGTGGGAAGGTGAATTGAGAGTGTAATATATAACTCTATGTGGTGCCCAACATGAAGGTGGCAATGTCGAGCTGACGGCTACAGTAAAGGGTGACGCCTATCAGTTAGCAGAATATGAAAATTGAGGAGCTATGATGCCTCCGGGGCCATTAGGCTGTCTGGCCACGAAACTCAAGGAAGTTATTTCCACCAGTCTTTTTATATGCACGAGTGGTGGAATGGTAGACACTGCAGTTTGAGGGACTGTTGCGAAATAATAGTAGCGTGCGGGTTCAAGTCCCGCCTCGTGTACCATAAGAGTTCAAGACATGGTCAGTACATGTTACACCGGTTATTAGTGTAATGGTAAGCACGGAACTCTTTATATGTCGATGTGGTGGAATGGTAGACACGCGACACCTAGGATGTCGTGTCTGATGGCGTGCAGGTTCAAGTCCTGTCATCGACACCAGCACCTGGCAAGGTGGCAAAGTCAGCCCGTTAGACTTTAAATGGCGGGACACTTATGCTGAAATGATGGAATGGTAGACATGTCACACTCAAAATGTGATGCCATCACGGCGTGTGGGTTCAAGTCCCACTTTCAGTACCAGGGCTTTATGCCTTTACGATACTACAACAATTATTTCAGTAATGTATTTACTATGGTGGCTTTGAAGATTTCCCATCTAATTACTTAAAAGTAATAAACATAAATGAAATCTTCTCTTATTTGAAAATTTAAAAAAAATATTATATAATATATATGTAAGATAAATAAAGACACAAACAGCAATTTGTTATATAACTCTTGCCGTATTGAGGGAAAATATACGTGTCTTGATTATATGGCTCCGTGATGCAGATGGTTACCATGACGGCCTGTCACGCCGTATACACGGGTTCAAGTCCCGTCGGAGTCGCCAGCCACTTACTTATGCTGGGATAAGTAAGAGGAAGAAAATATAATACCAGCCGGTTGGTTTTGAAATCCTCCCGTAATTGTAGATGGAGGGAACCCACCTAGGAAAAACACATCCTAAAGTGAACGCGAGTGGGTTACCGCGTTATCTCTAGCCACAGGTAGGAGTCCTGTGATTAAAACTCCTTAAATATAATATAGTGCTACGAAGTTATATAGAAATGCGCTGGCCGAAACCAGAAGGCAGTCATATAAATTAAAGAAGCAGTAGTAAATGGAATGAAATAAACAGCTATATTATAAACGGAGTTATGAGTTGCAAATGCTTTATCCGTATTTAATACAAAGCGGTAGACTATGGGGCACGGGACTGCTTGGAGTGGTCGCCTCCCTTGCAAGGAGGATATCAGATGGGTTCGATGCCCATGTGTTCCACCAAGAAACTTATTGGTATGGGGTTTATGTGTTTGTCTCCGCCAATAAGAAAAGAAACACTTTACGCTATAGGTTCGGTTCAAAAATTCCTAGCAAATAAACAATAGAAATCTCGCATAGTGAAAGCGTTCTAATAAGATGTTCAGCGTATAATTTATATGGGTAGGTAGCACTCGGTAGTGCGGGACGAAGTCCACCGCGGGAAGTCAGTTCAACTCTGGCCTTATCCACCATAGGTCTACTGTTTATTAGTTTTATACGACCTCATAAACTGAATAGAAACTATAATTATATGTAGTGGCGGAATAGGTAAACGCTGCGTCGTGAGGCTAAGCTAAAAACTTAATGATTGATTGAGGGAAACCATTGAAAATCACAAATATAGCAGAGAATTTGTAAAAGTCAGAGCGAGAAGACTTAGTCATGATAGGTGCAAATCCTATTCTACATATAAAAATGGGTAGATTCCAGATACCTCGTAGCGGGAAAATCTGGCGTGGGATAGCGAATCCGAGAGTTCACGCTTACTTTAGCTATTTAGTTCGTAGGGATGAACAATAGCGTATGCCTGACATATGTGTGCAAAGACTAGCTGGTCAATATGTCATTTATATGGGTCGGTATGCCTAGCGGCGAGGGCAGGGGACTGTAAATCCCTAACAATGGAAACACCGGTGGTTCGAGTCCACCCCGGCCCACCAAATTATCTAGTTCAATGGTAGTGCATTAATAAATTTAGAACACTGGCAGGTCTAAGTCAGAGATTCTTGTTCGATTCAAGAGATAATTGCCATAAGACATATACAGCAATTTAATTTCCAGAATAGTCAAATGGTTAAGACATTTTCCTACAAAGAAAAATAATGTGCGTTCAAATCGCACTTCCGGACAAAAATATGTCTTGAAATTTAAATGAGGTTAAATATATGAATCCTTTAAATGTATTTAATAATCAATATTACAGTTGGAAATATCCAGAATGTTGGCATAAAAATATTCGTATGTTTTTTAGAAGTATTAAATATGCTTATCAACGAATAACAAAAGGTTTCGCTTATTGCGATACTTGGGATTTAGATGATTATTATACTCATCTTTTTGTTGATAGTCTTAAAATGTATTCAGAACATATGAATGGTTGGCCGCAAAGTAAAGAGTTTCCAGAATTTGAAGATTATAAAAAGTATATTGATAAAATAATTTATCTTTTTGATCAATCTATTGAAGGCCATGAAGATATTAAGAATAAATATGCGGAAGAATATGAAGCTAAAATTCTTAATAAGCCAGATTTTTTGGAAAATATAAATAAAGAAAGAAAACCAGAAGAAAAAGCGTTAATAGATAAATATTTTAAACGCGAAGATGAACTTTATCATTACCGTAAAGCTTGCCGAAATGAAGCATTAGATATGATGAAACATATTTATGACAGCTTATGGTGGTAATTGTTTAGTTTAAGATACCTTACAGCAAAAAATGTAATAAAAAAATATGTGGGTGGTTTGGTATCTTGTTTGACAATTCAAAAAAAATTTGATATAATATATTTAGACAGTTAGACAGCAATATAATTTAAATAACAAGTTTTATTCAAATATAAAAAGACATGTTTTATTCTCCTTATTTGATATAAAAGAGATTTGATTTTATTGTGATTCTAATTTCATCAAATCTGCCAGTTATGGAATTATAAAGAAAAGGAATTAACTGTCTAGTTTATTTAAAATTTAAATTATATATAATAAAGACACATGCAGCAATTGATTTACAAAAGGTTGAAATTGTAGGCTGTATACCCACGGTGAAATGGTTCGAATCCATTAAATATTAAAGTGTCTTGTTATTATTAAGTCTTAAAATATAAATACAAGTTTTGATAACTCAGTGCAGACTATAAGCGACTTATAGGCTGAGAAATACCGAAGTGAGGCTCGGCACGGAACGAAACAAGGATACTTGTGGATAGTGGACCGCACTTTATATCGTGAGATATAAAGCGAACCCATGCGGGGAAAGGAAAGGTATTGTGCTAAAGTTATCGCAATTTAAAATACCCGAGGGCGGGCAGAGTAATAGAAAGCTTTGTTGATAAGACAAAGCCGAATCCAGAAAACCGCGACCGGTGGCACGGCGTGAGAGTCTGGAAAAGCCAAACAATCTGTTGAATGTAGTTGAATAGGAGAAATCCTAGTATAACGCCTAACCAGGGTGCGAGTAGGGGAAATCTACAAAGGCTCAAATCTTAAAGACTTGAAGATATTATATTATTGATTGGTAAATATAATTAACAATACAATTTCTGAAAGTCCCCTGAAAGTTGTGGGTAAGCAATCCCACCAAGACGAAAGTTAGCTGTAAGCTAATGTCATAGGAAGCGTCATATCGACGGGTATGAGCTCAGACCTATGGTAGCTTGTGATTGAAAAAAATTGAAGGTAATTAGTAGTAGGGGGAAGCCCCATCAAAAAATCTGTATTTATATTTTAGGACTTAAAGTTCTTATTAAGAGAAAGAAAGAGATGAATATGAGAATTTTATGGATTATTCCTATTATGGGAATATTTCTTTATCTTGCTTTATTCATCGTTAATTTAAAAGTTTAGTATGAAATATATAAATTAGAAAAACATCTAAAAAAAACAGAGCAAGATAAACCAATGTATGAAATATGGTTAGAAGAAATTGAATCTTTAAATAAATAACTATATTTCATCAAAAGGAGAAAAAGGTGTTTTATATGCGAGCGTAATTCAGTTGGTGGAATGCACGACTGATAATCGTGTCGTCACTGGTTCAAGTCCAGTCGTTCGCACCATATGCCGCGGTAGCTCAGTTGGTAGAGCGGAGGCCTGAAGAGCCTCGCGTCGGGGGTTCGAAGCCCTCCTGCGGCACCAAGGAGTAATATCTCCGTAGAGCCGGGAGCCAGGCTCGATAATGAACAGGCTAACTGGTTGCCAAACCAATGAAAACTATGGTAGTCAATACTGCTCAGGACTAATGAGATTAGAAGCGGCGGTAGGTCTCCCAGTGCCGAAAGTGAAATTTACTAGTGATTTCCTGGATTTTTATATGGGTGAGTATCCAAATAGTAAAGGAACCGGACCGATAACTGAATCTAGTTTTAGGTTTGAGAACAGCAGCACGGACGTAAAATCCGGCGCTCAATGAGCTTCGCAGGTGCAAATCCTGTCCTCGCCCACCAAAAGAAAGGAATGGTAATTATGACTTTTGAACTTAAAGATAAAGATTTAGAAAGTATAACTGGTGGTTCAATTCTTCCTTATCTTGTTGAAGCTGGAGATACTTTAGCAATGATTGCAAAGAAATTTAACTGTACTGTTGAAGAGCTTCAAAGATGGAATAAAATTGAAAATGTTGATAAGATTGACGTAGGTCAAAAATTGATAATTAAATTTTAAAAAAAAATTGGCTTTGGTAAGAGGACCCTGTAAGTAGTTGATAGTGGAACAATAACCAATTTTTATATTACCAACAAGCTACCTGTTGAGACGACGAGGATTGGAGCAACGTCGTTATAAAAATAAATAAAGACCCCAATATATTTGGCGGGAATAGAACAAACCGCACGGAGAGGGAAGAGTTTGTAGGTCGCTGCCTTTCGCGTAGCAATAGAGAGGACACGGTAATGACTAGTTCGGAAATCCCTTGAAAGAACGAAAACCTACATTAAATAGAATAGTAGGGAATTGCTTTGTGGATTACTGCAAACGCATAAAAATAGCGTGACCCTACACGCGGTGCCCCGGTTTATTGTATCGCACAGAGACACGTATAATTTATTCACCTGATGGAATATTAATTTACTGGGGCATTTAATTTCTTATTTGAAAATTTTAAAAAAATATTATATAATATTTATAGAAAATAAGAAATGAGGTTTTTTAAATATGTTTGGTTATCATGATAGTAATAGATGTGCTTTTGACCTTTGGGCACCTGTTCAGTATGATGATACTGCAGTACAAAACCGAGCTTTTTCTTCTTATTGTTATCATAGCCAAGAGATAGAAGATGCTATTATTGCTATTGGAAATGGTATTGATTCTCTTGATTTTGATATGGAAATGACTGATGATGATATGCGATATATTGAAGAAGAAGTAAAAAAGAGATATGGTATGACAATTCATGTATCTTAAATAAAAGATTTCTTATTTGAAAATTTTAAAAAAATATTATATAATATTTATAGAAAAGTGAGGGGAATAAAAAATGAATGATAAATTTGATGATTTTGATATTGGCCCTCAAAGTGATGAAAATCATTTAACAGAAATTTGGGAAGAATATCAAAGAAGTATTGAATAGACTTCTGAATGGGTTAAACAGTATTAGAAAAATAATTAATTGGCCTGTTCGTCTAAATAGGCAAGGATATTAGACTCTCAATCTGATGATGCTAGGTTCAAATCCTGCACAGGTCACCAGCAGGTAATGGCTACTCCTGGGTAAAAAAAGTTGCTAATGGGGTAAAATAAGTTGCCTTACCGGAAAAAAGACTTAAAGGGAACATTCGTCGCACAATGGTAAAGCCCATAATACGGTGATTATAGAAACTATTCCGTATATATAAGGTTTCGCTTAACCTATTGGAATAAGCTTGTATGGTTCTAATTGAATGAAATGCGAGTTCAAGACTCGTCTCGCCGTTTGGCGGGTGGTGTAAGAGGAAACAAACACACAGAAGAAATTAATTTTGGTGAAGAAAAATTATTTTGTAGTGAGATAAAATTTCTGTAATTCCAAAGAGAACCCTGTAAAAATGATTCACTACCATTTTTACAGTAATGCCGCAAGAGCTGGTAGTGCGGAATATAAATTAATCAGCTTATATGGTCTAGTAGACGAACTGGTAAAGTCCCCGCCCTTTCAAGGCGGTGTGCCCAGCGAAAGCGGGTTATGGGTTCAAACCCCATCTAGATCACCATTGCGGGGTAGAGGAGTCTGGTCGTCCTCGCCTGCCTCATAAGCAGGAAATCGTTGGTTCAAATCCAACCCCACGCTACCATGTCGTCCAAGCGACAGTAAATATTTTGGTTGGTTAATCGCGAACCTTTAATCAAAATCGCAAAGGAGATAACAGATGATGAAACGTAATAGTAATGTCAAAAACTCCAGCGAGGATAGCCCAATTGGCTGTTTGAGGTCCTAAGCAAGACCTTAAAAGGCTTAATATCGCAGAGCGAAGAAGTCTTCCATCCTGGCTCATAACCAGGACTCCGCAGGAGCGTTACCTGCCTCTGCTCCCAAATAGCAGGGAGGTTGTTGGTTTACCGGCGAAGTCTCATAAACCTCGTTACGTGAGTTCAATTCTCACCCTTGCTACCATAGGTTGACACTACCCTCAAAAGTGCCAGTGTGCGGAAAGGATGGATTCCCACTAACCTACCCTAGTTTCGTAGAGGGCTTAGTCATTTAGTAGCACGCTTTAATAAAAAAGACAACGAAAGCAAGTGGAAAAATAATAATCTTAACCAAATATCCAGAACGTATTTGAAGTCGTTTCTAAGTAGCCCGTCTGGAGGCGTAAGATTTTAAAGACCCGCCTATAGGGAACCGTATAACTGATAGCGATAGCTGAAAGGCTTGGCTTCGGGGGTGAATATGGCTAGCGGGGAGAAGCCGATATATGAAGTTTTTAATACTAGTTATATGAGAATAATTATATATTGGCGCACTACCTTTTCTCATATATTTAAATGTATGGGAAACAAAAGAAGATTTACTATGAGGTTTCTTTTACATCCCAAGCCAAAGTATTTTGTTTGGTTTTGTTTTTCTTACCTCATATTTTTTTATATGCTTGGTGCTCTAAGCCTAATCGGTAAGGCAGATGCCTGCTAAGCATCGAGTAAGTCGGTTTTTCCGGCTGTCCCAGTTCAAGTCTGGGGAGCATCGCCATTCAAGTAGCAAGGTTTAAGCGAAAAGGGAAACGGAAAATCCCCCTTGATTTAATCAGGGCTAAATCCGAGATAACCGTGAGCCTTAATCGTAGAAAGGCATAAAGAGATACCAATAGAGATAAAATGTAATTTATCTTTTATTATGGCAGCGTACTGTAATGGTAACAGCCCTGACTTGAAATCAGAGAGTAGGTCGCGAGGTCTATGCGGGTTCGAATCCTGCCGCTGTCGCCAATATGGCCGGCTAAGCCTAATGGTAAGGCAGTGGTCTAGAAAACCGCCAGTAAGGGTGATGAGCCCTGTCTCCGTTCAAGTCGGAGGCCGGTCGCCAATTTATTTTAAAAATAAGTAATAAGGAAAATGGAAAAATGAAACATTCTGATAAAGAAAAAGAAATGCACGAAGCTTATGAACGGTATATTAATCAAATTGCTTATAATTATGCTGATGGAGAAGGATATTATGATTATGGTGGCATAGGAATGAAGCAAAATGCTAGGCGTGCACATCCTTTTGAAGATTATTGGCCTGGTAAAGAAGAATTTAGCCATTGGAAAGATTAAAAAATTTAATTAAAAATAATGGATGAACATGTTATTCCTCTTGTTAATTATTTTAATACACATGGATTAAAAACAGAAATGTCTTGTGAAGGGCATAATAAAACAAATATGTCAATGTTTTGGATTAGTTTTACTAATTCAGTTCAAGAACAAGATATTATAAATTTCCAAAAGAAACATATTAATAAATATGGAAATTTTTGTTCTTGCGGTAGATTTGCTCAAAGATTATATGTTTGTGCTGTTACTAATGAAAAATATTGGTGTTATTTTGCAGCAACAATAGAAGCAGCAAATGAAGATTTAAAAAGGTGGCAACAAGATGATTCAAAATATTGTAATAGGGAAACCGCTGGTTGAGCCTTGGAGTTTAATTTCTTATAATAAAGAAGATTTTGAAAAAAACGATAAAAAATATACAATGTTTACTGAAGAAAGATTTCTTCCTACTCTTTTGGTAAATGCTGGTATTGTTAAATCCAAGAGTGAAATAAAAAGAAATAAACCTGAATTGTGGATTACGCTTGATACATTAGATTGTCTTTGGGTCAAATGGGGCAAAAATAAAATCTACATTATTGTAGGAGAAAAATATGAATTTTAATGATAAATATAATGGTGATAAGAACGCTGCATTGCGGGATGGATTGCTAATTAGCAAAGAAATTGGCCTTTGTGCTTGCGGGAAACCTACAAGATATATTGATATTTATTCCGAAAGTTATTTTTGTTCAGAAGAATGTTATAATAAATTTTATGATGAAATGAATGAATGGGTAAATAAAAACGATGAAATATATTGATATATATTAGAATTTACGACCTTTTGAACCCAAAGACGAAATAAATAATATTATTTGTGTATCAAAATTTCAACCTTGTTGTGTATGCGGACATCCTACTTGCTATGTTGAAATTAATTATGAAGGTTATTTTTGTAGTGAAGAATGTTTGCGGCAATTTGAGGATAGTATTGACAATTTAAAAAATTTTTAATATAATATATATGTAAAAAATAAAAAAATGGAGGTTATCCTAATGGTTGGTAATTGGAATGTAAATATTAATACTAATGGTATGCCTTAGAAGATTGCTTCTGCATTTGCAGGACTTGCTGATACTCTTATTGGGGCAGAGTATGATTTTGTTGCTTATCTCGGTTCTCAGGTTGTAAATGGCACAAATCATGCAGTTCTTGCTAAACAAACTGTTCTTTCTGGCAAGGATACAAAGAATCTTGTTGTTCTTATTTTTAATGAGAAACCTAATGATACAGTAGCAACTCTTGTAAGTATTGAACGTGTCGTTGAAGGTGGAGAACCTTTGGGCGGCACTCAGGTAAATGTCGAGTTTGAGATTCCTGCTGAAGCTCAAAAGGCTTTTGATGATGCCTTCGATGGTCGTCTTGGTGCAAAGTGGACTCCTATGGCTCTTCTTGCTACAAAAGTAACTAAGGGTACTAATTATGTATATCTTGTTGAAGAGACTCCTGTTGTTTGTGACCCAGTTAAAACTGCTATGCTTGTTACTGTAAATGGAATGACCCATGATGTTGCTTTCGCAGATTTGCTTGCTAGTAAGCATGAAATGTCTCTTGGCTATGCCTTTACTTGGTTGAAGAAACCTGGCTTTGGTACTCCTCTTGGCGAGTGGCCCTAATTTAAAATAAAGTGAGGATTTATTCCTCACATATGCTCCTATAGTATAAAGGTTATTACAAGGCACTTGTAATGCTTAGATCTCCGTTCGACTCGGAGTAGGAGCTCCATTAAAAAAGCGATGAAGTGTCTATGACAAAGAGCCTTCAAAAAAATTATACTAGTCCCGCCACTTTGTCTGTATAAGGGAGATAGGTAATAAAAAGGTTTAGACGTTTTCCTTTTAAATGCCAACTTAGCTCAGTTGGTAGAGCAATACACTAGTAATGTATAGGTCGTGAGTTCGAGTCTCACAGTTGGCTCCAACATGCGGGTATGGTGTTAGTGGTTAGCATATGTGCTTGCCAAGCATAAGGGGAGGGTTCAAGTCCCTCTACTCGCTCCATAAAATGCGAATATAGTTTAATGGTAGAACGCTACGTTCCCATCGTGGAAGTGAGATTTCGATTATCTTTATTCGCTCCAAGTAAGTGAGGCGTAAGTATTAAAATTTTAATACTGTTTATTAAATTATGCTTAAAAGAATTGGTCTTTCCTGATAAATTAATACTTGTATTAATGTAAGGGTACTGGTGCTGATGCCAAAACTTATGGTGCATAAGCCAGCAAATAAAATAATAGGAGAAATAATTATGAAGTTATTAATAACTTTTATTATCGTCTCCGCTATAAATGTAATCTTTTCAACAACTCGTTAGATTTTAACTGTTAATGGTGGCAAATGGGTAGCAGCATTAGCTTGTGCTATTTATAATGCTTTTAATAATATATTAGTTATTTATACAGTTGCTGATTTTCCATTGTGGGAAAAATGTTTAATTACATTTATGTGTAATTTGATTTGCGTATTTATTGTAAAAACAGTAGAAGCTAAACGCAAACCAGTTTCTATGTGGAAATGTGAGCTTGCACTTCCAAAAATTTATTATGTAAATCCTGGTAGTATTAAAGAAATGATAGTAAATAAAGATATAGATTGTGTTTATGGTGAAGTTGGTAAAAAAGTAATTTTTAATTGTTATTGTGATACCAAACATCAAGTTTCTTTTTTGAAGAAAATTTGTAAATGGTATAATGGTAAAATGTCTGCTTATCAAAGTGAGCAGGTTTGGTAACTTTCGGGGATAGCTCCTCTCAAGTTACCAGAAGGAGATTATTAATGAAAAGAAAATTAACTTATCAAGAAGCAATTAATTTATTATGTTAGATGTTTCTTCCTTGTTTTGATGAAGATGAAAAAGAAGCATTAGAAATGGCAATCTATGCTTTAGAAGAGAAAAAAGATAAAAATAAATAATATGCGGGATTGGTGTCTAGCGGTTAGCATGTCAGCCTTCCAAGCTGAAGGGGCCAGTTCGAATCTGGTATCTCGCTCCAATTAAAATCTTGTGTTATTTTTAAAGGAGAATTATATTATGACACTTGATGAAGCAATAGAGCATCTTCAAGATAAATTTGATGAAGATAATTGGTCTTGTGAAGAATGTCGTCAAGAACATCTACAACTTTTATATTGGTTAATGGAATTAAGAGAACGTAGAGAAGTTGGAGATAAATTTCTTAAATATCATTTAGAAAAAATGGTAGATGAAATTAAAATGTTAGAGGAGTTATTACCAAGAAATGAAATTACATAACAGAATTGAAATTGCAGATTTTTTAAATACAGTAAATCGTACAAAAAATAATGTATATTTACGTTCACCAGAAGGCGACTGTTATAATTTAAAGTCAGTAATGTCTCAATATATTGCAATTGCTGCTTTAATTAAAGAGCATGGGGATGAGCTTGAGCTATTTTGTGATAGTAAAGATGATGAGAAATTATTCTTTGGATTCTTTATGAGTCATCCGGATGTATTATCTTGAATTTACGTTCTTCGCCCCGGTCGCAGATGTCTAAACCGTCAGATGGAAAAAAGTTGGTTTTGGAATTTTTGTATGAAAATATGCCGTTACCAATTTTTTTCCATTTTTAGCGTTTAATTTGGTAAAAAATTAGTAACGGTAATTTCTTAAAATCTTTTATTTGAAAATTTATAAAAAATATTATATAATATATATAGAAAATAAAGAAAAGAGAAAAATAACTATGGAAGAATTTCCTAAATATTATTTTATTACAGTTTTTATTTCATACGATGAATTTGGCCCACATGGAATGCGTTGTTGGGGTTTTTATGATAATTGGTATGAAGCAGATGATACACTAAGTAATAATATAACAGATCTTTGGGAAACTTATTATGATTATGGTGTAATTGAAGAATATGAAGCAGGCATAGGTGGTTATACTGGCACGAGGTGGTTTTATAAATATAATACCAAAACTGGCTTCTATGATAATATTGAAGAACCAAAAGAATTAAAACATTATGCGGGGTTTGCTTTAGGATGAAAAATCGTAATTGCCCAAATTGTGGGGCTCCATTAGAACTTGGAGAATATAAATGTCCTTATTGTGGGACTTTATATTTAGATTTAACAATGATAGATTTTGATAATAAAACTCCATTTTTTCTTACTATTAAATAGAATGGAATGCTAATTACTCAAAAAGTTAAACCAGAAACAGCAGATATGACTATAACAAGTGAATCAGTTTATGCGACAGGAAGAAACGAAAAATTAATGTCATTTAATATATCAACAAATGTAGAAACTAATATTCAATTTACTGCTATTCCAATAGGAAAAGATAAAGTCTATGCAGAAATGAGGAAAATAGAAAATGATTAAGAAAGCAGAAACTTTACCAAAAGAAGTAGAAGTGTGTCAATGGACTGGCCATAATGCTGATGAAATGACAGCATTCGCTGGAAAGGCTGTCCATGATATATATGAAAATTCATATGGTTTTTGTTGCTGGATATATATGACTCGTTTAGTTGCAGGAGATTATGTAATTAAAGCGAATAATAAAGTAATAGAAGTTTGTTCAGAAGATAATTTTAAAGAGAGGTATAGATTTATAGAATGAAAGAACTTTTAATTGGAATTTTTATTGTTATTCTTTTATTAGGATTAGCTTTTGGGCTAAATAGCTGTTCAGCAAAAATGGAAGGGTTTTATTTTGAACCTGGTAATTGTCCTGAATGTGGAACTAAACTTGTGAAAGGAGTATATGGGGCATATGCACCTAATGTTTGTTGGTATTGCCCTGTTTGTTAAAAAATGAGTTCAATAAGTGATGTATGGGTTACTCATGATGATCTCTCTTATGAATGTGGAGAATGTCATTCTATTTTTTCATATCCATATGAAGATTGCCCTAGTTGCGGCTGTGAAAAATCACGTGTTTTTATGTGGTCTTGTTGTAATGAAATGCCAATAGATGAATATATAAATTTTATGAAATATTGTTATGGAGAAGAGAGATATAATGATTAATATTGCTAGAAAAAAGCCTGTTGAAGTTGAAGTTTGTCAATGGACTGGAAAAAATGTTGATGAAATTAAGAATTTCTGCGGTCATAGTGCCAATTTCGTGATGAGACAAGATGGTGGAATATGGTTTACTACTCTTGATATCATTACTCTTGAAGGAACTCATTATGCTGATTTTGGAGATTATATTATTAAAGGGGTAAAAGGAGAATTTTATCCTTGTAAACCCGATATTTTTGAAAAGACTTATGATATTGTTAAGTGAATGAAAGAAATTTTAATTTTATCTTTTATTGCGATATTATTAATATATTTTTTTGATATAAATTTTTGAAGCACTGTGTGCTTCTATATGCCCACGTAAGCTAATGGATAAACTGCTGGGTTTCTACCCCAGATCTATGAGGGTTCGACTCCTTCCGTGGGTGCCATACTTCGCAACCGTATAATAAGCGCTTATGTACGGCCAATTCCACAAATATTGCGGCGCGGGTATCCTGCTTTCCCCGTAAAATATGAGCAGGTCCAATATGGTAAAGTAGCCAAGTCTGGTTTAAGGCCGCGGTCTGCAAAACCGGTCAGACCCGTAAGGGCGTGGGTTCAAATCCCACCTTTACCTCCAATATATTAAAAGGAGTAAAATATTATGAATATTCAGTCTTTATCTATTATGGTTCCCTGTGGCGGTCATTGTATGAATAATTGTAAATTTTGTGTTTCTCGTATGAGAGATGATGAAAGCATTTTTGGTAAAGAAATTATTAGTGTGGCAAATATCCCTCAATCTTATATCGACCGCATTAAATATGTTCGTGATACCGGGTGTGATAATATGATTATTACTGGTACGACAGAGCCACAGCAAAATATAGATTTTATTAATACACTTTTATGGAAAATTAATAAAAATTTACCTAAACCTTTTTATAATATTGCAATTCAAACCACTGGTGCTAATATGTCAGAATCAAATATTAGTTTTTTAGCAACTAGTGGCGTAAATACTCTTGCTTTGTCTGTATCTTCTTTTAATTATAAACATAATTGGGATATTATTCAAACTCCAGAAGCAGCCAGAAAGATGAATGTAGATGATTTAATTATTGCTGCTAAAAGATATAGTATGAATGTGCGGGTATGTCTTAATCTTACTGATGAATTTAATGATTGTACTCCTTTTGATTTCTTTAATTGGGCTAATAATAGAAATGTAGACCAGTTAACTTTTAGAAAAATATATCGAAGTGGGAAAAATACTGAACAGGATAAATGGATTATTCAGCATAATTATAGTAATGAGAGCTATACTAAAATTATCAAATTTATAAAAAAAATGGGAACTCCTATTCGTATTTTGCCTTTTGGGGCTACTCTTTATGATTGTATGGGTATTGGCGTAGTAGTTGACGAAGATTGTATGGCAAAGAAAAATCTTGAAGATATGCGATACGCTATTCTTAGGCCCAATAATCATCTTTATTCTTCTTGGGACTTAAAAGGAAGTTTAATTTATTAATTATGTTTATTGAAATTGATAATTATTTTTGTATTGATACATCTGAAATTAGAGTTTTTAAACAGTGTGATAATAAAACAACGTGTGTAATTTATATAAAGGATGATCCAAAAGGTTTAACATTTGAAGATAAGCAGGGTAAACTTTATGATAGTCTTAAAAAAATTTTTAATGTTCATGATGCTTTATATCCTGATATTAAACAGGTAATGCCGTCGAAAGTTGAACAATCAACTTCTGATGATGAAAAGGTTAGGTGGTAAAATATGGAAATTGAAAGAAAATGGTTAATTAAAGGTTTCCCAAATTGGCCGCATAAAACGCATTGTTATATTTTTCAAACTTATATTGTTACTTATGATGATTGTGAAATTAGGATAAGATATAGCGAGCCAGCTTTAGATCATCAAGGTAAGACAATTTCTCCTTATAAGTTTACTTATAAGAGTGGCGGCGATCTTAGTAGAATTGAAATTGAAAAAGAGTTAAAAGCTCGTGAGTATGAAGAATTGAAAAAGACAATATCTTATCCTGCAATTATAAAAGATTTTTATACTTTTCAATTTGATGGAAAATCAATAGAAATGTCATGTGTTGATAATGATTGGTATTATGCAGAAGTAGAATTTAACAATCTATTAGAGGCAGAAGCATATGATTTTCCTTGGCCAGAATTGGTTATTAAAGAAGTTACAGAAGATAAAGAGTATAAGATGAAAAATTATTGGCGTAAGACTAGGCTAAAAGAGGAAATTTGAAAATTTTAAAAAAAATTGGTATAATATTTTTAGAAAAAAATAAGGAGTAAAAAATATGCCTGTAAATAAAGGATACTTAACAGCAAAAACAGATAAAGCTAGTGATGAAGTTTATACTCCTTCATATGCAATTTAGCCATTGGTAAAATATATTGAAGACTATATGGCACGAGATAGTTTTGAATATTCAGAAGAATACCCATTGCGAATTTGGTGCCCATTTGATATGGCAAATAGTAAATATGTTGAGGTTTTATCATAGATTCCAAAAGTAAAAGTAATATATAGTCATATTGATACTGGTGAAAATTTCTTTTATTATGAGCCAGAAGATTATGATATTATTATTTCTAATCCACCTTTTTCATGTAAAGATGATGTATTAAAAAGACTTTGGGAACTTAATAAACCTTATGCTATGTTATTACCAGTACCAACATTACAAGGTCAGGCTCGTTTTCCTTATATGAAAGATATTCAGTATTTAGGATTTGATAAGCGTATTAATTATTATAAAGATATTTCTATGACTAAAACACAAGATGGAGTATCTTTTGGATCTTGTTATTTATGCCGTAAATTTCTTCCTAAAGATTTAATTATTGAAGAATTAAAGAAATAATATTTGAAAATTTTAAAAAAATTTAGTATAATATTTATAGAAAATAAATAAGGAATTAAATATATGGAAAATAAACCTTATAAAATTTCAAAAGAAGATGCTATTATCTTACAGCGACATTGTGAAGAAATAAAATCTATTTTAGATAAATATGCTTGGCATAATCCAGATGCCCTTAATGTAGTAACAAGCATGAGCAGAATAAAAAGTGCCTTTAGTACTTTTAATGAATGGGTAGATATTGCTTATTTTTTTACTGAGAATTAATTTAATTCTCTAATATGCGCCGGTAGCATAATGGATAGTGCGCTGGGCTACGGACCCAGGTTTTCTGTGGGGGTTCGACTCCTCTCCGGCGTACCAGCGAGAAATCGTCACTATACTTACCAAGCACATGGGATAGCCTATACTAGTAGATTTGTGCACCGCGGCTATGAAAAGTATAGGGTTAGTAAAATAGGAAATGGATCTTCTCGCTTTATATGGAGGGATTGGTGTAATAGTTAGCATTAGAGATTGTGGCTCTCTAGGCGACGGAGCGTAACCGTCATCTCTCCCCATTTAAAATATAAAGGAGTATTAAAATGAATGTAATTAAAACTGGTGGTAATTGGACTATTTATGATGATGCTATTGAATCATTTGATAAACTTCCTGCTGGCACCTATATGATTAATTTTAGTAAAATGATGGGTTATTTTCTTACTAATCATAATGACCTTGAAGTTAAAGAGACTAAAATTTATGGAGATACTGAAAAGAAAGTTGATAAAATTCTTCGTTCTTTTTCTTTGACCGATCGTAATTTTGGTGTTATTTTAAGTGGCCCAAAGGGTGTTGGTAAATCTTTGTTCGCACGAGTTCTTGCTAATAAAGCCGCAAAGAATAATCTTCCTCTTTTGATTTGTTCTGGTTATACTCCTGGGATTGCTTCTTTTATTAGTTCTATTGACCAAGAGGTAATTATTCTTTTTGATGAATTTGAAAAGACTTTTAGTGAAAAAGATAAGACTGATCCCCAAGAGGAAATGTTGAGTTTATTTGATGGAGTTGATAGTGGCAAGAAACTTTTTGTGGTAACTTGTAATGAAGTGCGGCATTTAAATGAATATCTATTAAATAGACCTGGACGTTTTCATTATCATTTTATTCTTACTAATCCTACGGCAGTAGAAGTAGAGGAATATATGAAAGATAAACTTGATTTAAAATATCAAAATCTTATTCCTCAGATTATTAATTTTTCTCTTGGTGGGAATCTTACTTATGATTGCTTACGAGCTATTGCATTTGAAGTTAATAATGGCTATAGCCTTGAAGAGACTGTACAAGATTTGAATATTTCTCGTGATAAAGTGCTTTATTATGATATTCGCATTGAATTTGAGGATGGCCAAATTTGTATTGTCAGAAAAGCCTGTCTTGATTTTTATAGGGATTATTGTAAAGAATGGTGTCAAGATGGTAATGATGAGATTGGTTTTTCCCTTGTCTTTAAAACTAGTGATATAAAATATGATCCTGAAAAAACTATTCAGCATCTTGATCCAGATAAAGTAACGATTCAGTATGATAATTCTGATTTAGAAGATATGACAAACGATCAAAAGGTTTTTTATCAAACTCGTAAGGTAAAATCTGTTGTACTTCATAGGAGTGTTGATTCTTATATTTATAGGTATGCGATTTAACTAAATCGCATACATACGTTCGTAGTCTAATGGATAAAACAATTCTCCCCTAAAGAATAATTGTAGGTTCAATTCCTACCGAACGTACCAATACTCTATATAAGATTAGGTATAGAGTAAATTTATATTGTAAAGTGAGGAATTTACAATGGTTATTTATAGTGAAAAACTTAATAAGAAATTTGAAACTGTCGATGAATGCGTAAAAGCAGAACAGGAATATGAGGCAAAAGTTGCCGCAGAAAAGGCTGCTAAAGAAAAGGCTATTGCTGAAGCTAAGGCACGACAGGAAGCTCTTGTTAATGACCGCAAGACTCGTGCTACTGAAGTTGAAGATGCCTATAAAGCAGTTGTTGAAGCACAGAAAGTTTATCGCGAGAAACTGAATGCCTTTATTAAGGATTATGGTAGCTTCCATATGACCCTTAAAACTGGTGATGGCAATCCTTTTGATCTTTTTCATAGTTTCTTTGAAAACTGGTTTTAATCTATAAAAAATTGGGGAAGTCCCCCAATTTTATATAGGAGAGTCGGTTAATGGTAAACCAGCGGTCTCCAAAACCGCGACTGGGGGTTCAAGTCCCTCCTCCCCTGCCATAAAAAATTAAAAAAGGAGTATTTAAAAATGTTAAAAAAGATTGTTTCTATTTTCCTGGTATTTGTTTTTGCTGTTTTTCTTATGGGATATATTGTTCCAGTAGCAAATGCTGATTATTTTCCTAGTCCAACAATAACAGAACATGATATACGGTTGCGGTATTTCCCTGATGTAGCATCTAATCTTTATCGAATTTGTGATAGTGATGGAAATTTAGTACGCTTCATTGAATTTGAAGATGTGAATTATTCGCTTTTAGATGATTTAAAAAAGATTCCACCTGATGTAAAATTTGCTTTTAATATTGATATTAATACTGAACTTGGTAATAATGAATATATGGAACTTATTCTTCTTAATGAAAATGAAATTAATGTATATAATAATGGAGTAAAAGTTCCAGTCGAAAAATTTGGTGAGTATAATATTGCGCATATTATTGATTCAGGTTTAGTAACAATTAGTTGAAAATTTTAAAAAAATATTATATAATATATATGTAAGATAAAGAAAAAGATATTACATATATATTTTTTATGCATCCATAGCTCAGCTGGTAGAGCAGCGGACTCTTAATCCGAAGGTCGCGGGTTCGAACCCCTCTGGATGCACCATTTAATTATTTCAAGGAGAATAAAAATGAATCTTAAATCTTTTTATAAATCTAATGTAAAAATGCTTTATACTAAAAAAGAATTGGATAATTTTAATAATATTTATGTATATTATTATAATAAAGTTAATAGTTTTGATGAATTAATATCAAAATTTCCTACAAATTTACATGATATTATTAAATATGAGTTTCATAAACAATTTGAGATTCAAAAAGGTATCCAGGGTGGAGTCCTTGTTGAATTAACAATTCTTACAACTATGGCTAACTTTTTTGGTATTTATGATTTTTCTTATGATAATGGGAAATATATTTATGAAAATGATAAATATATTTTCATTCTTCAAGGGAATTTCGGTCATGGTGGATTAAAAGATGGCAATGATATTAAAATTTTTGACAAAATAGATAATAGATGGTATAATTGTGAAGTAAAAGAACCTTTTGCTCGTTTTGATGAAATGGATTGGCTTTATACTGAAGAAGGAAAACTTTGTCCTAGTAAGCGAGCAGATAAGAATAAATTACCATTGTTTTGGCCGATTGCTAATGCGTATAATGCTCATATGAGTGTATTTGATCATATTGGTCATAATTATCCATTAACAGAAGAAATGGTTAAAGAAATTGTTTCTAATTATTTTGGAAATGTAGATTATATTTTAACATTTACAGAAAAAGATAATTATTTTTTAATAATTCCAAATAATAAAGAAATATTTAGCTTAATTTATTCTTATAAAGGTTCTGAAATTAGAACTGTTAGTGGGAAAAATTTAAAATGTGTTTTTACACCTGTTTATGCCAAAAACGTACTTGATAAATATCTTATTAAAGAAGATGATAAATATTATTATTTTAATGTTGATGATTTTATCTATACTATTGGTAGACAGAGTTCTAATAAAGGAAGATATAAATTAATTGAAGGTTTTGCTATTTTGCAAGAAAATGCTATTATTGAAAATAATATTTTAAAGTGTGAAAAAAAGTATTTTAAACAAAATAGCGCTGTTATTAGTCCTAAAATTAAACTTATTTCAGATTATAGTAAAATAAAAGATATTATTATACAGGGAGAAGATAGTCTTGACAAATGAAAAAGAATATCTCGCTTCTATTAAATAGCGAGGCTTATATTAGACTTGGGAAGATATTTTAAATAATTATTTTCCAAATGAATATTTTAAAGAAGAAACTTTAGGTGGTCTTTATGAGATGGGGCTAGCTGAAGAAAATAAAATTGAAAAAAAGAGTATGGGAAAATATTATACTCCAGATGATGTAGCTAATATTATGGCTTAGTATTTATTAGAATTACCTGGTGATAATATTTGTGATTTATGTTGTGGAACAGGAAATTTAACTTTTGCCGTATTAAATTAGATGACTGATGATGAAGCTAAACAATTTATACTTAATGGTCATTTATATTTATATGATATTGATAATATAGCTATAAAAATTTGTTTAGCTATACTAAAAAATAGATATGGAGATATCGTAGATAATATCCATATTATAAATACAGATTGTTTAAAATCTGATGTTAATTTTCCTGATAATGTTAAAATTATTTCAAATCCTCCATATGGCAAAAATACTGATTTAGTAAATAATATTTATAATTGTGCAAAAACTACAAAAGAATTATATGTTGCTTTTATGGAAAAAGCTCTTTATGCTAAAGTTCCATTTGTATTTATAACTCCTCATAGTTTTTTAGGTGGGAATACTTTTAAAGAGTTACGTAAAGAATTATATGGTGGAAAAATTTTTGCTTTTGATAATGTTCCTGGAAATATTTTTAAAGGTAAAAAATTTGGTATTTTCAATTCAAATGAAGCAAACTCAACTAGAGCAGCAATTTCTATTTTAAATCCTAATTCTAAGGATATTTATGTTGCTCCTTTTATTAGATTTAAAACAGAAGAACGTTCAAAAATTTTAAATAAAGAATTTTTAGATACATTGCTACCTGAAAAAGCACAAAGTAATACTGGAAATATCTATTATAGAATTTAGGCTGGAACAGAAGAAATTATTACTAAATGGTTAGATTCTAAAAATAAAAAATTTAGTAGTTTATTAGTTTCTACTCCTAATGAATATAAAATTGATATTCCAAATACTTGTAGATATTTTACTACTGGGGCTAAAAAAACTTTATCTAGAAGTGGTAAATTAACTATTTATTGTAAAGATGAAGATAGTTTTTATTTAGCATATGCATTTATTAATTCTTCTTTATGTTATTACTGGCATCGAATGTGTAATGGTGGTATTACATATCCAATTACACTTTTGAAGGATATGCCTATTTTTGGATCAGCAACACAAGAATTAAAAAATTATTGTAATAAACTAATTGAAAATGAAGAAAAATATATAGTTTTAAAGAAAAATGCTGGAGCATATTAGGAAAATATTAAATTTCCTATGGAAATGCGTTTTGAATTAACAGATATTCTTTTAAAACAAATAAATTTATCTAATAATATATCTTTAAAAAAGGTACATAATAATAGTTGTTTAACTACAACAATAGATAATATTATAGATGAAGAATAAAAAATTATTGACATTTTAAAAAAAATATTATATAATATTTATAGAAAATAAATAAAGGCATATACAGCAACCATTATATTTGTAAATTTTTAGAATTAAAATATATAAAAACAATTTTAGAAGCGTGGTTTCTTCTAACGACGATTAATAAACTAGATTATTTCTCTAACAAGAGAAACACCGGAGATTTAGTCTTATTAACAGGTAAGTTTCTTTGTGCCTTGTTTTGGGATATTAATTCCCAATTATGCGGGGTTAGCTCAGCTGGTTAGAGCACATGCCTTACAAGCATGGGGTCACTGGTTCAAGTCCAGTACTCCGCACCAGATCAAATTACAGTATCCTATGGAACTGTGATATAAATATAAAGACTCAAACAGCAATTTTATTGGAATAGTCTGTTAAACTATAATTCAAAAAGAGTCTTGTGATTTAAATAAAAAAATCTTTTATTTGAAAAATTTAAAAAAATTTGATATAATATATATATAAAGTTAAGAAATAAATAAAAAATAAATTTCGGGGAGTAATTCAGTTGGTAGAATGCGTGATTTGGGATCACGATGCCGTGGGTTCGAGTCCCGCCTCTCCGACCATAAGACACATACAGCAACTTTTAAAGATACAATTTTTATGTTATCGGTTCAAGTCCGATTATGTCAGCCATTAATTTGATGTATTATCCAATGGGTAGGATGAAAGAGTATGATGTGTCTAGATATAGCCCCGTGGTGTAAAGGTAGCACACTGGACTTGTCGATATGGTGTAATGGAAGCATAATTGAATGCCTCTTGTAATTGAGAGGAGGCGCTAGTTCGATTCTAGCTATCGGCTCCATGACTCCAATGGTGTAGGTTCGAATCCTGCCGGGGCTGCCATCCAAAATTAAGAAAGGTTTAAAAGTATGGAAAGATTATATTAGTTACATCATGGTGATGTTTTTACAGTTTCTGCTGATTTATTTTTAACCACTAATTGGAATGTTGATAATTTTAAATTTATAAAATATAATTTTTATTCTAAACCTTGGTGGAAATTTTGGGAAAAAAGAAAATTAAAAAATGTTTAGGTAATGTATGTCGGAAATGACACACAAAATAATTATCTTGTAACAAATGAAAAGAAATGTATTGAGGAGTTTTATAAAAATGATTAGAACTAAAATTCGTTTGGAAACTAATAAAGAAGTTACTGCGTTTGTTAGTAAGTTAAATACTGATGGCAGTATTGATAAGTATATTGTTGAAGATGAGGAAGGTCGTCATCGTGTAAATGCTCGTTCTTATCTTGGTATGCTTTATGCTTCTGCTGAATTTGCTGGCAATATGTTCCTTGTAAATGAAACTGAAGATGGTAAGTTTCCTGCTTTTGTTTATGATTTTATGCCATTGAGCGAAAATGATGGAAATTATATCCATGAGTGATATTAATAATTTTCGTATTCTTGTTGAATAGGAAATGTTAAAAATGGGAGCTTCTAATAGTGATTTTAGATTCATCCATGATGAAGCTATTATTAATACTATTAGAAGAAATGGCTCCCCTGAAGATTTAGCTTGGGCTTTATTACAATAATTTACTCCTATCGTATAATGGTAGTATAACTGGCTCTGAACCAGTGGGCCGAGGATCGAAACCTTGTGGGAGTGCCAGGAGTAGCAGGAATGGAAATCCTGTATAAATCTTCAATATGATGTGTCAGGAAGTAGGGTTAGGAGCTCATCTTTTAAAGAGCGATTTGCGGCAGCTGGGCAAATCCTTGCGCGCAAGCGACACTGACCGGGTTAGGGATTTACCTTGAAAATCTAACAAGATTTTTTCTTGTTGTGAGCCATAAGGTTTTGGCTTGATATAAACCTAGTGAGGTTTTTACCTCACTTATAATATATCGTGGAAGGCAAAGTAAACGAGCCGCCGTTATAATATGGGTATTGATAAACACCGCAACAGCAATTATTTATTTGCTTGGGGAGCCGGTGATAGTTGGTGTAAGTCCAGCCCACGATGCCAGCCCGATTGGGCGGCGTCAATGATAACTAGACGAAAAATGTTATCTATATCGTAGGTGGGTTTATTAAACTGGCGATGAAGTTGCTTACTGTGGCAGATACAAGGTAAGCCGTTTCCAAAGACGAAATGATGGTATGTTGGATAGAATATATTAAATAATGATTATTATCGCAGCTGTCTCACTGTGCTATGTAAATGAAATTCCCTTCTCTTGGTTCTAACATTAGAACTCCAACTAATAATGATGAGAAACACTAAATATTTATTTAGAAGTATGGACTAAGGTTGTGGGCAAAAATGATTTTTTATATGTAATTTATTTTCAGAGGGTTAGGCTATAAATGCGGGATATGATTTGGTGTAATCGCGGGTGCGCACACTAGATACTCTTTTTAGAGTTAGAAGACTTAGGCAAAAACCACCTAAGAATCATAGGTTCAAGTAGGGCAACCGGAGCTTGGAAAGTTATGAAAATAATTATAATATAGAAAATCATTTTTGTTTTAATAAAAAAACTTTTATTTGAATTTTATAAAAAAATATCATATAATATATATGTAAATTAAATAAAAAAAAGGAAATTTAAAAAAATGATTGATTTTAATAATTTAAAGTCTTATAAAGATTATTCTAAATTAACTGGTGATGATATTCTTGAATTTATGCAAGAATAGACTAGAGATGATATTGAAGAATTTAAAGAGTTTTGTAAACCTCATACTGAAACTGATGAAAATGGAATAACTCATGAATATTAGCCTAGATTTTTTGAAATTCGTAATTGGGTTTTAGATAAATATTATCCAGGTTTAACTACTCCAAAAAAGAATATAAGTTTTATAGAGCGTATTATGGATTTATAAAAAATTTGATAATTTTTAAATTGATTTTTTATAAAAAAAATGTTATAATATATATGTAAATTAAATAAAAAATAATTTTTTAGAAAAGGAATTGAATGAAATGAATTATCCCCTGAGTAAGTACCGTTTTTATGAAGCTGGTAATAAGACTATTGCTGTTAGTACTTATGCTGGTAGACCTGTTCGTGGTATTTCAATTTGCCATGAAAATGATGATTTTAGTCTTGAAACTGGTAAGCTACTCGCGGCAGCACGTTGTAATGAAAAGATTTCTGCCAAGCGAGTTGCTCGTGCTAATATGAAAGTACGACAGGCACAGGCTGATCTTGAGAAGGCCCAGAAGCACCTTGAAAATATGAAGGCTTATCTAAATGATGCAGTTATTGCATATAATGATGCCGGAATTGAAACTGATAAGATTATTGAGTCTCTAAGGGCTAAGTGAAAAAAATGCGGATTGATAAAATTTTTCAATCCGCAGAAAGTATCCTCCCTTGGTGTAATGGTAGCACGGGTGGCTCTAACCCACCAGGCGTTGGTTCGATTCCGAACAGGGAGTGCCATTGGCTTGACTTTTATTAAAAAATTTGATATAATATATATGTAAATATTGCGGATTGGTGCAAAAGTTAACACGTCGGTCTCTGGGGCTATGGTGTAAAAAACATACTTGGAAAGCAAGGGCCTTGAGAAGTTGGGGCAGTACCAACTAGCTCCACCAAAAACCGAAGAACAGGGGGCGGTACCCTGATCCGCTGCCAACACGATAACAAATAAGTGTATAAACGGATATGTGGCTGACGAACCTACTGTCATCTCCCTTCCTATGGTGATAAAAAATGTTAAATTAGAATTTAATTTTTGAATTAATTTTTGCTTTTCCTGTGGTATTGTTTATTATAATATATATTTTTGGAAGCTTTAAGGAATGATATTCAGATGTTAGAAATATTAGATTGGATTTTAATTTTTGGATTAACTTTTATACTTCCTATTGGATTATTCGTTATATTTGTTTTTAAAAATTTTAAGGAATGATTTTTATGTATAGAAAAAGAGCTTGGAGAAGATATAAAAATTATATAAAAGCCAAAAGAAAAAGAGATATTGATTTAAATGATCGAATGTGGTGGGATTATTCAATTTATAATAATCCTATTAAACCTAGTTATTATTCTCCAAATAGTAAGCCTAAATTTGGAATGTATGATAATCTTCACCAGTACAGTAAAAATAAAATTCATTGTAGTTGTCCTTGGTGTTCTCCACGCACTCGTAATAAGGGGCGGCATAGAAATAAAAAGAATTATGCTCCATCTATTAATTATGGAATAATGGATAAACGAAGACAAATGGCAATGGATGATGATGAAAAAGAATTTTTTAATTGAAAATTTTAAAAAAATATTATATAATATTTATAGAAAATAAAAAAAGACACGTTCAGCAAGTTATTTATAAATCGACACTTTTAATAGAAAATTTGATTTAATAGAAAATTTGATTTGTTTTCAAGTGTCTTGAAAGGATATATATGAAATATGTACATTTTTCTGGTAGCAATGGTTATTGTGGAACTGATTATGATGAATATGTAATGTTTGATGACGATTGCCCTGAAAATGAAATTGATAATTATTCTACTGAATTAGCATATCAATGTGCTGAATCTTATGAATATTTAGAAACTGGTTGGTATGATGATTTCGAAGATGAAGACGATCGTGAAGCATATTATGAAAATGCTTTAAGTTATTGTAGTTGGAATTATTGTTCTAAAGAAGAATATTTAAGAGGTTTTTGATAAAATAAAATATAGACAGATACAGCAACTTCTTTTTAAAAAGAATTTTAGCATAATGGTAATGCATTTGACTTGTTAATCAAAATATACGGTTCAAATCCGTGATAACTCTTTTAATCTGTCTAGTTAATATGCGGGCGTGGTGGAATAGGTAGACACCAGGGACTTTAGAGTATAAAGATACAAAGAGCATTAAGGTAGGAAACTCCTTAGATGAATGTTGGCTAATTCGGTGAAAGTCTTACTGAGACAACGCCGAGCTAAATTAAATAATGATTTACTATCAATAAATTGAGTAGAGGTCCATATGATAGTAGTGGATAAATAAACAGCCTTTATTCAAGATCATTATTTATAAATGTGTAGAGACTATATACTAACCACCTAAACAGAAATGCATGGTGAAAACATAGTCCAGACTACAACATTAAATAATAATCCTCTATCAGTAAATTGAATAGAGACCCATATGATAGTAGTGGGAATCTGCAAAGACTTTATTCAAGATTATTATTTAATGGCTATGGTGACATAGAGTAGTAGGAAAATCCCTTGGTCGAAAGACCGTGCGAGTTCAAATCTCGCCGCCCGCACCAATATGTTTCTAAATGGCACAATTTGTTGCCAAATTAGAGCCTTTTATTTCTAGTCCGGTTCTAATAGTTTTACTCCTTTCCTTTCTGTTTTCTGTGGTCTTTAAAATATAAAGACCACACTTTTATGCGGGTGTAGCTGAGTTGGTTCAAGCACCTGACTTTTAATCAGGGGACCGTGGGTTCAAATCCCGCCACCCGCACCATTATAAAAAATTAAGGATGAATAAAATGAAGTTAAGAGAACCTACAAAAGACGACATAGAAAAAGCAGTTGAATATTTTAAAGAAGTGCAAAAAATTCATACTGATGATAGTTATCGAGATTGGCTTTTATCTTGGGATTTTTCAAAATCAGGGTATGAATCTATTTATGATGATGATATTCAATATAGCAAAATCTTAACAGAAGATGAAATTAATAAATTTCTTTTAATTAGTGAATATGAAGCTGATATAACTTGGAGGAATCCTGATTATAAAAGTGAATATACTTATGAAGATAAAGATGCTTATTTCCCAACAGTAGTTAATTTGCTTTGTGCCAATGGAGTTTGGTATGAACTTTCTACTATGTGGGGACAAGGTGCGAGAACAGAATTTTTCCCTATAAAAGATTTTAAGAATTGGGAATATAGAGATAAAGTAAAATATTATTATAATATGATAAAAAAAGAATGGTATTGTTTAGTTAGAAAATAATATTATTTGATTTTTTTTAAAAAATTTGATATAATATATATATAAAGTTAAGAAATAAATAAAAAATAAATTTTCCTCTTGTCCAAGAGGAAACAATGTGAAAAAGGAGAAATAAAATATGTCTAATTCTTTTATGAATGGTTTGCAGAATGCCACTAATTATGGCTATACTACTAATGGTGCTCTTAGTCATAAGACCACTGGTAATGATTTGCTCGATATGTTCGCTCAGGCTGGCGCTTACCGTAGACGCACTGATAATGATTGCATTCTTCTTTTTAAGAATGCCTATATCGAGAATTCTAAGTATGCTCTTAAGTGTCTCTTCTATATGAGAGATATTCGTGGCGGTCAGGGAGAGCGTCGTTTCTTCCGTGTATGCTACAAGTGGCTGATTAGTTATGACAAGGCTGCGGCTAAGCGTAATCTTCAGTATATGAGCGAGTATGGTCGCTGGGATGATTTGCTTTATATCTGTCAGGGCACTTCTCTTTGGAATGATGCAATGCAGATTGTTCGTTCTCAGCTTATGCTGGATATGGATAGTTGCAATCACAGCGATAAGACCGGTATTAGTTTGCTGGCTAAGTGGATGCCTAGTGAGAACACTTCTAGTGCTGTAACTAGAACTTTGGCTCATGAGGTTCGTACTGCTCTTGGTTTTAATCATCGTCAGTATCGTAAGACTCTTTCTGTGCTTCGTGATCGTTTGAACGTTCTTGAACGTTTAATGAGCGCTGGTCGTTGGGATGAAATCGAGTTCGATAAGATTCCTTCTAAGGCTGGTATGAAGTATAAGAATGCTTTTGCTCGTAGAGACATGATTGCTCAGAAGTATGAAAAGTTCGCTAAGGACGAAAATACTACTGTTAATGCAAAGGCTCTCTATCCTTACGAAGTTGTTGAGCAGGCTCGCGCTTGCCGCGGAGCAGTTGACCGTGCTATGATTAATAAGTATTGGGATAATCTTGAAGATTATTTCAATGGGGCTACTTTGGATGCTCTTTGCGTCATTGATACTTCTGGTTCTATGACTTGGGGCAGCAATCGTCCTTATCCTATTGATGTAGCAATTTCTCTTGGCCTTTATTGTGCTGAAAGAGCCCGCGGTCCTTTCGCTGGGAATTACGTTTCCTTCTCTTCTCGTCCTCAGTTGATTCGTACTGAAGGTATTGATTTTGTTGATAAGGTATACCGTATCTATCGTACTAATCTTTGCCAGAATACGAACATTGAAGCTACTTTCGATTTGCTTCTTGATACTGCGATTCGTAATCGTTGTAAGCAGGAAGATCTTCCTAAGTCTTTGATTGTTATTTCTGATATGCAGTTCGACCAGGCTCGCGGTGCTTATTACGGTGATCGTAGTTATGGTGTTAGAACTCTTATGGAAAGAATTGAAGGAAAGTGGAACCAGGCTGGATATAAGATGCCTAATCTTGTATTCTGGAATGTAAATGCTACTGCTAATCCTAATATGCCAATGGAAATGAAGGATGGCGTGTCTTACGTTTCTGGTTGCTCTCCTGTAATTTTCAAGCAGATTCTTACTGGGAAGACTGCGTTCGACCTTATGTATGAAGTGCTTGATGCTGAGCGTTATACCGTTATCGGTTAAAAATAAAAATACCTGCTACTAAAAATAGCAGGTATTTTTTTTATTTATGATCGCGTGGTTTGCCCCGGCCGGAAGCAATAGGCAATACCGCACCCCAAAATAAAAATTGGTTTAGAATTTTTTAGTCAAATATATTGACTTTTCTAAAAAAATATATTATAATATAAAAAAGAAATAGAAAGGAGATCCTAAATGTCAATTAGAGGAACTTTTGCTAGTATAGATGATTTAAAAATTATAGATAATCCAACAATAGATGATGTTGCTATTGTTGGAAATTAGATGTATCAATATAAAGATGGATGGCAACCAATAGATACAACAGATAAAAAATTTGATATTGGATTAACTGAATATTAGTTAAATCAAATGGTAGTTAAACAATTACCTGATTATACTAATTTATATAAAGCAAAAAAAATTATTAGAGATTTTACTCATAAACAAGGGCAAGTATTTATGCTACTTTGTCATGAATTACGATATTATACAGTTTTATATTTAGAAAAAGAAGGTTATGATAAAATTGAAGATATTGTAATTGAGTGTTTAAAGGGTATGGGAACTATTAAAGATATTAGCAAAGAGGATGGAGCAATTGGATGTTGGGTTTTAACTCCAGAAGATGATGAAGCTCATATGTTCTTTTTGTTTAATTATGATGGAGGATTTGAAAGATGCGTATAATGTATTGTTATATTGAACCATGGGTAGTCAATCAAAATATTTATTTAATGAATGATGGAATCGAACCTGTGGTTACAGATAAAATTAATTTAGAAGATTTACCTATTTATTTAACAAATGCTTATAAAGAAAAAAAATGTGATAAAATTATTCTTCATGGCAGTGTTAAAGGAATCACAAACCAATGCGCCGAAGATGTTATTAATTATGGACTAACAAATTATGGATTAAATAATATGAATATAGAGGTAATAAAATAATGACAAAATATTTACTTAATGCAACAAACACTTATAGAGTTCATACTGTCGCAGAAGTTGAACAACTTCATGACTTACTTAAACATGATACAAATTTTGAACTTACTGCTTTTAGTTATACTACAAAAGATATTAAAGTTAAAGGTGAAGTTATTGACCAATATCAAGTTGTAAAAGCTAAAATTGTATTTACAAATGAAAAAGAACCAGAAGTTGAGTTCCAGGAGGAATATCATGAGGTTTGAAAGAGTATAGGCTTATCCTGATGCTATTCTTCCAACTCGTGGAACTGAAAAAGCTGGGGGTTATGATTTATATGCCGCAGAAGATACTGTAATTCTTAGTTATCAAGAAATCATTGATGAACTTAAAATAGCTTATAATTACTCTCTTAGAAATAAGAATACTATAGGAATTGATTGGGAATAGAACATTCTTCCACAAATTCTTAAAAATTGTTCCTTCGATTGTCGTCCAACATTAGTTCCTACTGGAGTAAAAATCTATTTAGATAAAGATAAAACCTTTGATATCCAAGCTCGTTCGTCTCTACCTAGAAAAAATTGGTTAATCGTGGCAAATGCTCCTGGACTTATTGATGCTGATTATGTTGATAATCCAGATAATGAAGGACATATTTTTGTTCAATTAATTAATCTTGCTCCTTTCCCATTTACTATTAAAAAAGGTGAAAAATTTGCCCAAGGAGTTATTCGTCAATATTTTACTGTAGATAATGATAGCCATGGCGGCGAAAGAATGGGTGGCTTTGGGAGCACTGATAAAATTTTTACAAAAGAAGAATTTGCTCCTAATCTCTTTGGCAATGGGACTAGTTTTTCATATACTTAAATAGGATATTGGAGTTTTATGAGATTACTCGCATTAGACTAGGCTTCACGAACTACGGGTTGGGCAATCTTTGATGATGAAGAATTAGTTAATAGTGGAACTTTTACTTTGAAATCTGATGATATTGGAGAACGACTTGTCGATTATAAAAAGCATGTAGAAAAATTGATTTGTGATAATGATATAGAAGAAGTTGCTTTTGAAGATATTCAAATGTAGAATCAAATAAATAATGTTTAGACTTTTAAAGTTTTAGCAGAAATATTTGGGGTTACACAAGAATATTTAGTAGAACAAGGTCATTCATATCATGTAGTGAGTTCTAATACTTGGAAATCACAATTAAATATAAAAGGTAAGCAAAGAGCAGAATAGAAAAAAAATGCTTAGGCTTATGTGTTAGAACATTATAATAAAAAAGTATCTTAGGATGAATCTGATGCTATTTGTATTGGTTCATGTGTAGTATTACAAAATAAAAAGAAAAAGGCTGACTTCAATTGGGGTTGAGGGCAGCCTTTTGTAATATTCTTATTAGTTTTTTCTTTTATTATGAAAGAAAGCTAAGAAAGGAAGAGAGAACCATATATGTTAGATTTTATAATTAAATATTGGCTTGAAGTTGCTTTTGGCTTAGTATGTGGGGCTGTCGCTTGGCTCGCTAAAAAATACATTACTATGTCAAAAACAGAAAAAGAAAATCATGAAACAGCAATTATCACAACCATTTAGGAAAAAATGGATGATTAGTATGATAAGACACAAGAATAGATGGATGTATGTTATAATCGTCTTAATAATAAAATTAGTGAATTTATCGAAGAATCACGAGAAGCTGATAAATAGACTATTAAAACAATTGATAATATGCGAGGGGACGTTCTTATTATTGAAGGAGCATATTTTAGGAATGAATGCCGTAAATTGTTAAAAGAAGATCATATTATTACTAATGCTGAATTTAATATTATTACAGTATAGCATACAGCTTATAATAATTTAGGCGGAAATCATGAAGGCGATGCCTTGTATGAGATGGTAAAAGCTAAACATTAGAAACATTTAGTTGAAAAAGGCTCTAACGATGATGACTATTAAATAAAAAAAAGAGGAAAATAAATTATTTATTTTCCTCTTTTTTTTATTTTTTTAAATACTCTATTAGTAACAGCTACAATTTCATCTCCATAAGTTGAAAATATATCTGCTAATAATTCTTCTTGGTCTAATGTTAAAATAACATTATAACTAAACATAGCCGCATGGGTCACTTCATGAGCTAATACTTTTCTGAACTTGACCTCATCTAGCCCATCTGCGATATAAATAGTTTTAGTAAAATTATCACAACAGCCAAGAGTAAAAGTATTTCTATTTGTTAATAGCATAGGATAAGTTGGCGGCACAATACGCACTCGCCAACTCATTCCATTAATGACAAATATAATCATTTCACTATTTTTGCGGATAATTGCGCAAGCTTAGTTGATAATATTTGTTTTTCTTCTGGAGTTGCTTTTACGATCATTTCAGTTAAATCTTCCCCTAAATCTTTAACATAATGATCCAAATCTTTCATTGATTTTTGATCATCGGCTCCAGAATTTTTTCCTTCCATATACATGCGACGAGAATAATAACTACGGCCATTATTAGTTATTTCACCATCATTATAATTTAAATGATCTTCACGCCAAGCCTTATCTCTCATTATATATGGGGCATATTCCATATAAGGAACATAATTACGCATATTCCCAGAATTAGTAAATTGCCCATCAGCATTTCTAGACTAACCATCATAATAATGCGTTCCACCTCCATTATTAGGATTTCCACTTTCCATATAATAAGAAATATTCATAGGAGCCTAAGAATGTTCTTCTTTTTCTTTTGTTTTATCCATAGCTTCAATAATTGAGCAATAGTACATGGCTTCTTCTAAGTCTTTAATCATGTCTATTACTTCTCCCATTTCTTTTGCATTAACCTTTTTTAAATCACCCATTTGGCCTTGAACAGAGCCAATTAAACATTGTTCAATATTTCTAAGTTGTTCCATATTAAGCCACCCTTACTACAATAAGATTTGCATTTTGAACATCTGCTGCGGCAACACCAGAGTTCTCTACACTAATTTGGGCGCAACATCCTTGAGCAACATCAATAAATAATGAACTACTTACACTATTAAATTCTTCTACTGCGCCAGGAGTAGAAATCATAGTGGAAGTACTAATTGGCTCTCCATTTACAGCAATAGCAAAAGAAATCGGGTCTGTCGCAGTACCATCTGCGGGAATCGCAACATTACCATTGAAATTCACATAAAATCTCGCACGGCATTGATTAGTGAGTCCGCGAAGACTCACTAATCCGCTACCTTCTCGATGTAATATTGATGGATTTCCACTTACGGCAGTGCTAGTAAAAACAACTACTCCATTGGGAGCAACAGTCTATAAAGCATTAGCTGTTATTTCCATACTACATCTCCTTCCTTTAATTAGCCTACTAAGTTATTTCCGCCACATCCGCAGCCACAGCCATAACCATATGTTGGCCAGCCATTACTTACTGGGAATACTTGACCAGTATATGGATTAGCTGTTAAGTAAGCAGGATTTGCTACTGGACGAAGTTGAGAAATAAGATAAGCATTTTGTTCGGCTTGTGAAGCCTGTGTTTTAAGTGCATTATTCTCATTTTGTAATGCTGTAATTCTATCTTGTACTAAGAAATCAAGAATAGAACGGGTATTAGCATTATTATTTTCCATAATATCACGGACACCATCCATAACTGCCTGACGGTCAGCGCAGTTTTCAGTTGCGATATTATAGTTGAGTTGTGCTAATGCACCAGAAATCATTTGGTCGGTTTGGCAATTAGCAAGTTGCTGTGCTGCCTACATACCTGATAACTGTTGTGTAAGAGCAAAAGTGTTTTGTAATCCACCAACAGTTACGCCATTAATTGCATTAGTAATAGTATTAGTGTTCTGACAAGCCTATAAACCTAAATTGCTAATATCACTTTGAATTGCACTAGTACCGTTAGTTACAGCAGCAGTAGTAGTAGCAAAACCATTAAGGATACCAGTGTTAAGGTCATAGAACTTATCACTATTACTATCCATATTATAGATGTAAGGCATAGCAGCATTTCCGCCACCATTATTGCCCCAGCCATTTCCCCATCCGCCAAAAGCGAATAAGAAGAGGAGGATTATCCACCAACCTCCGGCCCCGCCGAAAAAACCATCATTGCCGTATCCACCATTACCGGTAGCAGCAGCAATGTCCGCTAAAGAGTATCCATTTTCATTGTTAAACATATGCGTTTAACCTCCTTTAATAATATATTATTTACAGCCCTAAACTTTGTTTAAAAGCAGTAAATTCTTTATCAAAGTCTATCCCACGCTAAGCACAGATATTACGAGCGATTTTTTCTATATCTGCGGTATTACCTTGCTGAGCTAGACTAAGGAGGTTCTATCCCATAGGGGAAGACTATGCTTGTTGCTATAAATACTCCATCATCATTTGTTGAGGGTTCTGTTTATTCCTCACCATCTACATCATCATTTGTATTGGGTTACTATTCAATTAAAAAACCTCCTTAAAACCTTGGGGATTTTCTTGTGCCGGAGAGGTTTGTGGGACAGTAACCTTATTCTAATTTAATAACTCTGCAACTTTGCCCATTGCCTATTCAAATTCTTGACGAGTGACAAATTCTCCAGATACTGGTTCTGTTGGCAGAGGTTTCAATTCATACATATTTAATTGGGCTATCCCATCAAGCCCTACGGTCTTTGTATAAATTTTTTTATTTGCAATATCTGGAAAATAAAAAATTGAACCATCAAAATCAATAGAGGTAGCTTTTACTTCTTCTAATGAAGAAACAGGATGCCCTTTTAATCCACCGAACTATGGAATTGGTGGACTAACTATACGCTATTGCGGCATTATAGAGCTAGGCTATTGCTGGTAATAATTATACATATCATCCCTTCTTTTTATAAATTTTTTTGGTATCGCTCTTACCAATTTTATGTAAAATTTATGGTAAATAATTTTAAAACTTTTGCCAAAAAAAATTATTAAAAATTTTTTAAGTAAATGCGGCATTGAGGGCAAGAATAAATAATATACTTTCCTTTTTTTTCTAAAATAAATAGAGATATAAAAAAGTAAAAAAGGAGATAGAAATAATGAAACCAGAAACACAAGCTTTATTACAACAAATTTGGCAATTATGTATAATTCCATTATTAACAGTTCTTACTGGATATATTATTAAATTAATTAATAAACAATCTGATAAAATGTAGAGAGAAACTGATAATGAATTATATAAAAAATATATCGCTTTATTAGATGACACAATTGTTAAATGTGTAATTGCTACAAACCAAACTTATGTAGATGCTCTTAAAGATCAAAATGCTTTTGATGTAAATGCTCAAAAAGAAGCCTTTAAACGTACATATGATTCAGTTATGGCTATTCTTAGTTTAGAAGCAAAGAATTATTTAGAACATGCGGTTGGTGATTTAAATACTTATATTACAAAAGCTATTGAAACATAGGTAAAAGTTAATAAAATTTCAACAATTACTATTACTGAATAATAAAAAAGAAGATTTTAAAAAACTAATATAAAACTTTTTTAAATTATAATTAAATATATTAAAATGGACAATTATATATAATTATTAATTAAAAAAAAATAAAATTATATGTAATCATAAAATTTTAGTATACCATTGGAGGAAGTGACATTATATGGCGAAAAGAGTTAGTGAATTACCGATAACAACACATACTAATTTAACACCTAGTGCTTGTCTTTTAGTTAATGAACCTACTAATAATGGATTTATTACTAAATAGATGACTATAGCAGAATTAAACAATGAATTAATTGAAAATTATCATTATCTTACTTCTAATAATGATAATTCTAATTTAACCAATGAGAGTAAAATTAATACACTTATTGGTAATGATACTAACAAGTCAGTACGTACTATTGCTAATGAAGAATTAGTTACTTAGTTAATCCCAGCCAATGCTAGTGCAGCACTTGATACACTTCAAGAAATTGCGGCTTGGATTCAAGCTCATCCTAATGATGTAGCACAAATAAATTCTACTATTGCTGCTTTACAGCAAAAATTAACTTTAGGAGTAAATAGTAATAATAATGAATATTCTACTGTTAAGGATTATGTAGAAGCTACTATTGCTAATGAAAATAGTAATTTACAACCATTAACAAAAGAAGATATTCATGAAGCATTTTATGGCTTTAAAGAAATTGAGATAAATACTATTTGAACTTAAATAAAAAAAATAAAGAAAGGAATTAATAATTATGACTTTTTTAGATTTTTCTGGGGTATAGGCCCTTGCTGAAATGTTAACTAATAGTTTTTTAGTTATGGAAAAAGAAAATAATAAATATGGAGATTTAAATCTTGTTAAATTTACTCATGACACAAATAGTTAGTAGTATATCGTAAATGTTTATCCTGTTGATGCTGCAGAACCTAGTAATGTTCCACTCCCAGAAATTATAAGCGAACATGGCAATTGGAGTTCTCCTGGATATTTTACAGATAATGTAACATTAAATAACATACCAAATACATTATGGGTTATTGATAAAACAGAGTCATCAAGTTTTTCCAATGGTGATAGTGTAATTAGAACATTCCAAAATTGTCATTTAAATGATGATCCAGAAACTCTTAATACGTTAATTAATAATTTATCAGAAAAGAATTTACACTTAACTATTTATGATTTAACTTTTGCAACTGGTAATAAACTTTTAATATATAAGAATCTTACAAAAGCATTAGTATTATTTAAAAGAAGTAGTATTGTTGATAGTGGATATAATTCTGCTTATGTGGTTAATGAAATTGATTTAAATACCAATTCTATTAATAAATATTATACTAATTATAGTAATGATAGTGGAGGTGGATCGTGAGAAATTTAATAATAACTTCTTTATTTAAGAATAAAAAAATATTTTTATTTTAACATATACTTTAAAAGGAATGTGAAATAATTATGGTAAAAAAATTAGTGAATTACCCGTAACTACTCATTCTAGTTTAACACCTAGCGCTTGTCTTTTAGTTAATGAACCAAGTGGTACTTGATATATTACTAAACAAATGACTATTGCTGAATTAAATAATGAATTAATTGAAAATTATAGTTATATTACTACTAATACAATTTCAAATTATGTATTATCATCTAGCTGTGGAAGTAGTAATGATAATGTGGATAATAATTTATTCCATAGTGCAGGTTATTTAGAAACAATGGATACAACAGGTGAATGGTGGCAAACAGAATACCCAATCGTATTTTTTGATACAATAACACAAAAACTTTTCTGTGTTGATAAATATAATCATCAAGCTATATTAATGGATACTGCAGTAGATGGTATTACTATAGATGGAACAGATTATAGTGGAGCTAAACTTGTTAATCTCTTTAGTTATGAGGATAATAGCACTACTTATACTGCTTCAAACGCCTCTAATACTTAATAATTAATATAATAAAGGATAAAGAGTTTTTTACTCTTTATCCTTTTTATTTATTTGGCCATTAGTAAATAAAGATAAAATTAAAAAATGTATATGTATTAGAAAAGAAAATTTTTATTCAAGAGGTGAATAAAAAATATGCCAATTACAATTAATTCTTTTTATTACAAAAATTCAAGTGGTAGTTATATAAATTGTTTGCCAGGATTTCCTTCTGTCGCAACTAAACCATTAACAGCATATGTAGCTGGCATAAATAATGAAAATGTGACAATCGCATTTTCTGGAAATGGATACTATAGCTAGAGTATTCAAGTATCAATTCCTTATAATATTTATTCAGGACCTAGTATTATCTATCCATCTCCTTCGACAGAAAATATTCCTGCTTATACATATTTTCCATATTCTGTTACAATCCCATCAGAACCTAATTTAAAACCTGAAAATATTGCTCCAGGAGTAACAATATTAGGAGTAACAGGGGCCGAAGTAGAAGATAGTAGTGATTATGAAAAAAGATTTATAGAATAGGATAAATTAAATAGTACTATTTTTGAAACTTTAGGTTATTCAAAAGCTGATATAGTAGCTAAGGATGGAATGTAGTATACTACATATTATACTTTATCTTCTTCAATATTAAATGATAGTGATATTACACGAGTTGGGGCTTATACTTTTTATAGTAATGCTACTATTACATCAATAAATTATCCATAGTGTAATTATATTGGAAATGGGGGCTTCTATAATTGTAAAAATCTTACTACAATTAATTTTCCAATGTGCAATATTATTGAAGTTAATGCTTTTGCAAATTGTTCTAATCTTATAACAGTTAGTATTCCATAGTGTCATTATATTCAAGCGGGAGCCTTTAATAATTGTATAAATTTAACAACTGTTTATTTGAATCAAACATCTTCTGTTTGTAAACTACTAAATTCACAAGTATTTAATAATTGTAGTAATCTTATATCAATATATGTCCCATTAAGTTTAATAGATAATTATAAATAGGATAATACTTGGCAATATTTTTCTAATAAAATTATAGGAATATAAAGGAGATATATCATATGAATTTAATATTCAATAATTTATTTGTTAAGCAATCTCAAAGTTATAATAGTTTACCAGCTATTGCTGTATTAAAACAATTATCTTCAATTCCTTCTTCTTATTATTCTTATACAATAAATAATGATATAATTAATATAAATTATATAAATTATTTATCAAATAACATTTCTACTCATACAGTATCCTTTCCCTTATTAAATAATAATAATATAAATTTATCTATTGCGTCTTATTATATTAATAGTAATATTTTAATTCAAAATAATATTTCATTAAATCAATCAAATTTAATTCCAGAAAATATTAAGAAAAATATTTCTCTTTTTAATATTATCGGGAATTTTATACCTAGTAATTACCGTCAATTTAGATTATTACCATCTATTTCTACTTATAATAATGAAAATATTTCATCAATTAGAGACATGTGTTTTTTAAGTTGGTTAGATTTATCTATAATTGATTTGCCATAGTGTAGTTATATTGGAAATAGTGCTTTTGCTGGTTGTTATAATCTTACTACAGTAAATTTTCCATAGTGTAGTTATATTGGAAGTTATGCTTTTTATAAATGTAATAGTCTTACTTCAATAAGTTTTCCATAGTGTAGTTATATTGGAAGTTATGCTTTTTGTAAATGTAATAGTCTTACTTCAATAAGTTTTCCATAGTGTAGTTATATTGGAAGTCATGCTTTTTTTGATTGTCTTAGTCTTACTACAGTAAATTTTCCAATATGTAGTTATATTGGAAATGGTGCTTTTGCTGGTTGCTCTAATCTTACTTCAATAAGTTTTCCAATATGTAGTTATATTGGAAATTATGCTTTTTAGAGTTGTATTAGACTTACAACAGTAGATTTTCCATTGTGTCCTTATATTGGAAGTTATGCTTTTTGCCGTTGTTCTAATCTTACTTCTGCAAATTTTCCATATTGTAGTTATATTGAAAGTTATGCTTTTTATAGTTGTATTAGACTTACTTCAATAAATTTTCCAGTATGTAGTTATATTGAAAGTTATGCTTTTTATTGGTGTATAAATCTTACTACAGTAGATTTTCCATAGTGTAATTATATTGGAGATTATGCTTTTGGCCATTGTCCTAGTCTTACTTCAATAAATTTTCCAGTATGTAGTTATATTGGAGAGGGTGCTTTTAATTATTGTCCTAGTCTTACTTCAATAAGTTTTCCATAGTGTAGTTATATTGGAAGTCATGCTTTTTAGAATTGTCGTAATCTTACTACAGTAGATTTTCCATAGTGTAGTTATATTGGAAGTAGTGCTTTTTAGAATTGTTCTAGTCTTACTACTATTTATTTAAACTAGACATCACAAATATGTTCATTATATAATAGTGATGTATTTTCTAGTTGTAATAAACTTCAATCAATTTATGTCCCACAAAGTTTAGTCGAAGCTTATCAAACCGATGCTCGTTGGAAATCATTATCAACTAAAATTATAGGTGTATAAAAAAAATAAAAAAAATAGAATTATTATATTAATTAAATAATATAATAATTCTATTTTTAATTTCAACAAAAAAAATAAAAATGAAGGATGTGAATATATTGAGTTATCAAATAATAATCCCTTCAGATGTTGCGCCATTGCGCGCCCCAGTTATTCCTACTTTAAGAATTATAGATGAAGATACAGCGGAAATATATGTAAAATATCCTTATTCTACATATGTATCAGGCAATATAAATATAGATTTAGATATTGGTAATACTTCAATAAAAGTAGATAGCGTTAAAATAAATAAATTAATTAGTTTTTTAGAAGGTAATTCTGAATTTGATTATAGTATAATATAGTAGTATAATAAAATAGGAATAGGATTATATAATAAATTTAATTCAAGAATTGCAAATTTTCCATAGTGTACTTGTATTGGAAATAGTACTTTTTAGAATTGTTCTAGTCTTACTTCTGCAAATTTTCCATTATGTAATTATATTGGAAGTTATGCTTTTTAGAATTGTCTTAGTCTTACTTCAATAAATTTCCCATAGTGTAGTTATATTGGAAGTAGTGCTTTTTAGAATTGTCGTAATCTTACTACAGTAGATTTTCCATAGTGTAGTTATATTGGAAGTTTGGCTTTTGAGGATTGTGATAATCTTACTTCAATAAATTTCCCATAGTGTAGTCATATTGAAAGTTTGGCTTTTTATGATTGTGATAGTCTTACTTCAATAAGTTTTCCATAGTGTAGTTATATTGGAAATCGTGCTTTTTATGATTGTCGTAATCTTACTACAGTAGATTTTCCATAGTGTAGTTATATTGAAAGTAATGCTTTTTGCTATTGTCCTAGTCTTACTTCAATAAGTTTTCCATAGTGTAATTATATTGGAAGTTATACTTTTTATAGTTGTATTAGACTTACTTCAATAAATTTTCCATAGTGTAATTATATTGGAGAGAGTGCTTTTTATTATTGTTCTAATCTTACTTCAATAAGTTTTCCAATATGTAGTTATATTGGAAGTTATGCTTTTTAGAGTTGCTCTAATCTTACTTCAATAAATTTTCCATAGTGTAGTTATATTGGAGAGAGTGCTTTTTATAATTGTCGTAATCTTACTTCAATAAATTTTTCATTATGTAGTTATATCGAGAATAGTGCTTTTTATCGTTGCTCTAATCTTACTTCAATAAATTTTCCAGTATGTAGTTATATTGGAAGTTATGCTTTTTAGAGTTGTTATAGTCTTATTTCAGTAGATTTTCCATAGTGTAGTTATATTGGAGAGAGTGCTTTTTAGAGTTGTTATAGTCTTACTTCAATAAATTTCCCATAGTGTAGTTATATTGGAAGTTATGCTTTTTAGAGTTGCTCTAATCTTACTTCAATAAATTTCCCATAGTGTAGTTATATTGGAAGTCGTGCTTTTATGTCGTGTTCTCGTCTTACTACTATTTATTTAAACTAGACATCACAAGTATGTTCATTATATAATAGTTATGTATTTTCTAGTTGTAATAAACTTCAATCAATTTATGTTCCACAAAGTTTAGTCGAAGCATATAGAAACCATAGCAGATGGCGTTATTTTTCTAATAAAATAATAGGGATATAAATAAAATAAAATAATAGGGATATAAATAAATAAAATAATTTTTAAATTATTATTTTATTTATTTATATCCCTATTATTTTATTTTATTTATATCCCTATTATTTTATTAGAAAAATAACGCCATTGATAATTATTCTTATACATACTTATTAAACTTTGTGGAACATAAATTGATTGAAGTTTATTACAACCAGAAAATACATAACTATTATATAATGAACATATTAGTGATGTCTAGTTTAAATAAATAGTAGTAAGATTAGAACAATCATAAAAAGCACCCTGTCCAATAGAACGACATATTGGAAAACTTACTGTAGTAAGACTAGAACAATTCTAAAAAGCCCAACTTTCAATATAACTACACTATGGAAAATCTACTGTAGTAAGATTACGACAATTATAAAAAGCACTACTTCCAATATAACTACATACTGGAAAATTTATTGAAGTAAGTCTAATACAACTCTAAAAAGCATAACTTTCAATATAACTACACTATGGAAAACTTATTGAAGTAAGATTAGAACAATCCTAAAAAACCCTATTTCCAATATAACTACATCTTGGAAAATTTGCAGAAGTAAGACTATTACAATTCAAAAAAGCATAACTTTCAATAGAACGACATATTGGAAAATTTGCAGAAGTAAGACTAGAACAATTCAAAAAAGCATAACTTCCAATAGAACGACATATTGGAAAATTTGCAGAAGTAAGACTAGAACAATTCAAAAAAGCACTCTCTCCAATATAACTACACTATGGAAAATCTACTGTAGTAAGATTACGACAGTACTCAAAAACCCTACTTCCAATATAACTACATCTTGGAAAATTTGCAGAAGTAAGACTAGAACAATAGCCAAAAGCACCACTTCCAATCTAAGTGCACAATGGAAAATCTACTGTTGTAAGTCTAATACAATCATAAAAAGCAAGATTTCCAATCTCAGTGCACAATGGAAAACTTATTGAAGTAAGACTATTACAATTATAAAAAGCCCAATTTCTAATATAACTACACTATGGAAAATCTACTGTTGTAAGTCTAATACAATTCTAAAAAGCATAACTTTCAATATAACTACACTATGGGAAATTTATTGAAGTAAGACTAAGACAATCCTCAAAAGCCAAACTTCCAATATAACTACATACTGGAAAATTTATTGAAGTAAGATTACGACAATCCTAAAAAGCACTACTTCCAATATAACTACATACTGGAAAATCTACTGTAGTAAGATTACGACAATTCAAAAAAGCATAACTTCCAATAGAACGACATATTGGAAAATTTGCAGAAGTAAGACTAGAACAATTCTAAAAAGCACTATTCCCGATATAACTACACTATGGAAAATCTACTGTAGTAAGACTAAGACAATTCTAAAAAGCATAACTTCTAATATAACTACACTATGGAAAATTTGCAGAAGTAAGATTACGACAATTATAAAAAGCACTACTTCCAATATAACTACATACTGGAAAATTTATTGAAGTAAGTCTAATACAACTATAAAAAGCATTACTCTCAATATAACTACACTATGGAAAACTAATAGTAGTAATATTGCTAAAATAAGCAAAGGCGGCAGCACGCACTGAAGTTATTGTTGAACCTATAAGATTTAAATTATCATCATTAAGATTGCCATTAACATAATCATAAAAAACATCATATATTAAACTCATACTTTTACTACTAATACCAGCATTAATAAAAGTAGAAGGGCCATAGTCAACATTAAAATTTATTTTATCTGGAAAAATAGTAATATTATTATCCTTAATTTCAGGATTAATTCCAGATATTGTCCCACTAGGAATCTATAACTATATACTCAATATCAATCCTCTCCTAATTTTTCAATATGATTTAACCATTCATTAATAGTAATAGTTTCCATACCCATGCCTTCCATAACAGAACGCTATCTAATCTAATTAGAAATATACATTTTATCATTAGTAGGAATAGTATTCCATAAACCTTTAAATTCTTTATAATATTTTGAAAAACGAATTTCTGTACTATCACGATACTCTTTATTTTCTTGATTAATCCATTCTGGTTTATTCATAGTATAATAAGCATCAAAAATCATCATAACACTATAAAACATCGCCTTATCTTTAAGTCCACGATTTAAAAATTCATGTACTAAACATTCATTAGAATCAAGCATATTCTTATAGGTTTTTAAAATATATTTAGGATCATGACGGCAAACACTTTCATCACGCCATTTCCAAAGATAAAATGGTATAGGACAATATTTTACATTAGTACTTAAATTCTAACATAAAATATTAAAATAACTATCTTCATGAATTGTTAAATTATTATTCCATTTAATATTTTTATCAAGTAAATAATGTCTACTATGTACTTTACCATGCACAAAAGTACTATCCATTTCATGATTTACATAAACAATTTCTTTGTTTTCAGGATTACGACTTTCTTCAATAAACATTGATACAAGACTATCAAATCCACCATTTTTAATTTCCTAAAAAATTATAAAGAATGCACAAACAGTATAAAACATATCATCCGCATCACAAAACATAACATAATCTGCTGTTGCATGGTTTAAACAAGCATTTCTAGTAGCACTAACGCCATGATGTTCTTCTTTATAATATTTAACTTCAAATGGATAAGAATTTAATAAATCTTCTGATAAAAATACATCTGAACCATCATTACAAATTATTACCCCAACATCTTTAAAATCAACACTTTGCTAAATGGCAATACTATCTAATAAATTTTTTATAACATCATCAGTTTCTTTATATTGAGGTACTAAAATCTATAATTTCATAAAATAAAAACTCCTTTTTCTCTAAAAAATTTTTTATTAAGCTAACAATGCTTCCCATTCTGATTTTGTCATTAATACTAAATTACCTTCATTATTAACAACAAGTATTTTTCCAACATTAGCAGCACCCTAATTTTTTTCAACAAAATCTGTTGCTGCCCAAGTAACTGGAGCCCCATCTCCATCAATTGAATTAATTTTAATTCCTTGTCCAACTGAAGCTTCAGATATTCCCAAAGCCAAAGCCTCTTGCATAGTAGGAATTTCAACTGGAACTCCAGCAACTTCATTTACCCATAACTAATTTGATGGAATTGTAGGCTAAGTCTCTGATACCTGGATAATCCCATCCGCATATTCTTTTGTAACTAAATCTTTATTATGAGAAATAGTTCCATAATTTCTACCATATATTTTCCATTTTTTTTCTTCAGAGCCAAGATTATATTTATCAGTAGAATCTGGTATTAAACCCATTCCTAAAGTTATATCACTCATCTAAACTATCTCTCTCCTTTATTCTATAATTTTATTTTATATTTGACAAGTTTAATCAACATTATCAACTCGAATATTACACTCAGAATCTATCGAAACTCTTACAGTAATATAATTATTAATATTCCCATTTGGAAATGTAAAATCAAAACTTCTTGAACCAGAGGCCGGTGGAGATAAAGTCACCCCAGAAATATTATATACTGTACGCTAATTATTACTGCCAGAAGGAGCAGGGATTAAAACATCATTATTTTGTTTTGAAATAAATCCTTCTATTGGCCCATCACATAAAACAGCACCTGGAGATCCACCAACAGAAATTGAAATACCATTATCTGTATCACTAGTGGTAATATTTGAAAAAATTGTTGAATTATTATTTGAATCATTAGCATATTTTACAGATAAAGTTGCAGGCTATACATTAAATTTTAATTTTATATCCTAATCAATAAATTTATTTTTAGTATATAAAGTTAATGTATTATTCTTTTGTTTAGTAATTAAAAAAGTACCCTAAAATTTATTGTCAGAAGTACCCAAAGTAAAATCTACTGCCATAAATATTAGCTCCTTTCTTATTACGTATCAAATGCTAATTGTTCATTAGTCAAATCTTCTTCCCCAGTGGTTTCTTCATCATACTAAAGAACATTACCATCTTCATCAGTAATAACTTCATCATTTTCATCAGTTAAATCTTGTGTACCAGAATCACTACCAGAATCACCAGAACCAGATCCGCTCCCAGAATCACCAGAACCAGATCCACTACCAGAACCAGATCCACTACCAGAACCAGATCCACTACCTGAGCCAGAGTTACCATCATCAGTAATTGGATTTTCTTCTTCACCAGTAGAAGGGCTAGTGCCTCCTGACCAAGAACCTGCACCATTATAAACAGGAATAGTAACATCTTCAGTCCCATCAAAAACATAAGTGCCGTCACCAAATATTAATGAACCTGATAAACCGCCACCTCCGCTAGAACAACTGCTGGTCTATAATCCCAATAAAATCCAGTTTGCACCATCATATATAAATTGACCAACTGAACCTGCATAGATTTTTAATGAATTATCTAATGGGACTGAACCATATTTCATTACAGCAATATTTCCAGAATCAGAAATATTTAATTTTAAAGCATTTGGAGTAACAGTATTTCTATTAATAAATTTAATATAAACAACTACTCCTTTAACAAGAGCAAAACCACTAATAGCAACATTTTTATACATGTCATCTTCAGCTGTACTACATTCTCCATAAAAAGTTCCGTTTAATTGACGTAAACCTCCAGCCTAATCATCAATTGTATCAACATAGAACTTATTTGTAGTAGCATCAAAATAACAATATCCAGCTTTATGATTTGACACATTATCAATTGTTTTAGTCAAATCATTAAAATTATTAAAAATTTTAAAGAGTGCCAATCTTCAGCTCTCCTTTCTATAAATTTTATAATAAAAAAAAATGGAGATAGTAAGCCCTATCTCCACAATAAAATATTTTTATATTTAAATAAAAATTAAACAGTTTTGAAAGGTATCTTACTCTTTCTCAATGATTTTAATAAATCTTAAAAACAAATTAAATACAATCGCCCAATTGAAAATCTCTAAAAAATATTATATAATATATATGTAAAATAAAGAAAGGAATTGATACTATGGCTAAAATGTTTCTTATGTGTGGAAATTGCGGTTCTGGAAAAACTTATTTTGCAAAAGAGTTTGCTGAAAAAAATGGTTATAAATATGTCTCTATTGATGAGCGTTATAAGGCTCATAATGGAAGTGAAAGTAATAGAGAGAATAAATTTAAGATTTGGCTTGAATTTTATGAATTAATTCATTATTATGAACTTACTGATTGTGATGTTGTAGTAGATACTAATGCTCCTACATTTTTTGACCGCACTGAATTTCTTAATTGGTTTCCTACTTTTGAACATCATTTAATCTGGATTGATGCTCCTATTGACATTTGCCTTGAAAATAATAGAAATAGAGAAAGAGTTATTCCAGAAGATGTAATGAAAAAATTATTTCTTAATTTTGAAGAACCCACTATGTTTACTTATACAATGTCTTGTCGGGCTCGCAGTCAGTGGAAAAGTGTTTCTATGATTAAAAATAATAACAATCATTTTGGAAATAGAATTACTTTATTTGGAAGTTTTCCGAAAGGAGTTAAAATTTGAAAAATAATAATTATTTAGTTTATCTTAGTAAATTTTTTCTTTATGCAATTTTAAGTGTGTTAAGTACCGGAGTAATTATGGGAATTGTTTATTTTTTAATTTTTTGGTTATTTAATACGAAGGTATTAGCAATTTTTCTTTCTATAATTGTAGGAATTATTTATAGTATTGGTTTAATCTCAATTCGAGTTAGCGATGAGGAGTGAGTTAAGTAATGGCACTCGAAGGTCTCTATAAATGCTTTTCTCATTGGGGCAAAGATGGCGGTACGTGGGTTATTTCTGATACTCATTTTGGGGAAGATGACTTAAAATGTGCCTATCCTAATCGTCCTGATGATGAAACGCTTCTTAAAATAATTAACCAAAAAGTTGGTAAAGCAGGAACGTTGATCCATATTGGTGATGTTGGCGATATTGAATTTGCCAAGAGACTTAAAGGTTATAAGATTCTTATTTGCGGCAACCACGACAAAGGACCTGAATACTATGAAGGCATCTTTGATGAAGTATATGCCGGTCCACTTCTTATCTCTCCTAAACTTATGCTTTGTCATGAACCTATTAAATATCCTTATGCTTATGTAATTCACGGACACGACCATTCTGGTTCTCATTTTGAATACGGACATATGAATGTTTGTTGTGATGTAATTGGTTATTCTCCTATTAATTTTAATCAATTTCTTAAATCCGGCAAACTTAAAGAATGTGAAAATATTGAACGTGAAACGATTGATAAAGCAACAGAACGTGCACATAAAAGAGGAGGTAAACGTAAATAATGTCTACTATAATTCTTTCTATTGGAGTAGGAATTAGTGGTTTTTTAATCACTTATTTAGTTAAACTTATTTACCCATATCTCAATATTAAAAATGAAAATAATATTCATATTTATTATAAAAATGCTTATAATAATTGGTATGGTGAAGGCAAAAATCTTCCTACTTTTACATTTGATAATTTTCTTCAATTTTATAATTTAAATCCAAAAGAATGGCAAATAATAGACATAGATGGAAAAGTGGTTTTGCCGGCCCGTAAAATAGGACAAAAAGCATATTATGGTTGTGCATATGATTATCAACCTATCTTTTTTACAAATATGTTTGAATGTAAAAAATATCGAGATTGGGCTGCTGAAAGAGTAAATGAAATAAAAAAAGAAAAAGATGGTGAAAATAAAAATAAAGCCACTAAAACTATTCTTAATGCAGTCCAAGAAGATATTAACGAAATCCGCAAAGAAAATATAGATATTATTAATCAAACTGAAAATGATTTAGCTACAAATTTAACTGTAACAGAAACACAAAAATTCGTAGGTAATGATGGGAAAGTTGCCCAACAAGAAGTATATCGTGGAATCGCAAGTGATGGGCATATTGTCCGGGTAATTCGTTAATAAAATGGAAGTTTAATAGATTTTTTGAAAGTAGAAAAAAATAAAATGATAAATAAGAAAATAAAAAATATAATTATATGGCTTGTTAATTTTATATTATTGTTTATTTCTATCATTATTGGCATGGCAATTATTTGTTCTGCTGTTTATTTTCCATTAAAATGGTTAAATTGGAATGGGACATGTTCGATTACAATATGTATAGGTGTATTATATATAATAATTATGATAATTAAATTAATAGCGGAGGCAATGGAATAATATGGTTTGGATTTTATTAGGTATTTTTATTGGTATTCCTACTTTAATTATTGGTGGAGCAGCAATATCTGTAAAAATTGATGAAATAAAAGAAAAAGAAAATAAGAAAAAAAAGCAAGATAAAGAGAACGAAGATATTTATAATCGCATTTTACAAACTACTTATACTGACAAAGTTGCTAACATCAAAGGAGCTGTAAAAGAGCTTCCTCAGATGACTTTTGATCGTTGGTTAACATTTTATAATACTAATCCTGATAATTGGGATATGGAAAAATTTACGACACATCTTAATTTAGGATATACAGATTATAATTATCTTATCCCTACTTACTATAAAACTACTACTCATAAAGGAAAAGATAAAGTAATAGAAAATACCGTAGGTATTCCTATCTTTTGGACGGATTGGCATGAAGCTGTAAAATTTCATAACTGGTATATTAATGAATATAAAAGAGGTAACGCTGCCGGTTATGAAAGAAAGCGTGACGCTTCTATGGAACAGCTTTCTAAATATCTCCAGGAAGATATTGAGGAGCGTCGTGCTCAGATCTTAAGAGACTATGAAAAAGTAGTTGATCAGACTCAACGAGTAAAAGTTGAGGGTAGTGAGATTACTCTAGATTTGAATACTCCTGCTCAGGATAAATCTGGAGAAGAAGAAATCGCTGCCATAATGGATAAACTTTTGGCAACTAGTGGCGGACATTAATATATAATTAAAAACTGCCGATTACCATTTTTTTACTAGATAATTGTAAGAAAATTGGTAATCGGCAGTTTCTTTTAATTGAAAATTTTAAAAAAATATTATATAATATATATGTAAGTTAAAGAAAAAGATAAATAAATTTTTATTGGGAGCTGATACTTATGTTTAAATTGAAACCTTCTTTTCTTCCTAAACTGCATATTGAAATTGAACGTTGGAAATATCTTGAATCTATGGACGTTTATATTTCTTCGCATGGTAGATTTAAAGATAAGAATGGTGAATTTCTTTCTGTTGGGGCAAGAAATAATTATCTTGTTTTTCGTGGAGAATCTGTTCATCGGCTCGTTCTTTCAACTTTTAAACCTGTTCCTGGTTGGGCTGGTTTGACTGTTGATCATCTTAATCATAATACTCGTGATAATAGAGTTAGTAATCTTGAATGGGTAACTCTTGCTGAAAATACCAGGCGAGCTCGTAAAGATGAGAATGATAATACAAAAACTATGCTCCAGAAGACAGAAGAAAAAATTAAAGCGGCAGAAGAAATTAAAACAGCCGAAGCACAGGCCACTACTGCTAATGATGGTATTTATGTTGTTCTTAATGGGGTAAAGCTTCCTATTGACTCGGCTTGTCAGCTTATGAAAAGTGATAAGAGTTTAAGTGCTGATAAAATTAATACTCTTATTAATAATATTAAAGAAAATGCCAAGCGCGACTATGCTTATGGTAATTGGAAAATTAGGGGTATGGAAGCTGGAGTCCCTAATAATTAATTAAGGAGAAAAAATAAATGAGTAAAATTCTTATTATTATTGATGCGCAGAATGATTTTATTACAGGGGATCTTGGCTCTGAAGAAGCTGAAAAAGCACGAAATAATATTTGTACTTTTATTAATGAATATGCTGAATCATATGATGAAATTTATTTAACTAGAGATACGCATAATGAAGATTATCTTTCTACAAATGAAGGACAACATCTCCCAGTAATTCACTGTATTGAAAATAGTGATGGTTGGCAAATTGATCCTAAAATTCTTTTTTACCTTAAAGGATATAAGTATAGCTATATCAATAAAAATACTTTTGGCTATTTAGATTGGAGTAAAGGTGTTCTTGATCAAGCAGATGAAATGACAATTGATATTATGGGTTTTTGTACTGATATTTGTGTTATTACTAATGCATTAATCCTTAAAACTGAATTTCCAGAAGCAGATATAACAGTATGGCATAGAGGATGCGCTGGGACCAGTATTAAAAATCACGAAGCAGCTCTTGATATTATGGAAAGTTGTCAGATTAGGGTGATATAATGATAAAGAAAAGATTAGACTATGAAACAGAGGTATCTGATAAATTCGTAAATGAACCGACAGATGAAGAAATACAACAGCTAATTGAAATAGCTAAACAAAATCCTGATTGTATTGTTAGGATTCATTGGTATGTGCGATATAATGGTTGGTTTGATAGAGCTATTAGTACTAATGATACTATTGAAACATTTAAAGAAAGAATGCCGAAAGTTTATGGTTTATAATGAATAAATTATTAAAAGATTTGCGAGATTGTAGCGGTTGTGGCTTTAGCGTTTGCCGTGATGCTATTAATTATTGTAAAACTCATAAAGATTGTTCTCCATTAGCTTATTTAATGATAATGTATAATGGAGTTAAATATGAAGATATAGATAAAGTAATTAAAGAAGAAACAAAAAGATTGCTTGATAATCCTCCATATTGGGCAAAAAATACTCAAATTTGTGAAGTAATTAAATAATGAAATATTATAAAATTCCTGAAAAGACTTTATGTTTACTTATAAAAAATATTTTATTTGTAAAAGCCCATGAAGAGTATTTTAATTCAATGGAAGTTTTAACTTCTGAAATAAATTATTTTGAAGAACATGGTGGAATGGAGTCTCTTGTAAATGAATATTTAGATAAATTTAAAGAATGCGAAATGGAGTGATAAAATATGCTAAATAAAGATGGAGTTCGTGAACTTGCTTATGTTGTCCTTGTTGATGGGATTGAACCTATTCCTGGATATGATAGAGTAGAACATGCTCTTATTGGTGGTTGGCGAGTAATTGTGCAGAAGGACCAGTTTAAAGTTGGTGACCCAGCTATTTATTTTGAAATTGATAGTAAGGTGCCAAAGGATAGAGAATGTTTTTCCTTCCTTGAAAAGCGTAATTATAAGGTAAAGACCTTAAAGATGTGTAAAACTATTTCACAGGGGCTTCTTATGCACGCAAGTGATTTCGGTTGGAAAGCTTATCGGGGTATGGATCCACCTTTTGATGAACCTGCTTGTATTATTGACGATAAAAATCATTGTTATTATGTCGATGATGAATCTCGTTTCTTGACTTCTATTCTTGGCGTAACCTATGCCGATGATGAAGATAATGCTCGTAAGGCTCCTTCTGTTGATAAGTATAAAAAGATGGCCCAGCGTCATCCTAATATCTTTAAGAAGTCTTGGGCACGCTGGATGATGAAGCGTGAGTGGGGTCGTAAGCTCATGTTTATGTTCTTCGGTAAGAAGAAAGATAAGAAAAATGGGTGGCCTTCTTGGGTTTCAAAGACCGATGAGGAGCGTGTACAGAATATGCCTTGGATTCTTAATGATACTGGTAGTTGGGTTATTACTGAAAAAATTGATGGTAGTTCTACTACCTTTACTATGAAACGTGGTAAGCGTGGTAAAAATGAGTTTTATGTCTGTTCTCGTAATGTATGTTTTGATAGTGTAGATAAACCTTGCTATTATGACACTAATATTTACTGGGAAATGGCACAAAAGTATGATATGTATAATGTTCTTTCAAAATTTCTTGAAGAGCATCCCGATATTGAATGGGTAACTATTCAAGGCGAGACCTTCGGTAATGGTATCCAAAAGAGAGATTACTCTATGACAGAGCATGATTTCCGAGCCTTCAATCTTATTACTCCTAATAAAGGTCGTTGGGGCACTATGGAAATGTATAATACATTATTCACAGCAAAATATCGTATTCCTTGTGTGCCAGTCATTAACAAAGATTTTCACTTTGATTCTCTTGATATGTTGAAGGACGATGACGATAGTAATAGAGTAGATACTCTTCTTAACTTAGCTACTGGTAATTCTCAAATTGATGGACTTCCTCGTGAAGGATTTGTTCTCCGTTCTGCGGATGGCACTAAATCTTTTAAAGCAGTAAGTAATAGTTTCCTTCTTAAATATCATAGTTAAGGAGGAAACTATGACTAATAGAAATTATGACGCATCTAAATTAACGAATGAAGAATTAATTAATAGATTAAAATCTCATTCAATGTATTATGATGAATATTGGGATTTGGAAAAATTAGAACTTGTAAAAGAAGATACAGCAGCAATTCTTTTTGAAGCAGCTAATAGGTTAGAACAGTTCTGGAAAGGAAAATAAATAAAAAGGAAACTATGACTTAGTTTGTTCAAAATTTTATAGGTAAATCTTTAGACGACATAACTAAAGATATAAATGATTATATTAAATTGACAGGCTATAAAATAATTACTATGACAATGATAATTGAAGATAAATATATTTCTACTCCAAGAGTATTAAATAATTATATTCCTACTTATAAAGTATTAGTTTGTTTTGAAAAGGAATAAATATGAAAAAACAATTTATTAAAATTTTTGCTGAAACAACTATGAGCGCTTTAGAATCTAAAATCAATAATTATTTAGAAAATAATCCAGTTAAAATAATCTCTATTTCATATAATTATATTAATAATGCTGTATTTAAAGAAAGAGCATTTATATATTTTGAGGAGGAACAAAACAATGAGTAAACTTGATATTGCTAAAGATATTATTAAAGGGTTCTATTTCTTAGCTGATTGCGGCATCTATAATACTCGTAATATTATGGGAGATCCAATGACAACAATTTATGAAAATAATGGACTTATAATTGATATTTGTTATGAATGGAGTTATTTTGAAGTTTTTGGACTTTCCAAAACTGATTTTAATGAATTAGAAAAGTTTTATAACACATTAGAAAAAGAGGAAGTATAAAAATGAAATAGTATATTAAATTATTTGGTAGTACTGGCAATGATACATTAACCAGTGAAATTAATACTTATTTAGAAGAAAATAATTGTAAAATTGTTTCTGCACAATTAGCAATGAGTTCTGACTTTCCAAATTATAAAACTATATTAATTATTTTTGAGGAGATTGAATAATGTTAAATCGCACTTAGTATAGAGCTTATTTACGAAAAAATAAAAAAAATAAAAATCTTTCTATTTGCCCTAAGTGTAATCATAAATCACTTTTCTATTCAACAGCAAGAGGTGAAAATGATACGGTTATTAAATGCGATATTTGCAAAGATATAGTTTTTGAAGGCCCTGATGTTACTCGTATGGTGCCGCCTGGAATTTATCTTCCATTGCCTTTGGATATTTTTGAAATTGTTCTTAAAACCCCTCCAAAAGAAGAAGATAAAGTTCAAGAAGCAGAATATGTAGAAGTAAAAGAAAATGATTGATTGTAATTTTAATGTATCTAATTTTACTAATGAAGAATTAATTAATAGATTAAAATATCTTGCTGATTTCTATTGGGAATATTGGGATTTAGAAAAATTAGAATTACTTGAAGCTGATACAGCTGCTGTTTTATATGAAGCAGCTAAACGATTAGAAAAATTTTATTCTTTAAATACCAATGAAATGTGTGATTGCTATCGTCCAAATATGTATAGAGATAATATAGCAAGATGTTTTGGTACAAAAGAAATTGATCCATGTAATTGTAATGGAAATAAAAATAAATGTGATTTTTATAATAAAGGAGAAAAATAAATAATGAAAATTGGTCGCATGATTGGAATTAGTGTAGTTGTATTGCTTTTAGTTTTTGTTTTGCTTAATTCATTTACAATTGTTCAATCTGGTTTTACAGGAGTCCCTGTAACTTTTGGTAAAGTAGCAAATTATACAGTTGGCGAAGGTCCGCATTTCCATTCTCCATTTACTGATATTATCAAAATGGATAATCATGTCCAGAAACATACTATTACAATGAGTGCTTTTTCTAAGGACATTCAGGAAACTGCCGTTACTTATACTATTAACTATAAAATTAGCGAAAATGATGCTATGACAATTTATCGTACAATTGGCAAAAATTACTTTGAAACAGTTATTTCCCCTAATATTAGTGAAGCGGTAAAAACTGCCACAGCACATTATACAGCTGAAAGTTTGGTTAATAATCGTGATAAGTTGAGCCAGGAGATTGAAGTAATTTTAACTGATTTGCTCGAAAAGTATAAAATTATTATCGTTGGTACTTCCATTGAAGATCTGGACTTCACTGATGCTTTCACAAATGCAGTTGAAGCAAAGCAGGTCGCAGCACAGAATAAATTGAAAGCACAGACCGAGCAGGAACAGCAAACAATGGAAGAGGAAGCAAAGGCAAAACGTGCTGTTATTCAAGCTAACGCAGAAGCAGAGCAGGCTAAAATCGCAGCAAATGCAGACCTTGAAGTAGTAAAAATTCAAGCTGAAGCAAGTCTTTATGCTGGCCAGCGAGAAGCTGAAATGAATCAGCGTATCGCAGAAGCTTTAACTCCACAGTTGATTAGTTATTATTGGATTAAACAATGGGATGGTGAGTTGCCTGATACTATGTTGGGTGATGGCACTGATATAATGCTCGCATTAGATACTGCTACTGGTGTTACAAAGTAAATCTATATTTATAAGAGAGGGGCGACCCTCTCTTATTTGATTTTTTAAAAAAAATATTATATAATATTTATAAGGGAAAGGGGACAAATATTATATAAATATTTTTAATACACCAGAAATTTAGTTATACATTTCAACATGGGCTTTTGGTACTATATGTGGATTAATATTTGCTTGGACTATGGAAATAGAGAATCAAAAATATTTAAAAAATAAGGAAGAAAATAATGATTGATATAATCCGATATCCTGATAAACCAATTTTAAAATATACTTGCTTATGTTCTTTATGCGGCACTCAATGGATGTGTGATAAAGCCGACATAAAATGGAAAGATGATTTTTTTATTGGAACATGTCCTCTTTGTGGATTTCATAATTATTGTTATAATTATGAAAAAGAAAAAAGATGGACTGATTTTCAATATTATAATGGCTCTTATGAAATTCCTATATTAAATAGAGAGAGGACTGAAAATAGTGACTATTGCTGAATGTCAAGTTGAGACACAAAAGCATATTGAAAAAGTAAGAAAATATATTCGTTTTCTTACTGATAAATTAACTACTCGTGGAGTAAATCATGATGCAGCAAAATTAAAATCACCAGAAGTGGAATTATTTGCTGAACATACTGAAAAATTAAAAAATCTTGAATATAATAGTGAAGAGTATAAAGCAAGTTTAGCAGCGTTAAAACCAGCATTAGATCATCATTATGCTGCATATCGTCATCATCCAGAGCATTTCTCCAATGGAATTAATGATATGAATCTTGTTGATTTATGCGAAATGATTGCTGATTGGAAGGCTGCTAGTGAAAGACAGAATAGTGGAAATTTAATTAAAAGTATTGAAATAAATGCCGATAGATTTCATATTGATGCTCAATTAAAACAAATCTTATTAAATACAGCAAAATTATATGATGAAGAGGAAAAATAAATGAATATTATTAGTATGGTTTTTATTGGACTTATGATAATTTTAATTATTGGAGCAAGTATTAATAATAGTGATTAAAAAAATATTGTAACTTAAATAAGTTACAATATTTTTTTAATTGAAATTTATAAAAAAATATTATATAATATTTATAGAAAATAAAAAGGATTGGTTTAATTATGTTTAATTTTATTAAAAAATTATATCTATTTATTGCTAAAATATTTGCAGGAATGTTAGGTGGTATAGGAGTAATACTTGGCCTTTATTATCCTTTATTTTTATTTATGGGGCCTGATTCTGTTTTCCCATATTTAATGGGAGGTATCGGCGGAGTAGTTTATGCTATTGGATTTTTAGACAAACTTTTAAATGGAGATTTTAAATGAATAGTAATATTTGGTTTATTATTTGTGATATTTGGCTTATTATTTTCAATACTTATTTTGTAATTAATAAGACAGGCCATTGGCAATTTAATCTTGCTGCTGCTATCTGTTTAACTATTTCTGCTAGTATTTTAGCAGTCCAAGAAATAAAAAGAAGAAAGGATAAAAGATAATGCCAGTTCATGATGAATTAGGAAAAAGAATGAAAAGATATGAAGCAATTTCTCAAATTAGTTTAATGCGGCGAACTCCTGTTGCTATTCGTATTGATGGAAAAGCTTTCCATACTTTTACTAAACATTTACGGAAACCTTATGATAAACTTTTCCATGAAGCAATGGAAAATACTATGAAATATCTTTGTGAGAATATCCAAAACTGTGTATTTGGATATACACAATCTGATGAAATTACTCTTATTCTTACCGATTATGAAACTTTAAATACAGACGCTTGGTTTGGTTATGAAGTTCAAAAACTTTGTTCTATTAGTGCAAGTATGGCAACTATGAAATTTAATCAAGAATTTCAAAGACTAGCTGAAGATTATATTTGGGAATGGAGCCATGATATGGTTCCACAATCTGTTGGACTATGGGAAAAAGAAAAAACATATCATACTCATTTAAAAGATTGCATCGCACGAGGGGCAATGTTTGATGCTCGTTGTTTTAACATTCCAAAAGAAGAAGTAGTAAATCTTGTTCTTTGGCGGCAATTTGATGCGGAACGCAATTCTATTAACTCTATGGGGCAAAGTTATTTTTCTCATAAGGAACTTCAAAATAAGAATTGCGGCGAAATTATTAAAATGCTCGAAGATAAAGGTGTCTTTTGGAATAATCATTCTAATGCTTTTAAGCATGGGGTTGCTTGTATAAATAATGGCGATGGTTGGGAATTAGATTATAATATGCCAATGCTTAAAGGAGAAGACAGATATTATTTAGAGAGGTTTGTATGAGTGAAAAGCATAAGGTAATATATGATAGAGAAAGTGATCAGTATTATCAGCGTAGACGAGTGGGAAATCAAACTATTGAATTAGGAATGAATTGTACTGATTGGATTGAAGAGAATAAAGAATCTTGGTGGAATATCTTTCTAACAATCTATAATAAACGTAAAGATGCCTTTACAAATATGGATAAAAAGGTTATAACAGGTCAAAATCCATTTGCTACTTTTGCGACTGCACGCGATATGTTCTATGATGTAGAGGCTGAAGTTTTAAAGAGAGAATTAGAGTACGGTCATAGCAATAAAGTAGTAATTTTCTGCACTTGGGTAGACAATAGAAGACGTGATGCTTATTATCGTGTACTTAATAAACATGGATATGACTGGGGAAAGTGTAGTGGTGGAAAATGTATCATGAAAACTTTTACTAGAGATAATTTAGCTAAAGAAATAATTGAAGAGGACTCAAAATAATGAAATATCAAGAAATTTCTAATTGTTTTACTTATAAATATGCTTATTGTCAAACTGAAAAAGATAATTTAATTCTTCATAAAGTAGAAGAGCATTTAGCAGAAGTAATTGATAATGGTTATTTTGATCTAAAAAGTATTTTTTTTATCGCACTTGAGGGTAGCCAAAATTATGAATTAGATTTGCCGAATAGTGATATTGATACTAAATTAATTGTTCTTCCTAATTTTGAAGATTTTGTACTAAATAATAAACCAGTTAGTACAACACATATCCGAAAAAATGGAGAGCATATTAGTTTTACCGATGTTAGAAATTATTTTTCCTCTTTGAGAAAACAGAATATTAATTTTGTTGAGACACTATTTTCTCCTTGGATTATTGTAAATAAAATATATGAAGAAGAATTTAAAGCTCTTTACAAAAATCGAGAATTAATAGCACGATATAATCCTGTCAAAGCTGTTAAAACTATTGGCGGAATTGCGACTGATAGATATAAAGCAATTTATAATCTCAATTCTAAAAGAGTTGATGTCATTAAACAGTATGGCTATGATGGAAAGGCAATTAGTCATCTTTGCCGTCTTACTCAATTTTTATATGATTATACAAGTGAGTGCAAATATAGAGTATGTATGGTTCCTCTCTATAAACAATTAATTCTTGATTTAAAACAAAATAAAATTAACCCAGCTAGAGCAAAAAATATTGCAGAAGCAGAATATGAGACAATTCAAAGAATTGTTGATAATTATACAAAACAACATGAAGAAACTATAAATGAAGAAGCTGAAAATCTTCTTACTTATTTACAATTTAGTCTCGTGCAAGCATCTTTTTTGGCTGACTGTGCGGCACAGGGTTGATACATCCGCATCTCAAATTAAAAAGTCGTTTGGAATTTTTCAAACGACTTTTTTTCTTTTAGTTGAAAATATTAAAAAAATATTATATAATATATATGTAAAAAATAAAAAAGGAATGAAATAAATGATATTTAATAAAAATCATCCAGACTTTGAATTTAATGATGTATATTTTCTTTATCTTATTGATAATCATTACGATTTTGATGAAGAAGATATTAAAATGTTTATTGAATGTTGCGAAATTGATCGTATTCCACGAGAACTTCGCCGTTGGACAAGGCAGATTGATAGTATTTGCGAAGTTAAAGATAGATATTTTATCGTAAGTTGGGACGAGGGGCTTACTGAATATCAAGAAAATATATATGATGATAGTACTATTACAGAAGTAACTCCTATTGAAACAACAAAACGAATTATTGTCACTCAATGGCGAGATAAAGAAAATAATATAGTTTGCGAGACGATAAATGATGAATAATTTAGATAGACTTATAGCGGCAATTCAATGTCCTGAATGGAAATAGAGCGTATGTAAGGCTTGCCCTTATGATTATTAGATTGAATTAACTGATGAAGAAGATAGACCTCGACATAGTTATTATGATTGTAATAGAGTTAAAATGTTAGATGATGCTCTATTCTATTTAGAAGAATTAAAAAGGAGAATCTAAATGAATAATTTAGATAATGTAATTACAGCATATGAATGTTGGAATGGTCCATATGAAAAAGATAAATGTGACCATTGCCCTTATGGTTATTCATATCTTGATGATAGTGGAGATGGCCGTCCTTTTTATACTTGCAAAGAAGAAAGATTAACAGATGATATGTATTTTTGGTTAAAAATATATCAACATCTTGTTCAGCAAGGAGACACTAGATGAAATATATAATTGCTGGTGGCCGTGATTTTAATAATCGTAATATTTTATATGCTGTGATGAACACTGTTAAAAAATATGGCCCATCCGTAAATAAACCCATTACAGAAATTATAACAGGTGATGCCAGAGGGGCAGACACATTAGGAGCCGAATGGGCTAATATAAATGGAATTAAACTTACTCACTTTCCAGCAAAATGGGAAATATATGGGAAATCTGCCGGTTTTATTCGTAATGCTGATATGGGGACATATGCTGATGCTGCCATCATTTTTTGGGATGGGGAAAGTAAAGGCACTAAGCATATGATCCAAACAATGAAAAAACTTGGAAAACCATATAGTGTATTTAATTATAAAGGAGAATTAATTGAATCTAATGGAATTTGAAGTTTTTATTATGCCTTGCGGTTTTGCTTTTTTTGCTGGTTTTTGTTTTGGAAGTTGTTTTCGTAAAGATGATTATAGTTTTACTATGTTTTACCCAGGGATGTTTGCTTTATTTGGAATGATTATGGAAATAATAAAATGAATAAATATGTAGAAGAAATTTTAAAATATGAAGCAGCAAATAAAAATAAACCATTTGATTTAGCATTAATTCCAGAAGATGTTCGTGAATATGTCATTTGGATGTTAAGAAAAGAGTACATAAAACAAATATATAAAAGGGATGATACTAATGATAACGGCTAAAGAAGCAAAAAAAATAACAGAGACTCGTCAAATAAAAATTATTAAAGAAAAATTAAAATCTAATGAAAAACTTTTAAAAGCCATTGAAGATAGAATTAAAATTGCTGCTAGTATTGATGGTTGGAATTCAATATATTTTTATTTCGCAGAAAAATATCATTCAACTATAGGCGATATGGTATTTATTGAACACTATTTAAAAGAATATTGTGGATTTAAAACTAAATTATTTAAAGATGAAAGAAACGCTTGGTATCTTGAAATATCTTGGAGGTGATTAATAAAATGGGCATGATTCGTAATCAAAATTTTAAAAATTGGTTGGTGCATGGAGATTGCCATGGCCAGTTTAATTGGATGACCAATGGTAGTTTAAATGATTATATTCCTCATGAAACTGCGATTATTATTCTAGGTGATGCTGGATTTAACTTCTACCTTAATAAAACCGAAGCTAAACATAATAAGGAAATTAACGACCGTGGTTATACTTTTTATGTAGTTCGTGGGAATCATGAGGCACGTCCACAAGATTTACCAGAAATGAGTAAAGTATATGATTGTAATGTTCATGGATTTATTTATTATAATCCTAATCTTCCCAATATTCGTTATTTCAAAGATTATGGAGATTATGTAATTGGACTTTATTATTGTTATGTAATTGGCGGAGCGTACTCTGTTGATAAATGGTATCGTCTTGGTAGATTAAATATGACAGAAGAAACTAATATTCCTACTAAATCTGGTTGGTTTGCAGATGAACAGTTAACTAAAGACGAAATGGCAGAAGCAGAACGAGAAATTGATATAATATTGACAAAAGGGCTTCCAAAGAAATTTGATTTTATCCTTTCTCATACCTGTCCTTATTCTTTACAGCCGACAGATATGTTCTTGTCTGGAATAGACCAGTCAAAAGTAGATAATAGTATGGAACTTTGGATGGATAAAATTTATCAAAAAAATCGTGGTAAAACTATTTGGCTTTGGGGACATTTTCACCGTGATAGTATTGAAGCACCACGATGTGAAATGTTTTATAATGATTTAAATAGCTTTAAAGAGATTAAAGAACGTTGGAATAGATATGATGAAACTGGTGAATTAGATTGGTATCTTGTAAAAAGTCCATTTTTTGAGGAGCGTGCGTAATTATGTTTGGAATGATTTTATCTATTTTTATAGCTTTCTTTTTAATCTATGTTACTTTTTCTATCTTTTTTGACAAACGAATTAGTGATTATCCAAGACTTGGTATTTTTTTATGTTCTTTAGGCTTCACAATTTTTTATATTATAAAATGGATGCCAACTTTTTGGGGGTAAAAAATGACAATTTTAAATACTTTTCCTACTGAAATTACAACTGGGACAGCATATTATTTTACTTGGTCAATTGCTTGTTGGATTGGAGTTATAACAGTAGCAATTATTATTGGTTTAGCGGTTATAGCCATAAAAGAAGGTTTTGAATATAGTGAAGGATTAGTAATTTTATTAGGTATTACTCTTATTACTTTAGCAGCAGTTATTTTATTTGCATTAATTCTACCTCATGAGGTTACAACTACTGTTAATACATATGAAGTTGTAATGGATGAAACAGTAAGTTTTAATGAAATTATAGATAAATATAATTTTATTGAAAAACGTGGAGATATTTATGTATTACAAGATAAACTTCCAGAAGGAGAAAAAGAATAAATGGATGGTATAACAATTCTTAGTACAGGAACAAAAGTTATGGATATGGGTGAAGAATTTTATTTTTCTCCTAATTTCTCAAGTTTTTTTGGCTTAGCTGTTATTATTGCATTGGTAGTAGGATGTTGTTTATTTATTGTATATGGAATAAAAGAAAAAGATGAAATTATTTTTATTGGAGTAGGGTTCTGTCTTATACTTATTTTAATAGTTACAGACTTAACTTTTGATCACCAAATAACAAAAACAATTCCTGAATATAAAGTAACAATAGATAAAAATGTTAGTCTTGTTGAATTTTATGATAAATATACAGTTTTAGAACAAGATGGTTTGATTTTCACTATCATAGATAAAGATTGG